CTGGATGAACACCATCCAACAAATAATCTATACACGTTTGCGACGAGTGAATTGTGTGTGTTTTGCTGCAATGCTTTCGCAGCGATTCATATTTTTCAAATTTGACACCACATTGTTTACATATATACATAAAAAAACTCCCCATACAATAAGTATAGGGAGGATTTTTGAAAGTGCAACCTGATTTATGCTTTCTGGAGCAATCAGGTCGATGCGTCAATATTGCAAAATTGCATAATCTGGCTGAACCGTGAGATTGATTTTCAATGCTTCACCGTCGTTGCTCCAATCGAGCGAATTGAATGAGGCTTCAGTAATGAACGATCCTTTGAGTGTCCATTCTTCGACCTTGTCGCCGACAGGACCGAGAACATTGATGGTCAAATCTTTCTTGTAGAAATCTTGATAGCCATCACGACCCGTCACAGATTCGTGATGCAGACGAACCCATTCCATGACTGCTTGTGCGCCAGATGGAACGATTGGATCATAAAGCTCCATCGTGATGGTTCCCCAAATGCTCTTGCCTTTGTAGAACGTTCTGATGTTGATGTGGTCTAATTCTTTGGCGGCCTGAGTAATTTTTGGGCGGTCCGTCTTTTTGATTATGAAGGACGGCACACCGTCACAATACAAAACAAATCTGTTCTGCACCTTTGGCTCAAACGCCGTGTAAAAAATTTCTGATGGATTTAATAGTTCTGCCATAATATTTGTCCTTTATTGTCCTAGATATAAATATGAATGGAAATCAATATTTGTTGTTTTTTTTATATTTTGTTGATATCCGCATCAATCAAATTATTAATGGTCGAACGTAATTTGCTGATATATCCACTTGCTCGCAGCAGTTTGAACACCAAATTCTCAGTGCTATATTCACCACCCGTGCTTAAACCTGTTTCGCGCATATTAAATAAACGCTTAACCATGTCTTTGAGAGAATCAACACGATTCGTTTTGATAACAGCGGCGATCTCATCAGTAAATTGTTTGTATTTCTTTTTGATGGCATCTTTGTCGATTTGCACATCTTCGTGTTTTGGCTGTTTGACCCATTCATTATTGAGAATACTATATACAGCTTGGCTTCGATTTACATCGGCAATGTCTTGGATGTATATTTCGACCGGATGCTCATTGATGTGAATATCGTGATGCTCGTTCCACTTGTTTTTATAGCCATCCACAAGCTTTTTTACCAGTTCCTTGTTTGGATCGATCTTGCTGAAATCGATCAAAACATGCAAATCGATATCGCTTGTTGGAGTCCAATTATAACCAGCAGTGCTACCAAGAAACAAAACATCCTCGATTGGCGCGGTAAGTTCTGTATCTTTGTAGAAAGTAGTGGCAGTTTTTAGCAGCATATCCAGCATTTCTGGCTTGAGAGTGTTTCCTTCCCAAATCTCTGGATTAAGAATACTGTTGTATAGTCTGAATTTTTCTTTTACACCCAAAATCTCTTTGAGCTTGTTAATGGTATCAGTGGCACTGGTATGTAACAGCCCAATGCCCCCAGCGGCTTTGAATTCATCTATTACGTCCTGTCTGTCATCTATCATGATGGCATCGGGTCCGGCGAACTTAGCCTTATCTTCCCTGTGAGAAACTAAATTAGGTTTGAAAGTTATACCGTGCTTTTTCAACCATGCTGTTTTTCCGACATTGCTTTCTGGATTGGATGAGTGACTCAAAATTTCAGTTGGTAGCTCTTTGACAAAATTGTAAAGAACTTTTCCATCCCTCATCCAAGGCGCATCAGCATAAAAAGCAGGGCTGTTTTTGTGAACAAGCTCATAGGTTTGTTTTTTACCATGCTCGGCTTCATATGCTGCTGGAGACCTTCCATCACTGTAATGTTCAAACTGTTTCTCCCAGTCAACTATGACTCCATCCATGTCAAGATAGATTTTATACTTACTGTGTATCATCTGTTATAATAAATATATGCTACCTGCTTATTCTTCTAAGCCTAAGCTTATATTAGCTTCTTTAGTTCTAGTATTCATATTCTAAATAATTAACTAACTGAGCACTTCAAGCTCAATGCTTATAGCTTATGCTTTCTATACCTGGTCTGTCAAGATATAAGAAGTCCAAACCCACTGTTAAGTCTAATTTTATTTTGCCAGACTGGTATTTATAACGAAACAAGTCAAGAAACTCACATATTTCTTGACTTTCCCTATTTTCAGTTAAGGGTTCGTAATATGTGTTATCAGAATACTGCTCAAACCTGATGTTCACATATAATAAGTATGAAGCTTATTTTGTGGTCGGCTTAAAAGTTCCATCTTTCAGACTCAACACACCGTCACCATATTTCTGACTTAATTGCTGCAACAAAGTATTTTCTTCAGTTTGGACTTTTTTCCATTCGTCAAAAATCTTGGTTCGCTCACTAGCTAAATCAGCTTTTTGTTGTTCCATTTGTTGTTCCAATTCAACTTTGGCAAGTTCCAGCTGTCCAAGTTCAAAAATCTTTTGTTGATACTTGGCTTGAAGTTGCGCAATTGCTTGCATTTCTTGTTCCGTGAATTTTGTAACGTTTTCGTTCATATGATATAAATACCGCAGGTTGCCCCGATCCGCATTTTTATATTACAGTTTGTAGCTTGTCAACGTCTTTACGCTCTGCGTTGATCATGTAATAAAAATCAACTTTTGGTTGAGAAAATATTTTTTTGAAAAGGCTCGTTTTGCGGTCTACTCCAATGTATGCTTTGTTATTTTCTATTTTCTCAACATAGTAAACGTCTGGTGAACCTATTGGGGTGAGATGCACAGTGATTGAGGCTTCATCAACTAACCAAGACCAGTATTCAGGAAATTCTATGACCAATGTATTGTTCCGACCACGAACGAAAACTGCATGTTCTGGACCTTCCAAAGTCGCATGGACCAATCGTTTTCCAGGCTGGTCTTGGTGCTGAATCACGAACGCTTTGGTAGTTGCTGCAAAACTGCCGTTGACTTCAAGATTGAACGCTGGTTGTGATTCATTGATACCGACTCGACTGCCAGTGATATAAAATACAGTTGAGTTATCGAGTTTGCTGACAACTCTAAATGGTGCTGCGCTGCCACTGGCTAGAATCTGTCCTTCAACGAGTAGATTTCTGCCAATAGTAACATCGTTCAGAACATCTAAATTGTTGTTGACCGTCGCATTTAACGTGGTAAGCTGGTCTTCAATGACGGCAGTTCCAGCTAACAAAGAGCCAATGTCGGCACGGCTCGCGCTCAAACTGCCACTCAAAACAAGACCATCACTTTTATCAACCCAAACACCTTCAGCAGCATCGTAAACAAAAAACGAATTATCGTGAGGATGTTTGCTGCTACTAAAATTGCTGATTTCGTCGAGTGTTACTGGCTGACGCAGATCGACGTAAATTTCACCAGTCGAGCTATTGACAGTGGTTACATAACCAATTTTAACCAAATCGATGGGAGGATGCGGACGAATGTTTGTGAATGACCCAGAAATTGTGGCACTCAAATAAACAGTATCACCATCGGCATATCCAGTGTTTGTATTGAGACCGCCCAAATACCCAGATGTCAATACATAACCATCTGCACCTGGAGCAATGTTGTCGTTTGCAACGCCCAAAACATCGCTGGTAACTTCGCTGCCCAATTCATGAACCATTGCGACAGCTAAATCCACGACTACATATGAACTACCAGTGCTGCCAATAACCCTAACTACTTGACCTTTGTTGATGGTGACTCCGCTGCCATTTTTAACGATCACCAAAGAATTTTCAGCATTCGCTGAAAATGCGACCAAATCGCTGTTTGTTGTGCCGTCGCGATACCAATATTTATACGATGTTCCGCCAACCACCAAACGCACTTCCATCGATTGATAGCGAATTTCTGCTGGAATAGCTATATTTGCCGCAACAACTGCGGCTGCAATGGTATCAACTGAGCCAGTATAAGGACCAGACCAGCTATCCACGGGCAGTGGATTAACTGGTTGAACTCCGTATACTAGTTGTAAACCTTGCGTTAATGGCATAATTCGTTATTTCTCACGCTCTGGTCGTTTGATGTCTGTGCGATGCGCTATATGGTAGAGCGTTTGTCAACGTATACACACGATACGATACAGCATTTCCGCCAGCATCATTCACGTTAAACGTTGACAATATATAATTAGCAGTAATGTTGGCGTTTAATGCGTCCAAATCCAATACTTGTGTAATAGCCAATGTTGCGGGCATTGCACTAGTGAAAATTGCATTTGTGGTTCCTGTGAGCAAATTATATGGATTGCTACCGTCTGTGAAAATTCTGGTGCCCAGTGCTCTTACTGCTGCGGAATTGAGTGGCGCAGTCGCAACTGGACCGTAGTATATCATATACAAAAACGTAATGGTTGTTGTGCTTCCAGTTGTTGTAGTAAATGCATCGACCACAACCACTCTATATCCAACGCTGGTTGTGCCAACTGAAGTTGGGGTATGAGATGTGGATGGTATTGTGGCAGATGCGCCCGAGATAGGAATCGCCGAAAGTCCTGGAACGTCGCTCCACGTTCCGCCGTTAATTTGAAACTGCACACTATAGCTACTTAGTGCCACATTTGCGCTGTTTCGAGTAATCGTTCCACTCAAAGTTGTGGCGGTGTTTCCACGCTCACGCTTTGTGTTGGTTTCTGGGGATGCGATGGATGTTCCCACAACCGATAGCGAAATTGATGGAGCAACATACGCAGCAGGAGTAATGTTTACAGTTGCTGTTGCAGTGCCGCCAACATTATCAGTCACAATATAACGATAGTTGAATGGTTGCGTGTTATATGCAGAGTCTACATAATTGTGCGTGTATGTAGTAATTCCAGTGTTAGTTGACAATACAACCCAAGAGCCAGCACCATTACGTCTCCATTCCAAACTTACGGTTGCTGCCGTAGTTCCTGGGGCATGAATAACATAACTAAAATTAAGAACGTTTGCTATTGCAGTTTGGTTAAACGCAATAGATGTGGGAGAACTGAGATTGACTGTTGGATTAATTGGTTCAACTATCGCCAAAGCAATAACTTCTGCTGGAGTTTTTCCAGTTGCTGGAATGGTCTCACCGCTGGCATATTTACCAAACGTTTTTCCTCCCGACAGATACACAATCAAATCTGTTGTAAATATATTCGCACGGGTGGCAAAAGATGCACTATTAACAAATGAGGCTGTGTTGGCTATGTCTGCGTGCGATGCACTTCTAGCAAACGAAGCACTTTTAACGAAAGATGCGCTTCTTGCGAGTTCAACGAAAGACGCACTTTTTGCGAATGATGCTGTATTAGCAAGTGATGCGGTGTTGGCAATATTGGCAAACGAAGCAGATTTTGCCATGTTTGCGAAAGATGCACTACGAGCAACTGAAGCACTGCGTGCATACGACGCACTCCAAGCTATTTGCGCAAAAGAAGCACTTCTAGCAACTGACGCAGATTGTGCTGTTTGAGCAAAAGATGCCGAATTAGCCCACGATGCGGAGTTTGCAAATTTGGCTGTGCTCGCAGAACGTGCAAACGATGCACTTTTTGCCAGTGACGCACTTCTGGCAAATGACGCAGTTTTTGCTGTATCTGCAAAAGAAGCACTTTGTGCGTTCCAAGCAATTTGAGCAAAAGACGCGCTTCGTGCAACCGAAGCACTGTATGCAAACGATGCGCTTCTAGCAACTGACGCAGATTGTGCTGTTTGAGCAAAAGATGCACTACGAGCAACCGAAGCACTATGAGCATATGATGCGCTCCATGCTGTTTGAGCAAAAGATGCACTACGAGCAACCGAAGCACTATGAGCATATGATGCGCTGTTGGCGAATGATGCGCTTTTTGCCAGTGAGGCACTTTTTGCGAATGAAGCACTTGTAGCACTCCATGCTGTTTGAGCAAAAGATGCACTATGAGCATATGATGCGCTTCTAGCAATTTGAGCAAAAGATGCACTTCTAGTAAACGATGCCGATTCCGCTCTACTTGCAAATGAAGCACTTTTTGCAACTGAAGCACTGTGAGCATACGACGAACTCCAAGCTATTTGAGCAAAAGATGCGCTTTTTGCAACTGAAGCACTGCGTGCCCATGAAGCCGTATTGGCGAACAATGCAAGGCTGGCAGATACAGCACTATGAGCAAACGAAGCCGTGTGCGCAACGGATGCTGTAATGGGATATGTGCTACCAGTGTGTAAAATCGTCCCACCGCCAGCTGCCCAGCTTGCGCTGTTCGCCCAACTGCTTGTAATGGGATATGTGCTGCCAGTATGCAGCTGCGATCCGCCACCAGGAGCCCAGCTTGAGCTATGGGCAAAAGATGCACTATGGGCAACTGAAGCACTAATTGCGAATCCAACGTGCAACGAACTAGATGGGACCATTATAGGGTCCAGATTTTCATCAAACACCAATACTGAAGCAGAGTGCGGTCTAATGATCTGTTCTACGAAAGAACTCGCACTTCGTCTACTTACAAGTAAGTCGTTATTTTGAAAAATCATACTCTACAATAAATATGGAACACTCTGATTTCCCACATTAAAATGTTTCGCCTGTTTCGCCGATGATAGCAATTGGAACTCTATGCCAAGCATTGCTTGAATATATATAGAAATAACTTCCGTCATAACTAATCCACCCATCCTCTCCATAATCGGTCGATTGATATGGAACTTGATAATAGAATTTGTCTGGAGACCGCTGAAAAATTCTGAATGCTGTATTAATCGGTCGAACTGAAGTGGTATAAATTGGTAGATCGTTACAATCGTAACCGCTGATATACGCTCCTGCAATTGAATCGAAATCGAATTCTGGAATTGGTCGGCGCAACCATCCATACGGACTTCTATAAACGTAAATATAGCTTTCATCGTATGCGAGCCAGCCGTTTTCTCCATAGCTTGTGGTGGAAGCTGGTGCTGGCCGGAACATTGTCTTTACTATAATTGGAGGCACCGGCGGGGTCATAGAAGCAGGAAGCGATCTATTGGTGTTGATATACTCCACGCCCACATTTTTCAAATATCCATATGGACTTGAAGATGCTATAGCATTGTTTTTCACTATCGACATATCGTTTTCGCCAATAACATGATCCGTGACCATAATTTTTCTGACAGTAAACGTTTTGAATGTTGTGGATTTCACACCATCAATTGTCTCTGGGAGCAGATATGCATTGGTGATCAAATTGAATGTTGTTTTGATATTTCTATCCTCACCATTGGCAATTTCCACCGTGTTGGTGTAATCGTCAATACGAGTTCTGAATCTAAAATCATCCACACCCCAATAATCGTGTGTGGCAAAATTGATCTTTTCCAGTAATGCATTATTTTGATCAACGAAATCCGTCCATAATATGCACTCATACGTTATAATAACGTGGTCGGGCATCGTCACGTTGAAAATTTGTTTGGTCGGTTTATTTTTGAATGGATTGCGTTCATTCAAAACGTCGAATTTGTCATACTTGTTTTTTTGATTAAATTTGGTTACGACTTGGTATGACAAATACCGATTGAACGTCATTAAATCTTTATTATTGCTGACGTTTGTGCGTTTAATCAACATTGCGGGCAGAAGGATTTTACCTTGATTGTCACGCAAATATCCGTCTCGTCTAACAGCATTCCAACGCTCTGGGCTTGCATACAAAACGGGAACCTTGACAAGCGAGCCATTGTCCATTACGCTTAAACCGACACGATCAGATAGATGCTTCATTATTGTCGTATCAATTTGAAGCAACGATACCGAAAAATTCTCGGTTCCATCTTGGTCACGACGAATGGCAAATTCTTTTTTATAGCCACCCTCCAAAGGTATTGGGCTGTTATCGTCATCCAACAATGGAATGCGGCGACCCGAGATAATCAAACCAGTATCGTCGGATTGCACATCTGGAGAACGTATGTCCGACAGGTTCGAATTCTTCTGCTTTGGATTTGGTGCGGGGTTGATCCCCAATCCATTCTGCTGTTTTGAAGTTGGATTACCTTGCCACGACATAGATTATGACTGCCTTTCTACGACATTTAGTTTGCTCAATCTGCTATAATGAGTATTGCAAAGAAAACTCCAAGATTTGTCGGGATGACCTCCCAAAAATTGCTCTTGAATAACATTGTCAATTTCGTAAAACCGCTCATTATAAAGCAGAATATCGCCGATTTCTGGGAAAAACCCAGTTCTGACACAATCACGCTCTCTGAATTTATAGACCACACTTTGATTACGATCAGGTCCAAACCCTTGATTATCATCACCAGATATGTCCTCACGTTGAATCAACGCGGTCATGTCGATACCAGAGTAAAAAGTCTTGCCAGTATCGCTTGAACTTTCTCCGTAAACATTGACAGAGGTTTCTGCCGCTGCAATTTTGAACAATTGCACAACACACTCAATGATATCTCCAAGCAGTTCTGCATTAACAGAGCCGAGCATGTTCATATCACGCTGCGAAAAGAACCTACCGGGCGAATAGGTCGGACTATAAATACCCACGTCTTTACGTCCGTTCGTCCAGTATTGCGGAAAAAGGTTTTTCGGATACTGTTTTGTTACTGGTGCAGCCATGTTTTCATCCTATATAAATGTGGAGTGGAACCTTGGACAACATTTTGTTCATTGCTTCAGATTCTTTGTCTTTATTTTCAAGCTGGTTCACGCGCAATGTTTTCTCAAGCATATCTCGAAGTTTTTCAAGCAATGCGTCTTTTTCTTCCTTAGCTTCACTGCGCAGTTCGGCACCATCTAAAGTGACTTCGCCACCTGGAATTGGCACAGTGCTATATTTTTGCAAAATACGACCCAACGTTTCTTTACACAATGCCAAGAAATACTTTTTGATCCACTGTTTGCCAGGTTGATTGATTTTACAATATTGGCAAAATTCATACGGAACATCACTAGGATCGCTCACAAACTGGTATCTCGATCCGCTAAGGAAGTTGGTAATATCCTTATCGCTTTCAACGTAATAATCGATCCAGATGTTCATATCGTGGTCTGGAATGGGAAAAATACGCAGCATGTTATTACCGAAAATTTCAAATCCAAAATGGCTTTTACGCACCAAATCGTTGAATTCGATGGCTTGGATACGCTCCAAATCTTCGAAAATTGGGGTCATCAAAAACTGGGTTGCTGGGCTATATCCACTGAAGCCCATTTCTTGGAGGACGTTTGAATAACTCATACCAGTCATACTGAATGGGTCATAAATACGTGCTACAGCAGGTGGTCGAAAATGAAATACTCGGCGAACTTCGATACGAGAACTGCTCAAATGCTCGACATCTTGACCGATCAGTTTATTCAAATCGAACACTTGTTGGCTGCCTTTTGGACCGCCATAATTGCTATGCACGCTGGCAGTGACAGCAATACTAGTGCGTTTCATGGGGGTTTCTCCACCAACCAATGCTTCACTACCATACTGCTTGCTGAGTTGCACAACAAACGGAAGACCCGATCCTTTTACACCCATACCAGTGAGGTTTGGATATTGGTCTTGAGATATACCTTGCACATTTACCATGTTATTAACGATATTGAACTCGTTGATAACACGATTGTATTCCAAAACCGACTCTTCAAAACATGCGTAGAAATTTACGTCGATCATTTCAATATCGACTATGGGATAACCCAAACGTTTTGCTGCCCACATGGCACTCCCGCTGCAATCGGTTTCAAATGTAGACTCGACACCGCTACAGCTTTCGCCCAGATAATAGCCAAATGGCACCGAAGCCGAATTTACGGAACTGCCGCTTCCCGGCCATCTAACACGATCCTGATCAAGATTAGCACTCATTAAATATAAATATCGCTATGTTCGATATTAGTGCCAATTTCTATTCTATTGTTGGGTCGTTTTCGTCCAAATAGATAGTCGCCAATATTTTATAATCGGAAACGGGAGCCGTTTTAGGCGCAGTCTCCCGACGCAATTTTTCTTCTTTGAGCTTTTTGGCTCGGAGGACTTTTTGTAGAGTGGTCTTTACTTTCTGATTCATAAACGATGCGTTCTTCGGGTATAAATATACCCCGTGCAACAAGAACACGCCGAATTATACAGTTTTCAGAAACTCGTCGGTATCCCTGCGCAGTTCATCTTCTGGAACACTGTCAATTTTGTCTCCGTATTTTTGAGTCCAGAACAACTTGATTTTACCAAGCATTGGTCCTGGCTTAATTTGGGGAAAGTTCTTCATGATCCAATCGCCCCCATATTGGCTTTTGGCTGGAGCGAAGGCTTCTATTTCAGCCTGCTTTTTCACCATGTCGGCGTATTTGTCTGGAAATTGTGTTTTGATGTAATGATCGGCATCGGGCTGAGTTCTATGCTTTTTGAGAGCTATTAACTTGGCTTTTATCTCTTGAGCAGTTGGGCGACCCGCACGCATACGTTTGCGGTCACTGTTGTTCAAACCAACGCCTTCAAAATAGCTACTGTCGAAAAGATCGGTATAGCTGATAAAGTTAACGATGTCGTCGATAGTTTTGATATCATCGAATTTGCCCAAAATTGGGGTATACCCCAGCATTTTGAGTCCGTCCCTAAGATTTTTGGTCAAAAGGATATAGTGATACTGCCCCTTTTTATCTTCATAGATTTTGAAGAATCCATCGGTGCCATACTTGAAATGTAATCTGCGAGAAAACACGCCCAAAATACCACTAAAATCGTTATAACTCAAATAGTCGTATTGGGCATCATAATCGTCCGCACCAGCATACAAAAAGTCTACGTGAACGGTTTTGCCAGGAGCTGACTCGCTGCTATACAACACACTATAGATATTGCCATTTTTACTGTAGTCTTTGATCAGCGGTCCCAAGTAAGTAAATAATGCATTTTTGACGTTCGGATTTCCGCTGACAACGATATCGATATCGCCATGATCGGCTTTGGCGGGCAGTGCTTTGCTCAACTTAAACTTGTCAAACCTATCACCAAGCCTATGTTTCAGTTCATCGAAAATAGTGTTCATCTCGGTGGTAGATACCCGTTGAGCACGACTCCCAAACAGCTTTCCACCCTCTTTTATCAGCCCCGTTAATATGTTGCCCAGTTTAATCATACTGGTTCTTTCATAAAGAATTTCCAAAATTCAACATCCACCGTTTTGATATCGGGATCGATATGTTGAGCAGTTTCGATGATAATTTTGCTTTGTGGGCATCTATCATGCAGCTTCACATACACCGAATTATTATCAAACTTATATTGAAATATATATATGGATAAATTCTACATTCCATCGGTCTTCTGTCATATATTCCACATCTGTCATTGACCAAAAACTTGCAATTCCCGTCGACTCCCCTTTTTATTCTATAAATCACACCATTTTTTGTGTCCAAATCATCCACATCAAATTTCGATATTTCATGTGGCAATAAAATGGGAGCGTTCACATCCACGTTCTTTCCACAACATTTTTCTGTGCAAATTCCACAATTCAGCGTTATCATAGGTTTCCAACTCCGCCCTATAACATAAATAGGTTTTGGCTATAAAAAAACGATATTTATAATGTATGAAGAAGTCATTTACAACTCTGGTTCTACTATTGTTTTTGTCTGGATGCGGCACAATCATTCCCGATAACCAAAATGGTAGTCAAAAAAAGATCGCCAACAAAACTGAAGCGGTCACTGATGCCAAAAGCAAAATTGCCGCAAACACCGAAGAAAAATTGATACAAGTATCAGGACTAAGCTACGGAGTTGGCTACAGTCTCGATCACGTTCCGTTGACCAACAAGATCAATGAAATTGAAACAGCCAAAGAGTTGAACAGCAGAATCGTCAGCATTGCTGGTTCTCCAGATTTGGATGAAATGAACCGAATCAAACAAACTGTAGACCTTTTGAACAGCGAAGTCAAGAAAGAAAGGGACAAAGGAGCCAAACTTTTGACAGACAAAGATCAGGAGATCATGATTGTTCAAAAAGAAAAAGAAGCCCTTAAAGCCAACTTGGAACGTAAAGTTGAAGACTTGACCAAGGCTGCAAAGAAGCAAGCCGAAGAATCTGATAGCAACAAAGTGGTGATTGAAAACGTCAATAAATGGTTTGGATTGGGTGCCGTTTTCTATGGTCTCAAACGATTTGTCACTACTTGTATTGTGGGCATTTTGGTGTTTGGTGTTGCATTTTTGGTGCTGCGCCTTCTTGCCGCAACAAATCCAATCGCCGCAAGCATTTTCTCGGTGTTCAACATCATTGGTGCTGGAGTGATTCACACGGTGCGTGGTATAGCACCAAAAGCATTGAATTTTAGTGGGTTTTCATCCACAAACGAAGTTCAAAAATACAAAAACACTTTGGCTAAATTGGTGGACAACATTGAAGAAGTTCAGATTAAAAACACTGCCCCAGATGCAACCATCTCACTAAAAGATTTGCTTGATCATTTTGACAAAGAATTGGATCAAGCTGATAAAGATGTGATTACAGAACTCAAAACTGAATTGCGATGGAAAAAATAAAAAGATTGACGTTCACACAACTCTGTGCTAATATAAAAACATGGCAGAGTCCTATTGCGACACATCACTAATTTATTTGGAGCCAATCAGCAAACCGATTGCCCGCAGCATGATCGAAAAAAACCACTATAGTCACAAGTGGTCTTGCTGCACCGTGGCTTACGGGGTTTTCTACAAAGAATACATCGAAAGCACATTTTTCGGTGGTTATCAGAGTAAACTAATCGGAGTATTGGTTTATGGAAATGCAGTGGGAAGATGCGCCAGCAAAAGCATCAGTCCTCTATTAGCCAACGATAATGTATTTGAACTCACCCGCTTGTGGGTCGCAGATGGCTATGGAAAAAACATAGAAAGTTATTGTATAGCTGAAAGCTTTCGGTTGTTAAACAAAGAATATCCCAAAATCAAATGCATATTGACCTATGCTGATAGCGAAGAAGGTCATCGTGGCATCATCTATCAAGCATCTGGATTTATTTATCAAGGGGACAATTACGTCGATATTGCAATTATGCCGAACTACAGTGTAAGTTTGGACGGTCCTCCGAGCTACAAATGGATTCATAGTCGCAGTGTGTATAACCGATGGAAATCACACAATGTTGACAAGCTGAAAGAACGAATCGGCAAAACGTTTTGGCGCAAACGTGAAAGCGGAAAGCATCGCTATGTCAAATTCATTTGTGGCAAAATTGAAAACAAACGACTCAGAAAATCTTTGAAACACAAAGAATTGCCGTATCCAAAAGGTGCGATTTTCAAAGAAGTTGTCACTGAACACGTTGTGGACAGTTCACAGTCTTTCTTCTAAAACCGTTTAATTTTTGTAAAACTTCAATGTTTTTACCACTTTATCCAGACCCAAATTTTTGAAGTTCAAATCGTCTTTCTTTTTACCCTGAAAGCTTTCGTGGTGGATGCTTACATCAAACCTTTTCATATCTTTGTCAAGAGGAATCACTGTAGCAGAATAATATGACACGGTGTTACTGTTTGGCAATACCAGAAACATTCCGAATCCTTTATCATATTTTTTAGTCCACGCATCTTTTCCAGACTCGAAATATTTTGTCTCAGACACGTTGACCCCTCTTACATCATCTTGTGATCGGCGCAGTTTGGAAATTATTGTTTGAATAAGAGTGGGTTCATCGATCACTTCTTTGATCAGTTGTATCAATTCTGTTTTTGTCATATATTAATAAATAGAAAAACCCCAGCTGGGGTTTTTTCGTCATGTAGTTGATTAAATTTCAACAATGGCCTCTCGTTTATTTGCAGAATTTTTATCAAAATGACTTGTGTTTGATACTATATACGAGTTTATATTGGTCCAATTCAGCCGTTCGCTTAATTCGCTGGACACATTAATGTAACATTTCTTACCCGAATATTTTTCAATTGCGGCGATGAACGTATTTTTCCAATCATTAAACGATCCGTGCGCAGTGCTGTTGCTGTAAATCTCAAGATCGTAATACGGAATGCTAGTAAAAATCAAATCAAACCGACGATCTGTTGAAAACTCCTCAAATTTACAATTGTGAATTTCTACATTGGTTAAATTTGCATTTTTAATAAAAGTCTGCAATTCACCGAATGTTTCAACGTTTGGTTCACATCCGATATACGTGCCATTTGGATATTTACTCTTAAATCCCAATAATCTGCCGCCAAATCCACAACACGGGTCCAATACCACAGGCGAGGCCGTGTCCCCCAAATATTTGTGATATATTGCGGCTGCTAATAGCGGCTTAAAAAATGAAACGGTTATTCTTCTGGCAGACAAACCCTGTATCAATTGGTGTAAACTAAAATCAAATATTTCGCCACTATTATTACAACCGATTCTGTATTTTATAACATCGTGCATGATAGATTCGTCCTCCCACGCAGTTTTCGGCGCAACGTTACCTTTATAACTCGCTCCCCAGTAAGAATGGAAATGATGCTTCAAATAATTATTGCCGATTGAATAAATATTGTTTGAAAATTCATTGGATTGCGCATTGTAAATCGATGTATAATCATATTCTCTAATTTTGCGCATAACCAATTCTATGCTCTCATATAACGGGGGATATGGAAATTCCGGTTGGAAATTGCGAATGAATTTTTTAAGCAACCACAAAAATGACTCAACGTAAGGTTGACCTTTGTCGATAATGCAATTTGAAAAATATTCTTTATTTATTACCACATCGTCATATCCTAATACCAAATGGTTAATTTTATTATAACATGCTATATTTTTGATCAAATCGGTCTCACTGCGCGAGTTCGTTATGAGTGCAGACAAATCACTTTCGCGAATTCTATAAATATTATCGATGGTATTATTTTTTTGGCGATCCGATATAACACTAGATAGCAGCTTAAAATTCAAATTTTCAATATTTGTTGGATGCCAATATTCGCCATCGATTTCAATGCACATATTGTGATCCTGTAAATAAAAATCAACAGACGCGGACCTATCACCACAATCAACTACGTATGGATGTTTATATTTAATATTAAGAGAATTTAATAATGATTCAAAACATAGTTCTGGTTCTGTATCAATAGTATTTATGGCACATTTTCTATTAACTGCACTATCCGACATTTTTTTGACAGCAGTTCGTTTATGCGTTTTACCATACATCGGATTATTGATTCCTATTGAATTGTGCCCGGTAATATAATCGATTCTATATGGGTAGTAGTTTAACAACTTAACCGTTTTACCACACCCACATTCACACAGTGGGTGTGTATTATTAAATATGTGTTGTTTGACATAGGTCGGTTTGTCCAATTTGTGTATTTTTTTAATGTGCCAGCCCAGCAAATTACCGGAAGCAAATTGTTCTCCACAGATCACACACGAATGTTTATTTTCTGTAGACATTAACCTATTTTTATATTCAATATTTTTAAGTTTGGATGAGCGATATTCACCACAGCGAATAACATAATCATCTGGCGATATGCTATGTGTGTCCCTCAGATGAACAAAAAATCCAACCGAAGAATACTTGTTATTGCACAATTTACACTCAATTTTATTGACAGACCTAATATGCGTTTTACTTTTTTGTTTTCTAAACTCGCCGTATTTACATGCGTATTTATCGGATGTCAGTGCATGTTTCCATTTCAAATGACTTGAAAAGCTGTATAATGAAATTTTTTCGCCGCAAATATCACAAGATTTCAACGACGGTTTATTAACAATAGCGCGACTCATGTGTATAACTATACACGATACGCTAAGAAAATGCAATGTTTTTTGCGTATCCTTTCACTATACAAAAAAAAAAGAAAACCCCAGCGAAAGCTGGGGTTTTCGTGTTATTCTAATTCGCTAGATCAATTATACTTGATCAAGGTCGGCAACCAGAACTTTTCCATAAAATTCGGGTCTGACTACCTTCTTAGCGTAGCGGGTCATCACACCACGGCGTGGCGTGAAATTCACTGGATCATAGACCAGTGGAGTTTGGATAAGCGGAATGTATGGGGCATACACTGCGCCGGTTTCGAGGAAGTTATTTCCACGGAAACCAATCAAGATGACGTTATCGGTCATATATGGGTTCTTGTAGACTTGGAAGCGACTTGCGAAGCTACCAACTCGGGCAACGCCCATTGCGAACTTGGCTTGATCACCATCGGTGTTGACCACATATCCTGGGATACTTTCTAGAATAGTTGCCACATCTGGAGAACAAACGAGGAAGTTAGCACCACCACGGAGAGTCAATTTGTGGATCGTGTTGGATACCTTTTGAATCTTGTTGCCAAGAGTCTGGAACCAAGTTGATTTCACATATGCTGTGCGGTTAGCGGCTGTGTTCTGATTACGTGTGAATGAAGCAACGTTGGTCGTTGCGTTCACAGTCTTGGTGAACTCAGTTCCGATTGCAGCACTCCATGCTTCGGTGGTGACACCGGTCACGGATTCGTTTAACATGTCGAGGATTTCGAGGTCGATTTCCATTGACACATATTCGCTCAACAGTGCAGTAAGTTCTGCTTCTGCATCGATGCTGTGGTAAGCATTCAAATCTTGAGCAAGTTCTGGAGTCCAGATTGCTTTCAATTTGCGGGTCTTAGCCACGATAGGTTCGCTCTTGAGGTCAAGGTTGACTTCAGGAATACCAAGGTCAGTTCCAATTGCTTGGGTTGCGGTTGCGGCAGCTTTACCAGAACCTTCACCGGCAGTTTTACCATCTTCGAAATCACCACGCAAATTGTCCGTGGGTTGAATTGTATAAATCAATCTTGGAGTTGCTGCCGGGTATATTGTGGCAGATGATTGGCTGACGAACATGTTAATTTGATAGTATGGGTTTGCCAAGCTACCAGTATTAACTGCTGTTGCATAAGTGTTCAACACAGTGTATGCTGTGTTGTTTGCTTGTGTAAGGCCGAATGAACGAACTGCGTTCAAATCAACATTCCAAAGATATCCGTTTGCAGCAACGGTTCCAGTTTGGGTGTTGTCATCAAGATTCAATGTTACCTTGAAAATACCTTTAACTTTACTAGTAGATGCAACAACTGATGAGCTAAATGCGGTATCAAATTGGAGATCGTTCCAACTTGCAGATGCAATTGTAGCTGATGTGCATGTAGAACTGGTCACAAATCTCTCTGAGTATGCATAACGACCTTGACCGTAAAGACCGTTAACTGCTGAGTCGGTTGAACCGAGCTTCTTTTGAGTTCCACCGAACAAGCTTTCGCCGCTGGTGTGACCCAATTGGTTGTTGCCATACTTGAAGTCCAAGTAGAAAATCAGACCGCTTGGGAGATTCATCGGTTGAACACTGACGAATTCTTTAGCAGCGATTTCTGCGAACACACGGCGAACGAGTGGGAGAGCTACGCCAGCCCATTGTTCACTGTTTGCGCTTGTTCCGGTTGAGGTTGCTTCGTCAAGCAATTGTTTTGCTTGATTTTCCAAGAGGATCGACATGTGCGCCTTTTCGGTGCCACGGGTGCCTTCGAGAAGACCCGTTCGTTCCCACTTGGTTTGTAGACCACGGGTTTCAGCCATCAGCTTCGCCTGTGGATTCATGTTTCCTGTCAATAGACTTTTTACATCCATAATATTATTTTCCTATCTTTTTGTTGGTTTGTTTTTACTCGCAAACAATTTACTTCGTGATTCCTGCGAGCAATTGGAATCTTGAAGCCATCGCATCGGCTTGAGTTGCCACAATCATGGACTCAGGTCTGGTGGATGATACTGGTTTGCTTGCCAAACCTTCGGTGATAGTTGTTACGGTCGCATTAGATTTCTTTTTCGCAACCGATCCACCGGCATTATTTGATTCGGCTAAAACTGTATAAGCAAGCTTGATTTCACGCAATGTTTTGGTGAGATCAAACGTGTTGATGACCCTCAACTTTTGAGCTTCGGTCAAATTCTTGTTTTTGAAAAGCTTGTTGGTATAAAGCAATTTTGCGTTGAGCAAATTGCTTTCTTCCAAAACGGTCTTAACATACTTGAGACCTTCATTGGCTTCAGAAAGACGTGCTTTCAATACTTCGTTCTCTTCGTTCAGAGCAATCAATGCTTCAACCATTTCCTCATTGCTGATATCGCAATCTTCGGTTGGTGAAGGAACTTGTCCAGCTGCTGGAGCCGCTGGAGCCGCTGGGGCAACTGGGAGTCCAGTGTTAGGATCAATTTGCCCTGCTGCTGGAACTGGCGGCACAACTGGTGCTGGTGCTGCTCCTGGAACGCCATCTTCTTCAAGCTCGGCGAGAAGTTCGTCGAGGCTAAACTCTTCATCAGCGGGAACGTCGTCGAGGCTAAACTCTTCATCAGCGGGAACGTCGTCGTCGGATACTACAGGTTCGTCGCCCATTTGTGCGCCACAACCGTCATCACCACATTCAGTGGTTGGGGTTTCGAGTTCGGCGAGAATCTCGTCAAGCTCTTCACTGGTGATTTCCATGCTCTCTTCCATAGTTGCATCAAACTCTTGTTTGCCTGCTGGAGTGCTGTTTTTTGTTGCTGAAGCGGATGGTTTCACAGGATGTTGTTTTGAAGCAACGTTGCCTTTTTCGCCACCGATTTTTGAAGTAGAAAGTTTTTCTTCAATTTTCTCTCCGTCATCAGCATCTTGCTGCTCTTCTGAATCTTCCTTGAGTTTTTCTGCGAACATGTTTTTCATGCTCTTTGCGAAATTTTCCTCAAGAAAAGTTTTTGCGTTCGCAATTGCAGTTTCACGAACTGCTTTTGCGTCGGCGATGCTCTCTTTTAATAGATCGCTCATAATATAGTGTCCTTTTCTAGTTTTGTTGTGAAGTTATTGAAGAACTCCAAAGAAGATTTATCTGCACTGACATCAAAGACATTGATGTATTTGATAATAAATATCGTATAAAAAAGGAAAATCGCAAAAATCTTTCTATTTATAGATATATGCTAGCACGCTCAGATAAACAACCACGATATTTCCAATTCGAAAGAATGATCAAAAAAGGAGATGTATCACCCAATGATTACATCAAAATTCGCGAAATTGTTCAACGTTTGCGAGAAGAAGAAAGCTCGGCTGAATATAGCATCAGTAAGATGCGAGAGGTCGAGGGAAAAACTTTTGATCAACTACTGAACGAAAACACAGGAGTTCGTTTTAACAAGCAAGAACTACTTGCTTTTCAATCAAAGCAAAAAGGGTTCGGTGGATTTGGCAAAGTAAATTTTACTCACAAGCAAGACCGAAACGAAATCGCTGCTGAAATAAGCAGCAACGAATCCAACAAAACCTACGTTTTCAAAAAACTCGCAAACAACGAAAGCAAAGGCATGTTCAACTATGCATGTTTTATCGAAGTGCGTGGTGCCACTGAGGAAAAAAGCAAACCAAAAATTGTTTATACACTCAGCACAATTTTCAGCAACAATGACGATCAAAACACCAAAGTCCTAACAGACTTCATCAACCGAATCAACAACTATGGACTATAAATCATTACATTCTCAGCAAGTAAAATTGGGAAATTTTCTCAATCGATCATCGGGCAGTGATGTTGAAGAAGCCACCAAATTCAAACTGATTGAAATCGACCATCCAAACGGTTGGAGTTTCAGCGAAATCGATCAACTTGGAGATATGGGATTCAAAATTGACAACGATACGGATATGGTATCTGAAATCGAAGTTCCCACGATGGAGATGGCAGAAGAAAAAGTCCCCATCCGAGTTTATAAAACCGATGACGGATATGTTCTAGAAACTCACCGTCACTATGTTTTTGAGAGTTTCGAAAAAATGATTGATTTCATCGACTCAGTTCCGTCAGACCCCAAAATGAAAGGGCTGAAATAACGCCCCACTATATAAAGCAAAAAACCGCCGAATGGCGGTTTTTTCGTTTGTCGATCCAATGATTTACTTTGGAGAATTTTGCGGCTTTTGATTGCTTTGTGGCTGTTGCGGTTGAGCAACTTGTGAGGTTGGTTGTGCCAGACCTTGTTGCATTTCAACTGGGTCAGCGATTTCAAAATAACGTTCCAACTTCAAACCAATTTCTTCATACAGCATTTCGAGTTGTTGTTCAACACCTTTGATTTTGTGTGCTTCTTCATACAACTTTGAAGCCATTTTCTTGACTTCTTTCATATCCCGCTCCACCATTTTTGCTTCCATCCACTCACGGCATTCTTTGAGTGCATAACGTTCGGCTAAATTGACGGCATCCATGATTTTGTTTGCAGTCTCGTAAACACACTCTGCCTTCAAGTTTTTGCGATATTCGTTGTAAGCCTTGATGGTTTCACGAAGTCTGACTTTCTCCTCTTTTGACAAAGGAGCATATGCTGTCTCGGTTGCATTTTCTACTAGATGTTTTAACTTGATCATATGCTATAAATAGGGTATAAATTATAATTCCGAGATGATATCGTGAATGATTCTTTCAATATCACCATAAGGATTGACAATTTGATTTGGATTGACACTCTCGGCGAGTTTGTTCTGCGGATACATGAATGCACCTTGTGTGCTTGGATTGCTAACGAAATCAAATGCAATTAAATCAAAATCGTCTTGCACGACATCGGCTCCCTCACGCATATCCTTTTTAACACTACCCAAACCACGGCTGCTGATTCCCAGCAAAATGCCTGCTTTGAGCAAATCTTTAAGAATGTTGCCGCTTGGTGTGGGAAGAATTTCAACTGTCCCAACCAAATCATCGCCGTCCCAACCCATATCCACAATATTGTGGCTAACGTTTTTTAGGTTAACAACGCTGCTTTCTGGATGATCCAGTTCGCCCATTGCCCTACGTTGTTTCACAAAGTTATCCAAATATTTTGCAGCTTCACGCTCTAAAATACCTTTTGGGTAAACTCTACCGTTTTGGTTTTTTGCATCGGCACGTTGTAGTGTGCCTGTGACAAGCATTTTGCCATCGGTCAAAGATTCGTTCAACGAAGACCTTTTGAACTCAAATGGTAATACATCAATTAATACTGTTTTCATGTGTTAAGCTGTTGGTGGCGGTTGAGTTCCAGTTTTATCTGCTGGTTTTTCTTCGCCGACTGGAGCCGCTGGTTCTTTGCTCGTCACTGTATTGTTGGGACTCGACGAAGACTGTTTGGCTGGATCGACCAATGCTTGCGATTTGGCGATTTGATATCGATCTTTTGGTTTTGTTTCAGCGGGACCAAGAATTTTGACCTTGAATCCTGGCTTGATAAAGAACTTTGCGGTCTTTTGTTTACTTTCCTCGCGCCCGAGAATGATGATCACATAGCGATCATAATAATAATCGATGTTCACGCCAGTCACGTTAATTGTATAATCAGTCTCAGGCTGTTTGAAACCTTTGCTCGCACGGACCACAATTTTTTTATTGAGAATTTGATCCTGAATCTTTTTTTGCAGATTCGTTTTCAACTCTTCAGTGCTATCTTTCAGCTTGGTGTCAAACTGAGTAAAATCTGGTTGGAGGTTATATGCTTGCACTTGCACGTTTGGTGCAGCGGGTTGTTGCTGCTGCGGTTGTGCAGTTTGCGCTGGTGCTTGCGGAGCCGCCGGTTGTTGAGCGGGAACTTCACCCGCTTCGGTTCGTAAACGATATCGTAAACCGTTGATCCCTTCAACTACTTTGATGCCCTTTTTGTAAAAATGATTCTCTGTAAACGGCAAGCGACCTTGTTTATATCCGTCAAGACCAGGATCCATTTCTGGATCGCCATGTTGAGGAAGCCCGTTTTTATCAGCCCAAACATCGACTGGTTCAATATTTTGTGCTGGAGTCACATAAGCTGGCTCACTATACATTTGGTTTTCCAATGACAAATCGGTATTCCGATTCACCGGTTTTGCGAGCTTATATCCAAGCTGTGTAGCTGCTTTAACGTTTCCGGGACCACGGCGGCTAAATGCAAACGGTGACATCACACCGCCAACTGCACTGCTGGTAGTAGCTTCATCTATCCCATTAATTGCAGCATCAATACGCTCTTTAAGGTCAGGAGCAATATTCTCAGCATTGACCTCCAAATAGCGTTGCAGCTTTGCTTTTTTTAACTCAGTTTTCATTGGCAAATTTGTTCACTGCTTCAATCAATTCGTATGCACTCAACAAACTGGTCAACTGATTTTCTCTCACAACGCCAACGACAGTTTTATTAGAAAGTTGAGCAATAGTCTCATTGAGCTTAATTTTGATCACATCGCTTTTGACCAAAATAGCACGTTCTTTCAACACATCAGCCACACGCTTGTATTCTTTATTGACAAATTCCGTGAATTTATTGGTATTGGACACATTCGTGATATACTCTTTGAGCAGAGTTTTTTGTGATGGAAGTAATGTGGAGTATTTCTTATTGAAATTTTCGATCAAAAATTTATAAGCGAGCAGTTTCACTTCGGCTGGTTGTGAACTATACATGTCAAGTGGCTGATCATCCGTTTTTTTCTCTCGGATTAAATTCTCGACAACAAACTCTCGGGCTTCAAGCAAATCGGCAACATCGAATTGAGATTCGCCGTCGGTCTGATTTTCAAACAGTTTGTAGACACTGGCATACAATTTGTAATTGGGGATTTTGTTTTTCAAAAAATCGTCAATATCAAACTGAGCTTTAATCTCTTTAATGAGATTGTATTTTTGGGTGTTCAAATCCCGCTCATCCAATTTTGAACGAGTTTGAAGAACAACGTTAAGGAGTCTTTCGGCTGATTCAGAGTTTTTTGATGCCTGATTGACAACGAAATTATAGAGTTGAAACTCTTTCCCTAGCGATGTGCTTTCATTGAAGTATTTGAACATCAAATTCTTCGTGAATGACTCGTCCCGCCCAGCCAAAATATCGGCTGTAATTTGGCGGGTAAGTAGCTCAAATAATACTCCGCTGTTCTTGAACTTCGAATGTTTAGCTTTCTTACGCATATAGTTCTATTAAATATAAATATGTATCACTTTACAAAATCATCGCGAATTGTGCTATTCCTTGATATTTGTTTCATCCATAAACGATTTTTCTTGTCCTTCTCGCAAAATTTCTTTTTGCCCGTCTACAGATTTTAACGCCGTTGCTAATGATTCCATACTTTCCAACGACAACGGGGATTTTTTTCGGTATTTGTGTGCAGGACGCAAATCGCTACGAGAGTTGATTTCCAACGTTCCGAGTGGGTCTTCGCCAAACGGATAATCTCTAGCTTTTTTTCTACCAGTCTGATCGCGCTCTGTGAGTTTTGGTGCTTCTCCTCCAGCTGGTGCAGCACTAGCATCGGCACCGCCAGCTGCTTCTCCACCAGCACCAGCTTCTCCACCAGCCTCATCGCCACCTGGTGAGCCGCCCCCGCCTCCGCCGCTTTCATCACCGCCACCTTCCCCGCCAGCTTCACCATCACCTTTGGCTTTGAGAAACTCCAATGCGGGATCGTTACCTTCTTCTTCGATTTGTTTGAATCGATACATACCTTTCGCATCGTCCACAAGCTCTTTTTGTAGCACAATCATGTCTTGATCGCTCATACCAAAAACATTATCATATATCCACTTCTTGCTGAATAGTTTTTGTTCCTGCATGTCTTTGGACACTTCGACTTTGCTTTTCCAAACGTCGATTTTTTCTTTTTCAAAAATCGTGGATGGGTTCGTCAGTTCCAAAGTGAAATCGACCAATGCTTCATCACGGTATCCTTGACTATACAAATGCACCACCGCAATTTTGTTCAATTCGCTCACAATGATGCGTTGAACACGTTGAATGGTTCTGGCAAAACGAATATCTTCGGCGGCGAGCGTTGCTTTACCAGACAGTGCTTCGTCATATCCCAAAAATGCTTTGGGGATTTTGAGTGCCGCCATCATTTTGTTGCGCAGATATTCAATATCGTCAGTTCCTGTCCATTCAAGGCCTGGCAAATTCTCAATATTGGTTCCGCTATCGCCACCACGAACTGGAAGGAAAAAATCTTCAACCATGTTTTGTAGGTTGAAACGCAGATTGTAATCACCCGTGTTTTGATCCAAATATGGAGTCTTTTTCATTTGTTGAATAAGACGTTCCATATGGTTATCAACCTCATTTGGAGGAATATTACCAATGTCCACTTTGAAAATGCGTTTTTCGGGTGCTCGCATGATACGATGGATCAACATAGCGTCTTCCATCAAGCTCAACTGTTTCCAAACTCGTCGAGCACCTTCCAACATCGAATTATGAACGACTATTCCATTTGCTACAAAATTTGAATTTTCCGATTCAACTTGAATGTCATAAGTTGGTTGTATCCCAATTGATTCTATAGATTTAATAGGGTCCAGAATAACACTATCACATCCAATATGAGAATATTTATGTAATTGCGTCTTTTTTAATCCATCCAAATAGAAATATATGTAATATGACTTGGTTCTGTTACATGTTGTCCCACATATTATAGTTTCACCATCAAATCCTCGCTCTTTAACATTTGAACACTTAAATCCTAAACGAGATATCATACACTTGACATCTTCCACTAAAGTCTTATTATTTAATTCTAATGAATATCGATTTGAATTCCATTTATCCGTAAAAATAGACCCATCTGCATCCACAAGTCCATTAATAAATGATAACTGCAACGATTCCGATAGTTGAAATACCCAGTATGGGATTCTTTTCGTGGTCGCTTTTCCTTTGAATCCGTTAATATACAAAAATTCAGCCAACATCTTAGATCCAACAACAGATTGGTCTCCGCTATTTTCGCCTCCTTCTATCAGTCTCGATTGTTTGTTTGCAAACTTTTCAAGTAGTGTTGTGTATTTATCATTCAATTCCAAGTTTACACCCCTCGCAAAACACACAGTATCCATTGCTTTGTTCAACCATCCATCACCAAACATGAACCCAAAAAATTCCATGAAATCGTTGGTAGGGTTAACAGGCAACGAGGTTATATCCGATTTCCATCCGTTATGGTTTGATGTGGTAATAAAATCTGTGCTAAGTTTTATGTCTGCTCTGGATGACATCGATTTATTGTTAAGAACCAATAAGTCTGTTATTGCCAAATCCCCGGCATTTTTATATACAAATACATCATCAGAATATACCAAAATAGGATGTGTATCTGTGCATTCGATTGAATTGTGTTGGGTGCTTATTTTATAAGTATGTTTGTCCCCAGAAGCAATCGAATTAAGAACTGTCGATAATTCATATGTTCTACTTTCTACATTATAAGTCCATACTTTATCACCCACCGCAATTTCGTTTATGCGTTTCGCACCAAATTCCATGTCCACATATGAGTTTTTTGCCAAACATTTTCCATATGGCAGAAAATTACTGTCATTTAGCAAACGGAAATGCGCCATTTGATAATTCTCAAGGTCTTCAATTTTATTGCCGTATGGAAGATTGACTTGGAATTTGGTAAAGTTTTTGTTGGTCAAATGAGAGTTCTCAACGCGGGTGACATAGTATGAACTAAGCGGCTCCACCATGTAAACGCCGTATTCTGGACTGATGTGCATTCTCAAATAGAAATCGCCATATTTAGCCAAACTGCGGGTCCAACTCCAAAGATTGAACTCGATATTGAGGATGTCATAAAACAAATTGTTTAGAACGCTTTTGATGTCATCATTGCTGCTACGAACCGTGATCACCTCTCCAAGCTCATTGCGAGTGGTGCATTCGTCGGCATAAATGTCCAGAGCGGATGCCAAAATCGGGTCCATATCCATAGTATTTCCACAGATTACACTATCAGTTGCAAAGTTATGATATTCCTCCACCGTAACATCATAGACATCCGTTTCACCTATCATTTCAATAGATACTATTTTATGGTTTAATGTAGTTTCTACTTCCTGCTTGAAAGATTTCCAATCATGCCCCTCTTTTTTGAGACGATTTTGTAGAGTTGAATGATCGCAATGAATATGATCAATGAACTCCCATAAATTTATTTTTGAGTTTTCTTTATAAAACTCCAATGCTTTCTCTTTGACATTGGAAAATGTTATATCTCCACGATATTTTGGATTGTGTTCTCCTGTTTGATTTCTATTAACAAATACTTCTTTGAGAGTTTTTGATCGTTGTTCATTCGATTCATCGGAATGTTGTTTTCCATAAAACTGTGTAGCAATAAGTTTGTGTTCAGACACCCATCCGTGAGAATAATTATAAATACTCCGATACCCAAGTTTATTGGTGTGTTGATAAAACGGCATTACTGAATCTCCAACCCGAAGTTCATATAACATTTTATACGATCCATCTCTCATCATAAATGGATGTTTCAAACTTCCAATGACAAATTTGCCATCATCAAACGTCACTTTATATCCTTGGCGGGTTCCTTTTTTCTTACGAGGATGATACGCCTTTCCCAATTTAATACTATCTGTTTTGTGGTCATAGCTAAACACATAGAATCTTTCTTGGGGTTTATCTTTGTATCGTTCCGTCAATTCTGCTATTGTTGGGTATGTTCCATCTGGCAATGGGATAATCGTATCCGGTCCAACACAATCATAATCGCGAAACAACTCAACACGACTACTTTGATAACTGAGATTGAAATCTCGGGTATACTGATTATATGCAGTTGTGCGAAGACGATTGAACCTATCACGCAGCGAACTACGATCCGCTGCATAAAAAATTTCGTCGGTGTCGATGACTTTGAGCTTTTTACCACCGATATTGCGAACAATAATATCGTTGCTAAACAGTCGTTTTAACTTAGCGTATAGCGATCTGTTTTTTAGCTCTTGAAATGATTTTTCATCCATAATGTGCTATCTTATATATAAGTATTATAACAACCAAGTTAGTGACTCTTTTTTGCCAGTATGCGCTGCGCCGGTGTCGAATTTCCAAGTTTCTTGAGGAGATTGGATGATTTTGGTCTGACTTGCGGGTCCTGGAGTAGTGTTTACCACCTTTTTAATGCCACTCAGCATGGTGCGTGTGTATAGCATTTGCTCGGTTCGTATTTTTAATGCGGTGTCTCGCACCCAAAGACCAATACCCAACGACATCACAAGATCGTCGTTATAGCCTTTCATTGCTTCAGCTTTAGCACCGTTCCAAATAAACACATTAAGCTCTTCGTAAAGACGGACACTACGAATTACAATTTGTTGTTCACGGAAAAACGCCTCCATTTTGTTGATAATGAGTTGGCGGTTGATGTTTGTCGTTGTGAATCCGGGAACTGCTTTTTTCTCAGTATTATTGAGTTTATTGCTATAAGTTCGCTCTATATCGACAACTTTTAGATCAGATGAACTGTAAAAAAGATTTTGGTATTCTCTGTCTATAATTTGCTGCAACGATGCCCAACCAATGTTATTGTTTTCAACGACCAACAAAGCATTGTTATATTCAGTTGCCACTGTTACCAACAAATTTCCAAAATCTTTGGTTGTAATCTGCCCTTTATATTCCGCAACTTGCTCCAAAGTTTCAACGTCAAATACATGAAACGCGCTAAAATCCGCTCCGTCGCCGCGAGCGCAGTCGGCAGATATCATATAGTTTTTGCTGTAATCAGGACGTTCCCATATCCACAAATCCTGTGTGGCACCACGTTTTTCAATGGGGTCTTTGATATAAGTTTTTTTGTAAAACTCCAAGACATCGACTGAGACGACTTGATTTCCAGATGTGCTGAAATCACAATTATGCGATACAATTCCATCTACATTGAATATATTGCCGTTGCCGACATTTACAATATCATATAAATCGATTGCGGCATCGACTTTCGTAATGGATATAACTTCGATATCCGCGCCATCAACTCCTGTTATTTTTGAGCCAATTTTTATATCGCACGAACGAATTTCTATTGAATTAAAAATAAAAGGATGATTATCAGAACACTTTATCGTCTTGCCATTACTCAAAAATATGACATAATGACAATCTTTTTTTAGCTTTCTAATACCCAAAAAATTTTGATATCCAGAAGGAGTGAGAATCTGGAATCTTGTGTTAAGCTTAACGTCAGGGATGTTCATAATGTATATGATCAAATTAGATGAGAATATAAATTTTCTAATGAAATCTCATATTCGATACCAGTATTTTTATCTAGTATTTTAACTGTCGAATCCCCCCATAGACAATCGCATTCTTGAGCCGCCCCTTTTATGCCAGACAATTCGGTCTGTTGATCGCGCCATGTTTGATCACGATCTGGATGCAAATTCCAAGGCAGACGAATGGTATTGAACTTGTTTTCACCGGCTTCGGCTGCCACCCACGTTTTATGGAAAAAATTACCAACACCGTTTGGCGTTGATAATATGATCGCACGACCGCCGGTTGAAAGAGTGTATTGTGATGACAGCCAAATTTCTTCGATGTTGTCAATAAACGCGGCTTCGTCAATAATCAGCACAGAGAGTGCTGCTGAACGACCTGCGGTTCCCGCACTGGAAACAGCTTTGATTTGCGACCCGTTTTTGAGACGCAAGCTCAAACGGTTATCTTCCACGCACTGAACTTTCAACCACGCCGGAAGATTGTCATTTGCGAAACGAACTTTTGTGACAATTTCTTTGGCAGTTTCCTGAGTAATGCTGATGATTAGAATATTTTTGTCGGTAAAAAACGTCATCAACCACAAACTATATGCTGCCGTTAGAGTGGAAATACCCATCTGACGACTTTTGAGAATGATGTTGAGACTGTTTTCTACCAAATCTGTAAGAGCCTCTTCCTGAAATGGATACAAATCAAAATTACAGGTGCCGCGCACTGGATGTTGGATTTTCACATACTTCTTCATGAAGTATATGGGGTCTTCCAAACATCGTTTATACTCGGCTTTTATTAGCTCTCTGTAATTTTGCTGACTCATAATTCCCTTCTAATTCCGCAATGAACCCGTCAAGTTCTGCCAACCGAGCATTGATAATGGCGAGGTCTCTAGAGACATCTTCCTGGATTTTGCCCAAATCCGCACTGGTTTCCCACTTTTCAATAGTGCCATCTTCGTTGATAAATTCCAATGGCTTTCCTGTATGATCAACGCACCATTTCAACGTCTCGTCAAATTTCTTTTTGTATTCGCCCAAAACACTGCGCTCGTTGCGAAGATCGCGGGCTTTATCAAAAAAGTCCCACGTTCCTTCCAGCTTCATTTGCGTTTCATTTTTTATAAAACAATCGTAACAAAACTGAGTTTTTGGCCAAACTCGATCATCAAGATAATTTCCCCATCGAACATCGCAATTACAACCTTTGCAACGTTTTTCGATAATGATCGATTTTTTTGGAACTCGGCGTTTTTTACCGTCTTTCAAAACCCACTTTTTTCCACTGCTATCCTCCCATTCTTCACCCTCTTTACGAGTTGAATCATTGAGACTTTCAGTATAACCAATTTGTATAAACGGACGACTACCATCTATATAGTCTTTGACAATAGCAAGATTACTTTTACCTTGAGCTTTCTTCATAACCAATATGTATTTGTTTTATTTACCAAAACCACTTTGTAGACCTTTAATGATGAACCCCCCAGTTATTTTATATGGTTTGCTATGAATGCTTGGATCGCGCACCACAATGCCTTCATGCTTCTCCAAATCCCCAATTTCACTGGTGGCATTTTTAAGGATTTCATCGCCCAATTTGACCGTTGCGATGTAAACGATTGTATCATTAATGATCTTTTTGATATCTTCACCTTGAAAATCGGCACTGATATTTTTGCTGTCTGAAGCTTTGACAAACTGCTCACGGGTAATCAATGGAGTTTGAATGCTAATACCTTTCAGCCAATCTTTGAGAGATTTGGTAACGGGATTGCCGTCTGGATATAACGTAACTTTTTCACCCAATGGTCTGGTTAGATTTGGATTGGATTTGAACGTTGTGCCAATGCTGCCCAAAACTTTGAATCCGTATTTTTTAGCGACCGCATTCAATTTGTTGATGTAACTTTGCATTGCATCGTGGTCATAGTTGATTTCGGTTGCCACACGGCTTTTTACTTGCCCATCCTTGCCAATATTTTTTGGTTTGATTTCTTTCAATCCGTGAATTGCCAGAAAATTTCCGATGTCGCCATACCCAACTACATTGGTTTGCCCTTCCACATATTCGATGTTCAACAAAATGTTAGGATTGTCGAGCATTCCCAATTTTTTCAATTCCGATTTGGTGCTGGGAATTGCTGCGTCGAATATATTAAGCACTTTGGCACCAATTTTAACGAATCCGTGTTCTTGACCAGAGGCGGGATCAGTGGGCCAGCGTTTCGCCAAATCGTCGGGTCGCATTCCTTGAATATCGAACGGTTTGGCACTACCACGGTCCATAACGAATTGTCCTTTTGACAAACGAATACTGGCGTTTACACCGTCAATTTTGACACTTCCTGCGCCTTTTTTAAGTGTTTCAATGGTTTTGACAAATACGTCCACCAATTGTTTTCCGTTGGCGGCAAAATCGAACGGGTGGTCCATATGCCCTCCCGCGCCGCCTTCGGTCAATACTTCATAGAGTAGATTATTTAACTTGATCATTAACTATAAATATATGACGAAACAAAAAAACCCCGCCTTTTTAGTGGCGGGGCTGTTTAGGCTATCTCAGTGTTGTCAATTCACATAGGTCGAGTCCACTCAAACTTAAAATGCCCGCAATCCCATATTCTGTCATATCCATTTATTTGCATATTTTTCCATTCGCTCAAATTTGTGTCAAATTGTTTGAGTTTTTTATTGAGCTTATGCTTTTGAAAGTGCGATCTGCCAATTGGAACACAATTATTTGTATGGAAATAATGATACCCAGCTGGTGTATGTGACACAAATCTCATGCCTATATTTTTATACACGGACCCAGTAAATAATCTTTTATCGGAGTATGTTACTACTGAATTAACATCGTAATTTTTTACAAAGTGCGCAAACAATTTAGATGCACCACCCACAATATGCGTATTGAGAGTATTGCAATAACGAGATAATTCATATTGATATTTTTTATCGTATCTAGACTTGACAAACGTCATAATGGACAATAGAACGTCATCTTTATACAACCCGATTCTTATTGAAGATGTGTCATCCCCCTGAATATGATTTTTGATTAAAAACTCCGTTTTATCAACGTTTGAAACTTCTTTAATTACGCATTTCCGAGCATGAAATTTCTCAGATTTTTTAATTTTATTTAGCAATATACTTTTGACGATATCTTGTTTGCATTTCCACTCCCAATCCCAAATGTGCATCAATTCAATATTTTTTTCCGCACATCTATTTGTTTTCGACAAATGGTATTTTTTATTCTTTTTACCAGCCAACTCGCCATGCCAATATATGCCGTCGCATTCTATAGCCATATTTAACTGCGGCAGTAAAATATCGATCTCCTCTCCGCCCAATATTGTTCTATCGTGTGGCTTTGTAACAACGTTATATTCATGCAAAAAACTCAAAATTTCTGTTTCTATGGAAGACGCGAATCTGTTGTGTGGATTGCAATTCAAGCATCGAGGAATGTTCCCAGAATACAGATTATCTTCAAAATTATTGCCGCATTTACAACAAGTAAATTTGTATAGGGTATCATAAGAAGAACCGGCGTATTGTTCGCGGGTAAATAACGGGGTAACGATATTATGCAGCCTGCCCCCATCAAATATATCCGCCACGGTCTCGCTCGCAATTCTGGCGCGATGTTTTTCTTTAACAGCGTCCAATTGAGAAACGTTTGTAATATTATTATCGACTAAATATTGTTTATATTTTTTTGATTCGAATCCAATTTGCTTTGATTCGAGTCGTTTCTGTGTGCTTTTGAGTGTATTCGGAGATACATTCATGCCATATTTTTCATTATTCGTTTTTAGCATTTTATCGCGATTATTGAAATGCTCGTCACCATATTTTTCCAATTTCGTGCGTTTTGCTTTTTCTAAATTGTTGTAATTTTCATCGCCGTATTTTTCTTTCAACGTAGATTTCATGTTCAAAACCATTTTATCATACGCCCCATTTTCTCGTTTTTGGCGTATTTTGTCTTTGACATGTGGTAATTGCGATGGATGATACACACCATATTTTTTGAAAAAAGCGTCTCTTATTTTTTTACCTCGTTCGGTCATATACAATACTCCTTATCTAATAGATACATATTAACACACATGTCAAAAATGTCAAAAATATAAACAAAAAAGGAGAGCAATTTCTTGCTCTCCTTGTGAATGAGGTTTTATTAGTTATGCGCTAAAAGTTGCGCCAGTAGGCATAATGTTGAAATCAAGCATGATGAATTCAGCAGTTCTGGTTGGCTGGATATAAATCTGACCATAGAGGATATTTCTATCGATCAAATCAGGTGTGTTGTTTTCAGCATCCATTTTAACTTGGAATGCGTAAACACCGTTGCGCTGTTGGACACTCTCCAAGTATGGGTTAACAATTGCCAAGAAACGGTTGCGAGTTGCAGCAACGTTTTGTTCGAAAACAAGGTAGTTGCTTGAGCTTGCAATGAATTTCTTGAGGTTGATCAACAGACGGCGAACATTCACACGATCCGTTGCGCTTGGTGCGAGTTGGAGGGTTTTTTGACCCCACACCACGATGCCTTGGCCTGGGAATGCCACGATTGGGTTGACACGATTTTCATACAATTGATCACGTTCTTGGTGATTCAAGCGGTCAAGGACTTGCACTGCTTGAGGGATACCACCACGATTCAAACCTGCTGGAGCATACCATTCGGCGGCAGCGTTGTCGTTTGCTGCATAGATGCTTGGCAGAACCACAGAAGGTGGAACGCTGATGATTTTGTTCATGTTGGTGTCAAGAATCTTGACCCAAGGATAGTAGGTTGCGACATAGTTACTGTCGATTGTTGCAACGCTGTTAATTGCTGCTTCAATCAAACCTACGCTTTGGTTGCTTGCTGGGAACACCACGTTGTCCATGATGTAGAAACAATCACCACGGGCTTCACACATAGTGATGGTTAAGTTGGTAACATAGCTGTGTTGTTCACAGAAGATACCTGGGAGCACAATCAAGTTGATATCCCATTCATCAGAATTACTGAGGGCAGCGATACATTGTTTGTATGCAATGCTACCAGGACTCTTGATGGTTGTGCAATCCATACCTTGGGTGTTACCAGCGGTAATGTCGCTTCCGACGTTGATCGGAATTGCAGGCCATTGACCGTCGAAACCACCTTGGAAACCAACCACGAATTTACGCAATCTCACGTAAATAGGCTCGTTAACTGGATCGTAGACACTTGGAATACTACCACTCAACTCTGGGGCGAGCAGCGAACCTGTGCTTGCTGCGACACCTTGAGCATAATACTTAGCATCTGCATAGCCCCAAACCTTGGCTTCAAGATCAAAGTCGATGTTGTCACCATTTTGATCGTTGCCGCCATAGTATGGAAGTGGCTTGAACCATTGCTGGGTATCAGTTGCAACACCAACTCCAAATGAAGAGGTTGGATAGAGATGTGCGATTTCATCACTTGCTTCTGGAACTTCTCCGAACACCGTTCCAGATGGATATTTACCTGGTGCCAGACCGTAGATACTTGCTTTGCTGTAACGGACTGACGGCAACAAATTGCTCAAAGTTCCGTCGATAGGAGCATAATATCCTTCGAATCCATAAGGAATAACGCTTTCTGCGTAAGGCATGTCAGTCATTTCGATTCTGACATACTTACTCAAATTAACGTAAGTTCCGTATTCCACAATTTTACCTGCAAAGGTAATATATGCATAACGATCACCGATACGACGAGCCACAAAGTTTGCGCTGTCTGGATCAAGGTTCAAGTTTTGGAAGATTTCCAAATACTTAGGACGTTTATCGGTATCACTGTATGCACGAACTGCAAGAGTGAATGTGCCCCAGGCGCTTCCTGGAACAGTTCCAGCCAACTTGACGTTGCTGATTTCAATCTTGAATTTTCTGTTTGCCAAATTGCCATCGCTCAGAGTATGAACTTTGAACAATTTGAATTTGGTTGCGGTTGCGCTTTCATCTGCACTACCTTTGAATGGCGCAATTTGTTGTGAATAAATCCAAGGAGTTTTTGCATTGGTGATTGCAAATTGTGAGTCTCCGCTATTTGGATCATATGAATATTGGTCAACAAACTTCATGGACTCACCAACGCTGAATCCGGTTGTTGGTGCTGTTGCGACCTGAATTCTCCAACCACCACCTTCATCTGCTGGACGGGTTTTTTCCGCCAAGAAACGTTTGATGCTGTCTTCGAATAGCACGTAGTTGTATGCTGCTTCGATTTTTTGACCGGCAACTTGTTTTGCTGGATTACCAACTGTTGGGTCCATACCAAACACGTCTTTGATGTAGTTATTTGCGTTTTCTTCCATCGAGAAATCGTAATAACCGTATGTTCCAGAAGAAACATTGCCATCTGGATCTGAGAAGTTATAGCGAAGTGCCAATTGATATTGGTTTTCGTTTGGATTGACTTGTCCTTTGTATGGATACACAGAACTTGTCAATTGAGCAACCGTTGAATCTCCGAATCCGGAAACCGCATAGTTGCTGTCAAACTCGGTTGAGCCATTTTGGGTATTTGCCAACACGCTCAACACCATGTTTTTGCGGGTGCTTGGATTTGGATTACATGGGTCAGAACCACCATTTGCAACCGAGACGAACGTTCCATTGAATGGACCATATTCGCCACTGACGATGCCGAGGAATCTCAATGCTGCACCGCAAGTAGCTGCACTGCGAACAGTTGCAAAACTTGCGCTGTGAACAACCAATGCAGTAGTTGCATCAAACGTGTCCTTATCATAGTCCAAAGTGATTTGATCAAAAGGAGTGGTGGTATTCAACATCGAAGAACTCAAACGAAATGCCGTTTCAGTGCTTTCGTTGATTGCTGTTGATATTTGAATGGCTTCTGTGGTTTGCAAGCCTTGAGCACTCGATGTTAGATAGAAATAGCCAACTGCGCCAGATGGAAGTGACCCTCCAGTAAACGGACGGACCAACTTGCCACTTGCAACTGTGCCGAGGCTAACTTGTTTGCCAGCATAAATTAAGCTACCGCTGAGAGTGCCAGTGCCGTTATAATTTGCTGGATAATTGCTGGTCAATGCTGTTGAACCGAAACGAGCATTGATGCTGCCGCTCAAAATCAGTTCTGAAGTATCATTTGATACAATTGCGTCAAACTGATTTTTTGGAGCAGTCGATTTTTTGCTGTAAGTATATCCTTTCAACTTGGTTGTTGAAGCAACGTTGCCTGCCACAAATACGAATGGCCAATTGATTTCGCCGTTCACTTGATTGATTGATGCAGTCAAATACGAACCAGAATTTGCTGGAAATGTTTTGGTTCCGCCCGGGACGCCGGACCATGTTCCGTGTATCGCGCTATTGATGATATAATCAGTCTGTAGAAGAGTGCTGCCGCTCATATAAACGCTGCCAGTAGGAATGAATCTGTTGACATCGAACCATGCCATAACATAATCAGAAGAGCCATTGTGTCTGGCTACTTTTTTGCCAGCACTCACCACAGATGCGCTGAAAGCTGCATATGCATTTAGTGTGGCAATATTAACCAATTGTCGATTTTTATATGCATCTCCGAGAGATGAACTCAACGATGCGATATCTGGCAAATAAGAATATGATCCAAGGAAGCTGGTAATTTGAGCTTTCGTGGTGAGACTAACACTTGCACTAAGACCAACGATACCAGTTGGGATACCTACAACAGTGCTTCCGCTGACTTTCCAAGCTGAAGCAGAGTGAGTGTATTGAATATTGGCGGTTAAATCGTCGCTATTCAAATACATGAATGAAGCGGTTGTTAAAGCACCAACGTCTGCTGATCGGTCCCAATAACCTGGTTCAGCATACACGACCAAAGGATTTTTTTGCCAGTAACCAGTCAAACCGCCGACACGAACAATCGTGACGATACCTTGTTGAACAAGATATTCTTTGGCAGTATATGGTCCATAATAAACACCGTCAGCAAGCCCGTATCTTTGTTCGAGCGTTGCTACGTCAGTGATAATATTTGGAAAAAATGCAGGTCCGTCAGCAAATGGAGCGACGATTGCACCTCCGATGTTGGCTACCCCTTGAGCTAGCCCCGATAAGTCATTCTCACGGGTAAATACCCCTGGACTGACGATTGATTGTTCTGGACTCCAGCGTCCACCTTCTTGTATTGGCATAATTTATGTTCCTTTCAAAGTTAACGCTAACTTTCGAAGTTATGTTTACTTTATAAATATTGCCAAAAAAGTTGAAGCTCTAACTATTTATGTCAACTTCTCGTTTTTCTTACCGAAAGCTTATCTTGCTATACCCATTTTCTTTTTTGATTTCGAGATGCATATCAACCATATCTCGCATTTGATCCAAATGGCTGATAATCCAAATGAAATCGAATTGGTGTTTCAAATACGTGAACAGAGCACCCATCTGCCCCAAATGGTCGCTATCAGCACAACCAAATCCCTCGTCGATGCAAATGATATTGGGTCTCGGAAGATTGCTGATATTGATAAGAGCAACACGAATAGCCAGTCCACTGATGAATTTCTCCATTCCACTTCCCATTTCCAATGCCCAGCGGCGATCTTCATACACAATATTACTCATGATGTTTTTACCATCGGTTTGCAAAGTAACAGTGAACTCCACAATCTGATGCAAAATGTTGTTAACCTCTTTTTCAATCTCTGGCAAAGTTTTTGTAATTACTTCGTAGGGAATGCCATCTCGACTTATTACAGAAGTATACAGTTTATACGTTTCATAGGTCGATTCCAACTCTTTTACTTTTTTCAATTGATCTGTGGTGTTTTTATACTGAAGCTCCAGCTTTCCTTTTTCAGTGGATGCTTTGAACAGATCATTATTGGTGTTTTTGATGTCGGATTCGACGCGTTTTACCGAGTTTTTACAGTCAGTAATTTCAGCAAGCAGTTTGTTATTGTTCTCGATAATATCCTTATTTTTGTAAAATATGTCGATATTATCCGTGACCAATTTGAGCTTGTTTTGTAGATCATTTAGAGCGTTTTCCAATTTCAAAATGGTATTATTGAACGATGACCGAGCCTTTTCCAGCGTGGTTTTTTCAGTGTTGGATCGTTGACATTCTTTGTAGCGAACCTCAATGTCACCATGTTTTTCAACTTTTTGTTTTATGCCGTTGTAAAGAGTCACAATTGCTGTGGCACGGTTTCGTTCATTATCCAAATCTTGTTTGGTTGCAATTGCATCTTTAACAAACACATTGTTGACGCAGTATGAACAGTCAGGATCGTATTTATGTTCCTCAAGCTTTTTGAGTTTGTCCATCTTACTACGAATCACCAATTTGAGCTTTTCGATGTCGGATGAGGTTTTGCTTTCTTCGGCTTTATCAATTTTGTATTGCTCATACTCGACATCGATATTTTCACACGTTGCGAGTGAACCGCTCAATTCAGCTATGCGACGTTCCACATTGGCGAGTTCGGCTTTTTGATCAGAAATGTCGTTTTGAGTAGTTGCGATCTTTTTGTCGAATTCGATTTTGTCGGATTCCAGCACAGTAATATCGTGAGCAAAAGAATCAGCTTTGGTAATGTTATTGCTCAGTTCAAGCAATTTACCATTCCACTCTTCTTTTTTAATTTCCAGATCAGCCATCTGTTTATTTGAATCAACAATTTTTGCAGTGTTGATCTCGATGCTGCCAGAGATGTGTTCCAGTTCTTCGACGAGCTGGTCTTTGCTAATGTTTTTCAACAGTGTATTTGTATCTCTGAAATTGTCATTTGCAATGTTATACAACTGATCGAATACTGTTAATCCCATGAATTGGCACAGCAAATCTTTACGTTCAGTCTGCCCAAGGTCTACAAACGATCCTGCTTTGCTGTTCTGAACACTCAAAACCGTGAGAATAAAATCCTCATATGTTCCAACATAATCGCGAATAATGTCGTTGGTGCTGCGCCGGGCTTCTCCATTCAATGGAATTTCGTTACCATTCTCGATTTTGTAAAATTTGACCTCTACCTTAACGTTGCCCTTTTTATCAGCTGCCCCTTTGCGTTCAATAAAATAATCAACACCGCTCACTTCAAAATTGAACTTACAACTGAAGCTCATCTTTTGAGTGTTCATTACATTAACGGCTTTGTAGCCTTTGCTGAACTTATCAAACACACAAAATGCCAACGCATCCATGATGCTGCTCTTGCCACTGGCATTCGGAGCAAACAAACCTATCGTGCCTTTCAACTGAGTGAAATCAATGAAATTATCCTCACCATAACTGAACATATTGTCAAACTCAAAAGTTTTGGGTTTCCAACGAATGTTTTTTGGCGTTTTGTCTTTTGGAATTTGTGTGTTGATCGTTTTGTTGAGTTGTTTGACTTTCTCAATCAACTCGGGGTCCACTTTCTTCGCAAGCAGATTGTCCTCAATCAATGTGTTTTGGTAGTCTGCGTCAAAAATGCTATGAATATCTAGCACTTGACCGATCTTGGATGCTTGCGTATCATACTCATCAATTCTGATAAACGTTGATTCCAAAATCTCGCATTTGGTTTTGATGGTATTAATAACCTCTTTAACTTGAGATGGAATTGTTTCAAAACACTTGGTGCGAATACGAGCTTTTTTGGGAATGTTACTGATATCTGTGAGCAGTTCACCCTTGCTGATTTCGACGGTATAAAACCCATAGTCATTTGAAAGTTCGTAATGTTTGAACAGTCGGCGTTTCAAATCCCATGCCAAAAATCCGTGACCTTTGAGTTCTTCACCGTGATTTTGTTGGATCATTGAACCGGCATAAACAATTACTGGCTTGCCTTCGCCGTCATCATACTCTTGCAATACTTGATGTTTATGTATGTCGCCCAACATTACTATATGATGCCCATCAAATAGATCGTTTGTGATGGCGCGATTGCTGACAGTATAGCCAACATCCGTAATGGCGTTGTTTACTGGACCGTGAAACAGAGCAATATGGTGATCAGTTTCCAATCGATATTTGGCTGGAATATTGTCATACTTGATGTATTTGTCTGGAGCGTCAAACACACTGAAATGGTTGAACAGTATGTTTTCGTATCGAAATATGTCGGTGGGTTTGAGATAATAAAGATTCGGATGATTCAGAGCATCCACGATTGGAGTCAAACAATCCAAACGATTTTTATTGGAAAGCATACAATTTCCGCATATACTAATCAGCCCGTTTCTACGAGTCAAAACATTAGTATTGGGCACAGACACACAATATACATTTCCATCATATCTAACTTTTCGAATTTCTTTAATAGACGTGTTATTCACCGTATCAGTCAAATTAATATGCCCAGAATACTGTTGTTTGGAGTTTTCATAATTGCCAAATATAATTCTATCAGATTTTGTTGATGATGCTCCAATTAACCTGGCGATTGTATATAATATATCAATACTTTCTTTTGATATTGATGTAAAATACCAATAATTTTTACCATTTTTAGACAAACTCCCATCGCCATGTAAATAGCCGTCCATAAAACTTTTCAATTCGGAATTTGTATGTGAAAAAATAGATGGCGGTATTTCTTTTTTATTATTGAAAAATTTACATATGTCTTTTGCCAAACTTTCATAAACAACAATGAAAACTGATCCATCTTTTTGAGGTCTGGTTTTTGTTGTATAGTTTAATTTTTTTAATATATTCTCTAAATAAGTTATTTCCCGTTCACATTTGAGATGGAATTGAACTCGGCATCCATCAAATTTATTTTCATCGGTGTTATTTACATGGTCTCTTAAAACAAAAGTTCCTTCTGCGAAAGAGAATCCCAGCAACTTAAAAAATGGGCTTTCTGCGTAATTATTAACAATGCCATTAATTGGAATTAATCCCGTAAGAGGAACATCTTTTGCTTCTTTTTTATAAAATTTATCGGTTTGAGTGTGATAATACAACATCTGATGTGTCGGAGTAACTAATATATCTGTTTTCTTACCAAGAAAATTATACATGGCTCCGTCGGATCGTTTGATTATTGTTTCACTTGGGGATTGAAATTCAATTTCCTTTGTATCAACATTGAATGTGGCGATTTTATCCATGCTTTTATTTTCAACATATTTTTTAATGTTGACCCATCCGGATTGAGTCAATAGTTCATGATCTTCACTATAACAATCGTGATTGCCAGCAATGAGAATGGTGGGCATTCTATCTGCACACCCTTTCAGAAAATCCCCACCTATTTTTACGCACTCTGGACTCAGATCGCTTTTGTTGTGAAACACGTCGCCAGTGATCACACAAATTCCAGCTGCATTTTTACTCAGCCTATCTAGAGCCAAATAAAACCGATCAAAAACAGTTGTGTATTCGTCGTGCCGTTTGGTCAATCGGATGTGAATATCCGATACTTGCATTACGATGTCTATTTTTTTGTCTGTATTTTTTAGCACTATCATAGTTTATGTCTTATTTTCAATCTGAACAAATTGCTCTCATCCATCTTAACACTAGCATCGATATTTTGCCAAGTTTTGACATGCCCAATCTCATTCGGGTCTTTTCCATCCAACAAAACCAGATGGGCATCGATGCCATTTTGGATCAAAAATTCGCAAATATCAAAGCTACTTTTGATGGCATCATTATCCAAAAGCACGTTAACTCTTGGTGGTTTTTGCTGCATCAATTTGATTTTAAGTTTGCTGGAAAGGGATTTTCCAAACAAAGGAATTGCGTTATATTTGACAGAAAACGCATCAAAAACCCCTTCAACCAACGTAATCGGTTTGCTGAAATCGGTCAGCATTTCAAAGCCAATAATGTTTTTGGATGCCTCGCACAACCGATATTTCATCTTGCTTTGATAAAAATCACGACCGCAATAAAAATTCAATTCTCCCGTTGCAGAGTAGGATGGAACCACAATTCGATTCGCAAATTTACCTTCGCAACAGTATCCTATGTTGTATCGGAGAATGTCGTAAACACTCAAACCCCGTTTGAAACAATAACTCAACGCATGTTTATGGCACACATCTGCTGCGGATTTATACAAAGGTTTGAACTCTTGAGGAAGGCGTAGTTTTTCAACTTCGTGTATTTCGGATGGTTTCGGAGCCCTGATTTTACAAAGAGTCTGGTAAAATTCACCAGGAGCTCTGATTTTGTTCAAAAGGCTTTTGAAGCTTTTTCCACTGAAATTGCACACCCAACAATGATAATAACCATTGGTTGTATTAACGTTTAATTTGCGTTTATAATGGTTGCAATTCGGACAAAAAAACATAACCTCCTCGCCACCCTTTTGGATGTAAGGTTTATGCTTAAAAAGCCGAGTCAATGTTTCTATAACGGAGGTGTCTACCATACGCCTGAGTATAGCATACACCAAACTGTCTAAGACGCAACTTTTTATTTTTCGTCATACATGGCGGCAACCACGGCATCATACATATCACCATTGCGCTCATCCCAGTTGCCCTTTTTATTGGATACGGTGAAATTGATAATATCGGGCATCATCAGTTCCAATTGTGCTTTGACAAATGCTTTCGGTTTGATACCTTTGATTCTACACTTACCAAACAAATGCTTGCGCATTGTGGTCACACTTAAAAGATTGACCTTCTTTTTGAAATGCTCCTCCATGATGTAGGCAAACACCGCATTGTGCCTTGCCAGTGTTATAATAACCTGCTGTGAAGTAAATCCACCAGCGAAGCCACTAAGAGCGGCTTCTAAATTGATGCATGAAATCTGCTTGGTGAGCGGGTTTTTTTCCAATTCGGATATGACATGAAACGTTTTTTCCCTGGTCGTATCGAATTTTTTGGTGTCAACAAAGCCAGCAGAGAGGATTTTTTTATCCTCTCTGAATGCCCAGCCCGTGACCGACGTTGAAGAATCTAGTCCTAGTGTAACCATTACCTAATACATAGTAATGATCAGCGAGTAAACTTAGCGTTACTGTATCTGTCGCTATTAAAGCCCTTTAGATACAGTGATAACTGCTTTGATTTATTTCCAATTGCGTCTTTGAATTGGGTCTGACCGATTGGAGTTTTGAGTTTGAAACCTTGATCAACAGTATACATCGCGTCTTGCACCGCACCCTGACCGTTCCAATTCACAGAAATTTTATTAACACCATCTGTTCGAATACCACCGTTTGTGGTGTCGCTATAGTTGAGTGCTGTTTGATTGAAATTCTCAGTTCCGTTGTTGGCGTGGAGTTTGAACCCTTTTGTGGCAGTGTATTTAGTATCAAACGTGCTGGTTCCTACAGATAGTTCATTTGAACCGTCACCCGTTTTGACGTTTTTTTGAACTGGTTGGTATGCACCACCAGCAGCTTGACCGGACAAATACCTATCTGCCAAGCTTTTGTTGGAAGATTCACGATCAATTGTTTTGCTATCTGATAAAGTTGCCATATATTTCTAATGTTCCTTATAATAAATAGGTTTATGTGTCCCATTTCACCACAATATTGATGGGAATCTGACCGTTATTTTTAATCGGATTTGCGATCTTTCCAATAGCGACCAAATCAGCCCCCGCATACAAACCTACTTGGGTGATGTATGGTGCTAGATATGATCCTGTAGGATCGACGGAAGCACTGTAATGATAAGAGAAAAATTCTGATTTAATCTTATTGCCAAATCCCTTCCCAGTTCTAGCATCCAAAAATTTAATGATGTCGTCATAATTTTTACGCTTTGCGGTTGGTGAAACGTATTGTTTGTAGTTTTCGATTTGAAGATTTTGTATGTAGTAGTTCCAAATCAAAAATGCATCGGCATAATCCACAACACCATCGTTGTTGGCATCAAAATTTTTCGTGGACATTGCGCAACGCAATTCTGGAGTCAAACGGTCGGCGGTATAGTCATTCATAGACGACGCAAAATAAGAAAACATACTTTGCTGCACATCTCCCTCGACCAACACATCCCACCAAGATTCTTTGCGCGGTGCCGTCAATCTATAGTTGATATAGCGAAGGATGATGTCTAGGTTGCTGAAATCAAATGTCGCTTGATTAATGATGCCGTAATCAAACAATGACCCAGTAACAGCCGTTGGGTTTGTGGATACATTGAACTCTCCTGGTTCGACCGTGCAGATATACTGCTTTTCATTCAAACCGACTTGACTTTGATAAGTTCCATATATATAGTCGATAAGAGGATTTATTGGATCTTTGAGAAAGTCGCTCAATATACTACCAGTGTTGTTCACAATGATGCGGTTGTTATTGTAAAATACGTTGCCGATCACAGCGTCTTTTTGCAAATCCGCAAAGTTATAAATGAACGATTTTCCGCACACATCATACATTGCGGGTTGATCCAAAACATAAATAATACCACCCGTGCCACCGTTGATATCATCACCAGAACAATCACAGATAGCATCTTCCATTTTGAATTCCACAATATTTTCTGGAACCGAAAACGAGCAATCTAAATCTCCACTACCACTTTGTTCAGCCAGCATTGCTGTGGCAAGATACATATCATCGTTCAATGGAGCGGGAGACCCTATAACCAGGTTTTCATTGCTTACTGCCACAGATGCTCCAAACGCACTAAAGCATTCGCCCACACGCTTTCTATAAGCAATTGGCGCAGTTGTTGCCAATGTTAAAATCGACGACCCAGAACACGCATTTGGAATCCATTTATACAACAATGCTTGACCGTTGAAAGTGCTGGCACCAAAATCGTTGTTTTCGAAATTTGTGTCGAACGTATCAACCGAAGATGACAAATAAATGCTTGAAAATGGAAAATAGGGTTTTGGAGAGCCAACCAGCACATATTGGTTGGTCATATCGACACTATATCCAAGCATGTTGTCTTTGAATGTGGTAGCATCCCCATACAATTTTTTGTTGAGAATATATTCGGTTGAGCCAGTTGAATGATAGTAAAAATAAAACGCTCCACGCTGCCTAACGGTTGATGATCCACTATATTCCAAATATACCAAATCGTTTGGAGCACCAACAACGAGACCTTGGTTAGACAATGCCACAGAATACCCATATCGAGATGCGGATTGTGCAAGTGGATAAAATTCAACATCTGGAACAGATTCGAGTTTCAGCCAATTTGACGCAGTATTTTGTGACAACGTTTGAACCAGCCCCCAATTATCAGTGGAACCATCTCTCTGATAAATATACACTCTGCTGTGAGTCGTCGATAGCGTTCCGACTGCAATACGATTTTCACTGGTTTTATCGATGGCGACCGCAGAGCCAAAAAATTTTTGTCCAGCATCTCCACTTGTTAATGTCGTTTGAAGATCATAGTCGTCGGATAGAGTATTGTATTTATAAACATAAACAGCACCCCGTCCGCTGCTTGCACTTGGCGCACTTATCGCCAAATAATTATCTGAAATACCCACAGATTTTCCAAACCAATCAGCGGGATTGCCATCAATTGTGCAGAATGGATCGGTTGGTAATATGAAATCGGTATCGTCCGTATCGGCACAAGCAGAAGAATTGCTGTTGTCATACATACGATACACGTCTACAGCAGCGGACCAATCATAATAAGTTGGACCGGTGCTATTATAGATTTTGCGATCCCAATCACCAATCCCCATATATTTATCGCATAAAGATACCGAATCTCCATATCTACTTTGCAGCAACGTGTGTGACGGAGGAGTGGACGGGCGATAGTTTCTAACAAACGAATAATTTGTATCGAATTGATTTCTATGATATACAGCTACTTCTCCAATTCTGGCAAAACTCTCACTACAGTTGTAAAGTTTTGAGTTTGGATTACCAACTGCGACATACGTTCCGTTGGTCGCAACTTGATATCCGAAATTCTCGTTATAGATGTTCAGGAGTGTTGACATTTCCTATAAATATTGAGCAAAAACAAAATTCACTGGAAGTTTCAATATAATAAACCCGGTTATTTGTTTATGCTGGGCAGCCTACTTTAACAACCCAGTAAGTGTCTGGCAATGGAGAGTATATACGTAATGTTGCGGTTGGTGTAGTAGTATTTTTAACAAATTGCGCAGTTCCATCTCCAGGTCCCGAACAAATTGCGCCATAAAATCCATATGCCGCCAACTCAGGAATAGGAGCTCCTGGTAGCAATGCGCTGCTTCTCCAACCAGTCATAACGACAGTAACTCCCTCATAAATAATTTCAAACATATCTGGAACAGCATATGCTGAATACGTCATAGTAACAACCCCAGTGGCAGATCCAAGAGTTATTTCATAATCGTAATAGTATGGGGCTGCTGCTGAAAATCCATATGCAAAAAGAGTGTTGCAAGAAACTGGACCGGGCGGTGCCACCGTTGGCGGCACTGGACCAGGCGGAACTGGTTCTATTGGGCAGCACGGACCCACAATGGAGGGATTTGCCAAATATGATCCCAACCCGCAGACGCTTACTGGAACAGCCAGATCATCCGAATCAGAAATCAATCCATATTTGTTGATAAAAAATGACCCAGATAGTCTAAGATTATAATTACCATCATCGACGATGTCGCCCGGAATATCGCCACTTTGGTTGTTGATAACCAATGTATTTGGGCGAATTTTATCGCCAGTTTGATCAACCCGCAAATTCAATGCTGAAAAATCGTTGGTAAGATGTAAAGATGCCCCATCCGTGTCATATCCATCGAAACCAAAAATATTGTAAGCGTTGTTGTAGTTGTTGTAATACATTTTTTGGACTGTATTAAACACTTGGCGTTGGTAGGTGCCGTCTAAATTCATTGGGTTGGACACGGCATTATACTGAGCACTACCGCTTGGATAAAACACCGAGCTAGAATGAACATATTTACCAATTTGAAAATCGATGGGGTCGAGAAATTGGCTGACGGCTAAAAACCCGCTCACCGGCTCTCTGGCACAACTACCAGAAACGTTGTTGTTGCACGAAGCAATAGGAGTAACGAGCGGAAATAGATCATCGCCTTCGTTGGCAAGAATCAGATCATTCAAAACACTATTGAGTGTCTGCTCCTTGGCAATCGTAAACGACGTTACAATTATGTCTTGATTTCTAAAGAATTTGATCATCCCTATATAAATAGGATGTGTCTTAGAAATCGATGCGGACTTTTATTAGCAACTCACTATCAAAGCTTTTTTGAACTGGGCGACTAACTTTGCCAATTGCCAACAACTCATTGTTGGAATCATACAAGCCAACGCTCGTAATATAGGTTCTTGGGTTGTTGATCAAATCTTGGTAAATGATCGTTCCTTTTGTCTTACCATCGGTTCCATCAGACACAAATGTTGGATTATTGCTATAATTATACTCTTTGTTTTTGACACGGACGAAATAATTGGTGCTGGGAACAAACTCACTTTTACGAACCGCCATAGGCTTTGTGCTGGTTTTCAATCTGTAAAAGAAATATCGGCTCCAAACTCTCCAGTGACTTTGGAAAGCCGTCGAGAAATCGTTGCTGGTTCTGGCGGTAGTGATTTCGTTGCCGGTTGATGATATACCAACACGTTTTTCCAGATTGATAGCATTGAAAATGACCACGCCATTTGAAGGGTAGGACAAGCCAATACCTTCATAAACTGGACTACCGGTTTTCAAATATGGAGTAGGAACTCCACTGCGGACTGACCCAGAAATCAAATTGTAAACACTCTGCTGTTTGTTGACCACAGATGAATCGTCAATATATGAGAACTGACCGTGGGTTCCCATGAAATTGATTTGGACTTGACCAGGATCAATTTGGTCTTTCATTTTGTCAGCAGAGAAATTCACCACGAAAATTGCTTCGCTGTCTTGTGACGTAGAAGCACTGCCAGACGCAAAAGAAAACAAGTTATCACCTGGTTGCAGCAACACATTTCTGTATTGAGAATAAATGACTTTGGTTTCGTTTGTCAAAACTTCATCTGATGCTTGAATGATTGCGCCAGTAGTGCTGTCGTATTGGGAGCTACCAGAATTGACATAATCACCATACGCAACTGAAAAATATTGGTCGCCGCCAGCATACACGTTAACATAGTATTGACCGTTACGAACGTCCCACTGAGTGCTACCAATCATTGTGTTGGCTTGAGCGGACGATGTTGAAAAGAGCGATTGGCTCAAATACAAACTCCCCGTTCCGAATAGACCAGAAGATACCTGGTTTATTCGACCCACTACGATGTCGTCTGATGTAAATTGGCTAAAAATCATATGTTATCTTAGGTTGTTGTAGGAACTTTCACCGTGACAGTGATCGACGTATTACCACCGCTTTCATTACCGATGAGAGTAATGTTGGTTGTAGTTGTCAGTGCCAAAGAGGCGTTTGGAACAAATCTAAATTTATTGCCCACAACCACTTGAGATGTTTGTGAGGTCAAATCGCCAGCAAATGAAGGAACCGTGGCTGTGGTCGAATTCAAACTGTTCGTTTCCGTCACAATCAATGTGCCAACGTTTTTGTTCGAAAGGATTGCTGTATAGCCCAAAGTGACGTTGTAAGTAGGATTGGTGCTTGGGCTGATAGAAATATCACCAGTATAATCACGATCAACAGTAATAACGCTTTGCGCTACACTGATCGTAGGAACTGCGGTCACACCTTCGTTCAAACTGACCAGTTTATACTTCATCAATTGCGATTCATTCGTGATCGGTTCCATTACTGGAGTATTGCGAATGGCAATGTCGTAATACGCACTACCAAGTGGATGCGTTGGGTTAAACTGAGTGTAGTCGATTTCATCGTCTGCCAACGCAAACGCTGTGATGTTCAGACCGCCAGTTTTTGCGAGAATTTCACGACCTTTTCTCGTCAAACCGGCGTTAATCGTAATTACATTGTTGTCAAGATATGCCATATACAAATAATTATCAAGCTAATTCGGTTTTTTACCAAAATAGATACTATAAGTTCATAATATACATATTCAGGCTGGCACTATTTTCCATAGATGCGGTAAGCGGAACCGCAACAAATAGACTGTTCGGACTATCAATTGAACCAGTCGTTGTGCCATATATAGGAAAATTGCTGCTACTAACGTTCAAACTCAAAAACCCTGGGATTGTAATGACCGGTTCTGAACCATTTGTAACGCCACTTCTGTTGATGGTGGTTGTAGAATCATTTTTCCCTTTGATGTAAGTATAGAAAGTGACTTTCGATTTTGCGGAAAGTTTTACACCACTTTTGATAGAATAGTTCGATGCACTAACCGCTTGATAGCTGTATCGGGAACCTGGCATTACGAGCTTGCTCAAATGTCGTGGTGAATAACCACTGTTCATGTTTCCATAATAACGGTTTGTAAAGCCACTGGACCCCGTGATTGAACCCGATCCAATCGATTCAACTCGATCAAAGCTTGCCGTAAATCCAACAATTTTACCGTTGTTATCGGCAAATTGGTAATAATCATTGTCCGAGACGTTGTAGGTATTCCGAACGTTGAACCCATTCTGGTTGACAAAAACATTCTTGCCGTATCTAGCAAAAATGAAATCGCGATCATCGATAGTATCGGGAATTTCAAACCGTGAATAATTATAAGTATTATGGTCGGTATCTATACCAGTGATGGAACCGATGGCGACGTTCATCGCACTGCCAGTTGTGTATGACCCCGATAAATGTGCCGCGTTATCGAACCCAAAACTTGCGGTCGAAAATCCACCCACGTTATAAGTGATGTCTTTATAATTGAATTTTTTTCTTTCAAGAACAGACGGCTCAATCAGCAATCCGCGTTTAAGGGCAGCGCGGTTTGGAACAACTTTACTGATATAGTCAAACACACTGAAATCGATATAGAATCTGTATGTGGTATAGAATTCTTGCGGATAAATGTATTTCTCGTTTGTTGCCGCAAAATCAGCAAGACGTTGTTGTAATGCTGGATAGTTTTGGCTAGTCAGATATTTTGGATCGCCAATCACATCAGTTACGCCCTCTTTACCAATGAAATTTTCAATTGAATTTTCCAAATACGTAAATGGACTGATATAGTAACCAATCACGTTACTATCGCTACCAACAATGTCATTTGTCTTTGTGCTGTAATCGTATGGCACCAAATTTGATGTTGCGAACTCATCAATTTTGTTGATCTTAACGTTGTTTTTGTAATTTGGACCGAAATTATTGGCGTTGATTGCCTGCTTCATGACCAGTCGTTCAAACTGATATGGGAAATTCGAAACGACTGCGGGTGTGCATTCTGGATACGACTGAACAATGGATTCGCCCGTGAAATTATATGCTCGGAATGCATTGGCGTTTGGACTGCCAATCACATGATATCGAACATTTTGATTCGGAACCCACACATAATCAACCGAAGATGTGTGCGACCACAAATCAACGGGCGTGTCGAAACTCCACAGATACAGCAAATTGTCATAAATCAAAGCTTTATCTGGCGAAGAAATACTATCGATATTATAGCTATGTTCATTGAAATCCTCATCGGCAAGTGGGGCGATCATCACCTTCACCTTATCAATATTTCCTTTGAACGACACATCGGACTCGTAGTTGCCGATATAGAAACTACCCGACGAAAAATATTGGTTCTGGGAATAGGTAATGACTTTTGTTGCTGAGTCATGAAAATTGTTCAAAGACCCTTCATACTGATTCACCGCAAGTTTGTATGATTTTGGCACATATTTCTCCGCACTCGATGCGGTGAATGATGCGGTGATGTTGTAATAGTTATGTCCACTTCGTATAAACGAATGGATTGAAGACAGATTTTCGACCACTGGCAGCGCGTCATATTCGTAGCCGTCTGCGACATCCCGCGATACCATGAATGTAAAAAGATTGCCATTCAAAAAGGGCAACTCTTTAGTTTTCAAACTGGATGTGAAATTGGATTCCAACGGATGGAAATCAAAAATCAAAATACCAGATTCGGTCTGGCGTGTTTTTTTGATATAAACTCTCCAATCAACATGGTCGTTACGCATTTTGGTAACAATCGGTATTTGATCGTCGGCAAAATAGTTTGTGCTGGCAAATCGAAATGCCGTTTCAAACGTATTGAATCCTGTGAACACTTCGTTGATGTTGCGAGAAGATGTGAGATGATAATCACCCGCCACAGAAGCAGTTATCGTATATTGTGGCTGCGACTCATATTTGTATTCGCTGCCAGTATGATTGAACGTGACGTATTTGTCACTGTCAAATTTAGCCAAATAAACAATGCTATCAAAATCAAAATAGTTGATCCGATTGACAGTGACATCCGTGCTGCCATATTCACGCAATTGAACCAGTCCGGTTGGAATGCCAAACAGTGATGTGATCAACTCCAATGAGTTAGCAGTTCCTTTGGTTTTGTAAATATATGGTAGATTGTTCGCAAATCGGTTGAGAAGTCGTTTGCCATAGTCAAAATACGAGCTTGACAATGATCCGCTATATTGAGTCTGGTCAAACAGATACTGTGTTACGTCGCTGTTTTGTAGTTTGAAATTATCAGTATTCCAACTGAATGAGTTGAGCAATTCGTCCAAGAAATTTTTTGGATAGTCACTCGCTTCTGATGCGCCTAGAGGATATGTCTTTGGAAACTTTTTGACATACACCAAAATGTTGTCAAAGAAATGCCCCACCATAGAGGTGAATTTCAAATAATCGGTGTAGTCACCATCTTCTTGAATATATGCAGGAAGTTGATTGATTAAACTGTCAACATTGTTTTTATCATATTCAATACCATCGAGCACTTTCTCGTCGAGGCTCGACGTATAGAAAAACAAATACGATTCGTATTCATCAAATGAATTCAGCAATGCGATTTGATCTTGCTCCAAACGGTTACGCTCCTCGGCGTATGAAGCACTAATGACCAGATTTGCGGTGTCCGCTCTCAAAGCAATTGCCGCTTTTTGTGAGTTCTTTTTGTTGAACTCGGATATTTTGTTCTTGGCGATTTTCGTTCGCAACTCAGCAGAACTATACACGACGAAGTTCTCAAAGCTGTTGTAGTCGATCAAAAGATCATTGATTTTTTGCTTGAGGCTTGCCTTTGCGGAAGTTAAAGTATCAACAGAGTGCTCTCCGTATTTATCGTTTGTAGGGTTTGCCGCGTCAACCGAAACGCTGAAATTCACTCCGTTCAGATAAATTTTACGGCTTACTGGCTCAACAAACAAATTCGTTTTGAAATAGACTGGGGCAATCGAAATATTGCTGATCCAGCATGTTGTTCGCACATCATATTCCAAAGGAAGCGGCTGATCCAATTTTATCTGAACATTGACTCTACCATCAGTCGGGTTCAAATAGTTTGTGTGGGTCAAAATCTTGACCAACATACCGCCATCAAAATTCAACGCATTTTTGTAATAACCGAAATATCTGTTGGCATACCCGTCCAACATTGATGTCGTTTGAACAGCCAACCAATCTGTGTAAATGATTTTGACAAACAAATCCAGAATGGTTTGAAGCTGGACGGAATTGATGCTGGTTTTCTGCAAAATGCGATCCTGCGACACTTTCGTAACAATGGTTTTGAATGCGAGCAGAATATCACTTTCACTAAATTCTGTTGAATTGTATGTGTAAGTGAAGTTTTTAAGTTGGTCATCGATACCAGTAAACTTGACCGATTGTTGAATCATTTGATCATCGGCTTTGGACAAATTTTGAATTTTGTCATAGCCAACGTAAGTATCAATGATAAACTGTTGCAATTGGGCTTCAGATTTCAATCCCAGACTTTGGGCGATTTGTATGTAATTGTAGTTTGGCGCATTGGCAACGAACGTCTGCGAAATAGGATTGCTATCAATAATCCGATCCACCATCGAAGAAATTTGCAGAAACAAATATTTTTTGTCTGCGAACGCACTGGCTTTTGTTGCGTCTAAAGCTGCGACTGGCGATAAGGTGGGGTTGAACGCAAACGATAACCGAATTTCAGTTCGACTTGGACTGATTTCTTTGATCACCAAACGGTTTTTATTGTTACCAGCGACATTCCTAATAAAATTGTAAAGAATGTAATACAGCCCAGGTGCAATTTGGGTTTGTTTTAAGACATTTTGAGTGTTCAACAAAAGTTCGTTATTGAACTTCGAAAAGTTTGTGAACGGTTTGGCAAAATTGTAGTATGACATCGTATTATTGATGTCAACATATGAGCCTTGTATCACAGAATATGACACAGTTGGAACAATGCGATTGAAAAATATACCCTCTTGTGAGCTATTGTAAAGAGAAAACTCGATCAGATCGTTGTCGGATGTTCCAAAAAATTGCTCTTTATTTACAAATTTTTGTTCATAAAGTGTTTGCAAATTTACAGGAAGGTATGAACCACTAGCTATGCCAGTAGTCAACGTCGTCTCATCAATTGATAGGTAACTGTATGGCATATTGTTATGTTAATGGTAGGAACGGAAAATCATCGCTAAAATCAGATGGCACATTTCCTTGTCCCAAACTGATCCTCAAATTGATAATTTCGGTTTTCATCGCAGCAATGACTTGCTTATCGTCATTGTTTTCATATTTCTCAACCAAATTGTTGACCGTTTCGTTGAGAATACGGTTTTCTGCCAATTGCACATTGTATTGTTGCAGCAGAGTAGCCATATCTTGAGTTTGTTGCTGTTGAGGATTTTGCAGTTCACTAAACTCAACACTATTCGTGTCAAGAATTTTGTTGGTGTTGTATTCCAACGTTTTGAGCAGAATATTGCTGTAATAATACTTCCCATCGGAAGTTTTATCGTTGTTGAAAATAAGTTGGAAGTTTCCGAACGGATCAATATTGTTCGAAAACACACCTGTATCTCTAAAGGTTTGTAGGTCACTGAGACCAACCCCATACTCTACAACTATGTCAGCCATATTATCTTATAATTTTGAACACCTTGGCAGTATCGACAATATCGACCGTGCCATCTGGATACTCTGCCTTTATAAATATCTTGAAATACCGTTCTTGAGGCAATCCAGTGGTATCAAACTTAAAATAATTTCCCTTGGTGGGGTCGCAGCTTAGTTTAGAGTATTCGTCAAAATCAATCAAAACCTCCTCGGACTCCGCATCTTTGATCATAAAATACGATGAGCTAGGCAAATATTTTGGAGTAATCATCGAAGGCTGTTGATATGCCTTTTGGAAGTTTTTAAGCGGGTATCGATCTCTAGCAAATACGAACACTTTTGGCAAACTGCCAGCTTTGTATGTGCCTTTGAGTTGCTGCAAGGTGATTAAATTCTCAGTGGAACCCGTCACTGGAGACAAGCTGCCAGTGTTAAGAACCGAATCGTCCCATGCCACATCCATATATGGCGAATAAATAGTGTTGGTTTCTTTACTGAAAAATTGCAACAAACCATTAGTTTTACCCACAGGCGGCACAGAGGTTTCCAGTGATGTTGCCAGAATAATTCCGTTGTTTGGAACACATCCACACAACCATGCTCTCACAATACGAGTTACGTCCATTGTGATATCGCCCTGTTGCCCCAAAGTATAGGATTGACTACAAACCAGCCCAGACCCACTCAATGCGGGAAAAGCCGATGAACTACAAATCCAATGAGGCTTATCAGTATATGAAGCCGGAACGATGTAATACCATGTCCCTCCACCATTTTGAAAACTTGCGGTTCCATACGAAGCGGTTCTCAAATAATCAACTTGTTGGTAACTGCTGGTCATAGGAGTGACCCATTGACCACTACCAGAGTAATTTCGAAAATCCCAACTTGCTCCCATTGTAGTGCCACCATCTGCCCATCTTCCATCGCCGTTATACCAACTTTGGCTAATCGGATATGCGTAGATGGTATAGTCCAGCGGCAGATTGCGCTGACCACAAGCCGTCATGTTCAAACTGAATTTGATGTTGGAGCTTGATAATTGATTTTTTGCGATGGACTGACTGACGTTAGTCAAATCAAATTGAACCATTGTTCTGGAAAAATCGGGCTTCAATAAAAACTGCGCCGTGTCAGGTGGTGTAACTGACCCAGAATATTCTCCCTTGAAATAACCCTCAAAATTTGTCAAATCGATATAATAATAACGACTCGAAGTTACAGTGCTAACATATCCAGAAAAATTTGTTCCGTAAACACTACCAGAAAAGGTGCCGTTTTCTACACACAATGGACCCGTTCCAGTGCAACTAGTTCCGACAACAACACCGTTGAAATTGTGAAAACTGCCACTACCGACCAAAGAACTGGTAAGCGGCGTGACAGTATATGCCGATCCATTAACAACTAAGCTGTCAAACGTGCTTCCGATATTCAAAGCACCATTGAAACTACCCGTGGTCAACAATCCATCAACATAGGTGTTTGACGCAAACGAATAGCTGCCACTGAACGAGCCAGAAGCAACTGCGGCAGTTCCAGAAAAATACAAAGCGGTTTTTGGATCGGTGGTGACATTGGATATGCGCCCAGTGAACGCTGCAATGGCAATTATGTTGTCAACAATCGAATTGGCAATCGGAAAGCTGCGCCAGGCACTGCCAGAGTAAACGTAGATGTAGCTTTCATCGTAAGCCAGCCATCCTTCATTGCCGTATGAATTACTGTTTTGAGGTGGTGTGTGCCAAAGAGGATTTGTATACACCAGTTTATTGCCGTTGTTGGATGCGTAAACTTCAAGAATCTCGTCAATTCCGAAATTTTTGGTTCGATACGCCGCTGAATTATTTAGGTAGGTATCTTGAGATGGATAGATGAAAGTATGCATATTATACCACGAGTCCTTTAATATCAGTCGTTGGGAATTTGACCTCAAAAATCGATGGGTCTTTCGATGGATACACAATGTTGTTTTGTGTGGCTATATCGATGTTATAAGCAATCGGGGAATAATCACCATCGTCAATGGTCAAATTCTTCACAGTAATATTAATTACCGATTGAACTCCTTCATTTTTCATGATTTCGAACATCAACTGGCTAAGATTAATTGGTTGGTTGAAGCCCCAACTATCAATTGCGAAAAATTCTTGAACTGAAGCAATACATGTGTTGAGCACATCGCGCTTATTGAAACCAGCGAACACAGTGATTTGGAAATCAATACCAATGTTGATGATATATCCGTCGATCACGTTGAATTTATCAGTCAAAATTTTGTATTGGCTCAGATAGTTTTTAAGGTTCAACAACGTAGCTGCGTTGATCTGAGACAAATGTTTGTTGATATCATAACCAAGCAAATACAAATTGTTGGTGAACGGATTGTTGCTTTCCAAAAACTTTCGACGGTCCAAAGGATTGAGCGGATTCAAATTGAGGGTCTCATTTTGTGCTGCCGAACCACTAATAACGCCACTAATCAATCCAGTATATGATACTTGGCGTGTAGAATTTGACTGAACAAATGCTTTTGCAACGCTGCCAAACTGAGGACTCATCGAATAAACTCGCAGCAAAATATCTTCTTCTGTGATGATACGGTTTTGCGATGAAAAATTGGCAATGGCGTTTTGGCGGATTTCATCGTCCGTTTCTGGTCCGGCACCTCCTGTTGCAGCGATTGGGTTGTTGACCCGCAAACTGTTTTTAATGTTGTTTAACAGAGTAATCTGGCTGTCAGTTAGACCACTGGTGTCATTGAGATAATCAACGGCTCCAATCGTGGTAATTTCGCCAGAATTGATGTTGGACACAAGACCACCACCCACAATGTAGTTAATCGTCAACACCGTGTTGGATGGTGATACTCCGTAGCTGTTGCTCTTCAAAACGTTGGTTCCATCCAAACTAATGTTCAGATTTCCAAGGTTCGACATTCCCACACCCACGTTTGTTGGGTTAGGAACAATCACGGTGTTGTCAAAGTTTTCTATATTGGCACCAAACTGCAAATAGGTGTTGTTGTTTTCATCTATAAACGTTGTGAAACGTTTCTCCGTTCGCAGATATTTAAGCAGTTTTGGAGTTTCAGATTGATATTTGGACAGCGTTTGGTTGTTCAACGGAACATTGTCAACGGCGAGGGGCAGCGTTTCTTGCGCCAAATAATTGACCTCGTAGTAGTTGTTATTGTTGCTGTCAACAACGCTAACAATTTTCAAAATGTTGGATGAGTCCAGTTTTATTTGCAAAAATGGCGTTGCGGCACCCACACTAATTTGGGTCGATGCCAACCGCCCCGAAAATGCTTTAGTGGTTTTTTTGATCAAATAAAACTGAGGTGCTCCCGTTTCATCACGACTATAAACGCTAATTTCCCGTGGTGAAAATGCCGTGTTTTGGCTAAAATCTACGCTGTCATCAATCAAAAACGGCACGTTGGAAACACTATTGAATGACGTATATGGTTTCAGAATCAAACAATAGTTTTCATCTGGAACATACTCACCGTCCATTGTCCCCACCCGCTTCGATGGAAGCAATTGAAACAATTCCAGATTTGTTGTGGCTGCCGATGCTACTTTTGGTTTGTATCCAAGGTATGCCGCTTGGTTGATTATGTTTCTGCGGTCAGTGGCGAACTGAATGAAACTTTCTTTGAATTGTTGATCGGTATAATATGAAAGAATATCACCAACATATGCGGCTTGCTCGATGAAGATTTGCCCTGGAGAACTTTCACTAAAATCCCTATAATTTTGAGGATAGTATTGTTTAGTGAAGTCGATCAGTTGTTGCTTCAAAGACGCAAAATCACGGCTGACGTATATAACGTCTTTTGTGTTCGCCCGGAACGTCTTATTAGTTATTTGTGCCATTAAATTCTGTTGGTCGTGACTTCGACATTGGTTGTAGCCGTCGTCTTGTTATACGTAAATACCACACTTATAAATATCTTGTTCTTATCAGTATTCTCAGGTTGGTTTGTCGCTATTTTAACTTTTACGTCATTAATAAGAACTCCTGCTAAAAATCGGTCAATATCTCGCTGAACGCAATCGACAATGATACTTTTGTTCACTTCCAGATCAGTTTGCTGAAACAATAATCTATACAAACTTGACCCAAATTCGTTGTTAAAACGCCTTTCGCCTGGCTGGGTGAGCAAAAGATTCCGAATATTGTCGGCTACTTGGTCAACAGTAGCCGTATTGGTCGCAAAGTATCCCTCCTTGCCCAATTGAATCGGTAAACTCAGTCCAAGTGCTTGTGTAGCCATATGTTAGGGTCTCTTTTTGTCGGCAACTTTTTTATCTATTGCCTTCATGAGCGAACGAAAATCGCGATTTATTACTGCGGCGACATTTTTTACTGGCTCAGGAGCGGTTTCTGGAACAACCACGGGCATCGCAGTTTCGTTGATCAGTTCACTGGTGCTGCTACCACCAAAACCACCCATCATACTCGCCATGCTGCCTTCTTGGGGAATGCCACCAGTGGTTTCATTCAAAATCGCATTCAATGCTGGGTTGTTGGTATAATTCACCCTCTTTTTTGGTCTTTGTGGAACAGACGGCAATTCTTCCGTTTCGACGGTTTCGTCCGAATCGGTTTCGTCCGAATCGGACGATGTCGGACGATTGGAGGGTCGATGTGCTTTTCCAGAAAAAACCTCTGATAAATAACTGCGCACCTCTTGTCTCATGATGGGCTGCATTTCGGCTCTCACCATTTTAGCGATAATCTTTCTTAGTTGTTCGGCATTCATAGTATCTCTATTATATATAATTATTGGCGTTTGGCAGAATTCTTCAATTTTAATATAGTGGTTCTGGGTTTTACCAAGTTGGATGGTCTGGCCAATAGTCAGCGGGGTCTGGCGGGCGGAGATTTTTCCGGTCTTCCTGTATTTGTTTTCTCGCTTCTTTTTTCGATTTCAATTTCACTTTTTTAACGCGGGGCGTATTTGCTGGCTTTGGAACTTTTGGCTTTGGCATATCTTTTTTGACCGATGCCAATTTTGCAGCTGCCCCACCAAGAACGGCACCTCCTGCTGCACCAATCAATGCTCCTTTTCCTCCTCCGGCCAAAGCACCAATTCCAGCACCCAAACCACCACCCACCAATCCACCCGTTGCTACTTTTGCCAATGTGCTCGGCGAAGAAATTCCAGCATTTGGATTGAGAGAACTGACCGAATCGATATTTCCACCCGCCAGTTTAGTTATAGCGGCATCTGCGTTGCTAAAATTAGCCGGTGGAGCTATACTTGGCAAATTTGGAAAATTCGGTTTTGGAATATATGGAGTGACACTTTTCAGTTTATCTACAGCCGCCAGTTGCTCCGTCGAGCCAATATCTCCCGTGATTGGATCAACAATTTTGGTATTTCCAGCAATGGTTTCGGGCTTGAATTTATCTGGGCTCCAATTATCACCCAATCCATCCTTAACAAACGCAGGGGTCTCAATTTTTGGAACTTCAGGGATAGCCTTTTTGAGAGCAGAGTCCGTTTGTAACTTCGAGACAACATCGCTTCCAGACGCTTTTATTGAACTCGTAGCAGAAGATACCGTGCTCGAAACCGAATCTACTGTGCCAGAAATACTGGTTCCCGCCGCATCTTGAACAGTAGATATTGAAGAATTTACTGCACTGGTAGTGGTAGTAACACTATCTTGCCCTGGAGTTGTGAATACGGTTTGACCAGCACCGTTTGGTAATGCTGCCAATTGATCCTGTGTCATTCTCGATCTAGGATCACTTGATGAAAAAGCGGTTCGAATGGTCGAGCCTCCACCCGATACAGTATTAGTTTCAGTGACGGTGGCAGTGGTTTCCACAGTCGATTTTGAAACAACGTCCGATCCCGCCGCTTTCAGTTTATCGAGCGGATCTAACGGCTTATCGAGCGGATCTAACGGTTTCAAAAAATCTTTTGAGTCCAATTTAACATTTGGGTCAAGACTTTTCGCAGCTTGTGACGGAAGTTTTATATTTGGATTATCCACCGTAGGCGGTCTGTTCAAAGTTCCAAAAATAGTTTGTGTTGGTGGCCCTGGTAATGCTGGACCCGGGTCTGGTAAAAAACATGTGGGAATTTTGGTTTTATCCAACTTTCCACTTTTTACGTCGTCCTCAACACTCTGCCGAAGGCTTTTTAACTCAGAAACGAGTTCGACTTCATATTTGTCTGCACCATCAACGTTGCCTTGAAGCAAAAGTCTTTCATATGCAGCCACATTGTCTACGAGGGTGGGTAAATAATTGAGCGATTTGGATTTTGACAATGCGAGTAAGCATCCCCAATGATTGGCATATACCCGGTTGAATATTGGACGGGCATTGATATTAACAATGATATTCTGTTTGTTAGTATTCGGTCCAGCATACCCAACCATCGCGGGCGGCAGATTATTTTGATCAGGAACATCTGGCAACAATTTTTGAGCATTGAGAAATTTATACAATGCTTTATAACTCCATCCACCGGTGGTATGGCCGATTGAATAGCCATCGTTCCCATGACGAACGCCATCAGTCCCGATTCGACCTTGTTCATAAAATGCAGATTTCTCCATTTCGGCGAACAGAGTGACAGGTTCCTCAAACGCATATATAATCATTGCATTGCCATCAAGTTGACGACCCGATGACCAATTATTACCAGATGCTGGTTGCAAGAATCCCAAAATATCTACTAAATTGTCTGCCATAATATTTATGTTGTGAATTCGAATTCGATTTGAACTGGACCTTCACGTCGATTGCGTCCTTTGAAATCTCCGAGAACACCAGCACCAGAAACAGTATTGATAATAACTGGGTCTGCGCACTCGCCCCCACTACCAGTTGGTTTGACACCATCGGCTCCTGGGGCATAGCCGCCGCCCGTTACGTAAACGCGTCTACTCAACGTTTTATGTAAATTATCACGCAACAATTTAAGTTTGATTTGCTGAACTGAAATTTGTGTTTGGTCTTGCACCGCATCTTTTGTGTTTACATCGGTAATTTGTCCAGCATCCTCGTGACCGTGCGGATGAGGATGGACGTGATGATACCAATGAACGTGGTCTAGGAGCCAATTGCAAAGATCATATAGCCAATCGACCGTGGTTTGCCCCAACAATGCTGGTTCGTTTGTCTCACCATACTGACCTAAAAATATTTGCGGTGCGTTGATGCAAGCGATACGATTGGTTGTGAGCACAATTTGATCGTTGGCATCCACCGTATACTCGGCATCTGTGGCTACACCATAGCGGCGTTTGCTGAAATGCAACGATTCCCCAAAACGACTGCTTAACACAATTCTGTCAGAATTGATAATCGTTTGCTCACCATTCAACACTGGCATTTGGAAACTGGTTGCCCCAGGAGGATTATATTGAACCTGTTCTTCAGTTCCATCACTCTGTTTGGTTATACCAAACATGCTTTTATAAACAGTCGTTGTCCATCTACTTACAATCGGACCACTATTAATTTCTATCGTGGTTCCATCATTGTTGATATCTTCTTCAATTTGACCGCCATAATTTTTCTCACGGGGAGTGACCACGGGGATTGGAGGAAGTTTTGGGTGCAATTGCTGTGGCTTATCCAACGCAATATTTCTTTGCCGATTGCGAATGATAAGTCTCGGGTTGCCATAACCACCGTTCACAGAGTCTCTGAACAAGTTTGCATTCAATGCATACGATGGATTGCTGGACCTATCGTTTTGGCGACTGTCGTTGTAAGCCGTAAAACGAATGCTTTGACCAAATCGGCTTTCTAATACAGTATCTCCTTCAAACTTTCGAACGCTACGAATAAACGGATTGAGAAGAAAATAGTCCCCAAGGAATCCAGTTTTTGTGATCGTTTTGAAAAATGGATGTGATAGATAGCTTTGTCGCAGTGGGTCTGGATTTGGCACCGATGGAATTGCACTGGAATTATTGTTGCTCAGTGCCTGCTCAGTGACATAATCCGCATTGGTTCCAGTAAAATTAAATCTGTTAAACGGTTTGGTGTAGTAATAGTTTCCCGCCAATTTCAACACCATCACTTGTTCATTCAACAATGGGTATTGTGTAACGGTATTATCCAATGGCATTGCCCAAGGCAGTTTATCCAATGGAGTTTTCTTTTCCAGTTCCAGGATGCGAATCTTGACTCGTCCGATATAGCTGTAATCAATATCTTTGCTGTTGGGAACTTCATTTTTGTAATTGACTGGAATTTGCTGCGGGTTGACAGTTATTGGACCTTTCGAACGAAGGCTGTCTGGGTTTTTACTAAAAAACGGATGTTGATCATTGAGAATAACATCCACCACAACCGCAAGTTGGAAATTTGAGTTTTCGCCCGTCAAATTATCTGAGCCAGAACTTCTGCCAGATGGATTCTGAACTTGTAGGTATTTTGAAATGTTTGTTGATGAATCGCTCATACGGAGTTGTATTAGCTTTTTGAGATGGAGATCACGTTTTCCATCAATTGTTTGCGATCTTCGTCACTCAGAAGCATCGCTCCTCCCTCACCAGACGCATCTCCTTTGGAAACCAGTTTTTGAACGATGGCTGCAAGTTTAACGAGTTGCTCGTCGTTTTTCACGCCGACATCGTAATAATCTTTGATGAGAGGAACAATAATGACCGCGTCATTGACTGTTTTGATCAACGTCCGCAATTCAGAAATAAGGATATCAATTTGATCTTTTTTGCTCTCCGAATTCTTAACGATATCTTTGCATAAGCCAGAAAAGTTCTTACCTTTATAAATTTCAAAGTTTGTATCCATATGTCAATAAATAGAAAAAACCAACCATTTTCACGATTGGTTTTGATTTTATAGTTCAAACACGACTGGGTCAGTGAATCGTGCCTTTGTTGGTGTAGTTACGGGCGACCAAGTTTTGATAGCATTTCATTTTGTTCAAAACCTTTGTGATCTGTTGGGTTTTGCAATTGCTAATTTCGCGTATGTAGAGATACAACGTCTTTTTGTTGAAATTTTCGATACGTTCACAATTGCGGAACAATTCGATCACAGCATACGCAATGTTCAAATCCTTCGCCTTGCCGAAAATTTTGGCTACGTTTTTTTCCCAATAATCAATGAGCAATTTCATAAATTCTTGGGTTTGAACTTTGCGATGATGATCGTCTTCGGTTTGAAGGCAAACGGTATCTTCACTGGGCATTTCGCTGATTTCAACGTGCTGGTTGAACCGTTTGTAATTATTGTTGTTGTGGAAAATCAAATAGTTTTTGGCTACAATGCTGAAATAGCTGAAAGCCTTTCCCTTTTCGGGGGCATATTTGTTCATATTTGCCACAAGATGGGCGACCGTTTCACGTTGAATTTCGAGCGGGCCTGAATCGAAATATGTGAATTTGAACGTATTATAAATGTTCTCTACCAGCTTTTCAAAACTGAATTTGATTCGCTCGTTGTAGATGTTGTTGCGGATGTCCCAATCCGGTTGGGCATTATATTCAACAACAGCTTCTTGGGTAGCTTTGCTAAAATAGATTTTTTCTTTCTTATTTCTACCCCGACGACGAGGACGTTTCCCTTCATCATCGTAGGGTTCTGAAGCCACTTCAACGTTAATGGCAGAGGGGTCTTGTTTTACAGACTCTATCACTTCAACATCGCTGTCACGTTGAACACTGATGTTGAGAGGTGCTGTTGATTTTACCAGTTTTGGTTTTTTAACCTTTACCTTATAGACTACAGTAGTTTTTCTCTTCTTGTCTTTAGGTGGTGTAGACAAAAGTTTAGCACTCTTCGATTTGGAAGATGGTTTCCTTTTATCCTTGTTTTTCATCTGCGGCAATACTGTCGTCATTGGAATTTATCCTTTTGTTATATTCAGTGATGATAGCTAGCATGTCTTGAAAAAGAAACCCAACTTCATCATCTTTCTCAAACATACCACGTTCATCGATAGATTTCAACTGATTATATACGTTTTTAGTAAGTTTTCCGAAATCAGTGACCCATTTTACGAGTTCCGTATTCATTTTTTCGGATTCTTCCAGGTTATTTTGAATCGTATCCAGTCGATCCAATGACGTTTTCAATGAAATATGCAGAAATGCCGCGACACCCGTGCTCAAAATCTGTGTGAGATCATTTTGTGCTCGATCAACCATTTCTGCTTGATATACTTTTTCTAGAGCCTTTTTAAGAGCAGCGTTGGTTTTGCGGAGTGACAAATATAGGTAGGTGCTAAATCCGATAGCTAGCACTACGAGTGTAACAAGTATAGTTGTAATCATAATAGGAATTATAGGTCGTCGCCAGAGTCATCAGTTTCTACGAACTCGTTGATGAATTCAATAGCATCCTCAATTAAGGACCAATCGTTGCTTTGGTTTGATTCAAGAAGGATACGACGCAGTTCTAAAAGTTCTTGGTTATTCATGGGTCTAATACAGTAATATATAGTTTCCAGAATGAAAAACCAATTTTTATTTTAGAGTTTTTAGAAACTAAACATTCCTCTAACCCCAGTTCCTTTACCTTTAGTATGTTTGATAACTTGCTTTTCAACGGGCACCTCTACAATTTTTTCGACCTCTCGCACAACGTCAACAGGCACCTCCACAATTTTTTCCACCTCTTTTATAACCTCGACTGGCTTTTCGACTTCGACGATTTTTTCCACTTCTCTGATTGTTTCGTGGATTTGTGGCTCATTATATTCATGTAACGCCGCTTCCGACTTCTCACTTATGTTGTATGCCAGCAACAACACAATTGCCAATGGATCAAACACCGTGATCAACACTACAATGAACCATTTGACTATCGTTCGGATGTTTGTGTTAAACTCTTCTGCCACGAATTTGAACGTGGTGATGTCTTTTTTCTGGCTGTTGTCAATTTTCAGCTTGAAAACGTCATCGTCAATTTTACTGGATTTATCGCCAGCTTCTTTTAGTTTGGCATTCTCGGTTTCAATTTGTTTATTTAGATCAGTGATTTGATCGTTGATCTGATTCTGAATATTTTGCATTTGAATCGGATTACGAGCGATCAATGCGTTGGTAAGAGTCTCACTTAATCTGGATTCTTGTGAGCTTCGCAGCACCATCAACTTATCAACATTGAGTTTCACATTGTCCAGCTTTTTGTTTTCTTGAGTTTTTTGTGCTTCCAAAGCAGTGATTTTGGTATTGGACAACTCGGTTTCGAGAGAGCTTTTTTGAAAAGCAGCGGTCAGATATCCAAAAATACCCAGTGAAGTAATGCACATAAGAACCACAACCGCTGTGATCATATACAATTTCATCAGTTTGTTGGCAACATGCCAGTATCGGAATAGCCAAGATGTGGTTACGAGCTTGCCAAGTTCCAATGATCCGGCCATAATCATTGCTGCAACGATGGCACCAGAGAACAAAAGCCCAATACCATATACGCTAAAAAATGCTGCGCAGCCCGCTATCAATAGCGAGGTAAATATTACTAAATGTTTGAATTTGAACATACCATTATAAATATTAACAAAAAAGAAAACCCCTTGCACAATCGCAAGGGGTCCGACGTAGGGTTACACTATATGGTGAGTTAGTATTTGTTAACAGGATGATATGTCCCATTGTGACCAATAGCTTTGCCGCCCATTAAAAATCTGTGGTTATGGCAATTCAAATGCATATACTCGCCATCTTGCATGTATAAAGAATTGCTATCAATAATCAGTTTATCACCTTTGGAATTTTCAACCATATCGCCAGCAACCAGTGTTTTGACTGATCTCCAAACACCGTTTCCGATATACCACAAATGACTTTCATCGACATCGAACGCATCTCCGTCGATTACGGTTCTCCAAATTGGCGCGGTTTCCAAATATGCCATCGTGACCAAATTCCAAACACCATCCTCAGAATCACGCAGATGCATTCCCACTTTGATTTCGCTCGCAGGAATAAAACCGAGTTCTTGAGTTTCCATCAACTGCCATGCTGCTGGGCAACCTCCACCCGTTCCCCCACCACTTGTTACACAAACGTTTTTGTTCATGGTTGCTGTGATATATCCAGTCAATGGAGTTGTTCCAGAACTAAATACAGCTGTGTATGTGCCTTTCGCAGAAAAACTTGAGCTTTGATAAGGGTCTGCCCAATGCAGTTTACCAAATGCAAATGACACTTTTTTGCTTGCTCCAGGAGCCAGAGCACCAAATGAAGCTGGAGAAAACTCTGGATCAAGCTGTATGCCAGCAATCGGCAATCCATTGGCTGTGTTAAACCAATCGGGATTCAACGTGACTGTCATATTACCGACATTTCCAACTGGATTTGCGATAATCACACTGCCCGTAAACCGAATATTGGAAATATCTGGCAAAGTCGAACTTGGTTGTGCAGGATAAAAACAATTCTGCGTTACAGCAACGTTGTTAACAGCGTTTGTTGGCAGCGATCCCCCACAACCAGCACCAGTTGATGATGGTGCCAACGCAAAAGTTTTGATTGATGCTTGCCCCGCTGTGGTCACAACCTCATCAATACCATACTCGTAGGTGATTCCTCCGGTCCCACCTGTGCAAGTCACCAAACCCGCATAATATCTACCACCACCTACTAAATTTGCAATGAACCCTTCGAACGTAAATGTTCGTGTTCCTCCAGCAGGCCACGATGTTGTTGTGTAAATTCGATTGTAGCCAGTGAGTGGAAGACTGTCTGGGTTTGCAACAAAACCCGGAATTTTATTAACAATCGTGATCAAATCGGATTTTCTGTTACCATCCAAACTAGAAACGCCGATTACATTAATAATACTATCTCTTGCAGCAGTAATGTTGGTTGTATTGTTGGATGCACATGCCAAACTGCTACCCACCGTCGATGATGCGTTGCATGACCCCGTGAAAAAACTTGAGGTAAACGCATTTGAAGCAACATCTTTCAACACAACTTTGTAAATTCTAGTATTCACCAAATTTGAAATATATTCTTCAGAATCATTGGCTCGCACATACGAAGATTGTTTTTCAAGTCCAGTTGACAAATTTGTGGGCTTCGAATAAACGCTGTATCGATACGCTCGACTCGATGTTTCTTTTGTCAAATAGTTTGCGTTATACACAACACTATCTGGATAAAACTGAGCATACCAAACTCCAAATCCACTGCTTGGGCTGGCTTTGATTGATGCGCTGAGATAATTTGCCCCATAGAACTCACTCATTTTCACATCTTTAGTGGTATCATAACTCACCAAACCGACACCCACACCAGCGTCACTTTTCACATTGTCGTTCGGATCACCAGTAAATGCTTTGAGTCTGGCGAGTGATGCCGACAGTGAAATGTTTTGGGTAGGCACCACCAAATCCACATTCTCCAATAACTGATTTACTGAAGAATATGGCGATCCAGAGGCAAGTTGGGTAAACGAAATCGGTCCACTTCTATTTAAGCGTTTAACAGACATACGTTATTATTTCGATTCCAAAGCTGCAATTCTGTCGGTAAGCTCGGTAATTTGCTGTTGTTGCTCCTGAACAGTTTTGATCAAAAGAGGAATGAATGATGTGTATTTGACCGTTTTATAACCATGCATATCCTCACGAACAAATTCTGGGTATATTTCTTCAACGTCTTGTGCGAGCAAACCAAAATCTGGCAACCGGTTGGCATCCCAAACAAAAGACACGGGATTCAATGGCTCCAATTTTTCATAAGCGTCTTCGATTGGAAAAATCTCATCTTTCAAACGCTCATCGGATGATGCGAACGTAGATGCTGCGATAACGTCTCCCGCCACATCCAACTGACCACTGCCGCTAAGTCGTGCCAATTTGGTCATTGCACTACCAGACGTTACCAACCAAACATTGGTATTCGGATTATAACCAACAGGCCAGCCGTATGAACTGCTCAAATGAACATGGCATTGCGCATCGACCAACGTGGATTTTGGAAAATGTCCGATGCCGAACAAACGCTGCCGAATTCCCATAACGGTCCAGCCACTTTTTCCAATTTTTGCAGCCACATCAGGCGTCCAAAGAGTATCTTTGCCTCCTTGTTGAGTGGCATTCGATGCATATGATCCAGAATAGAAAATGGCAAAGTTTCTACCAGTTCGAATATAACTGCTGGATGCCTGCAAACCAATATCATACATGTCGTAAGAACGAGAATATTGTATGAAATGAGGACCATACATACCAAAAATTGCTCCCTGATTCATCTGCAATGGGCGGGATATGTTGATTCTACCAGTGCCATTATTTCCACCAACGGCAGCACCAGGGTTTGGTGCCAGCAAGTTATAAATTGTCCAATTGCTATATGTCAGAGTGTTGGTGCCATTCCAATATGTGGCGCAATTCAACAGTCCAGTGCCAGTTGGGCAACCTGTAGCTACGTTTGCAGTTAATGCATTCGTTGCGTTTGCAGCCCAGCTTGATGTTCCATGAAACGCAACTTTTGTGTTAAAATGGCTTGATGCACTAATGTAGCCTTTGAAGCTGCCAGTGAAACTACCAGTGAAATGACCTTTGGCACTACCAGAAAAACTGCCAGAATACGAACCGCTCGGCACTGATGCCATGAACGTCACTAAATCTTTGCAAGTCGCACGACGAGAATACAAATTTGTGCTGGTCGGCGCATCCGTTATTCCATTCTGGATCAGAAGAAATAAATCGTTTGGTCGAATTTTGTTGCCGGTTGCTGTTCGACCATTGATAGCACTCAAATTGCTAATTTTGATGGTCTGAACGTTTAGACTATTACAAGGGCTTGCCATATGTTAATGATAAGTATTGTTTGAAATTATTATTATTAATAATATCCGATCAATCGGATATAACCAGATTGGCTGTCGGTCACATTGCCGGTGACGCTATAACACAAAATGCCAGTGGCAGCATTAATCGGAAAACTTCCTTGTCCGCCCGACGCGGTTCCATCATTCGTTCCAGATGCACGACACGCAACTAAAAGATACGTGTCGAAAGTGGTCGGATGTTTGATCGTTATAGTTGATATCGGGTCAGCGTCTGGACCAGTCATTGCTAAATAACCATCCAATATTACAGTTTTTGTTCCAATTGGAACTCCATGTGATGAGCAGTCAAGTGTTGCATCCACCACGGCTGTCCCCACATCGGTCTGTGTGAGAAATTGATACGGAACTATAAAAGTCGGTCCAGTTATGCCGCCAGGAGATAGTGCATCCGCTATTTTTGCATGACTTGCACTTGTTGCTCGTCTTGCATAGCTTCCACTGAACGAATAGCTTGCGCTACGAGCCACACTGCTGCTGCGAGCATAACTTGCGCTGCCATTGAACTTGCCAGAATACAATATGAATGATGCTGTATTTGCACTTAATGCAGTATCAACGGTTAACGCGTGGAGTGCTGTTGATGCATAACCGGTTTTTAATGCGTAACTTGCGCTGCCGTTGCCAGCACCAGTATAACGCAAATAAGATGATGAGCGAGACTGTGAAGCGTAACTTGCGCTACCCGCCAACGTTGCGTAATCGGCAAGAGTGGTGTGAGTTACGCAAGACAGAGTGGTATCAGCAACATTCGCATGGCTCGATGATAATACGTAACTTGCCGTCCCATAAAACTGCGCATATTTAGCTGCTCCAGTTCCACTTTCCAACACCAACGCGTTTGATGTGGAATAAACATCCCCCGTGGCATTACCAGTAACGTTGCCCACGACATTACCAGCAACGTTTCCAGTCAAATTACCAGCAACGTTTCCAGTCAAATTACCCGTTACACCATTTGATGCTGTGATCAAGCCACTGACGGTTAATCCAGAATTAACAAACATGCCGCCGCTGGCGGTGAGAGTGATTTGACCCGTCGATCCGAGTGTAACCGTGTTGAACCCTGTGGCGGAAAATGCTGTTCCTTTGACTGAAAATTGATTGTTTAATGCCGTCAACCAACCATCCAATTTCGCAAAACCACCTTTGAACGACCCCGTGAATCGATTCGTTGGATCAGTAAAATTCACAGCGTTGGTCTGAACAAGAGCCGTCACTGTAGTCGCCAACTGGCTGAACGTAATGTTCTTGGTTTGATTGTTCGCAATATCTTGAACAACCAACAAATCACCATTAGCTGGGCTTGGAAGGTTATCCAAGCTTTGAATTACTCTACCTTTATTAGACAAAATAGCCATACGTTATACATATAACTATTAATCACGTTAGGTTTTTGAGTTTTTTTAGTATGAATTTAACAAGTCCGCTTCGAACCACATCGTCTTCGTCAAACTTAAAAATATGAATTCCATTGGCACGACTATCATCGTCGCCAAATATATCCATAATTGGAACAAATCCACTTTTTCCGTTGATATCCGATTGACCAGGATCGCCGCACACATACAACTTGCTAAACTCGCCAACACGGGTGATTAATGTTATCAACTCTTTACGAGTCATATTTTGAGCTTCATCAGCCACAATGCATTTGGCATTCCAGTTTAGACCACGCAAAAAGTTAGCGGGAGCACCATGAATGCGCTCTTCCTTCCTAAGCTTGTCGATGTCACATTTTTGCAATAGTTCTTCCAGCTTATCGACCAAAGGTTGAATATACGGACCCATTTTTTCATCCATTTCACCTGGAAGAAATCCCAATTTACTGTCACTACTTTCAACGGCAGTTCGAATATAAATCAATTCGCTGACCCGTTTGTCGTTGATCAAGTGAAGTCCAGCTAAAATGGACGTATAAGTTTTTGCCGTTCCGGCTGGACCGGATATGAACACCAGTTTTGTATGTTTATCTCGAAGTATTTCTATGAGCTGTTTTTGTTTCTCGGTCAATTCGACACTTTTAATTTGTATTGTGTCTCTTATTTTTGAGTTTTGATGGACTTTTGGGCTTGTGTCTTTTCTTTTGCTCATTAGGTTTATCTTTGGTTAATAGAAGATTCTGCACTGCAACGAGCCGACCACAAAACTCATATTGTTCGGTGGAAATGTAATACTTGTAGATGTTATCCAAATTTTCTTTGAAACTGGACACATTCAATATTACCATATAATCGGTATTTTTGAAGCTGAAGACTTCTACGTTTGACAAATTGTTTCTGATTGCGTGTTCTATAGATGAGACCACTTGTTCAACCAGTTCAGGTTTATGTTTTCCAACAAATTCGTCCAACGTATTGAACGCTGCTGGTAGCTCCTTAGCACGAAACTGTTTTGTCATACCTTAATAAATAGATAAACGAAAAAGAATAAGGGCACCATTATTTTGGTGCCCTTTGCGGTTAAGTGAAATGTTGCAGCTATTTATTAAATACGCTTCGGCTTTACACTTTTCTTTTTTGGCGCAACTTCCCCAGTCACTTCCCCGACAACTTCCACGGCAGGTTTAGATGGCTTTGGTGCAGACAAAGAAGACAGCGTTCTTTTTGCGGTTGCTTTCCATGCGTTTTTGGTTTTGTTGCTAGCATAAGCATATCCAAAACCATCTTGCAATAAACATGCAACTTCTGAGTCTGATTTTGCCGACTTAATTTTTTCTCGTAGTCCCATAATAATAATAATAAGTGTTACTTGTTGTTTCGTTTTGAAAGGTCTAGAATTTCTAGCTTACTACCATCAGGCCACCGTTTGATCACACGTTTCCAATGATCAAGTTCGGGTTGAGCTTCATCTCGGGTCGTGTATTCCTCATCGGAAACACGGGAGCCATTACGAACCACGACATAACGATCAGTCATTGGCTCTGCTAGTGTCTCGGTTTTTCTACCACTATATTTCATTTGCATTATGTTACCTCACTATGTTGTTTTTTTGTTGATACATGTTTGTTATGTAGTCATGGGAGTATCAGCCCTCACAACTGATTCTCTAGCCACCGATAACTCATCTTATGGCAAATTATTTGGATGTCAAGATATAAAAAAGCCACGCTAATTTCATTTATTGCGTGGCTTTACGGTGTTGGCGTGGTTGAACTTCCTTCTTCAACTACGGCTTTAATTTCACTTTCGATTTCTTTGATGCGCTCTTTGTAACCTGCGGCTACATCCTTGAAATCTTTTTTTGTAAAAAGTAGCTTCTCGGTCAATTCGTATACTTTTTTCTCTGCGTCAGTTTTTGATAATTTGATTGTGCTCATAACTTTTGTAAATCGATGGTTTGTTTAACTGCCTCCATCGGAATATAAGTAGTAACAAAATTTCCCTCGTCAACAGTTTTTAAGTCTGGCAATTTGTTTTTATCCACCACGATAATAACTCCGTTGTTTTTGTCTCTGTAGTTTACCAGAGCGAACCTTGCAGCTAATTTGAAATCACTAGCCAAATAACTGCCATGTATATTGCGAGTGTTACCCTTTCCTTTCGAGGTAACTTTACCATGTTTTTGCAATATGTCCAGTTCTTTTTTACTCATACCTCTAAATAATTCGTCGGGACCAAACGTATCCATTTGATCCAACTTATCAGCAACATCTTTGAGTTTGCCTTGCGGCTCCCAAACGAGGTAATCGTAAATGCTGCGTTCGTATAGCAATCTGTAGCGTTTCATATCAATAAATAGGCATGTGGGCACAAAAAAAGGTCAGCACATTATATGCTGACCTTTGAAATGGTGGACGTGGGGAATTATTTTTGACATTTTCTCATCACCTCCACTATTTATTGGTATGGCAAAAACTCAAGTAAAATGCGAATCATGTGGAAATCTTTTTCAAAAAGAAAACAAAGAAATCAACCGTTGTAAAAAACGAGGTATCGTTGGGCACTATTGCAGTAATTCATGTGTAGCAAAACATAGAAACTCAACAAGGACAAAACAGTATTGGGAAAAGCAATACGCTAAACACCCCACACTAAAAGGATTGGCAAACAATCGAGAAGACATATATTCTCCGTTCAGACCATTCCTAAACAAAGGACGAGCATCACTCAAAAAGAATGGATGTGATATTGATGTGGAATATCTAAAGAAACTTTGGGATGAACAGCGAGGAAAGTGTCCATATACTGGTGTTCAAATGATATTGCCGAAAAACACACTGGATCACACAACAGTAAAATCACTGAAAAAAGCAAGTCTTGATCGTATAGATTCCTCTCAGAGTTATATCAAAGGAAATATTGAATTTGTTTGTATGGCAGTCAATTTAGCAAAAAACAATTTCACAAAAAAAGCCATGACTTCATTTTTACGCGAAGTCATGGAATCTATGAATGCTCTTAGTGTTAATCAAGTGCAACCAACGTGACGGTGGCATTCTTCTGCACTCTGGACGTAACGGGAGTTGAACCCGTGTCTTTAAGAACTGTTAGCTCCGGACTACATGTGTATGCAGTTTGAATTTGTTAGGAAATGCAATCGAAACTACCAAAAATGCACTTCTTAGGATTTGCTGTATTTCGATTGAAACCACAGATCAACTTTTTCAATCATAGTTCGTAAATGACATTTGTTTCGGCTACCGAACGATCACCGAACAAACGGACAACCTTTATTAGGCTGCAACTGCTGCGACATTCTCGTAAGAGAAGTCATAGCTCACTACATTTTCCTTAGCGGTTAATGTTTAGATAGATTTTTTAGGAAGCCAACTATCATCTTCCACATGCCCATTGCGAACGCACTCTTAAATCGAAACCAGTATACGCCCGTAATTATTTGTATCAAAGATCAAAAAATTGGTTGCTGGAGTGAGTGTCGATCCCACTTGACAAACCTTATGAGAGTTCGTCCCTTGCCGAAGGTCCAGCAGTTTCTGCTAACTGTTTATAACTATAACAGAACCCAGATAAAAGTCAAGTGGAAAGTGTATTTTCACACGGCTCATACAGTTTTATGTAGTCTTTTCCATATTTTTTCTCCACATATTGTATAAACGGACCGATGTCATTTTTGCCAATCACTTGTAATTTATGAGGAAAATATGCAAATTTTGCCTCAACCTTATCGTCCATATATCCTTTCACTTCCACATAATCACCATTCTCCAAAATAAAATCTGGAAAAAATTTTAACTTTTTTCCAGCAAATTCATATTGAAATCCGTCGGTATTTCTTTTGAAATTTACGCCATGTTCCAATTGATAAACTACCCATGCCAATTCCCACGAACTATTACAATAATACCCTTTATACCACCCTTGCTTCCCGCGACCTCCCTTGACACGATATCCACCCGATTTGCCTTTCATATATCCGGTTTTTACCGCCCACTCACCATAACATTTATGAGAGCAACAGATTCTTTTAGATTTTTTAGTTTTGTAAAATGGCAGTTGACATATAGGGCAGTTCAAATAGTTGCCGGTTTTTGGATTGTTTTTATAAAATCCAATTATTGTTTTGGATTTGTCGGATAATATTTTCTTTTCAACATCAGTCCACCTATGATGCCCACCATTTTTTTGGGTATAAATTGCAGCACATTTTGATGAACAATAATTATTATCATACCTTTTCTCAAATGGGATAGCGGAATTACAATGTAAACATTTTTTAGGGGATTTATAATATTCTTCCCGCCGCATCTCGTGTTTTTGTGGAAGATGGTCCGCAATTGTGTGTTTGTTGTGCTCTCTGCTACAAACATTAGAACAGAAATGATTTTTATATCCTTTCTTACCCATTCTTTTTATTTCGGAAATGGATTTTGGAAATTCTATACTACATTGGGAACAATTTACTGGTATTTTCATATATCAATAAATAGCAATTTGTGGAGCGAAAAGAAGGTTTTTGAACTGACTATTTTAGTTAGATTTGGTTCACATGGAGAATTTTGAAATCTCGCATTATCAGTTTGGAAGACTGACGCTCTACCATTGAGCTATACCCGCATTGACCACAACTAAAGTCTATCACACAGTGTGTGCGAAGTCAAGCCTACTTTCGTCTTAATATCATCTTCAAATGAATATCGTCCCGCAAAGGAATATCGAAATCTTTTGAAAACGAACTCTGAATTGGCTTAAACTTAAATCGCTTCTCGTAAATTATTTTATACGTCTTGCCATACTCTGGCATTATTTTATTCAAAATTGCTTCGTAGGTTAAAGGCAAATAGTCCTCCAGACGTTCCCGCGACCAATTCTCTTTATACCTATACATCAACACGAACCTCACAAAATTTTTATAATCTTTGTCGATGCTGCCCCATTTTGCTTCGTAATCTTTCACCAATTCTGGATCGGCAACTTTCTTTACACGCTCGACATCTTTTTTGAAATTGAAAACTTTTTGTAAATTTTCAGATGGTATGGTATCACGAATCACTATAAACTCAAATCCCGCGTTGAAAATGTTGTTCCAAAATTGAGTAACGCCATCTGGCGAAGAATACGAATACACTTCGTGAATAACAGACGATAGCAACAAAGTTGGACTTTTATATTTGTGAACATTCGATGCGACTTCTGACCAATTGTTTGTAAATTTGATATTTGGATACGATGATGTTGACGCACCAATCATTTCTGGAGAAATATCATATCCAATCAATGCAATGCTTGGATTGGATTGGTGTATCTGACTCAACACATAGCCGTTGGCAGACCCAAAATCCACAATCAAATCTGGTTTGATGTGATGCAGAAAAAATAGTTTGTCACTGACACCTTTTGCCATACCACTTAAATACGATCCCAGATCAGTAAAAGGATCATTCAGCTCTTCGTCTATGGGTTTGTTAACAAAAATTTCCCATAGAATTTCATCTAATCTATGCGATGCCATGTATGCTATAAATAGTTGAACGCTGTCATAAAACTCGACATATTTATAACTATGCCAACATCAAAATTAAAATCGGTCCTTCGCCAATTGCTGCGAGAAATTCACGAAGAGCAATCCAATATCAAACTCGACAAAAAGAACGTGTCGTTCAAAGAAATTTCGTATATTTCTGCCAAAAAAATGTTTAGGATGGAAGTTGCATTGGTAAACGTGCCACGTCATCTTGATAATCCAGATGAAATGGCACAAGCATTCAAAGATTTTCTTGAAGCGACATATCCAAAAAACACACAATTTAGCACACCAGTATTTGATGCGTTTTATGACAACAAACGCAAATCATACAAAGTGACTCGCGAAACAGACTGGCAAGTAAGTCCCGGAGCCATTGCAAATCCACATGGATGGGGTTCCTCAAAAGGTAATGCGGTCACTGCTGTCACTTTTGTAACATCACCATAAAAGTTTTGACGTAGCTGTAGCCGATGTCCTGTTCTATTCCTACATTTATCTCAGCATTGCTGCTGGTTGTTCGTTAAAAACAACTGCTCCAACCTTGTCCTAATAACGTGCAGCACTACACTCGGACACTTTAGGATTACTGCTAATTTGTGGTAATAACGAGTTAAAAACTCTTCCAACATCTGCTGTGCAGCATCGAACTTCCTCTAACACTGAATGGTCAAATCCAATGCCAGCGTAGGATCGCTTGCGTCAAAATTAAATAATTCTTTATATAAAGGGCATCATTGCCAATTCATATTCATATTTATATACTCAATCGGTCAACCCCGATTTGCAACAATGAACACAATGAAAACCACAATGATGAAACTTGTTTTAACGATGATGTTAACATCATTCTGTTTGGTATCAAACGGAGGCACCATTTTTGGAACCTCGCATGACCTCGGCACAAAAGGCTGGGGAACAACAGAAACATGTAAATTTTGTCACGCGCCACATCAAAACCAAGCTGTAGCAAACGCTCCCCTTTGGAATCGCACGTTAACAGTTCAAACATATGTTCTATATGGCAGTCCTTCTTATAAAGGAAAAGGTAATCAGCCCGGAGTAGAATCGTTGATGTGTTTGAGTTGTCACGATGGAACTGTCGCACTTGATTCTTTTGGAAACGGTGGAATCATACAACAAGGCACTCATATGATCGGTGAAAATCGAATGATTGGTGGTAAAGGCACCCTTGCCCACGATCATCCAATCGCATTTGCATATGATGCAGCACTATTGGCAGAAGATAATAAACTAGTTCAGCCAGTGTCGGCAGCATTCGTTGATGCAAGCCATAATATTCCATTGTATGCAACCAAAATGGAATGTGCTTCATGCCATGACCCGCACGATAATGGTTTCGGCAATTTTTTGCGTATGGACAATTCAGCAAGTGGATTGTGCATAAAATGCCATTTGAAATAACACTCGAAGTATCTAAACAACAAAAGCCATCTTTTACGATGGCTTTTTGTTTATATTTTCTCGACGAGGATTTGTTCCCCTAGTGATTTGTTCATGCAAACCTTTGTATTGCAAATCATACAAATCAAATTGGTAGATATTACACTGATGACTACTCCCTTCACTAGCCCCATCTCTTGCAAGCGTTGACTGTCTATTTTAATTTGAACTAGCTTGCCCTTCTCACCCAGCTTCAAATCGGTTAATCTACAGAGGCTCATTAAATTTCAGTCAGTGTTTGATGAACGTGCCCTGTGGCAACTAGATTTTTTCTCGTAACATATGATCACTAGTTACAATTTTTTCTAAAATTACACCCTTAACTGACGTATAAATAGATGCTACGATAAAATTTGCTAGCAACATGCGTTCTTGGTGGTATTTATCGTCCTATATGAATTAGACGTTTATTTTGGATTCCACAAACACTTTACTGTGTTTACCATGTATCTATCGTAACAAAAATTGGCAGGGGATGAAGGAATCGAACCTTCACTAGTTGATCCAAAGTCAACTGCACTACCATTATGCAAATCCCCAGTTCTAAAAAAATTGGTGCGGGATGAGAGAATTGAACTCTCCACTCAACATTGGCAATGTCGTGTTATACCGATTAACTAATCCCGCACTATGGAGTGTTGTGTAGGAATCGAACCTACTCCGTGTTTTACCACATCCGTTTTGCAGACGGCTGACTTCCCATTCGTCATCAACAACACAAATTAAACACACCAAACTAAAAATGGTGGACCTGACAGGGATCGAACCTGCTACATTCTGCTTGCAAAGCAGACGCTCTCCCAAATGAGCTACAAGCCCAGAAAATGGCGGAAGCGAAGGGTGCTGCCCCCTTAGTCGTTTTTTAGACGACGGCAGTTTAGCAAACTGCTGTGAAAACCTAACTATTCACGTCACTTCCAAAAAATGGCGGTATACAGAGGACTCCAACCCCAGCCCCTTGCGGGACCAATCTGATTTCGAATCAGTTCTAGCACGACTGTCTAGTTTATATACCAAAAATGGCGGATGAGCCATGCTCCATATTAAATTTTCTTTTCTACCGTATAACCGTTGTGTATAAGAACCTCTTTACACAATTTTATAAAATCTTCTACTAACAAATCGCCTTTTGCCATATTAGCTTCTTTACAAGCCAACCCTAAATTTGTTATTTCACATCCACCATTTTTCGACACAGGAATAATATGGTCACAATTATAGGTTTTTGGTTCTAATAAGTCAATCTTTCTTCCTGTTAAGTAACATACAGGAGTTTCTAACACTTTCTCTTTGAATTCTTTTGAAGAAAAGACTAGATCGGCTCTTTTTCCTTTACAATTTCTATTTCCATTTATAAAACTAAAATTGTCTTTTTTCCTTTTAAGAATTCCATTTAGAGTTTTTTTATAACTCTTAAATCTAATTTTTGACTTTTCTTTTTGTCCTATACCGCAATGATATGCTATAGTTCCTTTAGAACAACCTAAAAGTTTTCGTATTTCAGCATACGATCTGCCTTCACTTCTCAATCTTAATATGTTTTCTTTCATACTAATACATATGAAAGAGTTCGAATAAAAATCAATAAAAATATTCGAACCAGTATTTTTATTTTCAAAGAGCGGAAGCCAAGGGAATCGAACCCCTGCCGCCTTTCGACGGTTTAGTTTTCAAGACTAACGCAGCAAACCAACATCTGACCTGACTTCCGTAAATTGGTGGAGCCTAGCGGTTACGCTCCGCTGACCTCGCATTGCAAGTGCGATGTGTTACTATTAGCACCAAGACCCCATTAAACTGTGGTGCGAACGATGGGAGTCGAACCCATACTGTAGAAATTTTAAGTTTCTTGTCTCCTTCCGTTGGACTACGTTCGCAAAAATTGGTAGCATCGACTGGATTCGAACCAGCACTGTTTTCATTTTGAGTGAAACGCCTCCTTCCAATTGGGCTACGATGCCATTATGAACTACCCACCCGCTAAAGCAAGTGGGTTTCCCCGTTGCTCTAACATTAGGGTTTCTATAGGGTAGTTCCTACCCTTTACAAACTCTGTTTTTGGAAATGAGAAGTCCAAGATATTCTTGGCCGCATTCACATCTCTATCGTGATTTGTGTTACAATTGAGAAAGTATCAAACTATTGTCAATGGGTCGCATTCATCCCAAACCCTATAGGGAATTGGGTTTTCTGCTCCCACAAAGATAAATTACAAAAAAATCGTCAAAACTTTTCGAGTGTGATTACGTCCAGCCCATTTTTCCATGCGTTTAGGTAATTCTCACTTTTTTGTTTGTTCCGCATATCCCACACGGTTGTTGCACCTACGCACGGATCAATCAACTCAAGCAAACTTGGAGTCCAAGTCGGATCAACGATGTCTTCAAGAACTAAAATACCACCAGATTTAACTTTTGGCAAGTAGTTTTTCAAAAAGAACACCATCGACTCATATGAATGAGGACCGTCGTCTATCACTATATCAAAAAAATTGTTCTGAAACAAATTCGCGGATTCAATCGTGTATCCGTCTCTTTGCATAAACGTAATTCGACTTTTGTCTACGAAATTACAATCGTTTATGTCCATCCCATATATTTGGGCATTTGTAAAAAAATCTCTCCATGTTGTGATCGATCCGCCGCTTCCGACTCCCAACTCTAGCACGTTTGCTGTGGAGTGTTGTCTAGGAGAAAAGAGTTTATCATAAAACTCGTCATAATATCCTAAAACTTCTTTGTCGGTTCGCGGTCCTATTTGAATTGAAAACTCTTTGAATGTCATATGTTCAACAATACATAGATCGTCAATAACTAAAAAGTGGTGGCACCGACAGGATTTGAACCCGCACATTTTCCGGTCTAAACGGAACGTCTCCTTCCAGTTGGACTACAGTGCCTCTAGTAAAAAATGGTGGTGATGACTGGATTCGAACCAGCACTGTTTACCTCCTCAAGGTAACGCCTCCTTCCAATTGGGCTACATCACCGATCTTAAAATGGTCCACCCGCACAGATTTGAACTGTGGTTATTCTTGCTCCCAGGGCAAGTGCCATACCAGGCTAGGCGACGGATGGAATAAATGGTAGGCAGTAGTGGAGTCGAACCACTCATTTACGGATGTAAACCGAACGTTATACCGATTAACTAACCGCCCACACTAAAATTGTTAACTGTCACTACATTTCAACTTTACCGCCATATGGGTTCTGCTTTCGGCATATCACCCAGTGACCGATCAAGTGTTTTGCTTTTCAGCGGGGACACCAGAGAGAGTTTCAACCCCAACCACATATACATCTTACCATATCTCACCAACTTGTCAACAGGCTTTTTGCAAAACATTTCAACAAAAAAACCGTTGGTCATTTTAAGACCAACGGTTACTTGAGAATGTTCGGGAAAAAGCAACCATCAGCCTCAGGTCAAACTAGGTTGACCCGCGAGCACTAACAAGGATGATTGCAGACTGTTTTTCATGTTCATTAATACATATAACGAAAATTTGAAAAACGTTAAAAATTTCTGTATTTACACAACAAAAAACCGTTGGATTGCTCCAACGGTCGCGGAAATGGATTGATAATCTATTATCTTAGAATGTCAATCTGAGACCCGCACAATACACCAAATCGTTTTCAAACTGCTTTAGTGCAAATGCTTTAGTTGTGGTTTGCCAATTGCCATTGTCATACCAAGCAACTTCGGCGTATGGGGTAACTGTTCCCCATTTATATGCAAACGGACGAGTCAACGTTGCCTTGGCATTCAAAGCTTCGTAGTCAGTCATCTTGCCCCATTCGACTGCTGGAGTAAGAACCAGACCGAGGAAGAGTTTTTGAGCACGTTCAGCACCCACAAAATAACCATTCTGATTTAGTTCAAAATTGAATGCTCCACGAACATATGGGGTGATCCAAGGGTTCGCAATCGCCAGCTTTGCGCCAGCTTCGGTTGAATTTCCGATGCCACTTGACACGGTTTGATGGCGCAGAACAGTTGCATCTGCACGAAACGAGATGTTGGTTGAGACTGGAAGGCTTCTGCCAAGACCCAACAACCAGTGGCTTTGATCTTGACTGCCATTTGCCAATAGCAATCCGCTGACATACACATCAGCATACTTGAGTGATTTCACTGCACCAATTCCGGCGTATGGAGTATCGGTGGCATAGGTAACGCCGTTAACCACGTATGCAGTTGTATAACCACCTTCGACGGCAACAGTTGCGACATCTGCCGCACGGACAATAGTTACAGCCGCCAGTAGTGTTAATACGAACAATGTTAGTTTCTTCATAGTCTATCTTACTTATCTTTCTTTTTGTTGTGTTTGTTGTTGTTTAGAACTGCTCACCACATCAACATTTTTTACCACTATCGTTTTTTGGACAATAGTAGGATTGTTGTTGTGTGTTGCACAGTCCTCCGTTTTTAGAAACTATGCAGCACCCACTGCTTAGTCCAAAAAATCTGCTAAAAAATCGTCTAACGTATCCTAACATAAAGCATCCTTTCATACTACATTGTGGCAATATATATCATTGCGTATGCTATAGATATGTTTTATTTTGGGACTCAGGATTGCTTGCGAAGCTTGCGTTGAATGGTTTTATCTTTTTCTGGCATGTAGGCATAGAACGCAGTATTCTTCGTAGAATCTTCTTCAAGAATGCGAATCGTGTCCATAGAAATACCAGCAATTTTTACTATTGCGCTTCGAATAAATTCAAAATTGCTGCTACCAGAAGTTATGATGCCCATGCCATAAGCTAGTGGACGATAACTGACTTCTTGAATTCCATAATGATTTTTCAAGGTATTGCGAACCAATGTTTTCAACCCATCGTTGAAAACAGCAGCAGCAATTTCTTGCATACTCATATTGTTGTTTATAATGATACTGTCATTCATACATGCTTATATTATACCGAATTTTGTTTCCGTCAAGAGAAAAAAATACACCCGCCCGAAAGCAGGTGTATTTTCGTTATAAAACTGAATTTAGATTTTAGAAAAATTTTCTATAGTCTGAGAGCGAAAACCCTTCGCCCCAAGCTTTTCGCTTTGGTTCTGGCTTTGCCTCCGGGCGAGTTGCTTTTGTTGCTGCGCCCAATGTTTTAGATGTGTCTGTTGGCCCATCTGCTGGTTTCTCTGCTGGTTTCTCTGCTTTGCCAGCAGAAACGGCTGTGTTATAAATATTTTTTGGATTTTTGCGGTTAAACACTTGACGCAACGATCCAGCCACCGCAATGATGTCGGTCATAGCTTTTGTCAATTCTGTATTGAATGTCATAATCTCATTGCTGGTAACTTCTTTAAGAAAGTCCTTGTCTGCTTCAAGTTCTTTTTTAATGGCAGCGGGATTGCCAACGCTTTGTTGGAAACCAGCCGAGCTTTTTACAATGGAATTATAAACTGAGTTCAGAAAAACTTTCAGTGCAACCAAACCTTTTGCATCGGTTGCTTTTGCTGCCATCAAAGTTTGAAGACGTTGCGGCAAATTTTTGAATACAGTGTCTGCTTTCAACGTTGCAAGTTGTTTGCTCAACTCGGGATTGCTATAACCAGTTGCTCCCGCTGCTGGTTTTGCACCTGCTGGTGCGCCAGCTTCTTTGAACACGTTCGGCTCTTCTTGATCCTCATCTCGCTCTTTTCGCTCTTTCCGAATTGGCATTCCCGCTGGCGCAGTTCCCGCTGGCTTTGGAGCGGGTGCTGGTGCTGCTGCTGGAGCGGATGCTGTTGGTGATCCAAGCAAATCTAAACCTTGTGTTGCTTTATCGACAATAGGGTTGACTTTACCATCCGTCTTTTTATTGACCACAACGTCACCCAGAGTATAGATATTGGTTGCCAAATCACGCAACACTGGTTTTGTCAATGTCGTTGGATTTGTGCGGTTCAACAATTCTCCAAGATCGATCATGCGTGACAAAAACACTTTGACAGTTTTGATTTTGTTTGCGTCCAATGGAGTGTTACCACCTGGCAATGCTGCTGGAGGAGTTCCTGGAGGAGGAGTTGCTGGATTTGGGTCTTTCGGAGGATCAACTGGAATGGTTTTTGGATCAGTTGGTGCCGTTGGACTTGGATTAGGGTTGGCGGGCGTAGGCGTTTCTGTTGGAGGAACGGTCAACGGTTCTGGCAACGGCTTGCTTGCTTCGGGAGTTGCGCCATACAGCCAGCTTCTAACCTTCGTCAAATATGGATAAACGCCAGGGAATACTTTGTCTTTGGTTTTGAAAAAGTCCAGAATGTCTTTCTCGGTTTTCATACCAAGCTGACTTTCCATATTATTCAAAAATTTCAAATAATCGCTCTCAACTTGTTTGTAATCGAGTCGGGCATTTTTACCACCGACTTTTGGACCACCAAACATGAAATTCTTTGCAGCGGTCAATGGGTTGGCTTCTGAAATAATTGCCAATCCAGTTCCGTCTGCTTTCAATTCGGCTTTGAGGTAATCAATTTCGGCTTGTTGTTTTGACACCGCTCGCTCTTGCAATCCAAACTTTTTCTTCAAAGCACCAGTAACACCTTTGCGCATCATTTGGTTTGCAACGTTCGGGTTCGCCAACAATGCTTGTGCCTCTGCTGGAGTGGTAACGTTATTTAACCAACCGTTAATTGCTCGTTGAGGAATTCCAGTCTGTTGTTCTGCGCCCTTGATATCACTGAAATCACGCAACGCATTCAATGCCGAAATTTTTGGTTGCAACGCTGCCATATTAACACTGGTTGGAGCCATTGCTGCTGCTGCTGCGCCGCCTCCTGGCAAACCTTGATTTGCAGCCAACGCAGACACATTGTTGGGGTCTGTGCCAGCTAATGGATATTCTCCAGTTGGTTGCGCGTCAAGGGAAGCTTGAGCTGGGTCTGTTGTTGCGAATGGATATGCTCCAGGGCCTTCACCATCAACGGGTGCTACTGGTGCTGCGGATGTTACGGCATCGTCACCCGTGGCTGGAACATCCGTCCCAGCCATACTCGAAGCATCGCCAGTCTCGCCAGTAGCAGGAGTGTCGCCAATGCTATACTCTGCTTCTGGATCTGGAACGGGTTCGGAATACGGAACGTCTGTTCCCGCTGCTTGTGAAGGATCGGTGGTTCCAGTTACACCACTAGCTGGATCATCACCGATGCTATAATCTGCGGCTGGACTTGCTGGACCTGGCAATGCGGCTCCACCTGGATCGGCACCACCCAGCCAGCCAGCAATTTGGTCATAAAACATACCCAGCAATTTACCAACGGCAATACCAGAACCAGACACCATTGCACCTTTCGCAGCAGCTTGAGCAGGAGTTTCACCTTTGACCATGCCCAAAAGAGTTCTTAAAGCTGTGCCGATCAAGAATTTTTTAAGAAGCGGAATAGCCACCAAGGCTCCGCCTCCGCTAGAAAGTGCCATAACAGACACCAAACCTCCCACAATCATATTGGATAGTGTAGGATGTTGACGAGCAAAAATACCCAACTCGTCGAGAATATTGTCGGCACCTTTAACCAGACCAGTGCTGCGCAATTTATCGATCAACTGTTGAATGTGACCCATACCAGCTTGAACTTCTGCCGGTGTAGGAGGAGCACTCAACTTGGGATTTTTGGAAAGATTGGCGAAACGTTTACCAATCAAAGCACCAACTTTATCAATATTGACTGGATTGGTTTTTTGATCTTCGGCAGTCGGTGTAAATGGACTTGGTCCACCACCAACAATTTTCTCCGTATTCTTTTTGAGAGTGCCAAACAAATTTTGAACCATTTGTTGGTTTTTAGCATCGCCAAACCCCTTGCCTAGCGGCGTTGTCATGTAGGATTTGGCACGGGCTAAACCACGTTGGAAAATATCTTCTTTTAGAACTGGGTGCTCATTAAGATATTCGCACAAAATATCTACTTGAATGTCGTGAGCAGTTTGTTCACCCAACTGAATAGCGTAATACAGGTTTTGTTTTTTGTCCAAACCTGAATAAATTTCAGAGAGTAGTTTTTTAGAAGTGGATTGTGAAGCAACGAACTCGGTGACGAGATTCCTTACTAAAGTATCTTTTGCTAGTTGTTTGAATTGTGCCATAAATATGTCTGGTTAACATATAAATATATGAAAAATTGAGACGGGGGAAAAAAAAGAAGAAAAAAAAGAAGAAAAAGAAGATCCTTCGCGTGAGACTACCGTTTTGGGTGTTGACCTTTGGTTGTGATTTTTTGACGTTTTAAGTGAGTCTGCTATTTATATATAATGGACCATATATATCAAAATCCACAATTTGGAGAAAACTGGTTCACGTATCCAAACCTTTACAGAGACATGGTAAAAAAATTTCCGTCTGGCAGTAAATTTGTTGAAATTGGATCGTGGAAAGGAAAATCGGCTGCGTTCATGGCAGTAGAAATAGCCAACTCAGGAAAAAATATTGAATTCACATGCGTCGATACGTTTCACAACTGCCAATGGTTTCCTCTCCCAGAGGGAGCGCAGCTATATGACGTATTCAAAAATAATATGCGACCGTTGGAGCGATACTATCGGGATTTACGAATGTCATCTTTGGATGCCGCCAAATTGTTTGAAAATGCCTCTCTCGATTTTGTTTTCATCGATGCCCAGCACGAATACGAATTCGTAAAAAACGACATCGTTGCTTGGCTACCAAAAATTAAAGCTGGAGGAATTTTAGCTGGTCACGATTATCTAAAACAATGGTCTGGTATAATATCGGCAGTAAACGAATTGCTATCTCCGAAAATCGAAGTATCGGAGCTTTGTTGGATACACTCTGTATAACAAAAAAAGCAACAAACTAAGTTTGTTGCTTCTTAAATTGGCTGGCACTGTAGGACTTGCACCTACAATCTCTCGGTTCAGAGCCGATTGCGATTCTATTACGCTAAGTGCCAATTGGAGCCTAATACTGGAATCGAACCAGTGTTTGATCATTACGAGTGAACTGTTTTACCACTAAACTAATCAGGCATAAATGTATTCTCTGACAGATTTTTTCAAAAAATGGAGCCTCCAGCGGGTAACGCTCCTGCGTTTCAGCTTTACCAAAGCCGTGTAATACTTTTATACTATGGAGGCATTGAAAGGGCGACGACACGTTTTTGGAACCATGTCGTCGCATCTCCCGTAATGACATTTTCGGCACTCATACGTCCAAATTGACGTTCCATAGTCATCACTCCCCTTCAGGAGAAATTGGTAGGCATGGTAGGGATCGAACCTACATTGATCCAATTATACGCCAACTGTTTCGAAGACAGTGCTATTACATGCCCGTTCTAAATCTATATATACATATTACCAGACTTTTGATAGATGTCAATCCGAAAGTTTTGATAAAATCGCATCGACGTATTTATCCACTCTGGACTGTGCCATTTCTTGTGGTAAATTAGGTTCTGCTTGAATACGATCCAAATATCTTTGCATCCGCCCAAACAAATCTTCACAGTCAATTTCGTCTTTTGTCCAATGCCACGCTTTGAGAGCAGTTTCATAGTTGACGAGAATTTTGCAATATTTGAAAGCTATGTCGGGTCCACTCAAACGAAGGTATGTTGCTTCTTCAGACTCGATTGGATATCCAAAATGATATTGCGTATATCCGCCGCCGAAATGTAACATCTCCCGATCTTTATTGGCTATTGAATCGAAAACAACACTGTCTCCGTCAATACCTGGTATGGCAAACATGTTGGTCAAAATTGATGCATTGTCCATCGTTCCCATTTTATCGTCGCCATAAAACCGTCGAAAAAATGTTGAAAACATCCATAAAGTTTCATCTCCAGCACCATCACAAGTAATTTCCAAATCGATATCCTCAAATTTTGTGCCTTTTGGATACCGAGAATAGCCAAAAAAATTGGACAGTTTAGATATGGCGCAATAATCCGATTGCCATTCTTCCCAAACTCGATTCACAACATACGATTTTATCAAACTACGATCATAACAATCCATGATGTGTGATAAAGATTTAAGGTCTGTCAAGAACAAAAACGAATGATAATGTGATTGCGACTGATTGCAGAAAAGTGGTCTGTTGATCATATGCCCGAAGCATTTGTAGTCGCCAATTTCTAGTTTTGAAAATATGCGGTCGATGTATCCTTTTTTCATTATCAATACATCTTCGTCCATAAAACACAAAGTAGCATCGGTGTGTCTATGAAATGCGACTTGAGCAGCATTATACAGAATGTGAGGGTGTGTAGATACGGTGCGATCATCTCTGAACGTATCAAAATAAAAATACCGCAGCTTATTGTTACCGTGCTTTTTGTTGGTCAAATCACATATTTTTTGGTTTGCGGAACCCAATTGAGGATGTGCATTGAATTTCGCGCCACCATTGGCTATATAAACTTCATCGACCTCATCCATGATGAACTGTTCATAAAACCTCACCCATAAATTGACCATTTGGGGATTTCCATAACCTGTTACTATTAAAACTCTTGGTTTATCACGCATATGGCAATAAATAGACCACGCTCAAACGTAAATGGCGGTCACAGTGGGATTTGAACCCACATTCGTCTCGTTAGGACCGAGATGCTGTATCCATTTTAGCTATGCGACCTTCAAAAAAGCTTTCCATTGTGGGACTTCAAATGATCAATCAATATTTGATTTTCTGAACCATGCGTCACTCCCAAAGTTTTATACCGAACCAGTTTTGCTTCTTCTTTTTCAAGCAGATTTCCAAACCATTTGAAATGGTGGGTAAAAGAAGGTTTTTCAAATTTCACGCCGACTCGATTGTAATTTTCAGTGAAATGGTGTCCCGAACTGACTGCCATTGACTGTTTTGCCAACGTGACTTTGAAATCCCATGCTTTCAACAACGCACCCGTAAGGTTCATTTCTACTGGAAATTGCTCCCATATCGTTGGAGTAGGTGTTATATGCAACGGAATGCTACCATCCTGGGTAACACGATCCACCATCTGCCCCCACACAAAATCTGAATTTGACATGCTCACATCCCGTATTAAACTGTGCATGTCATCGTAACCGGGAGTAACATGAAGTTCATCCAAATCAGCTGGAATATACCAATCAGTCGGAGACATTTCAAGCCTAACACGATTTGCGAACCGCGCATCCATGTCTGGACTGAATAAGTCGTTGCATGATGGGCAGACCCGAATATTACTATCCACGTATTGGAGCATTTCATTGTATGTGGGATTCTCTTTACCTCGACTCACACCAAACACAAAATCTGTAACGCCGATTTTTTTGTAATGGTCAATGAAATGTGGGATCAATTCGATATTCGCATGAAGCGAGCAAATAACTGTAATATGTATTGGCATGATACATATAAATAGATTGGAATCTGATGTCGTGGATATTTGCAATTTGCGATGCAAACACTGCGCCCATTTTGCGCAGGTGTATAAAAAGAACCAATATTCGTTTGACGAGTTCAAAAACGACCTCAACGTTTTATCCAAAGTTCTTCACACCGACAGTTTTTATTTATGCGGAGGTGAGCCTTTGATGCTGGGGAAAAATGTTGAAAAATACATTGCCTGCATTCGTGAGTCGGGGATATCGGATAAGGTTGGATTCATTACTAATGGAATACTTTTACCAAAATTTGAGCACGTCATACCTACTGTGGACGAAATAGTGTTATCCGTGTATAAAAGTCGCCATTACAATTCGTTGATCAAATGGATGGATGAAAAGCTGGACTTGTATCCAAACATTACTGTGGTAACGAGAAACACATTTGAAACTATTTACGATCCGAGCATGACCAAAGAGGAATCAGATTGCAGCTGGAAATATTGCGAAGCAAAAAAAACATGCAATTTTCTGTATAAAGGCAATTACTATAAATGCGCCCAGTCTATAAAAATACTTGATCTATTTAAGCATCTCGGAATGTCAAAGCCACCCATACAAACTGATAACGGTGTTGATTTATATGCAGAAAATCTCGAATCAAGACTGGCGACGTTTATCAACACTGACATCAAACTACACACTTGCAATGTTTGCAGAGTTGGATATCTTTGGGCGCCTGGAGGCAAAACTGAACCGTGGCGCGAGTTGACAGAGAATGAATTGGTGTGATTTCAAAAAAGTCTGCCACCGTGGGATTTCAGATGATCGACCAACCTTTGGTTCTCCGTATAATAACCCAACCCTAGATTTTTATACCGAGCCAATTTTGTTTCTTCTTTTTCAAGCAAATTTCCAAACCATTTGAAATGGTGGGTCAAAGATGACTTTTTGAATTGATAGTTTAGCCAACTATAACCGTCTCTGCAATGCTCTGACACTTTGTAGTATTCTGTCCAATGATGCCCTTCCCAAATTGCTATTGGTTGTTTGACAATCGAAATTTTTTCATCGCACGCCCATAGCAACGATTTTGTGATATTCGTTTGATTCGGAAATTGCTCCCATATCGTTGGAGTAGGTGTTATGTGCAACGGAATGCTGCCATCGTGAGTGGTGCGGTCAACGAGCGTTCCTCTCAAAAAATCGGTGTTGAATAAATCCATATCGTGGATCAAATCGTGAACATTATCATACCCAGGAACAACGTGAAACTCATCCAAATCAGCTGGAATATACCAATCATTCGGAGATAATTCTTCTCGGATGCGGTTTGCAAATGCCGCTTCTGGTGCTCCGCTCAACGGTTCATCATACGATTTACATAGTCGAATAGTAGGATCATTGTATTGAGCGATTTGATCCCATACAGGGTTATTTACACCATTCCAAATTCCCAATACGAAATTGGTCACTCCAAACTTCTTATAGTGATCTAGGAAATGAGGAAGTAACTCTATATTAGTATGAATCGAGCAAATAACGGTGATATTTATTGGCATGTATATATATAGATTAGTCGGTTTGAAAATATGCTGATACCATTAATAATACCGCCCGCGCCTTATTTGACCAACCCAAAAGCTTTGATGCCGCTCGGGATACTGTATGTTGCTGGTTACATCGAAAGTCAAAAAGATACTTGCGTGTTGATTGATTTGGGCGGCGTTGATGATTACGTGTCGCACACAATAAAAGAGCTTAAAAGCTTGCCGAAATTTTCTTATGTTGGCATAACCGCAACAACTGGGCAAATATATTATGTGTTGAAAATTGTAAAAGAGATTCGAAAAGAATTTCCAGATGTGAAAATCATTGGTGGCGGACCGCATTTTACTCACGCTTGCATTGCCCATAAAAAGAATCCAACAAGAGTGCAAAAATTCGTTGACGATTTCAATCAATATTTCGACACGTATGTTCTTGGAGACGGAGAAAAAGCATTTTATGAGGCAATGGCAACAAACAAAAAAGTTGTTGATGCAACGGCACCATCAAGTCCGTCATACATTTCCACAGAAGAATTGGTGAACCTACCGTTCCCAGCCAGACATTTGCTCGATATCAAATCATACCAATACGATTTTGGCTGCAAATCCGTGGTCACAAACAACGCCATTAGTTTGATGTCACAACGTGGATGCCCGTATGGATGCCGATTTTGTTCAAGCAGAGTGGACAGATATAGTCGGCTGATCCGAAAATCACCAGTGGATAAAACAATAGATGAAGTCAGATTACTATATACCACTTATGGATATACGGACTTCGCATTTTATGACGATGAGTTGAATGTTCATCCAGAACTAAACTCATTTCTCACAAAATTCAAAGATATTCAAATGGAGCTTGGGGTTGAGTTTAGGTTCAGAGCGTTTTTGAAGTCCAACATTGTGACAAAAAATCAAATGAAAGAGCTAAAAAATGCTGGCATGACTGTTGCCATCATCGGCGGCGAATCTGGTTCTGAAAGAATGCTTAAAAACATGAACAAAAAATCAACGGTTGAACAGAATACAAAATTTGTTGATTATGCCAAAGAATATGGTGTGTATGCAAAATGCATTATGTCATTGGGACATCCTGGAGAATCAGACGAAACTCTGCAAGAAACGGAAAACTGGCTGGAGAAAGTCCAACTAGCCGATGTCAATTTTACCATCATATCGTGCCTACCATCTTCATTCTATTATGATAGTGCTTTCAAAAGAGACGACGGCATTTGGGTTTATACTGTTCCAGAAACCAAAGATCGGTTATACAGTTTCGATGTGGATTTCCACTCCAAACCAAACATACTGAATGGAAATTTGGATTATGGATACGAATCCACTGTGTATACAGACTTCTTAAAACCAGAAGATTTGGTTAAATGGCACTCTCATTTGGAGAGAAAATTCAAACCCGCGTAACGGATATAGGCAAAAAAATGGCGGACACGGCAGGACTTGAACCTGCGACAAATCGCTTCGTAGGCGATTGCTCTAATCCAACTGAGCTACGTGTCCGAAAAAATGGTAACTCTGGTAGGGATCGAACCTACATTATCCAATTATGCGCTATCCGGATAGAAGCCGGTGCCATTACAGAGTCATTGTAAATTGGTTGCCCCAGTTGGCTTTGCTCCAACCACCTTCGCCTTATCAAGACGCTGCTCTACTAAATGAGCTATGGGGCAGTTATAAATTGGCGGGCATAACGAGAATCAAACTCGCCTTGTTCGATAGACAGTCGAACCGATGACTCAGCCTCTTCTATGCCCATATTATGTATTTGATCTTTTGCCACGGAAGCTTTTCACACCGTGAATATTGCATCAAACACATAACAAAATTGGATTTTTCAAAGGATTTCACGTTTAACGTTCCTGTGATGGGATTTGAACCCACATCTATGCCCCACACTGGGGTTGCTCTGTCTCTGCAATTGAGCTACACACGTCTATCTTCTGAGTATAAATCACCAGTCATGAGCCGGTGCAAACCTCTTTGGTCAGCTTAACCAAATAACTTAAATTGGGGTGATATATGGGTGCTGCCCCCATTCCTTCGGCTTCACAAGCCAAAATACTAGCTGGTATACGAATATCACCATTGCTAAAACTGTCTTAAAACTTATCGGTCATCCCGAATGTCTGGCATATCCACATCAACGGGTTCGCCAGAACTTGGATCGGGTTCGTTGTCAAGGAACGGTTGGATGCGACTCCAATATTTATCTGACAACTTGCCGTAACCATGTCTCCACGCCATGCTTCTGGCGAGGTCTTCAATGGTTTCGTCCTTCCATCCGCGTTCTTGGCGCGTCTGCCAGAGTTGCTTTATAGTATTAGCAAGCTCTTCGTCGCTCATATAGGACAACCGTTGTTTGTGTTTAATTACGCTGCTTGGCATTCCGCCTTCGGCAACGTTTTCGTTCAGACGAAATACATTACCACCAGTTTTTTGATATAGTTTTTGGCTCATATAACATATAAATATGTTTGAACCTCATTAAAAAACAAAAATCACAAAAATCAATCAAGATTGATCAGATTTTGAAATTTTCTTCGCATGAACTTCTCGATGTATCTTTGGCGTTATCCAAACTCGCCCAGCGAGATGGTCCGGCCAAACGGACACAGAGTAATATTTGTTATCGGGGATGTCGCACCATTTGCGTAGTTGAGCATCCATTCCGAGCGGATCAGCAACATAAGCGGCGTATTGTTGTGCTGTTAATGTTTTCATAAATTGGTGCTGTGCTCTCCACGCCGTCACTCTGTTTTACCGAATTTACCGGTCGGCAGTCATTTATGGGGTCAGTTACCCATTAGTTATTCAGGAGTTGCACCCGAGTATATTACGACTTTCACGTAAGCACTACTACATGTGTTACTTTGATAACTAAAAAATGGTGGACCGGGTGGGATTTGAACCCACAACATATCGGGTAAGAGCCGATTACTCTAATCCAGTTGAGCTACCGATCCATTGTAATTGTTGTAAAGTGGTCCTCCCATCTGGACTTGAACCAGAACACTGCGCTAATCAGGCACAGGGACTGCATTATCGTATAGGAGGATAAATTGGTGCAAGTGGTGGGTAATGCTCCCACACGAATCGTCTGGTTAAAAGCCAGTTGCCCGAAAAGCCAGTTGCCCGAAAAGCCAGTTGCCCGAAAAGCCAGTTGCCCGTCTATTGTGGCTTCACTTGCGTAAATCTTCGATATGTCAATGACCTAAAATCATCTTAGCAGACTTTTTTCAAACGTCAACAACCTTTTTTCTAACACAGTTCATCACGTTTCTAGCACGTTTGGACGGAGATGGAAACATGAACGGTCTGCTTTTACCGTTTACATACGGTGGGGTTTTTCCAACGCTTGTGTATTGCGCTGCTGTTATGTCAATTATTTTGCCATCAATATTTTGCAGCCACCAATGACTGATGTTGTTACTATCTTTGGCTTGAAACGGTTTGAATGTTTCGATCAACTGAAATTCTTTCATTAAACAATACAACGCTTCGGTTGCAACATAGCAATGACCATACATTGGATTGCCAGCATTTGTTTTGCGATATTCGGGCTTCAATAACTTGGGATGCAAACAGCTTGTTATGGCATCGACCAACTGTATAACTTTTGAGTTTGTAGTAGTGTCTATCACAATAATACATATGATAGACTACCGCGAAATCATTCACCGTCCCGTGACACCACAGGTCCATAGATATACTCCGATTCATCTATGTTAAACTTGAGCAATATCAAGCACGATTACTACTAAAACTGGTGGCAATGGCGGGACTTGAACCCACAACTTGTGCAGTTATCAACGCACTACTCTAATTGAGTTACATCGCCAAAAAATGGTGGTTCTGACAGGATTCGAACCTGCACTACCTAGCTTCTGAGACTAGTGCCTCCTTCCAATTGGGCTACAGAACCAAAAATGTTTACTGGATTTCACATTGTTCCATTACATTATTTTTCATCACGTTCATGAAAATTAATACAACGTCTATCAGTGTCCATACGGTTATTACATCGCAGTGTTCGCACTATACATCATGGAATCGCACCATGTCCTCCCAGCGTATTGGCTGCTGTGCTACTATTACACCAATGTATAACAACACTTTGCGCCTTCATCCGTATGTTAAAAAAATGGTGGTGGAGGTGAGATTCGCACTCACATTGTTTACCACAAGGGTATGGGTTTTACAGACCCACGCTTTCAACTATTCAGACCACTCCACCACAAACTAGCTAAAATTGTATTCTAAAATTTTCTCAATGGCTACTATTCCTTTGTCGTTAATCTCTCTGGTTCCAACACCAGCAAAATTTTCGGTCAATTTTGGAATATAGTCAATGACTTCAAATTCTCCCAATGCATAGTTGAATTTGTTCCATTTATTACCCTCTTGGTCAAAAACAAATGTAGGTTTCTGATTGTCAATAGCCATTTGAACCGCCCAACCAGTGCCACCACTGACCTTTTTCTTATCTAAAAATTTACCTACAGCGAATATGGATTCGGCATTTTTGACTTGAAACCAATTTCTTGCTAACAAGTTCTGAATATACCGGGCTTGTCCTTGTGGATAACGTTTCATTGCTTTATTGGCAATTAAAACGTGTTCAAATCCTTCATTTAGTTGTTCGGCGGATAAGATTTCTCTGTTCTGGCCTTCTTGTTTATGACCACCAAAAGAATAAGCGATGGTTTTAACGCCATATTTATTGCCTTCGTTTTCCCATTCCATATCGGCTCCGGGACAGCCGCCACTATGACAAATATAACTCATAACTATTCAAAATTATCAACATTTAATTATACCGAGATGGAGGTGGAGCATCAGCTTCACCAGCAGCTACAAGATCCATGTATTTTTTATAATATTTTTCATGATCTGGCAATTCTTTCACACCTTTCCAATCGTGGGGAAGCGATTCTTTTTTGAAAGGAAGTGCTTGCCGTCTATCTTTCATTACGAATACGTCGTATGGATAGTCCACATATTCAAACATCGAAAGATTCTCGTGTATTACGCTTATATTTTTATCAATTACGCCTCTTAAATGGGCAGTTATGATGTATTTTCGCCCGTAATACCCAGCAGCGATTTTATCGTCAGTAAAAAATATTTCCCCTTTGCTTTGAAATGTAGGACGACCGTGTGTTCCTGGAGTTTTTAATCCAAAATGAAATAACGGAAAGTTCTTATTGGTTCCGTGATAGAACAATTTTGGAGCACCATTACCATCCAATAGAATTGGATACTCTATCTCATCGAATTGCGCTTCTTCTTCCGTCATTAATCGGAACGTATTTATGTCGGTTCGTTTGAACATGTCTATAAATATTTGCAAACTGAACTATAATCTAAAAATTGGCCCGATAGGTTGGTAACGCTCCAACATCCTCCGTTCTTCAGACGGATGCTAATCGATTTCAGCTACTATCGGATAAAAAATGGCCCGGCAGATTGGTAACTCTCCAATATCCTTCGCTCGCAAGAGCGAATACTCTTATATTTAAGCTACTACCGGATAAAAAATGGTGGACGTAGAGGGATTCGAACCCTCAACTTCTAGGTTATACACCAATTACTCTAATCCAATTGAGTTATACGTCCAATATGGGGTGATATGCGGGTTACGATCCCGCACAAACAGTTCCACAAACTGTTATGCTACCACTACATCAATATCACCATTACTATATCTAGAATCGTTGGAGCACTGTGTAGGAATCGAACCGACATACATCTTTCGATTGCTACACTACATTTGTAGTGCATTGCCAATTATCTATAGTTTATATCACTAAAATCTGACTCTTCAACGCGGTCACTCGTATCAACTAACTCTGCTACTCTCATCCAATTTTTGCAATCGTAGTTTCCACATAAAAGAGAATAGTCACTCAGAGCACTGTCTGATCCTTGATATGCTTTCATTTTCTCTCCACAGTCTGGACACCGCATATCAAACCACTCACACCGCCCTCTACTTTCTATTTCATCCCGTGTAATATTTTTCATATTTTTCATAACTAAAATTGGTGGTAGTGACAGGATTCGAACCTGTAAGTTTAGCCAGTGGCAATGCGTTTACAGCGCATCTCCTTCGCCAATTTGGATACACTACCATTACCCTCAAAGCGTGATGCTTTGAGGAAAGCTCTAGGAGTTGGACTTGAACCAACGACGGGGTTATTCACCCTACAGATTAACAGTCTGTTGCCTGCTACCAACTCGGCTACCCTAGAATTAAACTACACTAAAAATGGCTCCCGAAGATGGACTCGCACCACCACAAACTGGGTAACAGCCAGCCGTGCTACTTTGACACTACTCGGGAATACTACTACTAGTATAAAATGGCCCTCCATGCGAGACTCGCACTCGCTACTGCATCGTGACAGGATGCTATGATAAACTCATTCAACAATGAAGGGTAACTACTAAAATTGTTCCACGTTATTTGGCAAGAAGGTGGACAAACTTACCCGTGACGTTCTCGCTCTCTGGGTCTCGTCATGCGCTTGGACTTTGAATTTAAGGGTTATTCCAAGTAACCTGTGTTTCCTTAGCTTTCGGAAATTGGAGCATCGTGTGGGTAACGCTCCCACTCAGTATCTTGTTTGGAAGACAAGTGCCTCACTTCTCAGCCAACGATGCGTTTATAAAATGGCATCCACCATAGGAATCGAACCTACCCACTGAGATTTGGAGTCTCTGTCGCCAGCCTTGGAACATGGGTGGATATATCATAAATTGGTGGTCCAGTAGGGAGTTAAACCCTAAATTCAACGTTCGTAATGTTGTGTGATATTCAGTTTCACCACCGGACCGTAAATGGTAGTCTATGTGGGTGCTGCCCCCACGTTTCCAGTTTGAAAAACTAGCGAACTAGCTGATGTTCGAATAGACCATTGTAAATTGGAAACCCCACTTGGATTCACACCAAGGTTTCTGGCTCAGAGCACACAGAAGTCCTAATCACTAGACGATAGGGTTAAATTGGCAACCTCACTCGGAGTCGAACCGAGTTCCCCGGACTGAGAATCCAGAATCCTTTCCTATTAGACGATGAGGTCGTTGTAAATTGGAGCCTCCAGTCAGACTCGAACTGACAAAGGATGATTAATCCATTCTTGATTACAAATCAAGGCCGATAACCAATTCCGGGCATGGAGGCAGTAAATTTTCTATACTTTATTTATGGAAATTACCTCAGTAATTCCGTCATCGCCCTATGTATATATTATTTCTTAATCACGCAAGTAAGGCTTGCGTTAAGATGAAATGTTCCATCACGATTGTAGTGATGCCGTTCACGAAATTCGCTGCGAATTGCATTCAATGCAGCATCTTGCGAATCGAGATCGTTTGCGAGAAAATCATAAGTAGTTGGCAGTCTGTCAACATACTCTGATCCCGCAGCAAAAGATGTGTGTAAATCCTCCATCACAAAATATCCATTGGGCTTAACTTTTGGCCAATAATATTTCAACGCATCTTGCTGATGTGACATGTAATGACTTCCGTCATCCATCATGATATCAATCTCGCCATCTGCAAACGTGCTGTAAACTTCTTCCAGCAAAGCGTTTTTCGTAATGTAAACAAAACGATCATGTAACGGAACCTCTGGACGATAGCCGCAATCAATTCCGTAGATGGTTGCGTTTGGAAAATATTCCAACCATGTTTGAGTGCTCGCCCCAAAATAAACACCGATTTCAACTACTTTTCGAACGTCATATCGAATCGGTCCAAAAAACTGCTCGTAAAAATCCATGTATCTGTGACCCCAGGCTTTATCAGTCTGGTATTTTATTCCAATGTCTTGTAGTAATCCCATATACTATTAAATAGTGTCATTTGAAATTAAACTATAGTTTTTCAATCACACAAGTAATACTGCTCGGATAGTGGAACGTTCCGTCACGATTATAAAAATGTTTTGCACCAAACTCCGTGTCACGGATGTTGTTCAACTCAGCGTCTTGCGTAACGGCATTGTTTTTCAAAAAATCATAAGTGGTTGGTAATCGATCTCGATTTGCGAGCAGCCTTCGCTGTGAAGGTGGCAGACAACTTTCGGAATCTGCTCGTATGGCGGATGTGGATAAATCTTCCATCACAAAATAGCCGCCATGTTTGATCTTTGACCAGTAAAATTTAATTGCGTCGTGCTGATGTGATATTTTATGACTACCATCATCAATCAGAATATCGATGTCATTATCGGTGAATGAAGAATAAACTTCTTCCAGCAAAGCGTTTTTCGTAACGTAAACAAATCTGTCATGTGGAGAAACTAATTCGCAGTGTATGCAATCGATTCCATAAATCGTGGCGTTTGGAAAATAATCCAACCACACTCTGATACTGGAACCACGATGCACACCAATCTCAATAACTTTGCGGACATCAAACCGTATCGGACCAAAAAATTGTTCATAGAAATCCATGTATTTGTGATACGTGGCTTTGTCAGTTTGATATTGCATTCCTAAATCGTGAAGTAAACCCATGCTGTATACATATACAGAAAATAGCGATCTCAACCGCACTTTCATCGCCCTATGGGTTCTGCTTTCGGCATAACACCCACGGACCAATCAATTGATTTTCCCAGACTTTACCTTTTTCACTGGCGGCGGCTCAACAGATGGAGTTTCAAGCCCGTTTCTAAATTGTTCTTACAGTCTATCAGCTTTTTATCACTTGTCAACTGTCTTTTTTCGCTCACCTTTCGGCTCGCTCGTTGGTCAACCTTTCGTCGCTCAACTATAATAATCTTATCACACTTCCTATCACTGTCAACGATCTTCTTTCAAAAAAATTCCAACAAAAAACCGTCACTCATTTCTGGGTGACGGTTGATATTCTTTCTTCAGTTATGTATACAAAATATCAGCGTCCACCCTTTCTTGTAAAGGTGGTATTATACCAATCACGCTTAATGTCATGTTTACAAACGACTTGCATACACAAATATATATCTGCGACTTTGCGAAACTTAACGTTTTTTTGCAGATTTTTTCGCTCTACGCAATTCTAATGCAACTGCTTCTCTCACAAGAGATTTCAACTCAGCAGAAGTAATTGTTTCGCCCATTGCTTCTGGATCGGGGTCTCCTCCGTATGGGTCGCCGTATCCAAATGGTGATGGTTCATCACTACGCACACGATATTCTGGTCCACGGCCTGGCTCATCGCGATCAATGTTTGGAGTTTTGTGGCGTTTTTCGTAAAACCTTGGATATGCATGAGGAAGATCAGCATAAACCAATTCTGGGTCGATTTTGATGTTGAAACGCAAAACACCTTTGCCAGTCATCTTGCTGGTATCAACATTCCTCCAATTGTTATCGATCACCGTAACACCAGAAGTTCCGTCAACAAGTTTAATAGCTTCCAATTCATCTTTGATTTTTTTGGCTGCTTGGCTCCAAACTTTTGGGTTGATGCCGTCCACATAAAAATTGATTGTGCCATTTTTATCAAACGCAGAATCACCATCTGGCGACATCCAAGTAGGAGACAATTTAGCTTGGGGATCGGCATTTTTAATGAACGTCCACACACTATCGTCGATATCGTGAATAACGTTGAGCACACCAGCAGAATCATCTGGCATACTATAATCCGTAGATTCGTCCACAGACTTCGATCCTTTTAATTTTGCAAGCTTCTTCTTTAGCATCGCTACATATCGCTCGACTGAGCCATAGTTTTTCTTGGCGAATGCCTTGGGTGGATTTGCAATTAATGCCTCTAGGCTTTTAATGTCGGCGGCAGAATCATCCGCTGCCCCTTTACCTTTGTATTCTTCGGCAATCAATGCACGGAGCAGTTTTTTAAGTTGGTCTTTTTTGGTCATAAATTTGGTTTCTTAACTAGTTTACGAAAATCCTTAGCGTCCATAATTTATAAATATAACAACAAAACGAATTCTTACCGAAAATCAATCAAAATGATCACACACCAGCAATGTGCTTAAAAGCGTCCGTATAAACATTCTTATCGAATATGCTATTACCCGACGCATCCATCAAATCGTCGATTTTCATTTTGTTTAAGAAATAGTCGTCTGTGATCGCAAAATTTTCTTCGTATGCTGGAACAAATTGTGCAAACTCGGCGTTGTTTTTGACCACATCAAATATGAGTTTATAAACATAATAGCGTCGATAGATTTCCAACACAGTGCTATGATATCCCGAATCTTTAATATAGTGGTCCATTTCTGAAAATATAGACTGCTCCAACAAGTTCGTCTGCTTGAATGCGAACCTATACAAACACGAAGCACTTCCAATGTGATATTGGAATTGTTGCAACATCAACGCTTGTGGATTTGGCTGCAAATGCCAATTTCGGACGTGGTATCCGCCATGAAAATAATACGCAAACTGATCTTCATATGTGGGTGTTCCCGCAGCATATGTTTGTAAATCGTGTGCTTTATTGATCCGATTAAGAAGCTCAGATGAAAATTTGACAAACGTGTCCATTGCGGTTTCTATTTCAAACGTATATGGCCTGCCACGCAAAACAATTTGATCCCCTGGCATGTGGCTATGTGCTTCCAGAATATCGTTTGGATTGAAACACGATTTGCGAATCAAAAGAGTTGTTGGTTGAAAATGCGGAAATGTAAACGGCCTTAAATTTTCGAACAGATTATCTTCCTGCATAATTTGTCGTTCGAAACTGATAAAATGCTCGTTATTGGTGCAGCCACGGGTCGCCCCCACAACATCCAAATCATTACTACCGATGCGGCGCATGAAACGCTGCAACAAATCAGCGTTCAATATAAAATCGTCATCTTCCATGATCAATATTGTATCACGAATCTCCGCCCAATGTTTTTCAAGCAAATATCGAATGTTGACTCCGTGATTTGCCATTGTCGGTTCGAGAAAATCAAACGTTACAGCTGGGTCGTTGGCACTCAGCCCAGTAAAAAAGTCACGAACAATTTTCAGTTCGGCATCGTCTCTTCGATCCGGCCCCTCCGAAACAGCAATAAAAAGGTTGTCGAATAACGGATTCAATCTGGCTCTCCAGTTAAGTATTCGGAGATACATCAACAATGGATCGCTCACAGAAATCAACAACTGCGTGGAGTTTTTAACGTTCATATTGTAACATGATCTACTATATATAGTTAAATGTTACGTTATGAAACGAGATATCGCCATATTCACCATAGTTAAAAACGAACCATATTTTCTTCCGAAATGGATCGAATATTATAGCAAATCGTTCGACAAACGCGACATGTATGTATTGGACAACGAAAGCACAGACGGCAGCACCAACAATTTGTGCGTCAACGTTGAGAAAGTTATTACCGCCAGTGTAAACCCAAACAACCTCAATTACATTTGGATAACTGACGTGGTCAAAGCACAATTTCAAAAGCTTTTGAACTCTTATAATTATGTTTTCTATGTTGACGTTGATGAATTCGTCATTTCCACCGAAACTCCAAATCTACGCAATTATTTGGACAGACAGATTGCCGAAGGCAGAAAATGCTTCATATCCAACGGTTGGTTTCTGATCCACTATCCCGAAAAAAACGAGATCGGTTTTGACTACAACAAATCAATGTTGAGTCAACGCCAATATGCGTATCAATTTAATCACTATGACAAGCCGTTTTGCGCAAACTACTTTTTGGATTTTGCCGCTGGGCAGCATTTTGCCCACACCGAACTTCCCTATTCCAGCACAAGACGCACCGACCCAGAAATATTATTGCTCCACGCCAAATTGTTTGATATGGAATACAGCGTTAATCGCTATAAACAACAAATGCACATGTTTGACCAAATCGAGCCTGGAGTTTTTGACAACGACCACCATTGGATCATTAAAAAAGAGTATGATTCGTTTTTAGATTATCATTACAAACATCGGTTTGATGATACCGTGGAGCATTTGGAACAGTTGTTGCATTACGATTACACAAACCTATTCTGACCACATGAAAAAAGATGTCGCCATATTTACGATAGTCAAAAACGAACCCTACTTTCTTCCGAAGTGGATCAAATACTACAGTCAATTTTTTGATAAATGCGACATGTCGGTTCTCGATGACGCGACCAATGATGGCAGCACCGACAATCTTGACATCGACGTAGTGAAACTGCCAATCCGCAGCAAACTTGATTACGGACAGAACGGATTCTATATCAGAGAGCGGTTTGCGCAATTATTGGAAAGATACCATTACGTGTTCTGCACAGACGTAGATGAATTCATTACTCCGACTCACTCACCCAATCTGAGGATGTATATTGACAACGAAATTTCTACAGGCAGAAACTGTTTTATTGCCACAGGATGGATAATTGTTCACTATCCAGAAAAAGGCGATTTCGCGTTTGATTATACAAAACCCATATTGAACCAACGGCAGAACGTCAATGATTCTCCGCCATACAATAAACCTTACGGTGCCAACTATGTTTTGAGCTACAACATTGGTCAACACACAGCATCCAATGAACAACCATATTCACAAGAACAGCGCAGTGATCCAAACGTCATTTTAATTCACGCCAAGTTATTTGACATGGATTTTAGCATCAATCGTTACCGCCACACATTCAGAACATACGATACCATATTGCCAACGGTCCCCGCAATAGAAAAAGATTTTGTTCTGCATGGCGAAGATGCCGAATTTATCAAATATCATTACACACAACGCTTCAATGGAACTGTGCGTAATTTGGATAAACTGTTGTATTTCGATTTCAAAAACATGTTCTAGGCAGTGAACTACACCGACCCTAAAGGGATAGGGGTTTTACGCTCCCAAGATATAAAAAACCCCAGCCTTGCGACTGGGGTTTTGCGTCTAACACTTGTTGCTATTTATCGTTGAGCAAATAGTTGTTGCTGATTGCTTTGAAACTGAAATTCTCGGTCAATCCTCGAACGACCACACCTTCACGATCTGCGTTTGGATTCAACATGCTTTTTCCATCTGCATACGCCAACATGTTGTCCACCAAAGCCTCGGCGGGTAATACATAAGCCCACTCCATGACTGGAACCATGTTCAACTTTAACGTTTCCAATGTATCTTTCAACTCGCTCACAGTCATTCTACGACCTTCGTCGATGTAATATCCCGTAAAGAAAAACACTGTGCGTTTGGCCAATCCGTATAAATTACCTTGAATGCCTGGACCAACCAATTCACCTTGCAACGCAATGTTTTTACGCAACTCGGTCAACTTCCCTGGCATTTGTAGTTCATTTGCTGCTTGCCAGAACGCATTTCCCTCACTGGGTTTCAATTCGAGGTTTCGGCTGCATACTCCAAACTCACCGTTGCGAAAATATGCGGTAAAACTTGAACCGTCCAATTTTTCAGTAACATATGCATTTTGCCCCCGCAAATCAATCATACAATCACTTGCATAATTCTGAATACGTTCCTCGTCGGTCTTTGGAATAAAAGAAGGAAACCATCCCTTTACTTCTCCAGACAATTGTGCTGGACCTCCAGCTTCGTATTTTATCACGTTCAATGCCACGGTTAAATCATCTCCCTCTTTTAGATTAGGAAGGCTCCAAGGCAGCGGAGTCAATAGACCTTGAGAAATTTGTCCACACAAACGAACAGTTTTCAAACGAAATCCCTCTTGTCCATTTGCCATTTTTTTGAAGCAACGTGCTCTCAAAAATTCAAATTGCGGCATTACTGGCAAAAAACTGTCGATCTCATAATAAACAGCAAGATCGCCCACGTTAAATTCATTCTTTTTGACAACAACTTTCCATCCCTTGACAGTTGCTACAACAATAGCGTCAGCACCAACAATGGGTTGAATGTCGAGGATTTTAACTACACTGGCTAATTTACGTTCTGGTTCCATACACATAACAATTTTTTCTACACTACTACTACTACTACTACTACTACTACTACTACTACTACTACTACTACTACTACTACTACTACTACTACTACTACTACTAGACTCTCAATGTTTCTTGCGTCGAAGATTTACATACTCTGGTGATGATGTGGCATACGCTATATCATCATTCAACTTTACAATTCTTAGTCCATTGCCAAAAAACATTGCGGCGGCGACTATAATATCCCACACGCTGTGCAAGATTTGCCCTTCCAGAAAATGATTAGCTGCCACAAATATTGCAAATCCCGACATGATCACCACAACCCAACAATACCATCCACTATTGGTAATGTTCCTATATATCGTTAAAAGTTTTTTCACCATGACAATAATTATAAACCGCGATGTTGAAAGTGTCAATCCAATTCCGTCTGTGTCTGATTTTTTCGAATGTATTGATGTCGAGCCAGGCCAAACATTATACACCCCAATATTATCATGTATGCACAACCAACGTATTTACCCTCTTCGAATTTAGCACCCGCTGTGAAAAAGTCAAGAGTCCCCAAAAAAACCCCCAACCGCCCCACCCAAGGGTTTTCGAATAATTTGGCTGCTGTTGCAACCACAACCGATATCCCACTTATAATCATCAATTTCATGCAGTTCCCCCTTATTATTATTAGTATTATTAGTATTATTAAGCCCCATTATTATTATTATCATTCCCATCTACATATACCATTGCTATGACTGCTCCTGTGAGCAACATGCACGTTGGTATGGTTGGATGAGGACTCACTGACGCAATGAAATATGCTCCAGCCGAGGTCAACACCGCCAAATACATTCTGCAACACAACTCCAATATATACTTACGGTTCATACAATTAAATAGCTATCTTAATCACCATCGACATCATAATTATGTTTGGCTGGAAACAGACTCTCCACCAATTCGTTGTGTTGTTGCTGCAACACAGACATTTTTGCAGCAATGATCTCCATGTCTTTCAAAATTTTGGCGTGACGGATTCCTTTTTTGGAATTGGCTTTGTAAATTGTGGTATAAACAAATCCGCCTGAAGTTCCGATCATGGGGTTGAAACAATTTATGGTCGAGTCCAACAGTTCTTCCACCGTCATTTCGCACATGCCCCAGAATGAATCGGCAACATAAACTTTATCTCCAACTTTATATTTTTTGTTCATATGTTATGGTCCGTGGCTATTGTGTTCGTCGTGATAAAAATCAACATCAATATCGTTTGGTATGCTGAGTTTGTCAAACAGTTTTTTAAGAAATTTCGCGGATATTGTAATTAGTAGTGTGACGATCAACCAAGGCCAACAAAACATCGCCTCCACGCCATCTAATGGAGCATAAAATCTGTTGATGAGTATTGCGAATAATACCCCGATCAAAAAATAGACTATGATAATTGCTGTCAGTCCCATTGCCAGTTTTGCTAGTTCAATCAAAAACACACTCATTCGTCGTCTTTCATTAGGTATTGAATCACCGATATCATTATTATTGTAGTAAAAAACAGAACGACACACAAACCCATGTCGGTCATGTCGGTATTTTCGGAATTAAAATTCATCGTCATCCTTTGCAGCCGCTTTTCTGGATTTATCGTCGTCCTTCTTGCCGCATTTATATTCGAAAATGCTAAATGCCTCTTTAGCGTTTCTGCCATGCGCCCAATCGTCCATGCTGCAATTGGGTCTTGGATTTTTGCAATATATAGTCACCCCATCGGTGGGGTCGTATCTTTGACCAGTGACGATTGTGAGATCGCCTTTGCAATTTGGACACTTGTATTTCATATGTTATTATGATACCATCTATTTCAGTTTTGTCAACGACTTGCGTCCCACAACATATACCCGCCCAAAAATACAGCGATGGGTCCAAGCAATATGGTGTATAACATGCGGGTTCGTATCTGTGGATCGTGTGAACCGTTGTATATTTTATATGCATGTATGATTATAAAATATCCGCACAAACCCATTGTGCCATGCAGCCATAAATATTGTGCAATGTTCATATGTTTTTCAATCGCTGTGATCTGTGTCAGTCCACCAACTTTTGGAACTACCTGCTATAAAACTTTCGGTTGTTGGATAGTAAACGTCCATAACATGTTTTGCATGGTTCATTTGTTTCCATGGAACTTTTGAACATTTGCTTCGAAGGTCGTCCAACTCGCCGAGAAGCCGTTTTTCGTTGAGGGCATCCACAATCAATTTAACATCGGCAACGTTCTCTTCGAACTCACAATAACCATTGATCAATCTTTTTGGTATGGACTGTCCCACTATTTTTTCGTATACACAATACTCTTTGCCTCCGAGGGTGTCTGGCAGGTCGTCAAACTCGGCGAAATACCACGGTAATGATGACTCCTCCCCAACGGGATATGTTGTTGTTTTGCTCATAAATCTGTTTTGCTGCTTAATTTAATGTATAAATATCTGGCGATCAATGCTATGAATGCCGCCAAAACAAGTTCTGATGCCCACCACATTTTCCAAGAAAACGCCACGGTCAATGCTGGACACGCAAAGTTCCAAGCTTGCGTAACCAAATATGGCAGAAATGCGGCTACGAAAAGTCCAATAATTGCAACGCCAGCGATTATTGCGGCTAGTATCAATAAACTCGTTATCATAACATTAAATATGTTTGAAGACTTCATTTTCTGCTTTTTTCCAAACTCTGGCTTGGTTGATCGCCAATTTTGCTTCGGCAAACCGCAACAAATCATCGGTGTTGAAACCGTTTCTTCGTGCAGCATCCATGAGCAATAGATAACAATCAGCCCATTCCATGATGTCATTGGGACTGTCAATCAATTCCTGCACTTCTTCTTTCAGATGATGCAGTGGACCGAGACATCCCCTTTCAGCGGGTGTTCCAAATGCTTTGGACGAAAATTCAAAATATCGTTGCCAAAATTCGTTGTATTTTTCGAGGTCGCTAAGTTGTGGTGAGTTCATGTTTGTCCTACTAAATATCGTTGTCCTCGTTTCCAACCACTGGGATTATCAAGTTGAGGGCATCCCAAATTTTCATTTTCCACTTTGGTTTTGCCATGTCCAATAATATTGGAATAACCACCACTGTCTGCTTCGTATAATACTACTTTCTAACGAAGTTCCTCTGGTGTCATTTTATTTAATGCTTTCAATAATGCGTTGTATGTCATAGGTTTTTATGTTATGCTTTTTCTTTTGGTGGCCCCGGAAACCTGTTTATATGCCAAAAATTTGTGATGGGACTCTCAATCAATTCAGTTTGACAATCCAGCAACATTCCAGCTACGATATCCCTGTAGATTTCACTTCGATCACATAGTGGTTGTTCGGGCATTTCAAGCCGATTCATGCGATCCAAAACATCTTCCAACACAGCAATCTTCACGGTCAATTCAGTATAATTAGACATATATATGTGAAAAAAGAAAACGGTCAGCCCCAAATATCACTGTAATACAGTCCCAAATAACGCAGTCCCATCCTGTATCTATTTTCCCAAGCAGTCACCTGAGCAGCATATTCATCATAGTCACTGGATATACGACTCGGAATTTTATTCCATAGTGCCTCACCAGTGTCATATGCCAATGCAAATTGAATATGTTCAAGAATGATTCTCCATTCATCAATGGTCATGGTTCCATCAATCTCTCCTGTAAAGTTCAGATTGCGCAATGGTGGAATGTGGGTGCTGATGCCAAGATTTTCAATAAGATATGTCACCCTGGGCAACATATATACACTGAATTGAACGTGCAATCCATACATGTCCATGCGATTGCATCCATATTTCCATCGGTCATATATCAAACTTCGAAACAAATTTTTCATAGCTCTAGGTATCATCATGTTATAACAACCATGTTACCATCCAAATCACAGAATGTCAATGACCCTCAACAGGAATAGGAATAAAATAGGAACAGCATTGACGGCTTTGATGGACAAATAAATAAAATAGGAACAGCATTGACGGCTTTGATGGATATGCTCATTGATGGATATGCGAAATCGATCATGAAAATGCCGCCACAGTGTTAAATTGAAAAATCCCATAAATGAAACAAAAAGTATGTGTCCAAATCATTGATTTCACACAAGCCAACAATGAGCATGTGTCTGTCAAAGCCAGCAATGAGCATGTGTTGATTCAAAGCCCATCACAATGAGCATATGTTGATTCAAAGCCCAAAAACTGCCATGTGTCTGTCAAAGCCCATCACAATGAGCATATGTTGATTCAAAGCCCAAAAACTGCCATGTGTCTGTCAAAGCCCATCACAATGAGCATATGTTGATTCAAAGCCCATCACAATGAGCATATGTTGATTCAAAGCCCAAAAACTGCCATGTGTGCTAGAAAGCTCTCGCGGGCAGGGGTCGAGACCCGGCCTGCCATGTTCAGAACCACTTGACGGGAGTCCCCCTACCCCCTCCCCCCCATACTTGGCGTTTTGAGGCAGGGATATATACCCCCACCCCCGTCAAGTGTATAAACTGGGCAGGGGTGCGGCATACCCCTACCCGTTGTGAGTTTATATTGGCACTGCCCCCACAGCTTGTGTGCCAAGTGGCTGGGACTCTCTATGCCCACTCACTGAAGAAGCATTCCTTGCCGTCCCAAGGGTGAGCACTGCTGTAGCTGGTGAGGCGGAAGAACACGCGGTTGTCGAGCGTCAAGTTAATCTTGTATTGCTCCCCCTCGCCCAAAGTGCTCGGGTTTGGCAGCACCGGCATGGTGTAACCGCTCATCGCTCCATCGCGATGCGTAGTTCTGGCTGGCAGCTTCGCCAGCCGTGCCGTCTTGTCGGTGAGCTTGATCACCATGTAGAAGTCGATGTTGGTCTGGTCGTAGCCCCATGAGCAGACGAACACATCGCCCACCTTGACGTTGGGCTTGGGCGGGGTCGCGAGGGTGCAACTGTCAATGGGGATCTCGCGGGTATACATCAGATCGCGAGCGAACACCCGCAACTTGCCCGGGCTTTTGCTGCCAGCGTAGGTGATGACATAGACCGTGTCGCTCGGCATCACAACGTCGCCATACGCGTTGACGGTGGTGGTGGTGGTGACGAACTGACCCTTGCGGAAGGACTTGGTGGCTGTGTTTGTATTCATATCAATATTGTAGCACCCTTTTTATAGAAGTCAAGGGCTATCTGTCGTGGCCAAAAACCCACACTCTGCGGAATGTGGGGTCTGCTCGGTCTATACGATGTATCTATTACTATTAATACTACTACTCGATGCGGACGCTGCGGTTTGCAGCAAAGTCAAACCGATAATTGACGGGGTCGGTGCTCTCGGCGGCTCGACCCGCATCAGGAACCCACCAGCGGCTCAGTAGCTCGTCTGCTGCTGCCGCTGCCTCTGCCTCGGTCGCAAAGCGCAGACCGTTGGTTGACCATTTGCCCTCTACCAGAACTTCGATTTTGTAGCTCATTGTGTTAAGATTATATCAGAAATGCCCGGGGTTGTCAAGCTCAGTCCACCTTGCCGCTGGCGTTGCGGATTTCAATGAACCGCTCATAGCTGTCCCACAGATCGGGAAATGCAGCCTTGAGGCGAGCGTAGTTGATGCTGTCAGCCGCCAATGCGGCCTGCGCGATGTTGGATGCGAATGAACCGCCATAACGCTTCATTGCCTTGAGGATTTTGATGTCGTGATCAGTCATAAAATTGAATGGTTGCGCTGCCGTGTGGGGCAGCAGTGCCGTATTATTCCACCTCGGCGGGGTTGAGGATGCGGCTGATGGCGTGACGGGTCAACCCGTCGATGCCGTTGCCCTTGGTGCGCTTGTCACCAGCCGCGATGGCGTTGGCGACCAGGAACGCCGCGCTCTTGCCCTTGCAAGCCACGATCACCGTGTTGCTGCCGACCGCGAAGTGCCACTTGCGGCTCGCGGGCTTGAAGGTGACGTTGCCGACCGTGTAGGTTTTCGTAATGTTCATCGTGGTAATAGAATAACATACCCAGGAGCACAAGTCAACAGCTTTCGATAAAAAGTTACGAATATTTGAAACTAACTTGACCTCGCTGTGGCCACAGCTTCCTAGTTATATACGTATATGATATCCGCAATCTGTTGTATTTCTGATCGCCCTGATGATTTGTTGCCACACTTTTTCAAACACTATGTCAGCATGGGTGTTGAGCGTTTTTATTTTGGTATATACGGAGCAGAAAACAATGACATCTGGCGTAGTGTTCAGCGTTATGCTGGCGATTTGGATGTTCGATTGACCAAGTTATATACCACATTGTTCTTTGATTCGGTTGCGGAATCGACATTCAAAACTGAAATATCGGCGCAGTTGCATCATCCATTATACAAAAATAGCTGGTATGTGCCAGTTGATATTGACGAGCTTCATACCATTGACGGCTATAATTGCTATCAGCATTTGACAGAAGATGTGCAGTCTGAAGGTGCTGATTATGTTAATGCTTGGATGTATGATCGTATTGCGAGTGACGGCAGCATTCCAGCCGCGATTCGACCCGACATTTCAATATGGGATCAGTTTCCACACTGTGATCAAATCAGTGTGAAAATTCTTGAGGGAAAATCCTGTGTCAGCAAAGTGATGTTGGCAAAAACACCCATTCCAGTTCGATTGGGGCATCATGCTCCAGGACATATGGGAACCGAGGATTTATATCGGAAATTCAGCCAAGAAGGTGTCACCCATCATTTCAAATGGTTCGGTAATGTTCAGCAACGAGAAGTATTCAAGTATGAATCGAACATCACCTACAATTTTACTTGGACGTGGGAACACCAGCGGGTGATTGACCACATTGCTGCTCGCGGTGGCCGGATGTTCTGAATATATGTTCAGACCAGTTTGAAAAAAATGCCCGAATGGATCGTGGAGACAGATTACATGTTTCCGACTTCCGCGATGAGTCCCAACAGTTCATAGGGAATTAAACAGGACTCGCTAAACAGCTAAAACAACCATTATTTCCCATTGATTAGCCCATTCGGTAAATCAATTTAGCTGGCAGTAATCCATCTGGTGTATGTATTACATTTATGACGTATGGTGAATTTCGGATTCCAGCCGAACTCAGTCCTCTAGCGTCTATTACCAGCCAAAGCCAAAAATTAAATTTGAGGATTTCACGCTTTATTCGTTCCGAATGAAGGGCTTTGACCCATATACCCCACTGGAGGGCGGGTGCTTTAGATTTAAGCTACATCGTCTATCTCAAAAAAATTGGTGGATGCTATCGTGACCCTTACGCCGGATTTTTACCGGAGCAACATAATCTAACCCGTGGCAAAACGGAGATAACCTATGCTGCTACTCAAAGAAGGATCTGTGGTTTGCAATCACTTAGCCTTCTAAAAAATCAATATAGAGCTTTTCAACCCGCCCACTGAAGGGCTATGCTTAATCTTACATCACGCAAGGAATCACCCCTGGTGAAAGAGGCTCTATAAAATTGAATGATGTCGGTGGGACTCGAACCCACATCAAGCCCTTGAACGGGCTTCTCTACCATTGAGCTACACACATCAAAAAATGGTGGGAACATCGGGACTCGAACCCGAAACCAATAGCTTAAAAGGCTACTGCTCTACCAATTGAGCTATATTCCCAAAATCGTATCAGTGAAACGAAGTGTCCCGAACTGTTGGCTTACAATTTCACCGAAATTTCAAAAGAACAAAAACTGTGCTGATGGAGCGGGACGCTTAGGCTAGTTTCACAACTTCGCTTCGGGCTTTATTGTTACTACCGCTCTCACCAACAAAGAAAGTATAGCAGGTCCACACGGAAGGGCAAGCCTTTTTTGAAAAAAGTTGCAATTATTTTCAAAATCTATCGAAATGGCTTTGTGGCCACAAAGCCCGACACTCGCCGGGCTGTGCTGATGGAGCGGGACGCTTAGGCTAGTTTCACAACTTCGCTTCGGGCTTTATTGTTACTACCGCTCTCACCAACAAAGAAAGTATAGCAGACCACCGGGGCAGTGTCAACAGCTTTCAACATAAAAAGCTGCAATTATTTTATGGCCATGCACCGCACCAAAAATAGCACTCACCGCCGCTGAGATCGTTTGTGCTCCCAGCGCATTACAGTGAGTGCCACGAACAGGCACGGAATCAAAATAAAATACACAGCAAGGGTGTCCACCACGCCGCACAGGACTTTGGTCATTCTGCTAGTCATTATAGTCATTTCTGAATGTATCTGTCAGCCGTTTGCATTGTTCTGGAGTGAAATATTCAAACTCAACAGTGCCATACTTGGCATCACTCTCGCCATGCTCGTATGCACCCTCATATGCCATTCTGTCAAGCTCGGCTAGCGGCGGCTTGATTCCAGCATAAATGGGAATGCCACAAGCTCCATGTATGTATCCCCTTTCCCAGTAGGGATTCTCGATCAAAGCGTCTTTCAGTTTACTCATATAAATTTAGGATTGTGTTGACCCGGAGAAAACCGCTTCCATGAACCGCATTGCATCGCGTTTTGTCCACGACCAGCCCAAAAGCTCGGTTTCACCGATGCCGCGATACAACCGCCACGGGCTTTTGCTGCCCGGTTCTGCTCCTGGCTTGAAGATCAAACCGACCTCTTTGCCATTGACAGTCAAAACGTGCAGATTGGCAAGGCAACGGCTTTGTTTCTGCTCCCAGTTAAATTTGGTGCTCGATTTCATTGTGTTAAGATTATATCAGAAATGGCTGGCTGTGTCAATAGCCTATTCGCTCAACAAAAACAAACGACGACCATACACCCGAATCTCGTCCAATGCGACGCTGTCCCATGTGCCGTTCCAAATGTAGGCCTGCCAGCGCATCAATGCGGCAACAGCTTCGATTGTGGTGAACGTGGGCTTGAAATCTGGCAATGCAAACCCCTCCAGATGTGATTGATCAACGTGTGTCAAATTGGCGTTGCTGCGAGCGAGTTTATAAGCCCGATCAAATTGCGGTTTCGTCATACCCAAATATACTACAGGAATCAGCCACGGATGTCAACAGCAAAATGATAAAAAGCTCTGGCCACAAAAAATCCGCACAGCTTTGCAGCCATGCGGATATATGTCGGATCAACCTGGGCTATATGCCCGCCAAACTGTCATATGTGGCGTAGTTGACCTTGGTGTCATCACTCCAATGCAAGTCTCGCTCAATCTTTTTTCAACTTTTCTAATGTTTTATTTTCTAATGGAATATTTATTAATGGTATGGGAAGAAAAAAACTGAATCGAACAAAGGAAGAATTAAATGCGCTCAATAGAATTAGACTCCGAAGATATTACGAAAACCATCGTGATGAAATCAAACAAAAAAACCTCAAACGATATTTTGAATCAAAAGAGCGGAGGAATATACAAAATAGTAAACAAAATTGATGGTAAATATTATGTAGGGTCCACCAAAAATTTTAGCAGTAGATGGAAAGAGCATGTTTATGATCTAGCTAGAAATATCCATCATAACAACTATCTTCAAAATGCGTGGAATAAATATGGTAAAAACAATTTTGCGTTTATCATTGCCGAAAAAATTGATGACATGACAAAACTAAGAATGGTTGAACAGACGTATTTGAATATTGCCAAACTAACTGAATCACATGTTTATAATATAAACTGGACATCCAGTGGCGGGAGTCATTTTCTAGGAAAAAAACACACAGCGGAAAGTAGACAGAAAATGTCATTGGCCAATAAAGGTAGAGTTATTTCAAATAAAACCAAATTGATCAAAAAAACTCAAAACACAGGAAACTCTAATCCAAACGCAGATCGTTCAATATATCACTGGAAAAATATATTTACTGGAGAAATATTTGTAGGCTCACGTTATGAGTTCCGTAAAACTCATAACGTCAGCAAATACAGCGACCGGGATATTATGGATGGTTCTTGTTACAGAACCAAATCTGGATGGACACTAAGCCCCAACCAGTGAATCCAACTTCCAATATTCAACTTCTTTGTCCGGCGGCGACCAGTAACGGTCTCTCTCAATTTTTAATTGAAATGGTCCTTTGATTGATTCCATCTCTTCAATAGTGGCAATAGAACCGTGCTCGACACAACCCATGCCCAGGTCGGCGTAGCCGTAGAGAATGCCATCCTCAATGCCAGTGATCAGCCAAGTGGCACTGCCCCACGGAGTGAACAGCTTGCAAACGGGACGGGTGCCGCGATAACCCGCCTTGACCAACCGCGCTTCGATTTCTTTAGTAAGTAGCTTCATCGTGGTAATAGAATAACATACCCAGGAGCTGAAGTCAACAGCTATCGTATAAAAAGTGCAATTTATTTTGCTGTGGCCAGGGTTACCGATCGGGAATATTTCGTTCCAAAGCGGCACCAAAACCGTCATATGTTACCGCTCGGGAACTTTGCTGACCTCACTGGTTCATGAACTACCCACCCGCTAAAGCAAGTGGATTTTCTGCTCCCACCAATATAAATATAGCAGATTTGCCGTCCAGGGCAAGCAATTTCTTATAAATAATCCAGTTTTTTCTGGCCAGAAAGCCCAGCCGAAGCTGGGCGTTGCGGAGCCGATATAGGCTCAGTCCTCGTCGTTGCCAAAGACTTTGTCCTGGCATTTCTGGCACATGCCAGAGATACCATACTCCCGCTCGGAGATGGCATCGCGGAACGTGTCCGCCCGCCCACCGCAGCAGACGCATCCCTTGCTCGCGATGGCGAGGTCGCGACCCCTCCCGAACAGGGAGAAGGCGAGCTTTTCTTTGAAACTGTCCATGTCGTTCATCATGTGTAAAGAATACCAGAACCAACGGTGCGAGTCAACAGCAAAATGCGATTTTTATTATTATTAAAAATTTTCTCTGGCCATGAGCAGAATTTTGAAGCTCTGCTCTGGCATTGCAATCTAGCGAGGTCCGCCACGAATCACATACTTGATGGCACTGATTGTATTGCTGTTCCACTTGTAAACGTGGGCATCAACGTCAAGGTTCATGTGAGCAGCCATGTCCCAGGAATCATAGCCGCTGGTGAAGTTTTCAACCGCGATGCGCCGAGCTTTGGGAAACTTCCGCATAGCCGATTCGATGAGTTCAGAACGTGTTTTCATTGTGACTAAATTGTATCAGAAATGCCGGTAACGTCAAGCCCTTTCAATGAAAAAAGTTCTGGCCACAAGGGCATTGCCACCACAGCAACGCCCCGCGATGAAATCACATTGAGATGAGATGCAGATGTTTGTCGAAACCGTCGCAATAGCCCATTTTGAAACTGTCCATTGCAATCGTATCGTTTTTGCGCTCGACCATGCGATACATGCTCCATCGATCTGGACGAGCATCGAATGAAATATCGGCATCCCGGAGGCCTGCTGCCATGCCGATGTAAAATATATCGGCGAGAAATTCAAACCGCTTGTCGATCATGTCTATATATTTGCTCATATTCTTATTTTGTCTCTTACCAGCATTCGAGGGCGTAACCCTCGACATCCGTCTCAAATTTCCGCATTGCCTCCGCAGCAGCTTTCAGCGCAGTATTGCCTTGTGCTCGAATGTGCCATCGTTCTCCGAAGCCATCGACGAGATACAGAAATGCTCTGTAGTCCCCTGGCATTTTCTCTTGAACTGCCAGCTCAAAAAATTTCAATTTTCCACTATTCATCGACCGCAGCCACCTCGGGCACCGGAACTTCCTTTTGCAGCAAAACCGCTTTGCCGTCGGCATAATGCAGAATGGCAATGGGGTCAGTCCACGAATCCCAAGCATCATTAACGTCATTCTGGACTTGCTTGACGATGTCCGTGACATGCTCACCGAAAGTCACCCGATCATATTGACCCACCCGGTGCCAGCGGCAGCCGCAGCATTTGCAATCCACACCAGAGGCAACACCGTCGAAATAGATGTCCACCGATTCAGCCCGGGCGTTGGCGAGGTCTGGAGTCTCGGCTTGAATATAGACTCGCCGACACACGTTCGCATTCGTGCGGAAAGAACCGCCACTGTTATTTTGCAGAAACAGAAACCAAGGAATGTTGTTCGTCATGTCCAAATACTACAGGAACCAGTGGCACAAGTCAACAGATTTCGATAAAAAGTGCAAAATAATTCAAAACAGCTGTGGCCACAAAAAAGCCCCAGTCACTCGACTGGAGCTTGAACCGTTATCTGGCTGGGTCTATACTGCGACCACAAACCCGCTTGTGTCGCGCTTTGCCTTGCCCTTGGCTTTCAGCCCGACCACCACACCATTAGGATCATTAAACCGCACATCCGAATCATCACCGTTAATGACCGGGCGACCGAGATAAGTTGCGGGAAGGGTCTTGCCCGAAAACACCACGGCAACATTCATTCCCATGCTAACCGCTTTGGCAATCACCGAGTCATTAGACTCGCTTTTGCTGAACGTGAGATGCAGATTCGCGGGTAATTTCTTCCGCCAGTCGAGCACGGAGGAATCTTTGGTGTAATCGTAGAATTGCACGTTGGGGAAAATCTGCATTACATTCTTGCCGTTGAGCAGAACATCTTCCCATCGGATGTCAGATGTGCCATTGAGACGAACCGCAGGAATGAGATTCTCCTTGGTTGCCTTTTTGATCAAAGCCGCGATGTCATCCACCAGATCCAGCATAAACTGGGTTTGATCCTTGACGAACCGGACAGTTTTGGCAATCCGTGCCGCTTTGACGTTCGAGAAGGCACCGCGACCCGCAGTAAACAAACAAGCGGAGCGGCACCCCTTGCTTGCGTGTTTGCAGGTGTTCATCACACCCGATTCATCGGAAGGAGCGAGATACAGAATCCCAGTCAATACTCCAACTTTGACTCCCTTAACCGTTTTGGCATCGGCGTTAACAGATAGTAATTTCATCGTTTTAATAGGATACAGGAACCAAGGGGGCAAGTCAATATCATTATGAATATTTTTGTGGATTTATTTTGCATTCCCCCGCACTTTGTTGTTGACAAACATGCTGCGCCCGGTCAGGCCCCCCGCGCAGCGCAAGCTGCTGCGCAGCAAGCACTTACGCAAGCGGAGCAGCCGAGCCTAGACAGTGAACGGTGGCTTGTAGGGGCGATTTGGGGTGACGAATGCGGACGTATTGAAATGCAACGCGTGGCATTCGTTGTAAGCGCGGCGATGCTCATCGGTGCCGTTTACGGCAATGCTGAGCATCTCCTTGCTGCGCTCGTCGCCAGTGCTCCAAACCCGATGGTCATCCGACATATAAAAGAACCAGTCGTGGCGGCGGAGGTTTTCCCTATAAGTTTGTATATCGATCATCATTGTAAATATATTACATCACGCAATCGTGACGTGTCAACGCCAGAAACCTGGCCACAAAAAAGGGGCTTTGATATCAAAGCCCCGTGCATCGTTCGATATATGTTCAGCAGAATCTAGAACTGCCAGCCGTTCTCGATCAGGCGGCAGCACGAATCGCACTTGTCATAGTGCCGCTGAATCTTGACTTGCTCGCCGCAAATCTTGCAGGTCTTCCAGACGGAGTTCTGCTCGACGTTGCGCCGAAACGCTTCGGTTTCCTCGTAGTCAGCGGGGTCGCAGTCTTCCCAGTGACCGTAATTGGAGTCGTAGTAGCTCATATGTATGCCTATCAGTTTACAGGGTTATTGGTGGAAATCAAGAATTTTTTTCAGAAATTTCAATAGTCGTCGGCGCGGTCTTGACAGTCGTCCTCTCCGGGGAGGTCGAGCATTTTGTCTTCCCGCCAAGTGGTCCCTCCCACGCACACATCGGCTTTGGGATATGCGGCTACAGCTTCGGCGAGCGTGTCGAAATCATCGAGCCACTTGCGGCTTGCCCGACCAGCGAGCACGGATGAGCGAGGATATACCCCGTGCTCATACACCGTAAAAAGGCTGTTGCTGTATGTGTCGCCCCGACCCATCTCAATCGTCTGGTATGTTTTCATCTTGAAAAATTATATCAGATCCACGGTTGACCGCAATAGAAATCGACACATTTTATACGATTGTGGATCTTCTTATGATGATGTTAGCATAGCTTATGTCCGCAGGCCCCCCGCGCAGCTTAAGCTGCTGCGCAGCAAGCACTTACACAAACACATCGTAGATGTGCAAAAAAGCCGGAGCAGCTTGCGCCACTCCAGCTTGCAATGCCATGCTGGCAGTCTAGGCTTTCGCCTTGTAGATGACTGCAAGGCGACCCCGCCCACTATCGGTCTTGACTCGCCCGACTTCAATGACCGTGCCAGCTTTGACGAGTTTCTGCAACCGCAGATACAATACTGGCTGAGTCAAACCAGTCTTGGCGATCAATGCTTTCATGGTGAACTTGCCCCGGGGCAGCACGATCTCTTTGGTGATCTTGCTCTTGCGTCCACGCCGCTTTGGTTGTCCAGCTTCGCTTTGCAGCTTCGCGACCACATTATCAAACATCACATTGGCTTGCTCCAGAGTTACTGGACTCCATGCACTTTTACCCCATGCAGCGGCTCCGGGATACTGCTCGTAAGTCACTTCAACTTTCTTGCCATTCGGCAATGGAGTCCCCGCAGCAATCGTCTTGATGACGAACACCTCGTAGTCGTAATGTCTGCCGTCCTTCAGACGCTCATACAATGCAACGCCGCTTTCCTTGCGAAGCTGTTTGAAAACTTGATCGCCAGATCGGTCAGCGTTCATCGTAAACTCTTTTTGTAGCAATTTCATAAGTCTGTTATTATTCCAACACCAAATCAATTTCGTTCAAAAACACCGCATTCCATTTTCCTTCAAGATCCATCACCATCACTAATTCTTCTTCGCACAGATCGTATGCAGCGAGCATGAAAGTTTTACTGGTTGAACTGTAGTCCGGGCGATTCCATCTTATGATGGCACCGACTTTCAATTTTGAAATATCCATAAAAACTGCTCAATGGCTGTTGCGTTCACTGCGATGCCCGATAGTGCCGAAACCGTAGGCAGTCAAATACTTTCCATCATTCGCAACTTTGTGTTCCTCCGGACTCGATTCGACAACGTGATCTTGTAATACGTTGCATTCTTTGTTGATTGCCAACAGAAACGCCATGCGTTCTTTGTATGAGGGCAAAGGAGTTGAGTTAGAATTATTATTATTGTTGTCGTTCATAAAATGTGTGTTATGTTAAATGTTCTGGTTCTTCATCCATTCATCGGCGCAAGAAATCCACGCCTCTGGTTCAACCATGCTGTCAGCCATGACATTCCGCAGTTCTTCCCGATTGTCGCACACCTGCTTGGCGTAGCGATGCAATGCTTCCAGCACAAACACTTGATGCAAGCTGTTGCTGGACATGTATGCTTTCACAACTTCAATATTGCTTTTGCGCTTTGCTGTTCTCATAGATTTCATCGTTTGGTAATTATACAGGAACCGTAGGTGATGTCAATGGAAAAAGAGAGTGGCGATGCCGACAATCAACACACCGAACACTATCCCGGAGAACACGCTCCCCAAAAAGTAGCCGACACAAGCGCACACCACCACCAAAGCCAGTGGACGCACATTCAATCGAATGGATTTCATCATTGACCATACTATACAGGACCAGCGTCGCTTTGTCAACAGCTAACTAGTGGAATCCTGGCCAGCTAAAAAAGCAACAAAAAACCCGCCTTTTGGGCAGGTTTTGTATGCGTTTGGCTGCATTGCAGCTACGATTCGCTATAACGCTTGCCGTATTTGGCATGGCGTTTATAGAGCTTTTGGCTCTCCAAACGCCGCATTGCGGGGTTCAACTCACCCCAAGACTTGCGAACCTTGACCGACATGGGCTTGATTTTATATGATCGACTCATGCCAATAATTATACAGAACTTTGGAACAATGTCAATCCTGGTTTTCAGACTCATATTCGGACGGCTGAACATGAGTTTTCTTGCTGGTGGTCTTGCCGTCTTTGTCGTTTTTACGTTTGCGATCCTGATTGCGATCCCACTTCTTGTGTCCCTTGTTGTCTCTGTAGCTCTTGCCCATACGATATAGATTCTTATGCCAGTCTTATGCTAGACGATAGATATTTGCTGGCTTGCCTCGACCGCCAGTTTTGAGGGTGCTATCCACAACGTAGCGTCCAGTGCTCACATTGCGAGCCACAAAAGCTCGAATGGTTGGTGATTTCACGGTTGGATTAAGTTTTTCCAGATCAACGATGGAGAATTTTCCATCAGAAGTCTCAGTGATGTTGATTGGCTTGCGACCCAGCTTGGCGGGTGTTCGAGTCTTTGCAACCCGAGTGGTTACTGCGACTGTGGTTGTGGTTGGTGTTGATGTAACTGTATTTGTTGCTTCCATATGTTTGTTTTGTTTTGTTTTCTATCTTCTACAAGTTTATTCTATAATGTGTTTACTGTCAAGAACTTGAATATTTTTATTTTGTGATCTTGCTGACCACGGTGTTTCCAAACGAACTGCGAGAGCCATTGCTGTTGTAGGTTTGGTTGGCTGGTTTGTTGTATGTGCCGACTGGCTTGCCTTTGCTGTCGTAGGCGCGTTCGTTGGTTTCGTCTTCGTTGATGTAGCCCAGATATTCACCCTTGCTACCATACTGGCGTTTGATGTTCATAAATTTATATTTTGCTGGCGGGAGAGTTCGCCTTTGCCTTTTTGCTTTTGCGTTTCTCGGACGGCTTGAATGCTGCTGCTTCCGCTGCTATGCGGCTGATCACGTCGGCCTGATCCATTCTCTGTTCAATATAGTCTAGAAATTCTCGTATGATGCATGTATCTCGTTTCGTTGCCAAATCTTCTTCAACCGCATTGCGTTTCCATTTTTGATAGGATTGCAAAACACCGTTGTAAGACTCCTTGTATACCGCTGGTGAGGTCATGTGTTTTTTGGTCACAGATATAAGTATCAAGGATGTGTTGCCAGATAATAAATTAAAAAGAACAGTGCAGCCATTATGATGGGCACCGCAAATACCATTACCCATCCAACCATTCGGGATGCTGCCAATGCAGATCGCTTTTCCTCTTCAAATTCAAATTGTTCACGTTCAGTGTCAGTCATATATAAAATGGGGCTTTTTAGCCTAACCCCAAGGACAGTCTGTTGTTGTTCAGTTCCGATACGTTCCGAACGGCAATGGCACAACCTTTGTATCATCGGGGCGAAGCTCCGTCACCAAAGTATTGCCATCCGTCGCGGGATCAACCAGGGCTTCACCATCACCACCTGGTTCTGGCAGCACCAGAACATCCACCTCCTCGGTTGCCAGACCCAGAGCTTCACGGGTTTCCTTGCCTTCCTTGCTGTTCCAATCAAAGAAGATTTCATTAACATCCCCAGTTTCAAAAGTCTGCTCGCCCACGAATCCACCGCCTTCATCGGCAACTTGCTGCCAGAAGCTCAAAGTGGGATACTTGGCACTTGCAAACAAAAAGAACTCGGTTGCTGGACTCCATGCAGTTTGATAGCCGATTGTGGCTGTTGCAGTTCCGTTGTCACCGTCTGCGATGTCCCAGCCGGTAGCATCGTAGGCACCCCACTTGGTTCCCCAATTAGTGTTGCACCAGGAATACCAATCGGCACTACCATGCTCTGCCATTAGAGCATCATACTGTTCTTTGGTGATGCCGATACCCCAAGGTTTAGCCTCGGTGAGCGAATAGGCATCGAGTTTGCCCTCGGCTTTCAGCGTATTGTAAGCATCCCATAACGCAGCAATTTCCTCGGCGGTCTGGATTTTGGCTGGAGCAGATGTGCCAACCAACGCTTCTGGCATGGGATGCACACTTTGAAAATTGAATGTATTGTCTGGATCCTGACTGACCGCATTCACGAACCGTTCAACGTCGAGCTTGGGACCAGTAATCACAAGGTTGGTGCTAACATGATTAGGCATAATATATTGTATTTTCTGTGTTTTCTGTGTTTTCTGTTCTACCGTCTAAATTAAGAATAAGGGATATTGTTAGGATGTCAACTTTGAAAATCAATCGACATCAGGATCGGCATCGATGTTAATCCGTGTAAATAGATTATCAGGCAGAAAATAAATAGTTTCGCGACTCTCGTCGAAATCGTGAGTGATGCCAAGGCTGTGAGTAGCGTCAGCCATAGTGATCGGCTTTTCAGAAACCAGTTCATACAGAGCTGGTTTCTGCGATCCGGACCATAAAACCGCCGCCAGTTGTCGAAATTGTGGTGTAGTCATATATAAAAATATCAGACATTGCTGTTCAGATCATCCGCGAGGTCGTGGTTGATCTCGAAAGAACCATGCACATATCCGCCATCCTCCGGCAAATTGCCATCCTCTGCCTCGGCACACGCATCCTCGTAAGTAGAAGCAAAAATTACCATATCCGCAGTCATCGTCCACGAAACGGGAATGATGAATTGTTTGAGTTTCGGTGTATCAGTAGTCATATCAGTCATATAAAAAGTGTAAGGGATATTGTTAAAATGTCAATAGCTGGTGTTCTCAATCAAAAATATTTCCGCCATCGCTCGACAGTTCGATCCAGGGATTGTGCTTGCGAGCGAGCTTGAGCACTTCCACCACAACGGCATCGTAAGGCTTTCCGCGAGTCTTGCAACAATCAAAATCGATGGATTTGCGGTAAATGCAACACGTTTCGCAGCCGTCAGCCCCCTCGCCATTGAAATACAAACTGCCAAGCTCCACAGTGGGCTTTGTGCCCGGTTCTCTCAGACCGTTCACGATTGGCACCGTGCTACGATCAAATACAGCTTGAGCATCCGCCAAAAACGCTTTCCATTGCTCATCGGTGAATGCCTTGCGCGATTTCCAGTAATGTGTGTATCCCATAAAATTGTTGAATGTAGTGGTTATTTGGGGCTTTTTGACCTGACCCCAAGGTTCTCCTTGGCGATCCAAAACTCAAGCTGCAACCGCAGTGGACTCAACCGCAGAGGTTGCCTTGGTCTTGGAAAGATTCGCCCGATTGGCAGTCAGCACTCGGGTATTGATGAACAAATGAGCGGGCTTGCCCTTCTTACCAGAGGTAACAGTCTTGGCAAGCTTGGTGAACTGCCCAGTCTTGACTCCCTCCAGAATGTGCTTGCGAACGGTGAGCTTGTTCACGCCAGCGTTCAGGGCGACCACATCTCGCATGGCGAAAGTCTTGTTGAGGATCAACTTCAACTCTGCCTTGGGGCGACCAACAGCACGCTTCACACCCTTCTTGCCCTTGACCTTACCCTTACCCTTGCCCTTGGACTTGGACGGCTTGACTGCCACAGTGGGCAATACGGCATTGGCGGTAACATCCGCAACAGCAGCGGTCACGGGCAGAACATTGGAATCAGAATTCATTTTTTTGTGTTTTGTTTTTCGTTGTGTGCCGCACGTTATTGTGCGTCGATCACACTACTAATATAACACGGTTCCATTAAACGTCAACAGTTTCCAACACTATTCCGCCATTTAGTTGCAAATCATTGATTATCAATAGCTTACACAGCCCGGCGGCCGGGTCACAGCATCCAAAACTTTTTTCAAAATAATTGCACGAAGCTGTTGACTTTGTCTGTGGATTTGCTATACTTTTCTCACGATGAACGCAGAAACCAAGTCCTTCATTCAACTGAAACTGGCGACCAATGTCGCATGGGCGACCCGCGCCGTGGCGATGATCTACACGCTCCAAACCGCCGATGAGCAGGAGAGCGGCACAACCCACAACCTCAACGGTGTCGGGTTCAGCGGGTGCGATGCTGAGATTTTGAGCAGCTTCGCGAAGCAACTCGCCAAGGGACGCACGTTGAGCGCAAAGCAGATGGCGATTGTGTTCCGCAAGATGCCGCGCTACTGGCGGCAAGTGGCGGGTTTCATCCCGCAGGACAAGATGGATGCCATTGAGGCGCAAGCCAAGCTGGCACTGCCCGTGGCAGCTAAGGCGTAGCCCGCCAATACATAGCGAGTTGCCATGCTGCCGAAAGGCAGCTTTTTTGTGGCCAGGTTTCTTATCCATATTCAAGCTATTTGACACGGTGAAAATCGATGTTACCATCTATCATATGAACGTATTCGATTTCTATAAATCTATCACCTGCAGCATTGCAGATTATTTGATCTTTATAGCATCAATGGCTGTGCTGTATCTGGCGTTTAGTGTGATCGTGACATTTCTGGTTGACCAGTTTTGCAAAATTATTATGTTCATTCGCGCCCCCATCCGCATCCCCGAAACCGACAGCAATAGTAATAAGAATAAAACAACTAATTCAGTGGAATAAGTTCCCGATTGACTTTCGCCGAATCGGGGTTATACTTTAGGAACAATGAATTTGGATCAATTGCTTGAACCTCAACGGGATCATGCTGTGCGTGGTCTCAACAGTCTGTTGCTCAACGGTGCTTTTGCCGATTTGAGCGAAACCGGTTGTGGCAAGACTTATGTCGCATCATGGCTCGCCAAACACCTAAACGTCCCCGTGGTTGTCGTTTGCCCGAAAGTGGTCAAGCGCAACTGGACCAAAGTTTTGGGGTCGTTTGGCATCAAAGCCAATGTCGTTATCAATTTTGAGCTTCTCATGCGCGGCAACACTCCGCATTTGACGTTTAAGAATGGGAAGGACGACAACTCCAGTTTCTATCAGATTCACTTCCCCAAGGATGCCCTTATCATCATCGATGAGGTTCACAAGTGCAAGGGTTGGAACAGCAAGAACAGCGATTTTCTGGTTGCTTGCAAGCAACAAGGTTTCAAGCTGTTGCTGTTGAGCGCAACTGCTGCGACCAATCCTTTGGAGATGCGTTCTTTTGGGTTTGCAACTCTGCTGCACGATCTCACGAATTTTCGCAAGTTTCTGGCAGATGCTGGTGCATACACCAGTCGTTTCGGTGGATACCAGATTGATTTGACTTGTGACCGGACGCTCAAAGCGATGGGCAACATGCACCTTGATTTGTTCACCAAGCTGGAAATTGCTGGACGTATGACCCGCAAACAATTTGGCAAGATTTTCCCGGATAATCGGGTGATTGCCGATGCGTTTGACATGGGGACCAATACCGCCAAGATTCAGAAAGTGTATGAAATCATGGAGCGGGAGCTTGCGCAACTCGAAGAATCGAGCCGTCATTATAAGGAACACCAGTTCGCTATCATGACCAAAGCTCGTCGTCTGGCGGAACTGCTCAAGGTTCCCACGATGGTCGAGATGATTGAGGATCTATTCGATGAAGGCATCAGCCCCGTTTGTTTCGTAAACTACACCGAGACTGTGGATGCGATTCGAAGCAAGCTGGAAAAGAACAGCAAGCTGGCGAATCACCTCAACTTTATTGTTGGTGGTCAGAGCGAAAAGGTGCGCAATGCTGGCATCGATGCTTTCCAGAACAATACTCGTCGGATCATGATTGCCAACCTTGCAGCTGGCAACGCGGGTGTGGATTTGCACGATTTGCTGGGCGGGCATGGTCGTCATTCGATCATCAGCCCGAGCTTTAGCGCGATTCATTTGATCCAGGCTCTGGGTCGTATTCACCGTGCAGAGGGCAAAACCCCTTGCATCCAAACGATTCTGTTTGCTCTTGGCACGATTGAGGAAGTGGCATGTAAACGAGTTCAAGCCAAGATTAACAACACCGACATGTTGAATGACGGTGATTTGACTAGTGGTATCAAGATTATATAAGAAACATATGGCAACGAAAATCGTAGCAGTTTGGTATCCATTGAATACTGTCCGGGCAGGCCGCCGGGAGGTCATGACCGTCGAGAGCGATGCCGACATCAAAAAAGCGTTCGGTCTTTTATTGTTCGACAAAGCTGCCAACAATCTGTTGGTGAATTATGGTGGTAAACTGTATATCATCGAGGCAACCGACAGAATTAAACGCATTTACACCCGTCGAGTGACGGAGTATCATCCTTTGAGCGACATGGTCAAAATCTAGGTCGCTCATCTTCAACGGGGTTAACCTCCCCGTTATCTACAAAAACAAAAGGTCATTTCATTGTGGTTTCTCGCCCGTCTAACCTAAAAAGACGGGCATTTCTTTTGTCCACATGCATATGTATATGATATATGCCACCACAACCGCCGCCAACAGAATGGAAAACCGGAAGCATCGACATACGAGGCTTGCAAACCAAATTGCAATCCTATGTGATCGTGCGTTCCAAATACAATGACCCGAGCTTGCCGTTGCTGCAAGACTTGATTAATGCTATAATCGCCAACCTTCAGAGCCTACAAACGCAGATAAATACTGGAGCAACCGTGGTGAATCTGCACACGTTCTGGGGATTGTAAGCGCAATCCTGGCCAGGATTGTTATGCAAAAAGCCCCAACAGTGGAATAAATCCGTTGGGGCTTTGTCTTTCTGTGTGTCTCACAAAATCAACGGGAATATGACAAACTCGTTGGTCATGAAAGAATCTAGTTTTTATCCCACCGCTTGCGCCATTTTTCTTTTTCTGATACCTTTTTGCCAGCCTCGGTGATTTCATATATCGGCTGACCATCGTCATCGCTGCCAACCACTTCTACATATCCTTTGCTGCAAAGATACTCCATCTGAATAGCATGGATGAATTGCGTGGCAAGCTCTCGATCCATACCAGTAGTTTTCATTAAATCACATAATGTGTTTTCGATTGTGACTTCTGTTTCCACAGCATCTGAATCTTTTGATAAACAATGTGCTAGAAACTCGTCGTTTGTGCCAGAGAAAAAATCAGGGAATATAGTGCTATTGATCAATCTGTTCATATGATTGATGTTACCGCCGATTTTTCGGGTGTCAACTTGAAAAACTCCCGATACGCCGACCGAGGAATTTTCTGTTTCGGATATAAATTCCGCAATTCTTTTCCCGCAACAAATCGAACTTTTATTGTTGGAAACTCGGTGATGTCGGTGATTATGTATATCAATTCATCATAAATCTTTCGGTCTGCCGGTGACGCATGAACAGGATCATGAATCTTTCGACCACTGCCCACCATAAAGCTTGGAGCGAAATTGCAGCCACCTTTGGTAAAACATTTATGTTCAAAATATGTTTGATCCACTTTGTGCATGTGATCAAAGCCAGATCCATTGACATAATCCAAACAGTCGAACCATTTGGTCAATTGCAATTGAATCAAAGGAGCACATGCCCGACCATCGCGAAACAATAGGTTGAGATCATCACGGGTCAGATCGCCCCAACTGCATTGTTCAATGGTGAACGTATAGATTTTATTGATATTAATTGTGGTCATATTATGATACATTTTTCGCACGATGTTGGGTCATTCTGTCAAGTCTCCGCAACAGACGGTCAATCCGGCAGCAAAGACACAACCGATCACCACAGCGGCACAGCTTTGCAGTTTGGCGCATTGCATCGATGCGGCCTGGATAACCGTCGCGGTCATATCGAATCAGTTTTGAGAGTGACATCATTACATTTGATAAATAGTTTCAACACCCGACGTTCTGCCCGTTGAAGCCGCAGAAAAGCGGCACGAAGCTCACGCTTCGATACATTATGCTTTCGAGCCACCATCATGTCCATAGCCACTTGGCACATGAATTTGGCATGATCTTCATTGGCTGACCAACGCTCGACAACTGGGTCAATCTGTTTGGTTTTCATTTCGGTATATGTTGTGTTATTTCTATATTCTTGGACACTACCTTAGTCATTCATCACAGTGGAAGGATGATTCGGCAACCACTCCTGCTTGACCGTGATCTGCTGCCACAGATACATGCGAATCTCGAACTGTTCCCATGATGGCGAATCGTCAAACCGAATCGTGGTGCCCGATTCACTAATCACTGCGTCATTCAACATGCCTTCCGTGATGCTGACAGCATCATCATCATCCTCGTATTCACCGAGCCAAATCACCGTGCGGTGTGGGTGTTCGCCCTGAGGTTCAGAAAAGCAACTAATCATTTCCTTGCCCTTGTAAACGTGGAAAAGCACGGTTGCATTGAGCATCTGGCGATACAGACTTTTGACTTTGATCATGTCCATTTTGGTCTCACTCATATAATTAAAGATACCACGCTTTTGATAGAGGTCAATAGCTTTAATAACATTATAAATTCAAACCAGGAGTTATATGACGAGTTTTGAACATGTATGCACTGTTATAGCAGAAAAAAGCTATAAATGACTGGACAATGATATGAGCTTGTTGGCCAACAAAAAACCCAGCTTTTGGCTGGGTTGCCGATTGCTGCAATGACCTGATCAGTCCTTGCGATCCTTGCGAATTTTATCGACTTGCATGGTGCCGAAATGGGGCATCATATCCTTTGGAAACCTCGGGTCCTGAGCACGAACCTTGACCTTGCCGTTGACGATGACGAGGTCTTTCATCGCGATGCGCCAACCAGCGGGAAGCTTGACCACATGGCCTGGGGCATTGTTCATGGACTGCGTCACCGTCAACTCGGCTGGTTCGGCGACGGTTGCGTTTGCCCAACTGCAAAACTTGTTGGCGTTGGCGTTGGTGAGAACCTCGCCATACTTGGCGATCTGCGCGGCTTTGACTGCTTTGTCGACTTTCTGTTGTTTCGTCATGCCCACATAATACAGGAATCAGCAGCACAAGTCAACAGCTTTCGATAAAAAGGTCAACAAATAAGTTCTGGCCGCGATTGACCCAGCCAAAAGCTGGGTTTGATGCGTAGGTATATGATCGATTAATTATCGAGCGTCAACCACCCGGTCGCGGGATAATAGTTGTCGCCGAGGCGCAGAGTCCAAACGCCATGTTGCGGATGGAGCGGATGCTGACAGCGAATGACGTAGGTCTTGATCCTGGGGTCTCTGTAGTTGGGTATTGTCCGCACGATCTCCACACGATAACCGATGGGGAGTTGAACTGCCGGACGCGTTCCAGAAAAAAGGTTCTCGGCAAAGGCGCAACACGCACAAGCCACCGTGGCATTCGGCACGAACTGGTTTAGAGTCTCTCTCATGCCCAAATACTACAGGAATCAGCAGCACAAGTCAACAGCTTTCGACACAAAAAGATGAAAATAATCCGGGGCTGGCCCGCGTGGCCGCAGTTTTTGTATCCTGTTGTTATTCAACGCTTTGCATACATATCGTTTTTGTGTTTGTTATCTTATTGTTGCGCAACACTTTATAGCAATATTCCTTGCGTTGTATCCTGTTGTGCTATAGTGTGTTATGGTGTCAGCATAGTAACTGTATGGCTCTTTATGTATGCTGTTGCATGATAACAGGATGCAACTTTAATTTCTAGTGTGTTTGCTAACGTGTTGACCGCGAACATGTTGCAGTGTTTGCAGGCATATACTGAGTCGTCTGTTTATTTTTTTGGATTATTGCTATAAACTCTTGATGATCAAACACTTGCGAATTTATATACTCCCCGGCATATTGAGTCTATATAAACGCCGCTTTGCGTTGCATTGCTGCAATCATAACCTGTTTGCTTATGTATTGAAAACATTGGGGTTTTTACACTTTTACCATATGTCTGACTCGATTTGCAATGCAGCAATCATAACCTGTTTACTTATGTATTGAAAATGCAGCCGCTAGAGTCTCGCTTGACCTTTTTATAAACGAGTGTAAAATGGGTTTATGTGGTGGTCAGTGAACATAGACCCAGTTTAATATAGCAATTCTCAGTCTATATCGGTTAGGCAAGCACCATATTGAGTGCATACTGGTTTCCAGCATAGCATATGAGCATCAATTCAGTCTATATGCATAGTTCCTCGACATACTGAGTCTATAACGCTGCAACTCAACATAGACTCGATCATCAGATACACTCATTATAGCATGGCACTATAAGCGCAACTGAGCCTATCCATTGAAACAACAACGCCGCAACTCAATATGCATTGGAAATTCCGAAAAAAATTTTTTTGAACTCGACAAAAATCCAAAAAACAGTTTTGGTAATAGACATACATAATAGACCAGCAGAATTTCTAATAGTTGTGGCGACCTCTTTACCATACACTGTGTGTAGTGTCAAGTTATAAGAATTTGTATAATAATTCGGTCAACTCCCTGAAAAATAAACAGCCCTGCTCCAGCACCTACCATATATACAGACACCACACAGCACCACATCATGAGCATATACCCACACACTGCAAAAATGCTCAGGAACACAGCAAAAATATGCAAAAAAGCCAATGAAATCAGGGGTTTGCGCTAAAAATGGACGTTATTCTTCATAGTTAGTCTACTTTTATTCATGTGCATTCTATACCCCCTAGTAGATATACAACCCTTCTTACCATCAATAATCTGCATATTATTATTGCTATTAATTCCAGTTTACTCCATATATACAATTTCGTCACCCCTCTGTTGAGCTTTTTGCAAAATGACCCGGGGGCCTGTTTCAAATTATGAGGGGGGGGGGGTTCCTCTCATACGCAGGGGGGCCTGTTGAGCCTCTTTGCGGATGTTAAGCTCTCTCTAGGCTTATGATATGTTGAGCTTCCCATATATGTTGAGCCTCTTTGCGGATGTTGAGCTTAGGCATATATTGAGCTTAGGCTTAGGCATATATGTTGAGCCTTTTTGCGGATGTTGAGCTTAGGGGCTCTTATGATATGTTGAGTTGTTGGTGTTGGTGTTGCTGCAAGGGTCTGAGCTTTTTGCAAAATGACCCGGGGCCTGTTAAGCTCTCTCTCTCTTAGGCTTATATGATATGAGGGGGGGGGTCTGTTGTGGAGCCCCCACCTATGGGGAGGGGTTTGATGTCTGAGCTTGAAGCTACCTATACACTCTCTCTCTCTCCTAAGCTCTCTCTGTCTCTCTATCTCTTATGAGATGAGCCTATGTGTGTGAAACTGAAATGATGAGTGGCACAGGCAATGCTATACATATTGGTATTTTATATTTTGGTGATGTGTTGACCGCGAACATTCCTTGAATTGAATTCATATGAACATTTTGATTCTCTACTTATATGGTATGACCCACATGAAAAGACTGGTGCAGTTGTTTGCTGCTCTCACAATCGGCATTCTAATAATACTATTTTCTACAGGATGTGACGGCAAGAAAAAGTCCACCTATGAATTTCGTAGTCTGCCCAAAAATGAAGCACTGGATGTTCTGATGTATACCAATGCTATTCGTCCATTGAAGTGCTTTCGTATGAGTGATAAAACATATGCCATACCCAGTGTTAAGTGGATACAAGAAGTATTTACCCCCGAATTCAAGAACTACCTATTCCGAAACAACTTGAAAACTGTTCGGGACAGCATCAACGATTGTGACAAATATTGTTTACATGCCCGCAGTGTTGCCAGTGTATTGTATAGCAAAGAAACCAAACGCATCCCAGGTGCTGCACTGGCTATGGGTGAGTTCGTGTATTGGTATGGTTTGGATATGCATGATATTGTATTCTTTCTGGCATATGACGAAACATATGGCGATCTGGTTATGGTATTTTATGAACCCATGATTCAAAACATCATCATCTTTGAACCCAGGGATGCTGGTTGTGTGGATTGTATGATGTGACTTTTTTATATAAAATATAACGCCTCCTTCTTTTTATAACTTGTTTTGTTGCAACTTCCATGATAACATCTAGTCATGGATGATCGAATAATAGATTCAAAAACATCAAACCGACGACGGTTTTTCTCCTAATTTGTTTCAGGGTATTGTTGCTGCTGGTATAGCTCCCAGCATCATTGCCACAACAACTGTTAAAAACTATACCACACCACTACGATTCAGCATCAGGAGAATTGATATTAAATTAATATGAAAAATAGAAAAGGTTTTGGTAAAATCGACATCGACGGTAAGAAATTTCTGTTCAACTGGGCAAAAAACCTAGATGGAGATGGTCCTTTGCTTGTGATGTATGACGAGGATGATAATAAAGTAGAAATACCATATAGTATTTGGAACATATATCCAGATAGTGATGAATATATGTCAGGACCGGGCACTTGGCATGGAAAACATAAACGTGGACCTGAATGGGGTGGTTGGGGGAAACGTCAAGCAAGAGAGATGTATCGTAAATATCTAAAATTTATATCAATATGAACTGTAAAAAAAGCAATGTGAAGAATAAAGAGTTTTATCAGGAAGCAGAAAATATGCAAACCGGATGGGGAAGACGATTGAAATCTATTGATGAGTTAAAAGATAAAATTAAAAACAAAAAAGACATTACCCTTAGTGATTTTGTATATACTCTTTATGGTGAGGGGCATTTTAGATATTTATATTCTACATATGAATGACTTATTGATGGGAATTGTGGGACAACTAACGGTTGGCAGCGTTGTGTGGTATGTCACCTACTGCGTGATGCGCAACAAACTCGAAAAATTGGATCGTGAACGCTGCCCATATGGCAAGAGTTGCATGACATATGATGTTGTTAAAAGCAAAGAGGCATTGGATCGAGTTGTGACCATGCTGGAAAAGAAAGTGGAGGGTTACAGTGAGAATAGACTTGAGACTCTCAAAATGCTACATGAGTTACGCAAGCTTTGAAAGTTTTTGATCGACCATAGAGTTACAACATTTTTTGCGCAAACCCGCTGATATTTTTTAATAATATCGGCGGTTTTTGATTTTCGTGTAGTATATTTATGGGATATACACAATGAACGCATTTCTTATCATCATCACTATTATTGTCATCACTGCTGCGATCAGCATATTTGCAACTCGCCATATCATGCAAAAAAGACAGGATCGGATCGCGCGTGAGGGCACCGATTGCATTTTTAACCGAGGCTGCATGGTGTATGATTGCGTGGGTGAGGCTCCTATAAAAACACAATTGACGAATTTATTGATTTATAAAATGAGCATGTGTCCCAACCAAAGCGGCGAAATTGTTGACATATTGAAAAAATTGCGTAGCAGTTGATTCCGGGTTGCTTTTGACAGAGTGCGTGTTACACTGGTGTTATCAACACTAAAAATGACACACGATTTGGCTATAACATATCCCATTCAAAATAAAACTGAATGGAGTTTGATCGATTTCGACGAACCAGCTTTCTCCAATGCTGGACAGTATTTAACGCATTGGTATCCAAGAATTTTGTGTCCGGTGGGTGAGTGTCGAGAACTCTTGGATTCAGAGAGTGTTTTTTATGTTCGAGCATATGATCAAAATAGTGCTTTGCATAGCAAACTACTCGACCCTTGGAATAGACCATTCAAAGTTTATTCATGTAGGAGTCCAAAACCCTCCAACAACCGCCGAGTTAACATCAACAATCATACAAAGTCGCACAATTGGCACAGTTTTTTAGCAACCATTCCGAAGGGAGTCTGTCCCAGTCGAGTGGTTGGTGAGGTCTTTATTACCTCAGTATGTTCTGTGCCAGTGGTATGTTTCAACATAGATAGGGCTGCATATTTACAAGTGGAGCACGATATTGTTTTAGAAGAAGGTAAATTATCGATGAATTATGGCATCAGATCGCCCGTTGTTAAATATCAAACTTTCAACTGACTCCATGAACCCGAAAAATAATAATTTCAGTTACGTAACAGAAACTATACTGCATAAATATCCCGTCACCAACAGCGAATGGATTGTTGTTGGAGTTCCTGGTAGTGTTGGCAATGGGTTAACGTTGTTTGAATATATGATGCGGTATTATCCATACATTCTTATTCATGGGATGGACGATACCAACGTTGCGAATGTTCTGCTGGGGGGTATATACAGAAAACATGATGATACACCACAAATTAGCTCACCATATTGGGGTGGTGTCGTTACGACGCCGGTTTCATTTCCATCTAACAATGAAAAGCTCTATTTTGTTCGAACACCAGAGCGACATCATGCCAAATCTGAATATAAACAAGGTTCCGAATTGTTTCTTGATCCTTGGGACCGAGCTTTTATAGCAAGCCCTTGGTCCGCCGATGATAAAAGAATATCTGGCAAAGCGTATTCTAAAAATTGTTTATCGACGGGAGTTCCTTCTTTTAGAATGGATTGTCATGCATATTGGCATTTGATAAACGAGTATAACAAACAAATATTGGGGAGTGTATTTTTTACCACAGTCGATGGAACAATTGCGATCTGTATTAATATTGCAATGGCGGCAACACTCAAATAGCTTGACCTGCCCCTAAATAAAGACTATACTCTCTCTTGCACACACACATTATATGGCACGAAAAAAGACACAACCACCCAAAATAGACGCAAAGCACAAAAAGCTGATCGCTGATGCTATTACTCGCAGTTGCAACCGAACCAGCGCATTCCCCAGTCTCACAATGCGGGACATTCGACAGCTATGCAGCCAAATTCCATCTCACTACGACGATTGTATTGTGAGTTTTGGGTTTGTATTGAAGGATTTTGGAGAAGATCCCGTTGGAAGTGGTATGCATAATTTCGAAATGGCGTTGATACCCGTGAAAAACGTGTGCGTGCATCCAGATCAAACACATTTGGTTCTATGCGACGACGAATTGAGCGAGTATATGACAACCAAATGTAAACATACATCTCTTCAACAAAACGACGATGTGGTCGAGGAGTGAATATGGTGCGCGATCTGTTTTCAATGAACGAAATTCACAATAATACGTTGCAACTTCTTGAAGTTCTTGAGCCTCAAGAATTTGCAACCAGACCAACGCTATCGCAAATCATTGCTGAGTATCCAATAACCAATGGTAACTGGGAAGCTGCGACACGAAAGGATTGTTATCACAACCACCGTGGTCCAGGTCGTGCCAAAACTTTAGAAGAAGCCTTGAAACGCGTGGTTAGTCATTGGGAGACCGATCCAATGCCGCCCCCAAATTGTCCGCCGTTTTCTATAATAGAAGAATGGATAGTTCGTGGACCGATAATAAATGTCATTTTGCCGCAGTATTGTTGTTTGGACCCTTGGAACCGAAATTTTGAAAACAACCCCGTTCTTGCAGCAATGGGGCTGACCACACCAATCCGTATAACATATAATAAAAGATCCATTGCAACGATTCGATGGACCACTGTCAATAAACAAGCAGTGTGCTGCGTGGAGTTGGGATCGACTGTGATAGCCAGCCCTTGGTTGTTCGGAATTTCACATAAATAACAAAAGCCGCAAATTTCGTCAAATTTTTTCTATTTATATTCATATGAGTGAACTAACAAACAATACATTTAAGAAGCATCTTGGACTGCTTCACAATCGTCTCAACGAAATCGCAACACACGAAGGCAGAAGTGGCGATGAGGCAATCGGACAAATGAACACCGATGCCGAGAAAAGCCCAGAAAGCGTTTTGGCGTATCTTCAAAACGTCACAGACAAAGCTGGCAACCCAGATTTCAGTGGCGACTGGGATCATTATAGGGGAACATATTATTTCCACGTAGATTATCCTGGTAGCAGAATGTCATCGGCAGAAATCCATGTCACTCCAAATAAAGGTGGCGGATCGCAATGGGAATTTCTAACAGTGCGCCCTCATCAAGTCAAAAGGGTGAATACACTTCAGGAAATTGGAGCTTTGGTCACTGACTGGCTGGAAAATCATGGTGCCGCCCCTGACGCTTGATAATATAGCGATTTTCTAAAAATCATTGATGTCGGAAAATTTCCCGACGGCACACCTCGATCAAAACAGATCGAGGTTTTTTGTTGTGTGCCATGCATAACATATAGTTATTATAACATATGAAGTATCTAAAATCATTAGCATTGGCAACGTTGCTGGGTATATCGACCCTATCAGCACAAACATTTACCAATGTAGTTGATCAGCGAGTTGAATCGCACGAAGAGTTCAATTACAACTACAAAAACCACTCCCAGACCATAACCAATCCGTTGACATTTTTTGTTACGTTTTCGGATGGTTCATCCACGAATATATACGGCAAATTGACTCACCAAGATAAAGAGCAAGTTGTGTTCTCTGGTATTGCCAGCACCAATCCGACGGTAATTATTCAACCAATCGATAATTTTTATGGAACCAAGCAAGGCAGTGAATGGAAATTCTATTTTCACACCAGTTCTCCACTAACGGTTCACAGTTGGGGTGTATCAACGATCCCAGAGCCGTCTGTGTTGACAATCACTGGTCTTGCGATGATAGCATTTGCATTTTTCAGGAGGCACAGAGTATGATGCGCCGATGCTGCGAAAAACATGTGATCAGCAAAAACGGGTTTTATCTTGGAAGTGAGAAGGTTCGCTTTCCAAACCTCAACACGCAGTTATGTATGGTTTTCATTGTGCTTGTGAGCATAGGCATTGGCATTGCACTGGGCATGTATAAATAGCAACGCCAGTGCTATAGTAGTTTTATAAAAACGCAATAATATTGGTGGCTGATAGTTATATCTAGTTGTTATAAACTTTAATATGACTGTTATCATCATACCATGTTTCACGTATTACTACGAGACTGAACCTCTCGAAAGAATTCGGATATTGACATATGAATTCATTTTGAAAAACATCGACCGATATGCTGCCGATGTCGTTTGTTTTGTAGGACGAAACTGTGGATTTGAAACGCACACCGAAATGCGTGGCAACAAAGAGCTTCGCTTCATTAACACTGCTGACTACGATCCCATGTATGGCGACGGTAGAATTGAGTTTAACACGTTTGCTGCGGTCAACACAATGTCTTCTGGAGACAAACTGATACTGGCTGATCTTGATCTCATCGTATACGATCCAGCGTATTTTACAGAAATCTTCAGTGACCTTGATAAATACGACGTGGTGAGCACATTGGATACCCATGCAACGATGCCAACGTATCGCAAATTTAACGATAGACCCGCAAATGGTTGGATAAACGATGATCATCGTGATCTGTCTTACCGATTAGAAATCATGAGACCCACTCCATATCGGGATGGAAAATCAAGATTTGCTCATTTTACGTTTGCATGTAGCTATGACTTTTTCAAGAGTGTTACCAACACACCCGCCACTATGGACGATTTCACACGCCTCGTCGCAACGAAATTTCCAAACGCACGAATCAAAGAGATCATATCCCACAGAAACACAGTGGGGATTCGTTCATCAAACCCCGATCCAGAAAGTTTGGATACGGGTGGATTTTCGTTACCAGGAGATGGAAATGACGATGTGCGCTGCACCGAAGAATCATTCGCCAAAATCAAAGCGTTCCACATCGGAGCGTTTTCCCACATACCAATATCAGTTTTACATTTGCTGGGTCTGCGCCAAAATTCTATCATGGACAGCGGCGACATCATTTTGATGCCATTTTACATTTGCTGGGCAATCACCATGATGGACCGAGTTTATGATGATGCCACCAAAGCCAGATATTTGGCGTTGTTTGACACGGCACTGAAAAAATACAACATTGGACTTGACACTCCATATTTCAAACGATATCATCAACTATTCAAATCATACTACCGAACCCATTTGTTATAACCATATGAACGATGCTACTACCATTAAGAGAATCGCCGCTTTGCTGCAAACTCCTCGCTTGGAATTCAAATCCAAACAAAGCAACACCACAAAAGGATTGTATGATTTGATCATCAAACACGTCCGCCCCACCCATACTGTTGTGGAGTTGGGCAGTTTCGCTGGAGTCAGCAGTGAGTTGTTTGCCATCCACTGCGAAACGTTGTATTGTATTGATCGTTGGGAACCGTATTGGGAAATCAAACAAACCGAACGTATGCAAACTGCCGAGCAACGTTTCGACAATATGACCAAAAACTATACCAACATTGTCAAAATGAAAAGTGATAGTTTGGATGCCGTGAAGAATTTTGAGGACGAAAGCATTGATCTCATTTACATTGACAGTGATCATAGCAGTGCTCAAGTGGACAAAGAAATCAGAGCATGGATGCCCAAAGTCAAACCAACGGGATTGATAGCCGGGCACGATATCAATATGCCCACGGTATTCAAAGTGGTGATGCATTATTTTGATCCCACTTTGGTAGAGTTCTTCAATGACACGAGTTGGATCACTCAGAAAAATAACATGAACGTGTGGACAGCACCAGCTTAAAAAACATATGAGCATCAAAATTGATTGCGACATCATCACGGTTGCGCCAAGACATGTGGATTATCCAGCGTATCGTAAACGGCTCAAGGAGTTGGCACCCCATTTCAACAAAATCCATTATTTGTTCAACTACCACAGCGCAATACCTTACGCAGTTAATTACAGCGAAATGATTCGGCAAGACATCCCATTCTGTAATTTTATTGATGTGGATATGGTAAACACCAATGCTTCAGCACATTGGTATCATGCCACGTTAACAGAAGCCTTCAAACATTGCACCAGCAAATACATCCTAATACTTGAGCCAGATTTTATTTTTAATGTATCTGAAGTAATCGCCGCAATGTCAACGTTCGACCGAGATGTGTTGACATATTCTGTGCGTCCCACGCCGAGCGATTGTGAAGGGAACAAAAGCTTTTTTAGAATATCCCCATCATTTTTCATGGTTAGACGATCATTGGCATTGCAAACGGCACAAGATTTTAGCGAAGGAATGACTGACAATTATACGGACCTTGATTTTCGAGAAGATGGAAGCACCGTATTGGTTAGATATCCACTAGAAAAGTTGAAATTGGTTGATTGTTTCAACAAATTTACCAATGATTTGTGGAAGCTGACTACAGATATTTGTTTGTTGACCGATTTGGGAATAACCAACTATTTTCATTATGCGGGGATCACGCACAATTTCTCGTTGTGCAGCCACGGAAATTTCGGCGGGTTGCACAATACAGATAATTTTGTGCAGTATCTCAAAGACAATTTGGATGTGCCCGGAGTGGCTTATCATCCAGATTATATTAATAATACCCACACACATCTCGCAGCAATTGCCGCTCTATAAGGTTCTCAATTGATATTTATATCATATGAGCACTATTATCAATTGCGAAATTATCACTGTCGTCCCACGTTGTGTTGACTATCCCGCATTCAGAAAACGTCTCAAAGAGTTGGAACCATACGTCAACAAAATTCATTATGTTTTCAACTATCATGCTGCCAGCCCGTCATCGTTCAACTACAGCGGTTTGATTCAACAAGACATGCCATTTTGTAATTTCATCAACATTGATGCGGCTACAATCCATGACCATTGGTATAATGTGGGAATGAAAACCGCATTCGATCAATGCACCAGCGATTATGTTTTGTTTTTGGAGCCAGATTTTATATTCAAAACATCGGAAATACTGAACGTGCTTTCAACATTTACCCGAGATATATTGACGCATGGTAATCGTCCCACGGTAAATTTTGGAGACGTTGACACATCGTATCCTTGTTTGTCCCCATCGTTTTTTATGGTGAAACGATCATTGGCATTGCAAACATCATTGGAATTCGGAGAAGGAACCATCGCTGATTACACCAATATTCAATTCAACATGGATGGAACCACTTCTTTGGTGGCACCAGCCGAAACCACTCGTCGGGTGGACTGTTTCAATAGATTCACAAACGATTTGTTCAAACTCACCACCGACATTTGTTTGTTGAGTGATCTTGGCATCACCAATTATTATCATTACAACGGCATCACTCATAATTTCACGTTGTGTCGCATGGGGGAGTATGCTACGTTGCACAACGCAGAAGAGTTTGTGTGGTATCTTAATGAGAATTTGAATTTGGACGGGATTGCCTACGACCAAGCTTATATTGACGAGAGCAACACATATCTTGCTGCAATCGGATCAAACAACAACAACAATAATTAAAAAATAACACGATCATTGGGATGTGCATATGTATTATTGAAGGGAGTCATACAACTTGACTTCCGACACACAAACACAAAAACACATATGACACAACCACAACACAGCAAAACTGGGAATGTTGACGGCAATCATCCCGATTTCCAACCATTCAAAACACATCCGAAGGACAGCGACTTCTTAAACCCGGACGGCACCTTTAATCCTCGACATATTCGGGAACCACACGCCTATATGGCAGCTTATAACGAAGCGCATGGGTGTCCAGAACAAAAACAGGCAGCATCGAGCGCAAAAACTCCCTACGAACTTCGTTGGGATATCCTCAAAGAAATGATTAGTGTCACTCAAAACGAGTGGTTCACCAAAAAAGAGATTGCGGAGCGCAACGCTGATAGAAGCGCAAGACCTGTGGAATACATTGGGGATTTTCCGCTAGACCGCGCAGTCGAACGTGCAGAGACAGTTTACAGCAAATTCATTTGCAATAACAGAAAGTAAAATCACCTAACTGTTTTATATAGATCGAAAATCCCGTCAACTTTCGCTGACGGGATTTTTGTTTTCCTTGACTTCATAAAAAGCGGGTGTATCTTGGTATCAAGATGATAATTATAAAAGACAACTGCAACATTTTCGATGGTGGTGCTCAAGCCATCATTCATCAAGCCAACTGTTTCAACACGATGGGTAGTGGAATTGCCCGTCAGATTCGTGAACTCTATCCAGAGGCGTATGCTGCGGATTGCATGACAGACCGAGGAGATCGGCGCAAGCTGGGTCATTTTAGCTGGACAAAGACCGGCGATGGTAAGTTTCACATCTATAATTGCTATAGCCAATACGAATATGGCAGAGAACGTAGGCACACCAATTACGAAGCAATTTACACGGGGCTTACTGACATCAAAGCACACGCTGAGTCGCATGGTCTGACCACGTTGAGTCTGCCGCATATGATGGGTTGTATGTTGGGTGGCGGCAGTTGGAGAATTGTCGCTGCAATTATCGATGAGATTTTCTCCACCGATCCAGAAACGGCGTTGTATATCTGCAAATACAATCCTTAAAATAAAAAAACATATGAAAAATAGACCAGCAGTAGTTACGTTATTTGATAAAAACCGATGGGACAGCTATAAAGAGCGTTCTTATCAACCGTTTAATTGTGAAACATGGCAGAGTCTATTACGTTCTGACTTAGCAATTAGTGTGGATTACATCAACCAAACATTTACTGTGGTTAAAAATAGATATGGGTATTATGATAAAATCAAAAATGCTCCAATGAATTTGATGACCACGTTTATTTTCGATCCAGAATTGGATACGATGGAAAAACTTGGCAAATTTGGTCAGAAACCGTCAGACGTTGGTATTACTAATAATAATAAACCTCAACAAACACTATTTGCATGGGAGGCACCGCATTGAACACCACATTGGAACTTGGCACTTTCGTAAACACGGTCGCCGTAAAAAATCATCCATTCAAAAAACTGGTGGCACATCACAAATGCGCCACTCCATTTGAATACATCATCGAAATTCTGCCAAAATGTAGTCCGACAGGACCGTGGATTGCTGGTGGGGCATTGTTACGCACATACACTGGACAGCCTCTTGACAGCGATGTTGATGTGTTTTTTCAAAACAAAGAGCAGTGTGATAGGTTCATCACCACCATTACAAGTGGTGCCTACGGTGGATCGATGGAAGATCGCAAGAAAAATCAATACACTGTGGAAACCCGGTTCAGCAACCAATGGCACACCACAATCACCATGAACTACATGGGTCGGGACTGGAAGATTCAGTGCATTACATTCGTGTTTTTTAAGACCATTAATGAATTGTTTGAATCATTTGATTTCGATGTGTGCATGATGGCATATGACGGTAATGAGTTGTATGTCAACAACACCACATTTGATGCAATCGAAAACAAAATGGTTAAGTTGATGAAAATCAACTATCCCAGTATTACACTAAAACGACTTGTCAAATACATGCGTCAGGGGTATAATGTTGATGACGCGGACGTTACAATGCTCGTCGCCAGTTTCCGAGGACCGAAGGAACCTGTTGGCATTATGGATGAAAGTGGTGAAAACGGAGGAAGGTGGGCAAAAATATCAAAAACCAACAATTGGTATATAAATTTGAGGCGATGATTTAAGAAAATTTATGAGCAAATATAAAACAAAAACGGCAATGGAAATCCGAATTGAACACTCCGAGTCTGAAGGACAGTATCTAAAAGTCTGTCAGGCAGACAATTGTATTGGTCTATATGCTATGAACTCGAAACATGATGGTTTAGTTTTGGGTTGTCTTGAGATCGATCCTGGCATGGCACCTATGCTAATCAAGGCGATTCAAAGAGTGGCGGACTGCATTAATGATAATAATGATAATAAGGAATAAATTATTATGAGTGTTGATTATACTAATAAAGTGGGGAGTATTGTGCTGGATATCTTAACAAACATATGACTGTAGGAAATTTAATTGAGTTATTGAAAGCGCAGGATCAGAACTTGCCTGTTATGGTTCGAGGATATGAGGCTGGCGTTGATGATGTAACTAGTATCCGTCGGATGAAAGTTGTATTAAATGCAAATACCACCGAATGGTATTATGGAGATCATGAGCCTTATGATTTGAAGCAATTAGACATACCGGAAAATGCCGTGACAGCTTTGTTCTTACAAGGAGGTTCGGAGATCGTATGAGAATTGACGTTCTACCAATCACGATGGTCAAAGTAACATGTCTGGATGCTGACTGTCCATACACAAAAAAATGTGCAAACCATGTATCTGCCGATTTTGGGCGCAATCAATGTGGATTTAGTCCACAGTTGTCGAAGCTTAAATGCGGCGGGGTTTTTTGTGATACCAAACGGAAAAAAGTGCAACGCACCGATGCTTTTGAGGGATTGCCAGAAAACTACGTCAGACTCGATCATGGTGCTGTGCTATGGCACGCCCTAAGAAATTTAGTTATGGATTATTGATCTTTATCCCAGCGTAGAGTTGCCAATTAAGATTCGTATTGATGGGCATGATGATGGAGCACTTGAAGCGCAAATTGGTGCGGATGAGATTGATGAATTTGTTGAAAGAATTTCGACATTTTGTGGGGGAGTTCATACACCATTGCTTAGGGATCATTTTGAATTCAAACGCACAGATTAACTTGACACGGGATAAAAAAAGTGATATAGGATATAGTATTTATATGAATTTAATAAGTTTAGTGAAAACAGAAAACATTGAAGATTTGCCAAACGCACTTAGAGCATTGGCAAACATCGCTGAAACCGATATTAAAAGAATGGGGAGTTCTGCCAATTCGATTGGTATTTTTGGGGAGATAGATGGCGTTGTGGGCGATTTTGATTATGAGGTAAATTGCTCTCATTTAAGTGGACTTTCAGACTATATTGAAAAAAATAATTAATATGGAACAACTATTAGCACATATATTCGGGGACTACATCTTTCAGTCAGATTATCAGGCATTAAACAAAAGCAAGAGGTCGTTTCCATGTTTTCTGCATGTATTGATCTATACAAGTATGTTTTTGTTTCTCACCACCAGTTGGAAGGCATTGCTGGTAATCGGTGGGGTGCATTTTGTATTGGATAGGTGGCACTTCATTATTCGTAGGTTAATTTGGTGTAAGAATCATCTTGGACCTGGACTATCGTATGTTCCATTTGCCAAATGTAATGCGACTGGCTATTATGATAACCTTATGAATGAGGTCACAAATCATCCGTCAACAAATGAGGAGATCAATGGATACACTCCCCGCCTCAATTATATTACGATTTGGCTTTATATCATTACGGACAATGCCATCCATTTGTTGACAAATTATTTGGCACTCAAATATCTAGCGTAAATCCATATTTATTGATATGAAACGCATTCTTTTTTCTATGGCTCTGGTTGCAACCGCATTGGTGGGGTGTGCCTCACATGAAACCACGGAGTCTCCCCAGCCCCCATCTACTGTGATTTACTATTATGATCCAATGCCCCCTTCGATGTGGATATACGAGTCACGTTTTTATCGCCACACACCCAGACCGGGTGTTGTTGTAGCAAGACCTCCGCATCGTGAGCCGCCACATGGGCATGATGATCACAGAGTTGCACCAACACCACCAATACCACCACCCGTCAAGGCACCTCCAGTGCATAACAACAACAAAATGCAGCCCCAGCCCGCAAATCGCATACATAATAGCGAGCGTTGACAAATTGAGGTGGTTGTGTTAAGATAGTTAAATGGTCGGAATTCCTCCTCTTGGCTAAAGCCGAAGAGGTTTCCTTCCTCCAAAAATATGAAAACCTGCATTTACCCCGGAAGTTTTGACCCAGTTACATTCGGACATGTTGATATTATCAACCGTGCAGCCAGCACGTTTGACAAAGTTATTGTTGCGGTTGGGATCAACAGCAGCAAAAAATATACATTCAAAACTGAACAACGCATACAGTTTCTTAAAAACAATATCAAGCAGAGTAATGTATGTGTAATGCCATTCGATGGATTGCTGGCGGATTTTGCATACGAAAACAATGCCAAGACCATTATCAAAGGTGTTCGCAACAACCAAGATTTTGATTATGAAAGATTGTTGCACGAAATCACCATCACACAGCAAGCTGGAATTGACACACATATTCTGGTGGCAGATCAAAAGTTGAGCCACATCAGCAGCACTGCCGTAAAAGAACTGTGCAAATTTCAAGGGTTAATTCATGAATATGTTCCCTATGATGTCAAGGAAGCATTGGAGTGGGTGCTGAATGGGCAATTTATTGTGGGAGTCACTGGAGAAATTGGCATGGGCAAAAGCTATGTCAGTTCAAAGATCGTCGAAAAAACGGATGGCTGGCTTGGATATGTGCATCCAGTGACAAATGTGGATTTGGATAAAGTGGCGCACGAATTGTATGAATCGGATGCTCCAGCCCATTTGGAATTGCGAGAAAATATCATTGAACGGTTTCAAATGAAAAGTGGCTTCAGCCGAAAAGAGTTGGGCGATGTTGTGTTCAATGACATCAATAAACTACAACAACTCAATACTTTGATTCGCACACCACTACTCACATTGCTGCGCAAGAAAATCAGAGAGCACAAGGGTTTGATTTTGTTGAATGGAGCATTGCTGGTTGAAGGCAACTACTTGTCGCTTTGCAACAACAATGTGGTGGTAGTAGAATCAACAGAGCAGCAACAATTGGAAAATCTGGAACGTCGTGGGTTGACCGAAAAACAAGTTGAACGTCGATGGGCAAGTCAACTGACCACAGATGGAAAAATCAGACAGATCAACAGAGAAATTGAAAAGCATGGTCATGGCAAGTGCATCAAATACCAAAATGTTTACGTTGATCCATATCAGGACCATATGAACACGTTTTTGATCAATCCATTGTATAACATGATGAGCAATCTTGAGAAATAATAATTATAGTAATATGAGACCAGCACAAGCATATAAAGTAAACCGAAATTTAGGTATCCATGATTCATACGCTCCCCACCCGCTTGCAAAAGATACGATTCTGTTTGAATGCACACGACATACTTATGGTTGCATTGGACATGGAGGTATTGCGGTCACGTTCGACTCAGATGGAGACTATCCTTTTTTTGAAATAAATGAGGAGGATGTTGACCCTGTTGACAAAGTATAAAAACGTGCTAAGATATAAACAGTAAATAATACAAACAATATGATTCTTAAAACTAAATGCACTTGGTCTGATTGCGGACAAAATATTGAATTCGATGAGAGCCAGATAAACACAGAATGCTTGTGTCCATCTTGCAATCGTGAAATTAAATTGGCGGTCAATAATAGCAGCACTCCAATGGGCATACCAATTGCGGTTAGATTGCATAGCAATAATAACAACGTTTCTATTGCTTGCAACTATACAAACGGTGATGCTCTTCAAAATTTAAGAGGCAATACGCACTACAAAACCACACGAATATTTATTGAAATCATCCGATATTTCTTCTATGTCAATGCTGCGTTTCTTGTTATTGGCTATTTAGCATCGTTTATTGCCTCAAGTGGAGACGTATCTCCTAATACAGCATTAACGATCATAAATTTTGTCAACTCTGGAGCGTTTCAATTCTTTATTGTTGCGTGGGGTGTGTTGATCTGTTTGTTTCTCGGTTCTCTGTGGAAGGAAACAGCATCTTTGTTGGTGGATATTGCCGACGTTCAAATGTCAGTTTACAAGAATAATCGTAGGGATTGACATTTCATAGTTCCATGCCATAATTATATTCAAGGTCAACAACCCCTAGGCTAAAGCCATAGGGGCTTGAAAGACACCGAGCTTTCTCAGTGATTTACATTCATTTGGCGAATTGACTGTCGCCTGCCCATCAAGTATGTTTCCATACGAGACGGGAAGTTTGGAACGATTTCCTATGTTCCGTGCAGCATTTAAGTCTGCATCATACACAATCCCACTCTTCGCATAAAACCTACAACCTCTACGCACACCCTCTTTGATACCACTAAAACTATCAATTTGAGAAGTGTAAGCAGGGCTAACTAGAATAACATTTTTTCCAATGTTTTCTGCCTTGTAAGTTAATATTCTGCGAAGTTCAAATAATGGAACTTGTGCTATATGAGCAGTAAATGGATTTCGCCTCCTGCAATTCACAAATCCAAAACATCCAGTTGGAAATATACAAGTTCTATCGAGCAGAGAGACTCCTATTTGGAAAATAACGAGCAGGATTTGCTATTGCACAGCAAATTGAACGATCTGGGTTATTATACAAAAGACCAGCTTCCTACGAAAAACTTGGGTAACAGTGAAAATAAAAAATGAAAGTGCGTAGATCAGCTTGACTTCCAACCATTTCTCCGCTAAAGTTATTTACAGACAACATTGGATATAGGTTTCAGTGTTACGTCTAAAAAACAAAACAAAAGTATTCGGTTATAATTATCGGATATAAAAAAAGAAAGGTCAGTAGTAATGAAAAAACTAGTAAAATGCCCGCCCCTGCCGAGAATGGCGAAATCGCTGCAAAATACAGATCATGATCCATACACAGCAACCGCCGATATTATTGATAACAGCATCGATGCTGATGCTACAACAATAAAACTGGATGTTTGCGTGGAAAATAAAGAATTTGTTGTTAGAATTATCGACGATGGATTTGGTATGGATGTGGACGGCTTGCTTGCGGCAATGACTTATGGCGATCATCGATCTGGAGATGGTGGTCATGGCAAGTTTGGTTTGGGGTTAAAAACTTCCGCAACCAGTATAGGTAATCGATTTGAAGTCCACACAAGAGACGAAGACGGCAAAATTCTTCGAGGTAGTTTTGATGTGGACGAGCTTATCGCCGAAGAGGACCCTGACCATCAGTGGGAACATGAAATTAGCGATGAAATTGGCGACGAAGACGTTTTGTGGTTCAATGAATGTGTGGGGACTGGAACTGGAACAATAGTCACTATAACAAAAATCGACCGAACTAATGCGTCTCAATTTGCAACGCGTATGAAACAGCATTTGGGACAAGTTTACCGTAACTATTTGGCACCTTCAAAAGATGCAACTATTCCGGGTAAAATCAAAATGTATGTCAATAATGCTCTGATTTATGCAGTAGACCCGCTGCTTCGGCATATACCATCCACAAAACCGTATGAAATTCCAATTGAGCTTGCTCCTGGAGAAGTGGTTCACGCAACTATAGTCAAACTTGGTAAACTTGAAGCTGAATCAGATAAAGTCGTCGATGAAAATGATGATGACTACCAAAATAATCTCAACACAAATATTCGGAATCAAGGTGTATATGTCATGAGAAATGATCGGGAGATCATGTCGGCTGATAAAAAGGTGTTTGCGTTTACTTGGCCTGGAAAAGGACACAACAGTATGAATTATATTCGAGTGGAATTAGCATATAGTTCAGAACTGGATAAACATTTTCAGCTAAACCATAATAAAACCGCTATTCAAATCCCAAGTCAGAGTATCCGAGATAAAATCAAAAGTGCTTTAGTTAATCCGATTAAAGAAATTAAAAGGCAGATAGACGAAGAAAAAGCCGCCGTTCCAGATGGTAAAATGCAGGAAATATTTGATGCCATCAATGCTACCCTAATTGAAAAACGGAGAACTCTTATTCTTCCAAAAGGAAAGAGCGAGACCCGTCAGCCGAGCGGCGGAACCAACAATTCTGGGTCTATACAACCGAAAAACAGTGGCAGGAAAAGAGGCGTGGGGAGCAATCCCAATTTGAATCGAAAAGAAATTGTTCCAACTATCGGTGTTGTTTCCAACGGAAAGGGCGGCGCAATATTCGAATACGGACTCAATCTTGATGACGGCAAGCCCGATCAAATGTATGTTAATTGGAACACAGATCATCCATTTTATCAAAAATTTGTGATTAACCACGCCCCCGATCAACTGATTGCGACGACATATTTGATAATTGGATTAGCAGCCGCATTTCAAATGGAACAGGGCAATTGTTGTTCTGATGAAAACGACAAATTGGTCGATAATTTGATGGAGAGAATTTCTACCGCCATATCTCAAAATATGAGAACATTATCCTAAACAATTAGACTATAGAACACAAAGCCCAGAGGAAACATCTTCTGGGCTTTTTTATGCCCATGTGTCGGCACGCTGAAAATTCGTCAGAGCAGTTGACATTTTATAGAACCGTGGTAAGATATAAGTGTCAATTGACACACGACCCTAAAGGGTCGGTGCTTGCCAGAGAAGAACCTCTGACGATTGGTTGATTGACAGCAACCTGTCCATCGAGTGCGGAGCACGAGATGGAGTGTTCTTTGTCATATCTAAAAGTGATATTGTTCGCAGCATTTAGGTCTGCGTCCAATACGACTTTATCAAGTCCATAATACCTACATCCTTTACGGACTCCGTTATCAAGACCACGATGGTCTAATTGGGATGTCCAGTGCGGATTAACGATGACCACTTGTTTTCCAAGTGATGCTGCCTTGTAGGTCAATATGTTCCTGAGAAGGAAATATGGCATTTGTGAATTGCGATTATTAAATCTTCGTCCTTTGAACTTGGATTTAATCTTGGTCAAATCCTCAATCACAATGGTATTTGCCTTTGTGGTGAGAAGATGATTTACAACATTGTGTATGTAGTTCTTTGAAAAATGGTGTTCACGTCTGCGGAGTTTGGTTTGCTTAACTCTGGTAGAATGTGATTTGTGAGATTGGAGTTTTCTCTTGTTCCAACGTATCTTACGTTTGGTTCGGTTAAACTCATTGCCTTTGATGATAATGCCTTCACTGGTAGAAGCAAGTCGTTTGAGTCCCAAATCAACTCCAATACATTTTTTGTTGTCTTGGAATGTTGTGGTATCGTCAAATACAATAGAGAGGAACACTCTATCGTCTCTTACAAAAAGAGAAGGGTCTTTGAGTTTGTATTTTGAAAATAATTCGTTGACCTTATTATACTTGAGAAGTTTGGCAGTGATACGACCATTACAAGTTGTCAGTTTAATGGCGTCTTGACCAATCCAAGTATAGATGCGAGTGTCCAGTTGGATGTTTAGTCGGTTTGTCTCAACTGGTTCTGTGATTTTATGGCAATTGGAACGAAGAGATTTGTATTTTGCAACCACGTCTTGTTCTGCCTTAATGACAAACTGACTTGGAAGCATTGGAAGTTGTTCTCGAACCATCTTATAACATCTTTGGTGAAGAGGCATAAGACCATTACAGGACTTCATTCCAAATCGGATTTTAGATATGATATTGAAAGCATCACGTTTCAACGATAGTGATTTGATGAGAGATTGTTTATCCTCATCATTTTCAAAAATCAGTTGAACATTGTATGTTTTCATTATTACTGGATATACATATTGTGAAGAAACAGAAAACAACAAACTATTTTGAGAAAGTGAGATATTTTCGTTGCTCCTCCCCTACCCTAAAGGGATAGGGGTTTCCGCAACGAGTGAGAATATGAAGATAGACATTTCAGCAATTGACCGCTCACAATTTATGGTGCATGAGCATGTTGTGAACGGCGAGGTCGTTTATTTGGTTCACCCAAAAAATATGGGAGTAAAATGGACTAATGACAATATACATTTGAGATCGAGTATATGGGACAGCGATGGCAATTTGGTGAGTGCCAGCTTCAAAAAATTCACCAACTGGGGAGAGAATCCTGAGAATTTTCCTGTTCCAGAGTCGTTGCGAAACGCATGTGTTGTGGAGAAGCTCGACGGAAGCACTTTAATTGTCAGTAAGTATAAGGGCAATTATATTCTTAGAACCCGTGGAACCACAGATGCTGCCAAACTGGACAATGGTTATGAGTTGGAGCAGTTTAAGCAGACCATTTTGCCTAAACTGTTGGATGTTCATTTGGTTGCTGGAGATACGTGGAAGTATTCATTCTTGTTTGAGTGGGTCAGTCCCGTAAACAAAATTGTATTAAACTACGGAGATTCTCCAGACTGGTTTTTGATCGGTATCATTTATCATGGGGACTATTCTTTGATTGATCAACTTACGTTGGACAATTTAGCTTGGCAACATGGTTTGAAACGCCCAACTGTTTACAGCTTTCCAACCATTGAGCAATTATTGAAGGATGTTGATGCTTGGAAGCTCAAGGAGGGCGTGGTCGTTTACAGCAATCGTGATCAAATGCTGCACAAAGTCAAGGGGGCGTGGTATCTTGCATTGCACCACATGAAGAGCGAGTTGGCGAGTGTTGAGAAAGTGATGGATGTTTGGTTGGATCAAAACATGCCTACATACAATGCTTTTTATGATTACATTGCGACCACGTTCGATTTTGAGTTGGCAGAGCAGTGCCGTGGAACCATCAGCAATCTTTGTGATGCTCGTAAAGAGGTTGATAAGATTGTTGCTGCGATGGCAGATTTCGTGGAGTCGAAAGTGCGTTGTCTGCCGTCACGCAAAGAGCAAGCACAGCTTGTATTGGGTTCTTATGGTAACACCAACCGTTCGGCGTATGTGTTCGCACTACTCGACGGCAAGACGCTAACTAAAGATCAATACAAGAAATTGATGTTCCAAGTAATAATGAAAAAGTGAACACAAAACAAAAGCCCCACCGAGAAATTGGTGGGGCTTTTTTGTAGAATGTTATATTGATTGTTAATAACGCTGGCGAATGTCTTTGACAATGCGCCGCTCATAGGCACCCCCTTTGGTTTGAATCACGATTTCTTTGCCGTTCTTGCCATGATCCATGACTTGCACGACAGTTCCGCCTTGCAATGGATCGTTGTCTGCATCGCCAAAAACGATTCCTGGATTTTTGATTATAGGTTCGGCTTCTGAAATGCTGGTGACGTGTCTGGTAGAACGCGGACCAGCCGAGTTTTCTCCTTTCGTCACTGTGATTTCGAGATCGTTCGGACCCCCGGCACACTTGACGTTAACAAAAAATCCTAACGGAGATACTGAAAATACCCAAGCTTCCGTTCGAGTTCCATCATGACCACCATCCAATTCTTGGTCATAATGTGCTCCTACTTTTTTATAACCATTTTTGCGCATTAATGCTTCGATTGCTTTTGCTGCTACGTTCGAAGGCTTGTTAGCATATTTTGGTTGGAGTGTTGGGTATTTGCTTTCAGCCAGCACTTCGCGGATGAGATTTTTGAGAGTTGATATTGTCATATGATAATAAATATATAGAGTTCAAAAAAAAAACAAATTTTTTTACAGATTTTCAGCATCATCGCCAAAATCCTCTGGGCTGGGCAATGGTCCTGGGAGTTCGTTTGCTGTTCTGATTTTCTTTCTGGCTGCCAATCTTGCTGGAATATCGTTCGGCACATGCACAACTGCATAAATACAGTTTGCCAATGAGCTGCCGTGATGATTAAACTGTTTGTCGATCATGGCAACATCCTCCGGGGGCAAATCTTCTGAATGTCCGCCGCCACCAACTCGAACGTGTCTGATTCTGCCGTTTGAAAATACAACCGCAATTGGTTCAGGGACACCGTCTTCATATACTCCAGAAGGTATTTCGAAATCATATACACCAGAGTAGTTTTTGCCATATTCGACTTCAAACTGGGATTTAGTAAACTCGCCATTCTCCACAGGTTGCCCATGAGCCATGACGGGACCATGCGCCCCTTTCAGCTTTTTGCTCAAACCTTTTACTGCTTGCATATCGGGATGATTTGCGGGTAAATTCGTTGAAGCTTCATTGAGTGAGCGAATTCTTGCTTGGAAAAGACCCAAATGCTTTTTGAATGTCTCGTTGAGAATGTTGTTGGTGTTGTCCATATATAATCTATAAATATATGTGAAAATGGAAAACCCCTCAATTTTGTCAAGGGGCGTTGATTATTTTGCAATTGCTATATGTTACTTCACTGGCACAGCATTGGTGCCATGATCTCTTGGAGGCGGACCATCATGTGGTGGGCGTGGTCCCATTGGACCTTTGCCGTGTGGTCCCATTCCGTCTCTGCGAGGACCGCCCCCGGGACGACCTCCCATCGCATCACGCATTATTGCTTCACGCATTTTTTTGCGATCATCAGAGGAAATCTTCAGACGTTCTTCTCTGTCCAGCTTGCCATTTTTGTTGGTATCATATTTGGCAACCATTTCAGCTTGCACTTTCTTTTGTGCTTCGGTCATTGGAGGACGGGGTCCGGGAGGTGGTCCCTTTGGTCCTTCTTGAGCGTTAACAACATTGATTGTGAGTGCAGCCAGTAGTGCGAGCAGTGCGTATTTTTTCATTTTTGTCCTTTTGGTTCAACACCACCTTGATAAATGGTGCCGTCACATATAACTATACTCGGAACATACCACTTCGTCAATAGCTCACACCGTATTAACCCCATTTCATCTCACAAATTGGCAGGTTCGTCCCAAGCTTGACTTTTTTTAACTTCGTGCTATTATTATATTATGAGCGAACAACATTTTTTTGGACCGTCGTGGAATCCAGCAATCAGAGATTTATTGAATCACTTAAAAAATCTTCAAGACGTTGCTGATTATCGTGCTCGGTTGATCACCAACAACTTTTATGCTCACGAAACTGAGGAAGAACAAACGTTGCGTCAAGCAAAGGCTCAAGCCGCAGCAGATACATATGCGTATTGCATCAGCTGTATTATGGATTTGAATCGAAAAATCTGACGGTTGACAATCAGCGAGTGTGTGCTATGATATAACACATATGGCGACACTATTTTTAACAGTTGGCTTACCCGGAAGCGGCAAGAGCACATGGGCAAAGCGATTCATTGCGAATCACGCGGAGCCTATCACCTATTTGAGCAGTGATGAACTCCGAGCCAGATTTGGAACGGGTGAAGAGGACCAAACAGTTACTCCGCAGGTTTTTTCACATATTCGTCAAGAAATTGGGAATTTATTGAAAAACGGCAAAAACGTGATGGTGGATGCGACCAACGTCAACCGCAAAGACCGCATAGATTCGATTCGCATCGCAAAAAAGTATGGTGCCAGAGTGACCGCATTTGTATTTGAAATGAATCGTGCGGGATTGATCAAGAGAAACGCCGACAGAGGCAAGCAGGGCGGTCGAGTTGTTCCAGACTGGGTCATCGACAAAATGCTTGCCAAGTATGAAGCTCCCTCCAATGCCGAGGGAATTGATGATATTGTTTATGTTTGAAAGACCTTTGAAACTACGGCACGGTGCCGAGCAGAATGTGTTTTTCACATCTGATACGCATTTCAACCACAACAAGGAGTTTATTTACAAAAGTCGTGGATACATCGACCGGTATGAACACAACGATGCATTGATCACCAAAATCAATGAGCGCGTTCATGCTCAGGACGTATTGTTTCATCTGGGCGATTTTTGTTTGAATATCACTCCTCCAGAATTCCAGACAATTATCAGCCGTATCAACTGCCAGAATATTTACTATATCTGGGGCAACCACAACAGTTGTATTCGTAAGTATTATGAGGATGCCGTTCTCCAGAAGTTGAACGCGGCAATTGAAATGTATCCATACACGGTGGGTAACATCACCTTTTTGGGCGACTACAAAGAAATCATTGTCAATGGGCAATTGATTGTGCTGCATCATTATCCTCACGATATTTTCAACCAGCAGCAAAACGGTGCTTGGCAGCTTAGTGGACATAGCCATTACACCAACCAAAAAACTCAAATCGACTATTTGGAAAAGAAAAGCTTGGATGTGGGCTGGGATGGTCACGGCAAGCCTTTGAGCTTTGACGAAATTTATAGAATTATGAGCACGAAAACCAACGTGCGAACCGACGATCATCACTAACATAGATTATGAAAACAAAAACATATAAATGCCACGACGTATCATTCAATTTCAGCAAAATGGATGAGGACACACTGTTTCGGATGTGGACCCACTATTGCGGCGGGTCTGCATCCGAATCGAAAACAATAAGTGCATTGATTGAAAATATAGCGCATCTGCGTGGATTCGATGTCACTAAATGGGAAGCAAGAGAATCGGATTGACAATTCGAGAGATCGTGCTATTTTGATATTATGAAAATTGAACTAACACCACAGCAAGTCCACTCCGTAGTATTTAACTCTCCTTGGGAAACTCGAACCGCAGTTTTTGATCAGATAATGGTGCTCGCCGAAAAGGGTGCTCAAGAGCCACCTCTGCCAAAAGTGGTGCCGCCCGTGGAACCGGGTTGTGACAGTGGAGTAAATGCACTGTGTGATAATGAGTCTATTTCCGAATTACTGGCAACCGTCACTCAGTATGAAAATTCATACGGCGATAATATTATCAAAACTCGAATCGGAATGTGGATGCGTGCTATACCAAACCTCTCAGCAGAAAACGCCCTAGAATTATGCAATCGTTTGCGAAACGCTCAGTTGTATTATCAGATTAAGAATTTTGATACAATATGAAAATATACATTGTTGAGTCCGTGGCATTTAACGAACATACCGAGATACTCCACGTTAACTCCGATTTGAATAAAACAATTGAATACGTGGATAAGTGTAAATCGCCGTATGATGAGGATGATAATTACGAAATTGGAGTCTTTGAATTCGTTTCAAAAGAAGGCAGCACCGAATTTGTGTATAGTAAACAAGTATACGAGCGAATTTTCAAATAAATTTATGAACAGCAAAAACAACACTACGTTTAGTAGCAACCGCAACATCATCAAATACACCGCAAAGTATTTTGTGCTCAGTATTCTGGGCGTTTTAATCTGGGACTGTGCAGGAAAATTGAGCACAGAACGGGATACATTCGCAAATATTTTCGGAGCCGCACTTTTCACTGGACTTTTTTTAGGGTTCGTGTTAATCTTGAAAAGTGACATCGCCAAGTTGATAACGACTGACGATCAAACAACTGACAACAAAACAGAAAACAAAACAAATGAGCAGCAGTAAGACATTGGTGAAGATGGTTAGTATTGGGCTGGTCGCAAGTGCGCTGGCGTTAGCAACAACTGGTTGTAATCGGATTGAACCCGGATGGGTCGGAATCAAAGTCAACCAAGCTGGAAGCGCAAAAGGTGTGGAGGATTATCCTCTGCAAACTGGCTGGGTGCTGTATATGCCGGGTCTCACCAAAGTATATGAGTATCCCACATTTCAGCAGAACGTCATTTGGTGCGCGAGTCTAAACGAGGGACGAGCATTGGATGAAAGCATCAGCTTCAACTGCAAGGGTGGTGCAGCCATCGTGGCAGATGTGAGCATGAGCGGCAAGTTCAAGATCGAGAAGGTGCCGTTTATTTTCGTCAAGTTCCGCACTGAACCGAGCCTAATCGTCCACGGATATTTACGCAACGAAGTCCGTGATGCACTGGGACGCATTGCATCCACATATGATCCGATGGATGTGATTGGCGACAAGCGTGGAGAGTTTCTGGATGCTCTCAAGAAGGAAGTGGATTCAAGGGTTGGTGATTGGTGGGTTGTTGACTATATCACATTCGCCAACAAGCTCCGTATGGACCCTCGCATTGAGCAAAGCATCAACACAATTATTGAGCAGAAACAACAGACGGCAGCAAGTGAATTGAAAGTCAAACAAACCAAGGCTGAAGCTGATCAGCAAGTCGCCAAGAGTGAGGGTGAAGCTCGCAGCAAGAAGGCTCTGGCAGAAGGTGAAGCTCAAGCCATTCTTGCCAAGGCAAAGGCTCAAGCAGAAGCAAATACACTGCTCACGCAAAGCATGACGCAGATGTTGCTACAGTATGATGCACTGCAAAAGTGGGATGGCAAGCTGCCCACGATTACTACTGGAAGTGGTGTAGTGCCTTTCATCAATGTTGGCGGTGTCGTATCCACCAACCGATAGAAAAGCAACAGATAGGGGAACTCAAGGCTCCATTGACGAAAGTTGATGGAGCCTTGTTTATTGTGGGAAACTAAATTTATGGCAAAGAAACTCGTAATCAAATGTGTGGTGTGTGACAAATCCGATAATTTTTCGGATTCCAAAGACGTTACCCAGGCAAGATGGAAAATTATTGGTTGGAATATCGGTCAAGACGAACCCATATGCACATGCAACAAATGTGATTATTTTGATCAACCAAAAAAGCAAGCAAAGTCGAGCGTTGACAAAACAAAAAAAGCTGCTAAGATAACACCATGAACAAGACATACGACACAATTTATTCAAAAGATTCCCTTGGCAACATTCGCATTTGGTATATGAAACAGCAAGATGCGAAATATTGCACCATTTCGGGTCTCAAAGACGGAGAGAAAGTCACTAGCGAGTGGACCCTCGTCGAGGGAAAGAATACTGGCAAGAAAAACGCCACATCTGCCGAGCAGCAAGCCACTGCCGAGATCATCTCCCGCTATAAAAAGCAACTTAAAACGGGATATTTCAAAAATATAAAGGATGCTGGTAAGATTTTGTATGTGGAACCCATGCTGGCTCAATCGTTGCACAAGCTCGCCGACAAGAATTTGCCAGACTACAACAAACAGCACTGGGCGATTCAATGTAAATTCAACGGTAACAGGTGCGTTGCCACCAAGAGTGGTCTGTTCACCCGCACGGGGGAACGCTATATGAGCGTTCCGCATATTGAAGCGGCTCTCAAGCCATTTTTCGATAAAAATCCAGACGCAGTTCTGGATGGTGAGCTATTTAACAACGATTTGCGACAAAAGTTGAACGAAATAAGCGAGCTATTGCGTAAAACTGTGAAAATAACCCCAGAAATTCTTGCCAAAAGCAAGAATATGGTGCGATATTATGTTTACGACGGCTACGGTTTCAACAGCGATACGTATGACTTCGATGCGGCAACACCGTATCGCATCCGCAAAGAATATATTGATGGAAATATCGTCGGTGCCTATGATTACATTGAGCACGTTGAAACGACCACAATCAAAAACGAATCGCACATGATGGAAATTTTCCAGAAGTATTTGGCTGACCAGCAGGAGGGTGGTATTCTGCGAAACATGGCGGCTCCTTACGAACACAAGCGCAGCAAAAACCTTGTCAAGGTAAAAGTCGATGAAGATGATGAAGCTGTGATTGTTGATTTGACTGATGGAAATGGCAATTGGAGTGGTGCCGCAACCAATGTCACACTCAAATGGAAAGATAAAACATTTGATGGTGTATTCAAAGGTGAATATGAACAACGGGTTGAAATCCTAAAAAATAAAAAGGATTGGATCGGCAAGACAGTCACGTTCTTTTTTATGGGTTTGACTGGTTTGGGAACCCCGAATTTCGCCAGAGTAAATCCAGATAATTGTTTCAAAACGGATCGATAAAAAAAGAAGGCGCATATGATGATTCGAAACGTGCATCTGATTTATACAGTTACGACAGTGAAATTCCGCGCCGAAGTTCCCACAGACAACTGGTGCGATTCAAGATGCTGGGGATACTATTTCGATTTGAAAACAGCCAAACGAATGGTATCGAAAAATTATGCTGCTTTTAATGAGGCTGGATATTGGCCCTGGATTGTGATTGAAGGAGTTAAACCAGGAATTGGGCATGTGGATCGCAATGAATATTGGTTCGTTTATGACAACGATACACAAAAATATGTTGCGGCGGAAAAACCAACGTATGCATATTTTGCGGTGTGCTGGGGAATGGGGTAATATAACGCATGATATTCAAAATTATAGATAGAATCACAATTCGGAAATTTTCGGAACTGTGTGTGATTGCCGCATTGATTATTTTTGCATTGGTTAATATCAACCAGCTTGCCCGACAGATATTTGTGAAAGGGCATGGTAAACGCATGGGCGTGGTCACAAAACTAACAGAGCGTGGTTGGTTCAACAAAAGTTGGGAAGGCGAACTGTTTGTTCCGAGTGAAGAAATCAATTACAGTAGTGGAGCATTGGACCCGGACATATGGAATTTCAGTGTAACCGACACAAACTTGGTGAGCAAAATTGAATCGTGTATTGGAAAAAATGTAATACTTATTTACAATCGCAGCTTTGATCCAAAACATCGAGAAACATTATTTGACGTAATTGAGATCACCACAAATAATGTGCAGCAAGTGTTCATTCAGATTCAAGACCCGATGGTTCCCTTTCCCAGATTTGTCGCCGTAACAAATCATTGATAATATCAAAGCTTGACAAAGCACCAACCTTTTGATAAATTGGTAGCAGCATGAAACCTACATCATCTGGAATTTATGAGTGGTTCGATCACACTGGCAAAAAGCGGTTGGTCGAAGTCGTGGACGTAAGCAGAGGCATGTTGCCGCCATATTTGCGGGTGTATTTTAATGGCAGTTACTACAACATCCACGATGAGCATGACCCGGAATGCCCCCAATTCGATCATCTGACCAAAGCAGAATGGGCTGACAAATGGGGCAGTCGCATTGCCAATAATTTTGAATTACCAGACGAGCAATTGTATCTGGCTCCCGACAAAAACACTGAAGTATAACAAACGCACAGTCATAATGAAACTAAACAGATCCAAAGTATTCTCAGCGTATATAACTTTCTTTTTATTAAGCATCATTCCGATGCTATTTTTCGAAATGAACAGCCCTATCAGCCGCGAGCTTGTTATTTTTAATGCGAAACTCTCATTAATTATACTGGCGATCTATCTTTGCACCACCGAATAACAACATAACAACATATGAACTATTTCATTGCCACAGATTGCGAAACCGGAGGAATCGGAGACGACAAAAGTTTGCTCACAGCATACTTTGCTTTTCTCAGACAATATGACGACGGCAGCATCGTGAAGCTCGATGAGTTGGATTTGAAAATCAAGCCAAACGACGATGTGTATCGTATTACAACCGAAAGTCTTGAGATCACTCACATCAATTTGATTCAGCACAACAAAGGTGCCATTTCCGAAAAACAAGCTGGAACCAAGCTGTATGATAAGCTGCGCATTTGGTATAGTGACAGCGGAAATACCAAGCTTATTCCAATTGGACATAATGTGGCGTTCGATATTCGTCGCATCACTAATACTTTGGTAAACCGGGGAAGCTGGGAACAATATGTTAGTTATCGTGTGTTGGACACATGCACTATCGCCCAATTTCTACGGTTAACTGGTAATTTGCCAACAGATTTGTCGTGTGGTTTGGGCAACCTTAGAGATCATTTCAAAATCGAAATGCCCGAAGGTGCTGCACATGAAGCAAAATACGACACGCTTGTCACCGTAAAGGTGCTACAGCATTTAATGGAAATTGTCAGTAGCAGTAACAAGAAAACGACCCAACCTCCGTTGTGGGGGACCACGGTTACTACCGGAGACGGTTGGTAACATATTCAAACCCAAGTTTTGAAAAAAAGCGTTTGACTTCTTATCAAACGCTGCTAAGATGAGTTTATCGCTGAGAATGAAAACTATCGCAACCAATAACACAGTCACAAACAGTCCAAACCTTACTTCGACTGGATTTACCATCCGTCCGAAGAATTTGGGAAAAATCATCAATATCGTTGAGAACGACATCTATTCTGATAAAGTTCTCGCCGTTATCCGAGAATATTCCTGCAATGCCTACGATGCCAATATCGAAGCTGGCAAGCGGGAGACTCCCATCGTTGTTTCTCTACCATCACGTTTGAGCAGTGAGTTCAAAGTTCGTGATTACGGCAATGGTTTGACCGAAGCTGAAATTCATGAGATTTATACCTCCTACGGTGAATCCACCAAAGAGGATTCCGATGATTATATCGGTCAGCTTGGAATTGGTAGCAAGAGCGGCTTTGCTTATGGTGAGAATTTCGTTGTGACCAGTTGGAAAAACGGAGTCAAAACCATTTACAACGCCGTAAAAGGCACCAATGAGCGTCAGATGGTGAAGCTGTTCAGCCTACCTTCCGATGAACCCAGTGGTATTGAAGTGACCATTCCTGTTAAAAACGGGGATGAGGTATCATTCAAAAACAAAAGCATTGAGTTTTTCAAGTATTGGAAAATCCAACCCAAGCTAATTGGTGCGAGCCAGCAAGAAATCGACTCTTTCCAAACCCCAGTAATTCTTGAAGGCAAAGGTTGGCAAATTACCAAATCGTTCAACAGTAAATGGTCGGGTGTGTCTGCGATTGCCGTCATGGGCAACATTTCATATCCTATTCAGTGGGGGTTGGTGCAAGATAAACTGCGCACCCATTTGGATTCGATGACCCAGGATAGAACGCTTTTCATGAAGTTTCTGCCGTTTATCACCAACAATCGGTTCGTGATTCGGTTCGGCATTGGGGACGTTCAGATGGCTCCCAGCCGAGAAGCATTGCAATACACTGACCGCACCGTTAATGGCATTGTCAAACGCCTTTTGGAAATCAGCAAAGAAATCGAAGCAGTGGTCCTCAATATTTTCAACAATTGCACAACGTTGTGGGAATACAAAGGTCATCTCAATAACATTTTTGGAAGAGCTTTGGGTGGTGGTTATTACTCTGCTCACGAGACTGTGTTCTATAGTATGTCAAACATTGAAGTGCTTTATGATTTGGTTAAAAACAAATTGCATTTCAACGGAGCCAACGTGGTCAGCGCACATTACGAAAATGTTTCTTATTGGGATGTCAACAAAGGAAAAGTATCGATGGTGCTCCAACCAAAAGCATCTCCATCATTATCGCCAGGAGCAACTTTAAGTAGTAGTATGCAAGAGCCTGCCTACGAGTCAATCGTAACTAGCCATTACGTTAATAGCCGCGATAAATTGGTAACTGAGTCTCCGAGATTTGGAAACCAGTATTTCAAAATCATTGCCACTCCCCATGCACATTTTGTGATCATGGATATTGATCGCAAAAGCAATGTCAAGCAGTGTCTCAAATGGTATATCAGTGAAGGCGCAAAAAATCCTAAATTGAATATTCAGCATCGTGCTCCGAAACTGGTTTATACACTACAATTTGGAAATGATGCGGTGCGTGCTGCATTTTTCAATGCGTTTAACATCAAAGGTGCTACAATTGTCAATTTCAGCCAAATATTTGAACTGTATAAACCATTGATTCCAAAACGGCAGAGTTCTGCTACCAAGCTGGAAGATGATACTGTGTATTGCGGCATGATTAACCCTGGGAACCATTTCAGCTACTATCGGTCCCGCAACACGCTCGACGCTCTGGCAGAGTGGAGAGCCAACGTTGATCTCAAAGCTGAAAAAGGGTTTTATGTTGATATGAGCAGTGCCAACGGGAATGTTGTGATCAATGGTATGGTGATTACGCCTTGGACATTTTTCAGCAATATCAGTATGCTAAAAAATGCTGGTGTTGATTTTGGTCAAATTACTCGGGTTCAACTATTCGGTAGTCGCATTATGAATGGGAATAAATTTGATCGCAACAAACAAAATTGGACAAATTTTGTTACATACATGGAACAGTTTCTCCGGGGCTACGACAAAAGTCCGTTCGTGGCTTCGTCTGTTATACATAAAAGAGTTAATGATCCACATCGACCGTTTTATATTCACAAAGATGCATTGGCGCAGATCGCGCAGTATTTTTCAAAAAATCATTTGTTGCACGAATTCCTCGGTGCGTTTCCTTGGATGCCGACCAACATTCAAGATCGGATTGGTATTTTGAATTCGTTGCACGTTGAGATTGTGCATGGAAAGGATGTTGCGGTTAAAGACACGATGGAACATTATTTTGACACGATCATCAAGAAATATCCCATGCTTAAAACACTGCTATTTGTCCCCAGTTATAAAGATGTGCAGGGTCAGGTCCCAGTGACGATTGTCCAAGAAATTGTTGATTATATTAAACTTGTTGACAGCCTTCAAAGTAACGGCTAAGATACTTATAGTGGATAGAACAAAAACGTCGGTCATAACAAATTAGAGAGTAATAAACAAAAAAGAATAGATAGCAATAATAATAATAAACATATGATTAGCATAAGCCAAAGCACCAATAGCGTCACGATCATCATCTCCGATCCAGTGACCTTTACATACGAAGGACATTATACAGTTAATCGGGATCAAGCCCATTACGAAGCTGTAATGGAAGCGATTCGCAACAACGATGAGGCTGCGATCAAGAATCTGTGCAATGTTTCAAAAGCCATTACAACCTACACCGAGGGTAAGGTCCGAGTTGAAAACGGTCACGTTTACTACGGCAATGTTCTTGTGGAGGGCATCATTGTGGATCGTATTTTGGGATTCATCAAGGAAAAGCTGCCCATTCAGCCCGTTCTTCGTTTCATCAACAAGCTCATGGAAAATCCTTCCAGCCGTGCTGTGAATGAACTCTACAAGTTCCTTGAGCACCGCAACATGCCCATCGGTCCTGACGGCACTTTCTTCGCATACAAGGGAGTTCAGAATGATTATTTCAGCAAAACTGCTGGCGACATCGAAGTCATTGAAGGCATCGTGGCAGATGGTAAAATTCTGAATGCTGTTGGTCAACGAATCGAAGTAAAGCGTAATCAAGTTTGCGACAACAAAGACATTGGTTGCAGCAAAGGGCTTCATGCTGGCAGTCTGAAGTATGCTTGCGAGTTTGGCTCTGATGGCAAAGTTGTGATCGTGGAGATCGATCCCAAGGACGTTGTGAGCATTCCCACAGATTGCGGTTGTCAAAAGCTTCGGACTTGCGCCTACAAAGTGGTTGGAGAGTTCGAAGGAGTTCCTTTGAGCGACAACTATTGCGATGCATATTCAGATGATGATGCGACCTACGAAGATGAAACTGACGAGAACGAAAGCGATCATTGTTGCGGCGATCCCGCCGACGGTTGCCCATGTGGTTGCGGCAGCGATCCCGAAAAGTGCATTGCTCGTCCTGCGGATGATGACGATGACGAAATCATCGAAGTCGCGGTTTCCGACACAAACAATACGTGTTCTTCAAATTGTGAATGTAAATACGATGAAACCGATACATGCACCCATTGCGGAGGTAATCTTAACAGCGAATGCTGCCAGCACAGTGACGATTCCGAGCCACAAACCGTTCTGGACGATGCTTTCGGCGAGGGATTTGATGATGGATACGATGACGGTGTAAACAGTTTGGGATATCAAGGCACGACTTTGGATATCACCGAAGATGTTGTTCGCAATGAGCACATTGTGACTGCCGCCCAATACAGCGAGGTCTGGAAAGAGGGATACCAGAAGGGATATGATGAAGGTGTGCGGGAACGTCCAGACAATAATGTTAACGTCTGACCGCACATAGGATAGATTATAAATACCACCAGAGGGGCAGCGAAAGCTGCCCCTCTTTTTTGTTGAAAATTATTTGAGTTGACGTTTTGCCAATTGGCGGTATAGTTATGTATGTAGCCGAGATGAGATTTATAAGTCGAAGCTGCGAAACAGCTGTTAACCCAACCCATCTCCCCAGAAGCCAACACCATTTCCATGGTTTCGGGTGGTATAGTTTCCGTCCGACCTCAGATGTCTCTGTAAGGGGCTGCATCTGGAGGTAGGGATCCGATCACCGACTCTGTTCAAATTCCAACAAAGAAAGACGTTTAAGATATGAATAAAAACATCTGTTTAACTACTGACAGCTACAAGCTAAACCATTGGAATCAATACCCTCGTAACACCGAGATTGTGTATAGTTATTTCGAGTGTCGCAAAGGAGCAACCTTCGCCGAAACCCCGTTCTTCGGGCTTCAATACATTATTAAAAGCCACCTTGAGGGCGCAGTCGTGACCAGGGAGAATATTGAGAAGGCAGCTAGGCTTTGCAAATTCCATTTTGGCGACGAGCGTTACTTCAACCGTGAGGGCTGGGAATACATCCTCAATAATTGGGGAGGTAAACTTCCAGTCGTTATCAAGGCTGTTGAGGAGGGAACTGTGGTTCCGGTCAACAACGTGTTGATGACCATTGAGAATGTGGGCGGTGCCATGACGGCTTGGCTCACCAATTTCCTTGAGACGATTTTGTCCCAAGTATGGTATCCCACAACCGTTGCAGCTTTGAGCCGTGAGGTCAAAAAGAATATCAAAGAATATCTTGATTTAACCAGTGAGGGCGGACTGCTCAATTTCGGACTGCATGATTTTGGGTTCCGGGGGGCATCGTCTTGGGAATCTGCTGGTATTGGTGGTGCGGCTCATCTAATCAACTTCCTTGGCACCGATACTTTGGTCGCGATGGAGGTCGCCATGAACTATTACAATGCAAACCTCGAAGGATTAGCATACAGTGTGGCAGCAACCGAGCACAGTGTGATGACTGCTTTGGGCAAGGACGGTGAGGAAACGGTCGTCGAGAATCTGCTCAATGAATATCCCACGGGTATTCTTTCTGTGGTCTCCGATAGCTACGACATCTACAATTTTGTTAACAACATCGTTGGACGCAAATTTAAGGATTGGATTCTTGAGCGTGATGGTGTGTTCGTGGTTAGACCAGATTCCATTACTCCGAGCCATCCAACTCCTGAGCAGGAAATGGTTTGGATTATGTGGAGTCTTTGGGACAATTTTGGTGGCATTATAAACAGCAAGGGATTTAATGTTATCAATCCCAAGGTTCGTGTTCTTTGGGGCGATGGAATCGATTTGGAAGGTATCAAAAAGATTCTGTGTGCTGTTGCCGATGCTGGATTTGCAACCGAAAATATCGCATGTTTCGGAATGGGTGGCGGACTCTTACAGAAAGTCAATCGTGATACACAGCGTTGTGCATTCAAATCGTCTGCACAGTATCGCAACGGTCAGTGGTTTGATATTTTCAAGAGTCCCAAGGATATTTCCAAGGCTTCCAAAAAGGGCAAGCTCAAGCTCACCAAGATTGACGGCAAGTTCGTTACTGTTGGTGAAAACGATCCCGGTGAGGATTATTTGAAGGTTGTGTTTACGAATGGTGTGCTGGTCAAGGAAATTGACTTTGCAACCGTTCGCAAGAACGCTGCTCTATGAACTACCCACCCGCTAAAGCAGGCGGGTTTTCTGCTCCCACAAAGATAAAATTGTGAAAATGGTCGGAATTCCTCCCCTTAGGGGTTTCCTTCCTCCAAAACTATGAAATGGATTAATCCCCTTGACTTCTATAAAATCTGTGGTATACTTTAGATATGAGTGAATATAAAATAAAAACTGTCGTTAATATAGAGTTGGAAAAGGATCATGTTACTGTTGTGGTGTGTGAAAAAGCAGGGTATTTAGTTCATTATTTCTCATTCGACAATTCGATGGTCATTACTTGGTGAAAACATAAACGTATGATAAAACTCAAATTACAACAGTGTTTGTGGATCAATCTGGCGTTTCCAGAATCATCCAAACTGCAACAGCGTGGTATTGCCGACAAGATTGAATCCGACTGCGTTGACATTATCAAAGCAAATTTCACCAATGTAAAAGCTGCTCGCAGTCGCAGAAGCATTGAAGATGTCACGGTGGAAGGTTGTTATGTTGACATCAAAACCAGCGATGAAGTTTTAATGTTCAAAATGCCCAACTTGATCAGCATTGATCGGCTTCACAAGTTGGATAAACCACTGTTCTATGTGTTTGTTACCTATAACAGCATCAACAAAGTTATTCTCGACATTAAAGTGATGAACGTCTATGAATTGAACTGGAGCCAATTGCATATCCAAAATTTGGGTGTGGGACAGCTTCAAATCAAAAACATGTCGAGATTCATGAAAGCTGGTCCCAGCGCGATGAATGAGCAAACGTGGAAAAACACATTGAAACAACAAGCGGTTCTTTTCTACGACAAGCTGATCAAAAAAACAGAAATTCGTAAAAATAAATGGTCGTAATAATATAAAATCACTATGAACGTGAACACTCTAAAGTTATTTGCGGGAACCAGCAACGTTCCACTTGCTGAACGTATAGCTTCCAATTTTTTGAACTCCAAACTCGGCGATATTTTTCACCACAAATTTCCCAGCGGAGAAACATATTGCCAATTTCGTGAGAATATTCGTGGGTGTGATGTGTTTTTGATTCAAAGCATCACTGCTCCCGCCAACGAAAATTTGATGGAATTGTTGGTGATGGCGGATGCTGCTAGACGCGCCAGTGCAGACCGCATTACTGCAATCATTCCCTATTTTGGCTATGCCAGACAAGATAGAAAAGAGAAAAGCAGGGTGCCGATCACTGCCAAGCTCGTTTTGGACTTGATCGAAGCGAGCGGAATTGACCGTGTGGTAACTATGGATTTGCACAGTCCACAGGTCAGTGGCTTCACCAACCTTCCGTTCGACCATCTGACCTTTGAACCCGTATTGAACAATTGGATTAGAAACAAATACCATAGTTTGGCTTTGCGAGACAGTGTTATTTTGATGGCACCCGATGTTGGAGCCGTCAAACGTGTGGAAAAATACGCAACCACGCTTGGCACTGACTTTGGATTCATCAGCAAAAAGCGTGTGGGTGATGATACGGTTGAATTGCAAAGCATTGTTGGTGACGTGGCTGACAAGCACGTTGTTATCATCGATGATCTGACCGAGAGTTGCGGAACCATGATTCAAGCTGCCAAGGCTTGCAAACACAATGGAGCCAAAAATGTGACATGTGCGGTGACTCATGGAGCTTTCACGAATATTGGTGTGGAACGTTTGTGTGAAACATCCAGCATCGATCATTTGGTTCACAGCAACACAGTGAATCATGCATGGGACACAAACATGGATATGTGCAAAGACCCTCGCAGCATCACACAGCTTGATGTCAGCATGTTGTTTGCCAAAGCAATCAGCAGCATTCACAACAACGAAAGCATCAGTGAATTATTTGTATGATAGCAACATTTACTGATATATATTACCAGATACGCACATAAAAAGAAAGTGCTTGCAGTTTGATGGAACGGTGTTAAGATAGAAGTGTTGATGGTTCTTTGCATGGTGAGGGGAGCAGCCCTTCCAGAACATCTTTGAATGGCGGAGTCGCCTCGACCTAAAAATCGAATGCGACCATCGAAAAGAACAGTTGACAGACAGAGCAAAGTCTGCTAAGATAGATGAAGTTAGCAGTTGATTTTTGAAATTAGAATGGGGTCTAAGCTTTAATGGTGAAGCAAGCGGCTTTTAACCGCTAGAAGACGGATCGTTACCGTCAGGCCCTACCAAATTTACAGTTAAAATGGGGTTATCGTCTAATGGCTAGGACGGGAGACTTTCAATCTCCAAATCGTGGGTTCAATTCCCCGTAGCCCTACCATTTTCACTGTCAGGTCAATAATGACAGACCGTTAGCAATAAGCGGTGTCAATGTGCAAAAAAATTCAAGTGGTATAGCACATCTGACGTTATAGATTCCACTTGATGGTGGAGGGGCGCGGAATAGCCCCCTAGACAAACAGATTGACGGATTGATATAATCGAAGGATATTATATCTAATGCAACAGATAAATCCGATATAATGGTTTGTCGAGAGTTTGACATAACTCTACAACAACATATGTCTGGTTGCGGGGATGAGCCAATGGTGTCTCGGTTATCCGATTGGATCGAGATTCAATAACCCTACAATCGGACCAATTTTATAATTGCGGAATAGAGTTCTGGTGAACTCCGGTGTCTCATAAGCACTCGCTAGAAAAGTTCGATTCTTTTTTCCGCTACCAATTTCGGTTCTGTAGTTTAACTGGTAAAACCCCATACTTATAATATGGTAATCGCTAGATGTGCGTGACTTCTCGGTTCGAATCCGAGCAGAACCACCAAATTTATGACGAACGTGTCATAAAAAAACAAAGTTACATTGAATTAATACTAATATAATAGAATATGAAAAAGATACTTCTAACAGTTGCAACCCTCTCTCTTCTTTTGACCGCTAGTGCGGTTGATACCAAGGAACTCTACGATTCACAATGCTCCAAGTGTCATGGAACAAATGGCAATGGTGTGACCAAGATGGGTCAAAAGCTCAATGCGAAGGATTGGACCGATGTCAAGATTCAAGCCGCAATGACCGAGACCAACATGGTCAAGGCAATTAAGGTGGGCATTAAAGATGCCGAGGACAAGACTCGCATGAAGGCATATTCAGATATGACTGATGCCGATGTGACGAATTTGGTTACGTATATCAAAACCTTCAAAAAGCAATAACATCGTATATAACATCGTATGAAGAAATCATTGATGCTCGGGGTTTTGATTCTCAGCGGAATGTTGTGTCAAGCACAAAACGCTGGAACCAACGAATTGTATAACAGCAAGTGCAGCAAGTGCCATGCAAAAGATGGCTCGGGCAACACACTGATGGGCAAAAAGTATAGTGCGAAAAACTATACAGATGCAGCCGTCCAAAACAAGCTTACTGATGAAGCTTTTGATAAGTCCCTCAAAGAGGGTTACACCGATGCCGAAGGCAAGAAAGTAATGCAGGCTTTTCCAGAGCTTACGGCACTGGAGCGCAAGGAACTCATCAAAACGATGCGGTCCTTCAAGAAATAAGATTGACATATCAATTTATGCGGAATTAGTGTCATGAGGAGCACGGCTATCGACCAGATAGCAAGGTTGGTGCAAGTCCAAATTCCGCTCCACTTTTTCAGGGCTCTTAGCTTAATTGGTTAAGCAGCAAACTCATAATTTGTTGAGTGGGGGTTCGAGTCCCTCAGGGCCCACCATTTCTATCCTCTTCCAACAGTTGTTATTGGGTATGACGTAATTCTCGCCCAGTCTATATCGAATTGTCGAACAGTAACAATGGTCGGCCAAATTTGGATACCAAATTGATATCCCGTGGTTGCTGGCATGATATATGAACTGGTTCCGTATTGAATGCCATCGATCAAATAATGCATTTTGTTTGTAACGTTGTTTCTGACCAATTGGAATTTATGCCAGCCATCATCACCAGCCGATCCACTTCCGTATTTCACAGACGTTGGGAATGATTGATTGATGCTGGCACTTCGCGCAGCATATCTCCAAGAACCAGTGATGGACCCCACCGATCCAGTTCTTTCAAAATAAAATCCTCTGACTACCCCTGTTGCCAATATATCACTAAACAATCCGACTCGCATTATATGATCTGGGGCTGTTTGAACATTTCTCATAATGGTTTCAAATGATCTAAAATCGCCCCATGCAATATGCATCGGTTGGGTTGGTGCCGCTATAAGCCCTGGTGTAAACGCACTCGGTGTAGTTGTGGAAGTGCTGCTTTGCCTTCTCAACACACCAGGATGCCCCAGCGTTGAACTTAGCGTGGGAAGCATTGTTCCGTTATATATATTCCAACCATCATAGACTTGGTCTGCCGACTGGTGCGCCGATAAAAATTCCCAAGATATATCTACAAGTCTGCTGGTATCTCTATACCCCAACAAATAGCTAGCTGACGTGGCATTTGTGGCGGTTGTTGTGCTTGTTGCACTGGCAGCTTTCACTGCCCAACTGCTTGTGATTGGATACGTAGAAGCAGAAAGCAATCCTTTTTGATAATACGATCCGTGCTGACCATCGAGTTTATCAGAATCACTGGAATAGCTGCTGAAGCTTGCGGACGTTACATGTTGCGCCCAACTGCTTGTTATTGGATACGTTGAGGCTGTGTGCAGCGTTGTTCCACCTCCTGGTGCCCAACTTGCACTACGGGCATTTTCAGCCCAGCTTGAGGTAAACGGATATGTCGAACCAGTATGCAGTGTCGTGCCGCCTCCACTTGATGGTGCCCAACTTGCACTACGTGCTTGATTTGCATAGCTGGCAGTTCCAGCAAATAATGATGCAGTAATTACTGAACAACTTATATGCCCCGCAACGTCCAGTGTATTTACTGGGTTGCTGACTCCTATACCAACTTTTCCGTTTGGTTGTGGTTGCCCAGTAGTCCCAGGAGTATTTGCGAATATAACATTGGCAATGTTTGTTTGATCTGGCGCAGTGTTTATGGCTCCTCGACCAATTGCAATGCTGTTACCATACCCTCCTGTCGATGTATAATCTCCGATCAAAATTGAAGAGGAATTTCCCGCCGAGTTATTAACCGTGTCAGTCTGACCCGCTGCATAACCTATGAAAATGCTGTTATTTGCTGTAGTAGCCCCCGATCCAGCCCACGTTCCGATGAAATTGCTATTCAAAGCTCCAGTCGCCGAATCCCCTGCCGAATATCCAATGAAATTGCTGTTGTATGCATTTGAAGCATTAGCACCAGCAAAGTATCCAATGAAATTGCTTTCATATGCGTTTATTGCATTAACACCCGCTCTGTCACCGATGAAATTACTACGTGCGGCATGATCAGCACTAGAGCCAGCAAAGTATCCAATGAAATTACTGTCGCCCGCATCGGTTGAGAATTTTCCCGCTTTATATCCAATGAAATTGCTGGCTCTGACACTACCAGATGCGCCATATCCCGTTTGATATCCTATAAAATTGCACTCCATGGCATCGGGGGCATTATATCCAGAACCACTTCCAATAAAATTGCTTTTGACGGGAGCACTTCCTGTATTGCTGACGATGTGCCCAATTAATATCAGATTTCCAGCAATACTGGCTCCCGTATTAATTTGAAGACCGTTGTTTGGAGAAATCGATGCGGATGCACTTCCACTTATGATTTTGGATGGATCGCCGCCGCCAGGTGCCCAACTTGCACTGTGGGCATGGCTTGAACTATGAGCATGGCTTGCACTGTGGGCATGGCTTGCACTACGAGCATAACTAGATGATGTCGCATTATCGGCTTTCAAAGCATGGCTTGCACTGTGTGCGTGGCTTGAGCTTCTTGCCCAGCTTGCACTGTGTGCATGGCTTGAGCTTCTAGCATAGCTCGCCGACACAGCGTTTCTTGCCCAACTGCTTGTGATCGGGTATGATGAACCAGTGCGAATTCCTGGTAGATTTACCGAATTGCCGAGTCCGTCATAATAGCTAGCCGATGCTATTTGCACCAACCGTCCATATGTGGTTGATATTTGCTTTCCTAGTAAAGAATAGTTCATATTTAGAGTCAGTGTGTATATATAATTATCAATAATATCTTCCGTCCACAAACGAATTTCCTGCGGTGCTACCTGGGAAATAACTTGCCCCAGCACCACCACTGTTTATAATTGCAAACGAGTTGGCATTGTATCGTTGTCCAGATGCGGTTCCAACCCATGTAATTCCTGGAGCATACACAACGCCAAAAGTATCGGCTGCGCAAAACCATGCTGTGAACGCAAGAGACCCAACTAAAGTAACTGTCCAACCACCATCAGCACTGACTGTGGCACTGTTTGAAGCATACCAGTGTCCCAACCCTCCAGCAACAATACTATAACTTCCCCCAAGTCTCACATTTGCTCCGAACAGTGATGCTATATGCAAACTTCCAGCGGGAACCGTTCCAAACCGAATGCCCGCCCCAGTCGCAACTGTTGTATATGGTCCTGATGCATAAATACAATGTTGTGTGGTGGATCTTAATTCCATATTTTGGAACACGAATTTTCCGAACACGTTTGCCGCATATATCGAATTTTTGCCAGCAGCAGGAGAACCAGAGAGAATGACATTTGCGGGAGTTCCAGAATTTCCATTAAATATTACTCGCCCCGATCCAACAACGTTTGACAGATTTACAGTCTGCGCATATGTTCCATCTGCCAATTGAACCGTTACGTCGTATATTCCAGTATCAATTGACGAAACTACATCCATTGCTTTCTGCAAAGTTGCAAATGGAGCACCGACTGTCAATCCATTGTTTGAATCGTTGCCAGTTGTGCTAACATAATATGTTCTTTCCGCCAGCAACACTGTGCGAGTCGTTGCCGATGTTGGTGCTGGAGCATATGATGCTGATACGGCATTTCTAGCCCAACTGCTTGTTATTGGATATGTGCTGCCAGTGCGAAGTGTTGATCCTCCACCCCCACCACTGCTTGGTGCCCAACTTGCACTACGAGCTTGTTTTGCATAACTTGCTGTGCCAGCAAACAATGATGCGGACACAACCGTCGCCGATATGTTTCCGGCCACATCCAATGCATTAACTGGGTTGCTGACTCCTATACCAACTCTACCGTTGGATTGAACAGAGCCAGTTGTTGTGGTGCCAGTATAAATACCCGTTGCGAACAACACATTTCCAATGCTCACTTGTTCTGGTAGAGTATTTTGAACTCCCTGACCAATCGCAATGCTGTTGCTGTTACCACCAGTTGACGTAAAATCACCAATCAGTATTGAAGATTTTCCTATCACTGAGTTATCAACGATATCAGCGTAACCTGCACTATAACCTATGAAAATACTGTTGTTGGCTTTGGGTGCGTTAACACCACACCAACGACCAATGAAATTGCTGTATGATGCGCTTACTGAGTTCTGTCCAGCAGCAAATCCTATGAAATTGCTGTTATTGGCTTCGGTTGCTTCAGAGCCAGCACTGACACCTATAAAATTGCTTTCATATGCATTTACAGCCCAGTTGCCCGAACCCATTCCAATAAAATTGCTGCTGTGGGCATTGGTGGCTTGTGATCCAGCACCCGCTCCAAAAAAATTACTGTTTGTGGCACTGACGGCGTTGATGCCAGCACTATTTCCCATGAAGTTGGAAAACGAGGCTTCAGCAGCATTGATACCAGCCCAAATTCCAATAAAATTGCTGTTTTCAGCATTTGTTGCTGCTTCGCCAGCTTGTGTTCCAATGAAATTGCTGTTGTTGGCGTTTGCTGCTTGATTTCCAGCACCGGCACCAACAAAATTGCTATATACCGCATATACTGCTTGATTTCCAGCACCATCTCCAACAAAATTGCTATGGTGGGCATATGATGCGCTGAGTCCAGCTTCATAGCCCAACAAATTGGTATTGGCTGGAGGAGTTTTTGTGTTGACGATATAACCAGTTATCAATACATCCCCTTCAAAACTTGCAGATGTGTTGACTTGCAAGCCCCCAGCTGGCGAAATCGAGGCTGATACGCTGCCATTGATAATTCTGGTTGGTTCACCGCTACCACCCGGTGCCCAGCTTGCACTTCGAGCGTGGTTTGCATAACTGGATGATGATGCGTTTGAACTGATATTGATCAGCATTTTTCCAGCCGTTGTGTGTTGGTATAAACAATATCCAACCACAGTTGGCACTGCGTTTCCATCTGGGGGAGTCAATGAGTATCTACCAGGAGTTGTTCCGCTCAAATACAATAATGACCCAGCCGAATAGCCCGATGTATTGACATCATTGACTTGACCTTGGGCTGTAACGTATCCTTTGCTTGCACTGAGAATATTTTGAGCAGCTACACCAGCAACGTTGTATTTCTTCGTAACACCATCACTGATTGCTTTGAAACCGATTGGGTATGTTAGCAAAGACCCCGACAGTGTTATAGCATCACCCGCAGAAATATTTTCGCCAGCATAAATTTGCCCAAGGGTCTCTTGACCAATTTTCAACGTCAATCCAGATTGATCGTTGTATACGGCGTATGTGTGGTTATCTTTGTCCCAAAACAGCAACCCTTCTTGCCATGCAGGTTTTGTTGCATTGGTAGCCGCTTGGATATACGAATTCTGATCTATTTGAAAAATGTGCATACGTTATTTCGTATATAAATAGATGTTGGTTGCGGTGTTGACAACAAATATTTTCGTGGTAAACTGTTGGTAGTCGTAGATACAACAAAAACAAAATATGTCACAATTTATTAAATTAACTCGCGTTCTCAGGGGTTCGGACCCAGAGGTTTCTTTTCCCCAATTGTATAATATAGATACAATTATAACAATTTTGCCAGAGGACGGAGGGGGATCGAGGGATCAGTGCATTATTGTTACAATTGGGTTTTCTGACGGAGATTTAGTCAAAGAATCCTTCAAAACTGTGTGTGACTTGATTGCAATTGTCTCGCCAATGCCCCAACGAAAGTCCCTTGTTAAGGGATAACGCAAATAGACCAATATTATATTATGAATGTCCACGATCACCTAAAGCCGTTAACGGTAACGGAGATCAAAACTTATTATCAGTCAAACACGATACCAGCAGCATCAGCCATGATGCACGTAACTGGGGATTTCAATCTGTCCACGTTGATTCGTAACAGCAACTTTTTTGGTTATGAGAAGGTATACTATGTGGGCGGTAGCAAGCAGTATGATCGTCGTGGCACCGTTGGAACACACAATTACGTCGATGTTAACTTCATCAAGACCGAAGAGGAGTTCGTCAAGGTTATGCGTGAGGATGGTTATAAGATAATTGCAATTGAAAACAACATAGAGCATCCATCCGACAGTTTTTTTAAGTTTTTCGATGCAATCCAAAACGTTGCTGAATTTGGCAAGCCCATCTTCATTTTTGGCGAAGAACAGCGCGGTCTCAGTGATTATATGCTGTATAACAGTGACCACATTTTGTTTATACCAGGTAATGGGACCGTGCGCAGTCTGAACGTGGGGACTGCCAGTGGCATAGTTTTGTCATATTATTACGCCCGTTATTTTATGAAATAGCTCAGGGGGTGGTGTTGATTTTTATAGTTGACACCCGCCCATCTATGATCTATGATCCATTTATGCAGAACACAAACAAAAAATTTGACAAAGACCCGATTGGTTCCAGAATGAAATCTTCTTACGAGGATCGGACTAGATATTGTCTGCCTCGTAGAACATACACCATTTTGCGTCTCGATGGCAAATCGTTTCATTTTTACACCCAAGACCTCGACAAACCTTTTGATGCGGGTTTTATCGAAGACATGAATCGAGCCGTTGTCAACACGATTCATGAAATTTCACAAGGTGTTGCTTTTGCCTACGCACAGTCTGACGAAATTTCAATTCTGCTCACCGATTTTGAGAATGATCAAACAGATGCTTGGTTTGGTGGCAATATTCAAAAAATGAGTAGTGTTGCTGCCAGCATTATGACTGCTCAATTCAACCGTTTCAGACATATTAGACATTACAACCAAGTTCTTGGGACTTTGAATTTGGCAGACCCAACAATTGCTGCGGATGTGAATGCAAAAAATCGACTGTCGCCAATTTGGCTGCCGTATTTTGATTGCCGAGCGTTTACCATTCCCGACAGAACCGAAGTTATGAATTATTTTCGGTGGAGGCAGCAGGATTGCATTCGCAACAGTTTGAGCATGGTCGCACAAAGCATGTTCAGTCACGGCGAATTACAGAATAAAAGCCAAATTGACATGCACGAAATGTTGCACCAAAAAGGTGTGAACTGGGCAACCGATTATACCGCTGCCCAGAAGAACGGTAGAATTTTTGTGAAAGAAACCAAACCGACTGAACATATGAGCAATGTGATAAGTTGGGAGGCTGATATGGCGAACTACAAAGTGGTTCCGGTTCCAACGCACATCGTAAAATGGCAAGCCAATGAAGCTTGGGTCTTTAGCAAAGACGAAGGCAAACTGCTTGACATGATTCCTAAATATGCATAACAGTGACCATCACAAAATCAACAGACGGACGATCACAAAATGCCGAGTCTACGACGAAAAATATCGTTGTTGGGACACATCTCCATTGATGATTTATCCGGGGGAGCCAATCGTCAAACAAGGAAGAATCATTCAATGGTGGACGGGATTGATTGATATTAACAAGAAGGAGATTTACGAAGGCGACATCGTTCGTAAATTGATGTCGCGGTCGCTGTGGGATGTTCCAGAATATGATCGCGGAGTGATTACGTGGGTAAGGGAATCATTTTGCATTAACCAGAAAAACATTGGCAGCACAAACATATCGGAATACGTTTCCTGTGATTGTTGCTCTACTGATTTGAATGTGATCGGAAACATTTTCGATAACCCAGAACTACTATTGGACACCGTATGAACGATAAAAAGCGAACACATCATTATTTGAAATTGGAACTCTCCAAAGAGTTGAGTGAGAACGATATCGATTACATCCAACATATGTTGGAGCGAGTATTGCATGATTCATTCATCGACCGCACGGAACACCAACTCGGAAAAAAGTTTGAAATTAAACTAACAAAAATAACATATACATCCAGCACGGGAATCTAAAAAATATGGCTATACAAATACCATCACCAAAAGACCGCAATCTGATGTTCGCCGCGAACGTCAATAATACCAGCATTGCTGAACTAACCAAAGCATTGATAGATATCAGCAACGACGACATTTATATCGGAAAGCTCTATGCCCTTCATGGACTGGCATACACACCACAACCCATCAAAATTCACATCGATAGTTATGGCGGTCAAGTATATCAATGCCTTGGACTATTGAGCATAATGAAAAATTGCGCAACGCCGATTCACACAATCGTTACTGGCTGCGCCATGAGTTGTGGATTTATGATCAGTATCAGTGGCCACAAACGGTTTGGACACAAACACTCCACGTTTATGTATCATCAAATCAGCAGTCTCCAAGGCGGCAAACTCAAAGATTTGGAGGAAGATATTATTGAGGCAAAACGGTTGCAGCACATCATTGAACAGCACACGATGGAGCAAACCAAAATTTCTCAGATCAGACTGACCGAGAGCTATGAAAAGAAAGAAGATTGGTATATGAATGCCAAACAAGCACTCAAATTGGGAGTGATTGACGACATTCTATGAGACGGGAGCTACGCAAAGATATGTTTAATTGGTTGACATTGGAGTTTGGTCTTGAAAGAATACTATTAATAGTGATTACATCTTGCTTCGTTTTCGTTCCTTTGGGGATTTGGAAAATGATAGAGATCATAATCTGGCTATGGCACCACCACAACATTCACCTCACCGTCGGCTAAACACAGATGACCAAGCATTATTGCTACCTACATAATACTTACCATTAATTTTGTTCACTATTTTGTATATTCCGCTTATTTTCCCAGTATCGTCGCATGGATTTTTCGTTAAGCAGTTGTTTGTGTTTTTGATAATATCGTTTGCCTCTGTTGCGTTGTTGTTCAAGCAACTCTTCTCTGGTTCTATTGAGTTTTTTTCTTCCCATAATATTTTTTCGTTTGTTGTTGACATAGTGTGATGTAGCCTCTATACTATAAGTAGAATGTTGGAGAATAAAACGTCAAAGAATTTATGTCTTGGTTTGTATATTTAGTGATAACTTCAAAAAACACATTGTATTGCGGTTATACTATCAACATTGAGAAACGTGTTGCCACGCACAATGCTGGTCGTGGTGCTAAATACACACAAAAGCGATTGCCTGTGAAACTGGTTTATTCAGAAGAATTCGCAACTAAAACCGAAGCGATGCAACGTGAATATGCCATTAAACAGATGAGTCGCAGTGAAAAATTGAAATTGATAAAAAACACATGAACCGATTTTTGTGCAGATGTAAAAATCTGGCAACGTGGCAATATATGCCATCTTCGAGCAATCCAGATTACGACTATTTTTGCGAGCTTTGCGTTCCCCGTGGATGCAGTTGCAACAACCATCACATTGAGGATGGTGATAACATTGCCGAGGGAGATGTTTTTGAGCATCCAGAAGAAGATGGAAGCTGGAAATGGCTGATCGAAAATGTTGAATGGTGCTACATAGATTCACAAGGTAGAGAACTGCCTTGCATCGAATTCTGGCATGAACCGGAAGGGTTCGATGCCAATGAAGAAACCATCGAACATTACAAAAAGCACAATATCAAATACTTCACAACAGACGAAGAATAATAATCTATGCATACATCAACACAAAAATTGATTAGATGGAGTGAGGAATTGGGAGTTGATCAACTAGCCAAAGTTGTGCTGGAATCTCCCAGATTCGACATTTGGAGTGGTAGCAGCAAACCAACGCAGCATCACTATGGCAAACATGGTTTGACCATTCATACACACGAAGTGGTCAACCTTTGTATGGAAATTCCACATACATTATGCGTTCAAGTCAACACAATCGAACTGTTTTTGTCTGCGGTGTTTCACGATTGCGGTAAAATGTTTGATTATAAACCAGCACGGGGAGATTTTGCTGGATCTATTGATTACAATAATTGGGTCGGAACTGATCACAAACGGCTGATTCATCATGTTAGTCGATCAGCATTGATTTGGCAGACTGCATGGGACAATGCTGTATCAAACAACATTTGTGACCGAGACCCAGAATTGGTGGATCGTGTATTGCACAACATATTGTCGCATCATGGTCAGCGTCAGTGGGGTAGTCCAGTGATGCCAAAAACCAAAGAAGCATGGCTTTTGCATTTGTGTGACGGCATCAGTGCTCGTATGAACGATGCCGATAAATGGGATTTTGTTGCAGATACACCGAAACTATAGAATGTTTTGCCATATTTATAATCATGGCAAATACAAACTATACTGATTTACTCTTCAAAGACAATTTTATTTCTTGGATCAACGCTATCGCTTCAAACGATAGCGATGCAACCATTAAAACGGCTGCAAAAGAAATTTCCACCAACGTATCCACAGACACAGCGGTTGCTCCAAAACCATACTACAATGCGCTGTATAACAAATATCAATTCAAAATTCTATCGACCAAAATAAATGGGGCGATTGGATCAGCACTGTATTCGTTCGTTGGGCAAAAACAAAAGCTGATCGGCACAATTCAAAAAAATCCCGTTGTCAAAACGGTGACTCCTCCAACCCCAGTTCCTCCCGCACCCACTCCCACACCAGAAACAGTCTATACGTTTGGTGTGTTAGGCGACAGTGGTATGAGCGGGTTGTTGGAATACACAGAAGCAGTGGCTACACAAATTCAAAGCTACAATCCACAATGGGTTGTTCATGTTGGGGATTGCAATTACAGCAGCCCGGGATTGTTGTGGAACAATTTTTTGCAATATTGGCAACACGATTCTTTCTACGCCAGACACATGTATATAGCGTTTGGTAATCACGATCTGGATGTCGATTACGGAGGGGCGATATTGACTGCTTTAGAATACACCACTGCTGCCGCGATTGGTCCTGAGAAACAAGATACGCATCTTCTGTGCTATGATTTTGTGCGTGGACCCGTTCATTTTTTCGTATTTAACACAGGCAACACAGCTTCTGGCGATCAAATGGATGAAGAAATTGACCCAAACATTCAACTGCAAGCTCAGATTGATGAACTTGAGCCATTGATGTTGGCATCCACATCTCCTTGGAAAGTGGTTGTGTGTCATAAACCTCCCTATACAAGTGAACAGGTGCATAGAGAGGGCGCAGCACCCATGCGCCTCGACTATGCTGCACTGGGAATTGATATAGTTCTCAGCGGTCACAGCCACGACTACGAGGTATACACCAACGGAGGCATTCAATATTTTGTTCAAGGTTTGGGCGGAGCATCAAGACGTTGCGTGACCGAACCATTGGTTGAAGGTTATGTTACGGATTTCTGCCAAAATTGGGGTTATTCAATCTGTAATGTTACTTCAAAACACTTCACAATTGCCACGTTCGACATTGCTGGATACACCATCGACGTTCGCTCGTTCAGCAAATAACACCAATATAACAAACGAAAAACCGTCAGACGTATATGCACATCTGACGGTTTTGTTTTTTTAGGGTTTGTGTTCTCTACTTAAACGGAACAGTCCATTTAGGTTTGTTGTTGGCATCTTTGTTTGCGTCTGCCACTTTGTTGATAAACTGATCAACTTTTTGTTGACGCTGCGTTGCACGCCGATCCGCAATCTTTTTTGCTTCTTCGGCTTGCGCAACTGTCATACTTGGATTATTGGTGATGAGACCGCCAATTGGTTTGAGACTTACGATTCCTCCTGCTACGAACATAATAGTGTATTCCTTTCGTTATATACTAATAAATAGTCTTATGGAATGTTTGCCAGTGCATTTTTTGCAATATTGTGGTTTGCATCCATTTGCTGTTCAATTTTAGAATACAGCCGGTCCCTATAATATCCGCTACGATAGTGTTCCAAATTGAAAACCCGCATATCTTCATCACACATACATCGCATGTGAATATAGCTATATGTTATTTTGGTGGGCGTATTACAGCACACACATCGAATGTCATTGTTCATGTATATCTAAAATATCACACACTTATCAAAAAACAAGGGTTGTCACAATAATGTAACAACCCTTGTTGCGATAATTTGTATGGATATTCCTATTTAATATCACCAATCCAATGAACCGTTACCATGTCGGTTGCATCATCATGGATACCATAATAATTGCAATGACTTACATCCAAGCAAAGGTTTTGTGTATAGCTTTTGGCAGTGGGCCTGCCATTATACAACCATACTGGTTTTCTTTGCGGCGTATGCCCAAAAACTTGGTTAATTCCCATAATTGGTCTGAACTCGCTAGAATCGCACCAAATGATTCCACCGAAAGGATGGTCGCCACCACGGCTATATCCAGCACACAGAATTTCCTCTCGCACACCACCTCCAAATGCTACTTTCAATGCTTTGTCGCAAGTTGATCGTAACTGCTCTTTAAGGTCGAATTCCCGACGATAGAAATGCTCATGGAATCCAGCATGAGTGCAAAGCCAACTGCCAACCCAAGTATGCAATGGTAGCTTTTCCCAATCGTTTTCAGTCATGATGGCATTAATAGCAAACTCTTTTGCTTGTTCATAGCCACTGCATTTGTATGCACGGTGTGGCACGGCATAATGAATGTCGTGGTTGCCCATCAGATGAATTCGATTTGGTTGCTTCAGAGAATTCACCAACCAATCTGCGGTTTCGGCAGCATCGGCGGGGGTATCACCGAAGTCATCAAAATAGTCACCGAGAAAGACAACTGCATCAGCAGCCTCATGCTTGATTATTTTGTCAGCTTTTTCCCATTTCAAGTGAATATCTGGGATAATTAATGTTCGTTTACTCATCTTATAATGATAACACGGAACTTCCACGATGTCAACATCTGGCTCAGTATTTTTTGGCTTTTTTGGGCGACCCCAATCAATGCCGTCGTAGTTTTTGTTATACTGACTTTTCTTCACTGGACGGGGTTTGTCCCCCTTGCCCGCTTGTTTGTTGCTCATAAAGTTGCTGGTATCCGTCTTCAATGGCTGTAAAAAACTGTCCTTTGCGATACATTTCAAAAGCTATTGCCGTATCGCTTTTGAGAAATTTCGGGTCGTTCGGAGGCCTGATCCAGAATCCTCCGTCAGCTTCCTTTTCATATACCACAAAAATGACATTGAATAGTCGTTCTTCCAATGCATCATATAGTTCTTTGATAGGATTGTCAATATAGAAAATGTCTTTTTCGCTCCAGTGTCCATCTATGCGAGGACACACGCACATTCTATACTCACCTTCGATCAATACTTTGAATACAAAGGCATTCGGTTTTTTATTATTATTTTCGCTCATATATTGTTATCAATCTTCATCCCAAATTTTGATTTTGCTCCAGCTAGAGTCCTTGAAATAAATATCGGGTTCACCAAAATGATCCAGTGCTGCTTGCACAACATTACCACTGCCCCAATAGTTTCCAGTTATGAATCCTTCTGGACGAATTTTTGGCAGCCATTGGGCAAGCAAACGCCAGTTATACTGATAGCTTTTGTATTCATTGAGATAAATCAGATCGATACTCCCTGGTTCAAACCGATCAGCAGCTTCCATTGCATCAACATCTTCAATGACTTTGACGCACGGATATGATGCTGTGCGCAGATTAAAATTGTGCCGCACATCATCCAACGCAATGCTTTTTGGCCAGCTATCATCAATTTTATCAAATTGATCTACGACCCACAGTTCTTCTGGTTGTAGATACTTTGCGAGCAACGATGTGGCTTCGCCTTGATAACAGTTGATTTCGACGATGCGTTTGATTTTGAAATTGCGCTCGGTTTGATTTTTGTTGACGTAATTACAGAAATCGATGAACCCTGTGAGATATATTTTGGCTGGGTTATCCAACATGCTCAAAAATTTGATATCACTATCGGTGGCAAAAAACTGCTCTTGAACACCTATGCCAATGCGGCTGTTTTGAATCATGCGCAATTTGTTTTTATTGCTTTGCATTCGCTTTTTGTTGATCCGCTTGACCCAACTACCATCTTCAAAATGGGCATCGATATTGCTCACCGTATCGGTGATAGTTTTGACCACACTGTCGCTACCCCATTCTCCGCCACCAATCACGCCGCCATCGCGTAATTTGGGCAGATACAAATCCAACAACTGCTTGATCATGCTGGCTGAGTTATTGGTTCCGATGTAAATGAAATCCAAACTGCCGTCCGCAAACTGTTTTGCCGCACCCACGATATCTGTGTCGTAGTGTCTAATACATGGATACTGCTTGGAACGCAGAAAAAAGTTGTGCTTTACATCATCCCATTTATGTTTGAAAATAGTTTCGTCGTCGTTAACAACGTCACCGCTGATGCGGCTTTCAAACGACTCGACTGCATGTAAACTCGTTGGATTGAATTTATGCGCAAAAATAGTGGTCAATTCTCCTTGGAAACTATTGAGTTCCAATATATTTTTGACTGGGGTTTTGCTGCTAACATAGTCGCACAAATCCAAGGCACCTTGAAGCGGGGCAGGCACAAAATATGGTGTGTCGAGAATGAAATCAATGCTTTGCTGGCTTACATAAAATTGGTTGCTCACGCCTTGATCTGTTGCGGGAACTCCCAGACGAAACTTTTTAACTGACGTAATCAGTGGTATTGTTGCCATATGTTTTGTATAATAATCTGTATTATTAGATTCTGTTGGTTCTGTTAATTTTGTTGATCTTATTCTGGCTGAGTGAGTGATCCAAGTTGAATCTGAAAAGAAAACATCGGGTTCTCCAATAGTCTCTAAACATGCATTGACCACCTCACCATTACCCCAACCAATCCCGGCAATAATGCCATTCTTTTTAAGTTTTGGTAATGCCCGTGCGATAAGCGATTTCAAATAATCTTTATTGCTGTGCTCGTTGATGTAAACCAAATCAATACTATCATCCGCAAACAGGTCTGTCAACACAGTTTCGGGACTAAATTTGAGGGGCTTGACGCACGGATACGGTTTGATTCTGAATTTGAAATTCGATTCGACCTTTTGCATGTCCAAAGCCGACTGGGAAATTTTCGGCTGTTTGTCGAACTTTTCAACGGCATACAAACTGGTTGGAGCTAGATATTTTGCAAACAGTTCAGTGGTCTCACCTTGATAGCAATTGATCTCCACAACGGTGTCCAGTTTTTGACCTTTTAGATGGTCAAAAAAACTTAAAATTGCTTTGGTTTGATCGGTCTGGTCGTTTTCCAACAACCAAGCAATATCATCGTCGCAAGCAGTAAACGACTTGGATATGCTTACTCCCAATCGGGTATTTGGAAGAACATACAGACCCGCATTGCGTTTGATACGAGGCGTTACTTTTACCAACCAACTACTATCATCAAAATGTATATCGACATCGCCAAACGCTTCAATGATGGCTTTGGTCACTCCACCCTTGCCGAGATCGTGACCGCCCATGTAACCACCCAATTTAATTTTTGGTAGATATGTGTTGATGTCTCGTATCACGCCTTCATAAGTATGATCTCCGTCAATATACACAAAATCCAAACTGTTGTCCGCAAACATATCAACAGTGTCATAGCTGAATTTTTTGATATGTCTGACACATTCAAACGGCTCGGTTCGTAATTTGAAATTGTAGCTGACATCGTCAAAATTTGCAAATGAGCTATCATCGTTCGCATCATATCCATTCACAAACGGATCGATGGCATACAAATCTTTTGGATTGAACTGCATTGCGAATAAACTGGTGCTTTCACCTTGATAGCTTCCGATCTCCACCATTCGTTCAACGGTAGTATCATTTTTTACATGATCAATACATGCAAGAAGTCCACGCAGCCAGTTATTTTGAAATAACTCGTCGTGATTCAAGATATACTCAATGTTTTCCTTGGTGGCAAAAAATTGCCTACCACCGAGACCGGTGCCCAATCGCATACAAGGCAATGTTGTGCGTAACAATGAGTTATCCATAACGTATTTTTTTAGTCTTTCAAGTATTGCAAATTTTTGGTGAAACACTGAAAGCATAATTGCCCAGCACCTTCCACATAATGGTTGCGAAACTCAATGTGCAATGCTTTTGGAACACTCGTTTTTTTATTGCATAGAATGCAACGTTCAAACTGAGAGTCTTTTTCAGACTCGACGGGAACATTGCCAGCAATGATGGCTTTCTGTGGAACATTATTATTCATGTATTTGACCTATAACTATTTGCTATGAACTACCCACCTGCTAAAGCAGGTGGGTTTCCACCGCAATAGTTATGAGTTTCTATCGGGTAGTTCCTACCCGTATTAAACGTTGTCTTTGGAAATGAGAAGTCCAAGATATTCTTGGCAGCATTCACATCTCTATCGTGTTTCTCATTACAATCTGGGCAAGTCCATTCTCTATCATTTAATGTAAGAGAATGATTAACATATCCACAATGAGAACACGTCTTACTGGATGGTTCAAATCTACCTATTTTTAGGAAGTTCTTACCATACCAGTCGCTTTTATATTGGAGCATATTTACAAATTTTCCCCAAGCATAATCTCCTATGAGTTTATTAGTTGGTGAATAGTTGTTCTTCTGCATCCCCCGAATGGTTAAATCCTCAATACAGATATTACCAATTTGGTTATCATTGGTTAGTTTGTATGAGAGTTTATCCAAGAAATCTTTGCGTTGTCTTGTTATTTTAGAATGGAGTTTGGTTATCTGCTCTTGCTTGGAGATATGAGCAGTAGAACCTTTAGTGAGTTGCTCCAAATCCTGTTGGTGTTTAGTAAGTTTATCAGCAGATTGTTTCAATACCTTCGGGTTCTCAATCTTTGTTCCATCATTCAGAGTAAGAAATGTTTTTACTCCAAAATCTATTCCTATTGCTTTATCCTTTTTTGGTGTTGGTTTCTTTGATAGTTCTTTTTCAACCTCTACAAGAATGGAAACATAGTATCGTTTATCTCTGTCTTGGGATACGATTGCTTGTTTAATCGTTCCTTCTGCTTGTCGGTCAAAGATACATTTAATGCCTCCACGAAACTTTGGAATGACTAATCGCTTTCCATCATAGTTCAACTTAATGTTGTTATTAGTCATTGGGACAACGAACGATTTACGAGCATACTTCTTCGACTTAAACTTTGGAAATCCAGCATTGGAACGAAAGAAGGAAGTATATGCTCTATCCAAGTTGAGGATGGATTGCTGTAGCGATTGAGAACCTATCTCACTCAACCATTCATTTGTCTTTTTCAACTTTGGAAGTTCAGTTGCCATATCCTGCCAGTTCAATGTTTTCTTGGTTTCTTTGTAATGCTTAATCTTTACTTCAAGGAAATGGTTGTATATCCATCGGCAGTGTCCAAAATGCTTGGACAAAAGAACCTCTTGTTCCTTGGTAGGATATATTCTGTATTTGTAAGCAACGTTATACATTCTACAACATACATATCATTCACTTTCTAAAAACGATTAATTATTTTTCAATGGGTCGCATTCATCCCATATGGGGTTTCTGCTCCCTCAAAGATAAATATAGTGGTTACTTCCAAACTACTTGCAACACCACTATTAGAACACTAAGTCCAATCAATGTCAAGGTTTTTGGAGTAAGCTGCTCGTTAAAATAAAACGTGGTTAGTATAGTAAACATTAACATTCCAATACTGAACGTAAATATCCTATTAGGCCAGATTTTGCCGTCGAAATGCTCGCTGATCAGTTTAACGCTGTAAATTGATAATAATGTATTGGGCATCGACAATAACAACATTGGATACTGGTATCGTTTGAATGCTTCGTGCAAAAACTGCCCATATAGTTGGTGCCAGCCAACTACATATACGATTACCAATAAACATAGTCCGTAAAACAGTTTCATCGGTTGGAGTTCATTGTTACAATGAACCCGGGGGTATTGAGTCCAACCCAAGCATCTTGTTGGTTATAATGGTGGAATTCCATAGCCTCATTCTCGGTCATGCCATCGTCCATAAGCTTTTGCAGCACTTTGTCGGTATCATATACAACATATTCGCCGCTACCACTACGGGATCCAATACCAGCGATACAGTCGTCGTATCCATCCATTGTGATGAGTTCGTTCGTTTCAATATACTCCTGTAAACTTGTTTTCATTTGGGGCTTAGATATCCGTGCTTAATGTAGTGAATAATGTTTTCTCGTCCAACCGGGTCCATGCTGTGAACCAAAAACGATGGATGTGCTACGCCCTCTTTTCTGCATTCTTCGCACAAAAATCTGGCGCAGTCATAACCAGTTTTTTCGTCAGTGATCGGACCATCATAATGATGATCATTCTCCTCCAGAATGTGGTCGTAACAAACGAACTCAGGAATTCCTTTGCTGCGAATAACATCGCAAAATGCATCGTAGTTTCTCACAATTGTCCATTCAGTTGGAATGGTTGGGAGTGTAACCCAATAAACCCAATCAGGCATTCGGATATCGTCAAGAAAAAGATAGTATGGTTGCATAGAGTTTTCTTCCAGATGTAGAGTATACATCACTTCTCCATCGTTGTAAAGACAATCGTTGGTTCTCTCGACCTTTTTGACCACGATCCCATTTCTGCCATAATGGGCAATAATTTCGTCCAACTGTTCGGCAGTTTTGACTTTATGTAGCTGAATTGAATTGTTGTTGATAATATCTCGCATCATTTAGATACTTATATGTAGTTGAGTTGCGTTATAAATAATGAAAATCGGAATAATAACAATGGCAGCGGGAAGAGTTTACAGAGAATATGCTCAACGACTTTTGGATTCTCTGCATTTATTTCTACCAATTCACGAACGAACAGTTATCATTCTTGGCGACGATACCACCAATCATTCCAGTCTGGCAATACGAACGCTGTATATTCCACCGTTGCCAAAACCACTGAACACTTTACTGCGATTTCATTATATAAAACAATGCGATCTGTCGGAGTTTGATTTGATTTATTATATAGATGCCGACTGTGAAGTGGTCGTTCCAATAGGAGACGAAATTTTTCCAGATAAACAGGGGCAATTGTGTGTGGTAAAACACCCTTGGGCAGATAAATGTGGTTACGGTTTGGGACCGGATGATTTTTACGAAAGAAATCCTCTATCGCAAGCCGCAACGTCCGATCCTCGTAACGGTATTTACTACCAAGGGTGTTTTTTTGGCGGGTATCGTGATGATTTTCTGACTATGGTAGAATTGTTGGATAAAAATGTCAAGCTGGATTTGAACAACCGAATCATTGCCAAATGGCATGACGAGTCCCACATGAACAAATATTTCATCGACAATCCACCAAAAGAATTGTCGCCATCATATGCTTATCCTGGGTGCGATTCGTATCGTGGTATATTTCCAGCCTACATCAAACACTGGAACAATGCTTGGGACGATAAATAGCAGTTATACAGCAACGTCCATTTTGATTGTTGGATGCGAACCATAATCGATCAGTTTTATGTCGTCATACTTGAAATCAAACAAAGATTTGATTTCGGGATTCAGCCGCAATTCTGGCAGCTTCATTGGCTCACGTAGCAGTTGCTCCTTAACACCATCCATATGGTTAACATAGATATGCAAATCTCCATATGTGTGAGTGAACACACCTGGCACCATGTTGACAACGTGGGCAACCATAGCGGTCAGTAAACAATATGATGTTATGTTAAAAGGAACTCCGAGTCCCAAATCACAGCTGCGTTGGTAGAGCAAACAATTCAAACGGCGGTTTGGAATATCCATTACATCAAACAATTCAATCATTTTGGTCTCGGGTTCAGCAATCAAATCGCCACCCTTAGCCAAATATAATTGAAAACGTTCATCGTAGGTCAATTCTTCTGTATGAAACTGAAACAAACAATGACATGGCGGGAGAGCGCAATGATCAACCCAATAGGGATGCCATGACGACACAATCATTCTTCTGTCGTCGGGGTTAGTTTTGAGTTTGTCCACGACCTTTTTGAGTTGGTCAACTATCCCTTCCATTGGATGATAAAACTTTTGCTCGCCACCGTTTGGGTTTGGGACTTCCCGCTCATAGAAATAGGGAAATGCTCTCCACATTCCTCCATAAGTTCCTTCACCAAGTTCGCCAAACTGTTTTGCGAAATTCACATCTTCTTTTATCTTTTGAACAAACTCGTCTTGAGTATACGGATTTGCACTACGACATCCAGATAGTCTGGTTCCATAAATACTTATCCTGCCGCCTGCGGTCTCAAACCACTTTTTGTATTTTGCATACGCCCATTCATCCCAGATTCGAACGTCGTTGTCCACAAAGTATTTGATGTTGGTGTTGCCGCTGATAAACCAAAGCAATTCGTGGACGATTGCCCGAAAATAAACCTTTTTTGTAGTTAAAATCGGAAATGCCTCCAAATTCACATCAAACTTGGCTTGAGCACCGAAGACCCCAAGGGTATCAATGCCAGTGCGATTTTTTTTGAGCCGCCCATTTGTTAATACGTTATTCAGCAGCTTAAAATATTCGGCATCTACGTTATTAATGTTGTTCATAGTTACCATTTTTATTGTTTTTTATGACAATTGGTTTTTTGAACACTAGGAACTATAAATTCCTTGCTTGCAACATTCCAATAGAAACCATTTCTATTTCGTTGCTGCAATCGTTCTTGCTTCGTTATCGGCACAAGATTGAAAGACAAATTCAAAGAAGCATTCAAATCTGCGTCAAGTTCACATTGACATTTCCCACATTTGAATCTCTTACTTTTACGGTTATCCTTCCGAGTCCAACCACATGACGAACATCTTTGACTTGTATATGTTGGATTTATCTTGTTGACAAGGACACCTTGTGCTTCAAGTTTAGAATCCAACACATCAAAGAGTTCTCCGTAATTCCAATGCTTCATGTGGCGAGAAGTATTGGTAAATTTTCTTAAATTTTTGATGTTTTCCCTATTTACAATTTTAACACCATCGAGATTAAGTTTATTAACAATATAACGTAAATAATTGCTTCTATGGTTAACAACTTTATTGAAATTTTTGCTATTCTTTTTCTTTTTTGCGAGTTTATTACATATGGAAGCATAGGTATGACCATGTGGACATTTATCCAACACTTGTCCGTTGCTTGTGCTTAATGTAGTTGTCTGACCAATGTCAATGCCCATCACCATTCCTTCACTTTTATTATTAACGTCATTGACATCAAACATAAATGTAGCATTATGTTTTGAAATTCTAATGCCTTTCTTGATCGACCCATTTTGCAACATTTTATTGAAATGTTTGTGTTTTTTGAAAGGAATATTTAATTTTATTTTATTTCCGAGACTGGTTAATAATATCCATCCATCAAAATTTGTATTTTTATCAAAATTGATTTTTACAAATCTTTCGTCCAATTCACATTCAATATTATTAATGTTTGGTTTAGATATTTTATTTTTATTATAAATTTCTTGGAGTTTTCTTGATTTTTTGAATTTACCTTCTTTTTGTAGTTTCTCGATCATGAACAATCTACGTTTTTGTTTAAGTTGTGTTCCACGAACAATGCCACTTGCTTGTTTTCCAGCACATTGTATGATCCTAGCACTCAACCAACTATTATTCTTAATTTGTGATGTTAATTCTTTTGGGAGAAGAGATGGGATTTTATCTAAATTCCAAATCAAATCAATAAATTGAACAACGACACTGCGATATTCTCTAATAAAACGATGGAGAATATCTAATTTGCCTTTGTTTGCAAATTTAAGCGTTGTTTTTGTTGACCGTATCATTTTGCAATTCTTTTATTAGTTGTTCTGTTTTTCGTTTACTTCTTCTCTGACCATAAATTCTAGCACAAAAAGACGTTATCACATTCACGAAATCTTGAATTAAATCTTCTTTTTCTTCTTTAATATTATTAATATAAATTACATCACAATTGAAATGTTTACATGCATATTCAATATATGTTGCACCAAATCTACTTAATCTATCTTTATGTTCAACGACCAATTTAGTTGCAGCACCATCTTTTAATAATTTGATTAGTTTGGGACGAGAATCATTTAATCCACTTCCTATTTCTTTAATATTTTCATGAGTTTTCCATCCTTTAGCGTTGCAGTAATCAATTAATCTATTAGATTGTGATTCTAAATTGTCTTTATTTTCGGATGAACTGACTCTGGCATATGTTATTACATGTTCTTTTTTATTATTTGTCAACTCATTTGGAACGATTATAGTTCCAGTTGGTAATTTGTATGCGCCGATGATTTGTCCACGATTGAACATCATCCATGCGGTTCTATACAAAATGCCTTTTTCTTTTGCCCAGTGACTTAATTTCATTTTTATTAATGGTTACTATTACATATAATAAATATCAATGAGAAATAGAAAACAACAAAAAATAATAAAAAACAATAAAATTATTTATCTATAACTATACATCCTGCTTGATTCGTGATTGCCATACACGACAACACATTTTGATAATAATAATCATTCATATTTATTTTTTATAACTTTCACAAAATACCAATGCTCTATCCATCACATCACCACAACTCTCTCTGATCACCATCTGAGCAGCACCATCGTAAACGGTTTCTGTGTTGTTGATGATTACGAATGTGCAATTTTTGTTGCGGCGATTTACCAATCCTGCTGCTGGCTGCACACTCAACGAACTACCAATTACAATGAGCAGATCAGCTTCATTGATGACTCTATATGCAGTGTCGTATGTTTCGTCATTCAAACTTTCATCAAACAAAACGGTTGTGGGTCGCACTTTTCCACCACAATCACATTTGGCGATGTCGGAGGAATTCAACATATCGTCAAACTGCTCGTATGTGTATTTACGATAGCAACTAATACAATGTGCTTTTGATCCATTACCGTGTAGATCGAGCACGTTGACGCTTCCCGCTTTTTGATGTAAATTATCAATGTTTTGAGTCACCACCCATTTGATCTTGCCCATCTTTTCCAATTCAACCAAAGCCACATGCGCTTTGTTTGGTTGTTTGCGTGTTATCCCAGTCAATCTATGTTTATAGAAAGAGTAGAAAAGTTTGGGATTCTCCCTAAACATTTTTTTGCTAAGAATGTCTTGAGGGTTGTATCCTTGAAACTCTCCGCTTTGGTATATGCCATTATTTGATCGAAAATCTGGAATGCCAGACTCAGTAGATATACCAGCACCGGTGAAGGTCACAATGTTTGTTGCTTCCAACACCAATTCGTTGAACGTAACGGATTTCAACTTATCTGGCAGAGGCCCGGATGACTCAATGGGATCAGGACGTTGGTTTTTCAACCTCTCGGCTTTCAATTCATTGAGCGCATTCAAAATGGCATTCTGATCGATCATAGTTTTTCCCAGGCCTGAATTTCTGTTTGGAGAATCGCGATTTCATTTTGAAGTGAGTCAATCCGACCCTTTTTGGATCGAATTTGATGTTCAACGTTTTTTCGCCGCTGAATGGCGGACATGCGCTGTATAACCTTGACAACCTCTTCGGCGTTTTGACAACCAAGAATATCATTGGTCCAATCTTCGGCACCATCTTCTGTTTTGTTAGCCATCTCCGGCCAGAGGCTCAATATGCTGGATTCGATTTGCTTGATTATAGGAGCTATTGTTGTGGTGTTGATGTCACGAATTGCTGCTGCGCAAATTTCGATCTTTTGATAATGATCCAATGTTGTGGGTTTCGTTTTAGTGTTTGTGTTGTTCATATTATGTTGTTGTTATGTTATTATTTGAGGCTGTCTAGGTATTCCATCACTCTGTTGCGCAGTTCATGGTCGTGGGCGAAGCACCGGGGCCAAACCTCGGTCATGTGAAGAAAATAAGGGTTTCTTTCGTCGCCGTGTGCATGGAATTTGATTTCTTGGCTCACTTCGTTGAACGACTTTTCTGCGATATAACCCGTTTGACCAAACTGTAAAAATGGATGATGTCGAGTAATAACTGTTGCCGGAACCGTTCCGCCGAATGTAAGCTGCTCCCCTTGTGGTTTAGGACTGTATATGGCGGTTATCGTATCGAAAATTTGCTTGATAGTTTTTGATGTCATATTCTATTTTTATTCGCCTCTTTTGAAACTGCCTTTCAAACTATACAGCAGATTCTTGATTTCGTCAAGACTTCTAACACGATCTCTATATAGCATCTCTGTTTTGATACACTCTTCGTCAACTCTGCGAAGAAGATCGTTGATCTTCTGCATCGTCACCGTTGGCTTAGTTCGTTCAAACTCATCTATGTTCATAGGAATATGCTATCATCCATTGTTGATCTGTCAAGCTGCTAAAATTTCCATGCTTTTTGCCGCTCGACCCAAATCGGGATATGCCCAATCCCCCGCCATGTGATAATCGATTCTACAATGATTTTCTGTAAGATAATCAGTCGGTCCTCCGTAGTTTGTGGCGATAATTTTTTTGCCATAGTTCACAGCATCATACAAACTCAACCCAAAACCTTCGCCTTTGTGTAAACTCACATAACAGTCACCCAAACTATGAATTTCGAGCAGTTCTTTGTTGCTCACATTTTTGCTGATAAGATACACGTTATCGCCATATGGTTTGACCGCATTCTCCACATGCTTGATGCTTGCTTGTGAATAGTTACCGTAGTGCAGTTTCAACAACAGTTGAGTGTTTCTGTGAGTTTCGTTGAATCGGCTGTATGTGTCCAGCAGATCAAGTATTCCTTTTCTATCCACATATTCGGCTATGCAATAGAACGTGAATTTGTTGTTGGGTATGGTTCTACCGCGATAATCACACAAACTCACAGCGTCTCGGGCTGGCAGTGTTTGTTCAAGAAATATGTGGGGAAAAACCACAATTGGTATTGTTACTCCGCTTGCGGCAAAATAGGTGTGGTTGAACGTGCTGGGAACCCACAATTCATCTAATTGGTTAATCTCAGTAACCCAATCGGCAGCAACTCGCTGTGTTTCCCAAGTGCAATAGCCTATCTGCTTGGTGTAATAGTTTTTTTTGACTTTAGGACGGATCATACTCCATAGGTTTGGGATGGTGTGATAGATTTGCGCATCATATTTGGATAGTGCCGTCATATTACCACAAACTCGTTGGTCAACCAACCATTCTCTATCAATTTGTGAATCATCAAACTTCAAAGGAGCAAAACACAGATTGTGACCTTGATTCAAAAAATATAGCATATTGCCTTTGGCGGCAGTTGCATAACCAGACGTTCCGTATTGGGCAATGTATTCGATGTTCACTTCTTTATATAGCTAATTATAATAACGCAACCGAAATAATAAACCGATATGTATTGTTACACAACAACAATTATGATTATTCTATTCGGATCAAACGGTTATATCGGCGGCGAATTTGCAAAGCAACTGGAAGACGCAAAAATTCCTGCATTTTTCTGGCCAAATACTCACAAAACAACGTTCCAAGATTTGGAAAAGTGGTATGAAGATGTGGGATATCCATTGATTGGCGGCGTGATCAATGCTGCTGGTTACACTGGCAAACCCAACGTGGACGCTTGTGAAACAGATAGAGAATCCGCTGTTCATGGGAATATTGTTTGGCCCACAATATTGACTGATTGGTGCGCTCTCAACACCATTCCACTGGGACATGTCAGCAGTGGTTGTATTTACGCCGGTAAAAAGTCAGACGGTGGTGGGTTTACCGAAACCGACGAACCAAATTTCAGTTGGCAGCAAAACAATTGCAGTTTTTACAGCGGCACCAAAGCGTTGAGCGAGAAAATCGTGAGCAACTGGGATTCCCATTATATTTGGCGTTTGCGTATTCCGTTTGACGAGTTCGACGGTCCTCGCAACTATATCAGTAAAATGCTGCGATATCAAAAATTGTTGCAGGCCGAAAACAGCATCAGCCATCGTGCCGAATTTGTCAAAGCTTGCATCGAAACGATGACCAAAAAAGTGGACTATGGCACATACAATGTCACCAATACTGGTTATATCACCACAGATCGATTGGTAGAAAAGCTCAAAAAAACCATCGTCAAAAATCGCGATTTCACACTAATCGGTGAGGAAGAGCTTTACAAGAATTTTGCCAAAACACCTCGCAGTAATTGTGTGTTGGATAACAGCAAACTACTTGCCACGGGAATAAAAATGCGCACTGTGGATGCCGCGTTGGATCATTGTTTGGCTAACTGGAAGTATTCGGCCTAAAACCCGTTTTGTCGAAGGATACCCACACCAAAACCAAGAATTTGAATTTTGAAGCCCAAATGCACTTTGCTTTTCACCAGACTGATAGTGGTGGGCGCATTGATTGAATAAATCGCGTTTTCTTCAATATCCATCTGCTCACGAAACTTGCCAGCTTCAACGAACGGAAAAAAGAAGCTTAGACAGTAATAGTCATACCAGCTTTTTTCAAAGTTGATTTGCAAACAAGGATATCGAAAATACATTGCGGGTTTGTAACTCATATACATTAAATATCAATCCCCCGACGAAAACAACGTGCGTTTAAGTGCAATTATGCGAGGCTCATGATTTTTGTAAGAAGTCATCGTTGCGGAAACAAATTTGGTGTCAAGCTGTTTGAACGGTTGTTTATGAGATTTGTTGTATCCATGCACATAACTTAGCAAACACAGCACTGTTTGTTTATCGGCGGCATGGCTGGTCCATTTTGCAGTTTTGTGCGCATATTTCCAAGCATCAATTTCGGTTTTCATTCGGTATTTACTCACAAACACACACGATTTGCTGCGACTTAGATTCCACAATACCCGATTCATATTGTAGTAAATCATGGGATGCTCATTGACTATATGACCGATTTCGTGAAGTGCTCCAAAATATGTTTTAACCGTGCGGATTTCGGGGTTGATCCAAATCAATTTACTCAACATGTTTGCCGCATTGTCGGTTTTTCTGAAAACTATTTTGATGTCGTGCTCTTCGCATAACGCACGGATATGATCCATGTATTTCGTTTTAGGGATGTAGCGAAGCCGTTTTTCATGGTCCCAAGTGTAGTCCGTCTCGATATCGTAGTAGGTCGTCATTCAGACCCAAGATACCATCAGTTGCGAGCTTGTCAACAACTAGACGCATTCTGTGGTGTGCGGATCGCCCTCGGCATCATCACCCCGACTTTCTACAATTACTTTGCCAATATAACCACCGTCTCCATTACGCATGGCATCGGCACGAACTTTATAAACAACTCCGTCTTTACTCACAATACGAAACGTCGCGTGACTGTCACGTTTATCTTTAACCGCAGATTCCCATTCAACTGAAATACGCTCACGATCCGCTTCATGCAAAACGCTTTTCCAACCATTGTTGAGAAAATCATCCACAGAATATCCAGTTAGTTTGCAGTATTTGTCATTTACCCATGTGCAAGTGCCGTCGTCCCGAGACTCAAAAATGGGTTCGTCGCGATTATTATCCAGCAACCAGCGTTGCCGATGCATGATGACAGACGTGGCTTGTGTATTCTCTTCCAATTTTCGTTCGATGGTGTTTACTTTGTCTTTGAGACTAGTTCCGTGGTTCGGAGTAATTTCTGAATAGATAGTTTCAATCATGGTGTGTAGTTTGCACACTTTTCCGTATTCAGATTTGACAGTTTTGAAAATGAACATGAGCAATTTATAAAGAATGCCAATAACTGCACTTGCGGCGATTATTAGCTGGAGAATGGAATATATACTTTTCCAATCGAACGAACTTAGAATAATATCTGTAATCATGCTCTAATAAATAGCACGATCGCCCTCATTAATAAAAAAACTCTAATCGCTTAGAGTCTTTTCGTGGGTCGGGGGTGTGTTTATATGGTTTCTAGTCCCACAAACTATCAAAATGCTCTGCAAACAACAGTAGTCCTTTTCGTTTGCGATTTTCCAAATCGTCGCAACGTTCGATATATTGCTGCCATGCCAGCTTTTCTTCTTGGGTTTTTTCACGGTGCAGCCAACCAAGATAATCTCCATTGTTTTGATGATTTGCTGCTGGGATATCGGGTATGGGATTGATTTTTTCGGGATCGTCGATGTATTCAAACGTCCAAATCAATTCATCCAGAATATCATTCCATTCTTTGATTACAGCATCATCGTATGAATCGCCGTTCATCGGATGGCATTTCAAATACATAGAATTGGGGATGCCACACCTATCCATGCGGCGATAATGTTTGAGTCGGGGAAGAATGTATTTGGTCAATGTGCTATTAAGATTCCAACACTCTTCGTTGCTCACACCATAACGCACCTTTTGATACGACGATTTTGCCCACAAACGAACAGACTCATAGCGATCTACGGCTCCCCAGCCCAAACAACGAGGAACTCGGTCGCACCACCAATCAATGTATCTGTTGATACGATAATATTCGCTGACGCAGCAACAATTGTCTGGTGTGGCATCTTTTACAACAGCTGCTTTTTTTGATGGAGAAACAAAATTTAGTTCGAGTTGATGTGCTCTCATGTTATTATTCTAGCAGACATAAAAAAACTGTCAAGCATAACTCTTGTTTTGCTTTTTGCAAAACCCATGCTACTATTTATACAGAGCTATGGAATCATTCAGTGGCAAAATAAAAGGCATACGTTTCTTGATTAAAGATGCGAAAACAATTCGAATCTGGAAACCAGATAATATGTCGTTGGAAGAGTTTAGACCCCAATGCGATTTGGTGGTCAAGTATATCATTGACGAGGGCTTTTACACTAAAAAAACGTGCAAAGTCGAAATCGTGTTCTAGAGATTGTCTTTGCCCACATCTCCAAACTTAAACACTATCTTATTTTTCATAATCTCCGTCACCGTATTGTATAACTGGGGATTTTTCTTTTTGATGTCTGCTTCCAGTTCTGAAATCATCGGAATAGCTGTGTAGGCACTGGCGTTTTCCATTAGTATGCGAGTCCGAATAACATAATGGTTGTCTGTTTTGCTCACGTCTTTGGGTCTATAGATTTTTGTTAGTAGTCCAAACGAAGGATCGGGAGCTTCCATTTTACTGCTCTTTTTTGTTTTTGCGAAATAGTCTAGACCTTGACCATTTTTCAATTCGAAAATCTCCACGGTTTCGTCGTAACGACCTTCATCACTAAACAAATACTCCATACAACGCGTTGCTGCTTCTATTAAACGATAATCAGCATCATTATCCGGGTTCGTTTCTAATGTAACTTTACATTTCCAATTCGCCCCTTCCACAATGTAGATTTCGTGTGCCATATGTTATTATTAGTATAGTTCAGCGGGTTTTTGGCCTGGATAGAAAATAATATCATTAGGCTCATCGGATGGCAATTTACCAGGTTTAGTCAAAAAGTCAAAACTATAGCTGTATTTACCTATGTGCGCCAATCGAACCGTGGTGTCACAGAAAAGGGTGATGTCGCTTTCAGTGGCACGATGACAAAATGAAAAATCTTCGCCGACATAACAATCATCGATGATCATTGGTAAAAACCAAGGATGCACGTTATATTGTCCACCCCAAATTTTAACTGGGCGCATGTTGTATTGCAGTTTGATGTTTTCATACACACTGACATGAGTATACATGAAACCGGTTGCGCTATACTGAGCCTCATACAATGCTCCGTCTCTTCCAAATTTAATTTCGGAAAAATCTGAATGAAACTGTGTGGTGAGCGCAGGCCAACCTTTCACAGAATATGCTGCTGTGATGAACGGATATTTACCAGCACGATTGTGGTTAATCATGCGATAAACGTCTTGTGGACAAAACGCCATATCGCTGTCGATCCAAAACAAATGTTCATATCCTTCATCGATGGCTTGCTGTGCCATCACACAACGTCCTTGATCAATAGCACTAAATCCATATTTTCTATACACTCGAATGCCGTCTGCTTCCAGCTGTCGCAACGCTTCATCACATGCTGGTTCGACAGTCGATCCTACGGGAACCAAAATGATCGTTTTAGTTTTGTCCTCTGGACTCAACTTCCAGTATTCACCTTCGTTGGCGATTTTTTCTAGTTTTGCTGGTTTATTGAAAATCATATTTATACATATCCGGCCCACGAATCTTTTGGGTTTTTTTAATTAAGCACACCCTATTTATAGCCATATGATTGTTACAGCTTGCAATATTTTCGGTAGAGCAAAAGATTTATTGCCGCATTATTTCAAACACTATTCTGGGTTGGGAATTGACAGGTTTTACTTTGGTGTGCATGGCGAAGAAAATAGTCACATATGGGAAGAGCTTCGTCATTTTGGAAACGGTTTGGATGTGCGCATATCTAAAATGCCAACCGACAAACCGTTTGATTGTGGTCTTGATGCCGAATTCAAAACGCAGATTGGAAATTCCATTGATGGTTGGGTTGTGCCAACCGATTTAGATGAATTTCACACCATAGATGGATATTCAGATTTTCATCAACTCGCCAAAGATTGCGAATCGGAAAATGCCGACTATGTATTTTCGCATTTTTTAGATCGCATCGCAGAAGATGGAAGTATTCCACCGATCATCAATCCAACGATTCCAATATGGGAGCAATTTCCCAGAACGGAGCATATAACGGCGACGGTTTTGGGGGATCGAGTAAACACAAACAAATTGTGTCTGTCAAAAGCAGGAGTGCCGTTTAGAATTGGACATCATCACGTCGGTCTTGAAAATACAGAGGCGATGTATAAACAATTTTCGAAAGTCGGTGTAACACACCATTTCAAATGGTTTGGAGAACTAAAAACGCGCGAGCTTGACAAACTAGCTGCCAATACACCCTATAAATTTTACTATACCAACGATTGGACATTGGAACATTTGAAACTTATTAATTACGTAGAATCGCACGGAGGAAAATTGATATGATTGCCACAATTTGTTGTATCTCGGACAGACCAGATGATTTACTTCCTCACTATTTCCAACACTATGCCAACATGGAAATCGATAGATTCTATTTTGGACTATATGGAGAAGAAAATGGAAAACTATGGGACATTGTTCGGCATTATGGTCGTGGTTTGGATTTGCAGCTATACAAAATATCAACAGCTTTGTTTTTTGATTCCCCGATGGAGTGCAATTTCAAAAACCAAATTATTAAAGATATTCATCAACAAAACCAAAATAATTGGTATGTGCCGACCGATCTAGACGAGTTTGTGACCGTAGATGGCTATTCAACGTTTCCACAATTATCAAATGCTTGTATTTCTGAAAATGCTGATTTTGTTGCATCGGAATTATTGGATCGTATAACCACAGATGGCACTTTACCGTCCAACATTCTGTCCGATAAAACTATTTGGGACCAATTCCCCAGAACGGGGAAAATTACCACCGACATTTTGGGCAACAATGTATACATATCCAAGGTTGCATTGGCTAAATCCAGCATCCCAATCAGAAACGGGCATCACTATCCTGGATATCATGGAACGGAAGGTTCCTACAAACCATTTTCGATGCGTGGCAACACACATCATTTCAAATGGTTTGGAGCACTCTCATCCAGAGAACTACTCAAATATGACTCTGCTGTGGCAAGCAAATTTGTGTGGGCATGGGAAAATTCCAAACTGAGTGAACATATTGAGGCTCATGGCGGAAAATTGTTCTAAATTTTACTATTTATAACCATATGATAGTCACCAGCTTACTTACACTGCACAACCAGCTTAAAATTCATCACTGGCAAACCAAAAGCTATGCCCAGCATCAAGCATTCGGAGGAACCTATGGTGATCTCACTGATTTAATTGATGAATTTGTGGAATTATTCATGGGCAAGTATGGTCGCATCAAAGCCAAAGGTGGGTTCACCATTAAACTGGAGAACTACGAAACTCTGGCACCAACCGATCTTGCTGATAAATACATTGCCTATTTAGTTGATGAACTGCCAAAAGAACTGGATGCTGAGAAAGATACCGATCTTCTCAACATTCGAGATGAAATGCTGGGGCTACTAAACAAGTTGAAATATCTGTTGACTCTGGATTGATCGTTTATATTTATAATCATATGGAGCAAGACCAAAAATATTGTGTGGTGAAGTTTGTTAAGTTTATCAAAGATCAACTTGGCGTAAAACAACCATTCAAAGTGAAACTCACCGACACTCGTGACCAAGACCTTAAAACATATGCGTTTTACGACAAAACGAGTGGTGATATGAAAGTTTATACCCGGGGTCGCGGAATGGCAGACGTTCTGCGCAGTATTGCTCATGAAATGGTGCATCATTTGCAGAATCAGCGTCAACAACTCAACGTGAACCATCCAGACGTGGGTGGAAAGATTGAAGACGAAGCAAATGCAGTTGCGGGACAGTTAGTAAAGAAATTTGGGTATCAGTTTCCAAAGTTGATTATATACGCCCAACAGTTTGATGTTGACAATACACCAGACGATGGTGTATAGTATCATCAATGAATCCTGTTACGACCACAAAATATCAAGTCAGTGCCGAAAATTTGCAGCGTGTTTTTCAAAAACACAAACTCTGCCCAGAATACCCTATTGATGCGGAAACGTTTGTGAAAGACATTCACGAAATTACAAACGTGTGCATTATCAACACGCGTAACGTAAGTTTTGTCGAACCATTGGGTGTATCTGATGTCAATGCATTCGATCTTTTCTGTCCGAGCCACAACGACCCTTTTGCCGCCACATCAAATGAGACCAGAACTACAAGCATATCTACAGCAGAAATTTCCTAAACTTTATACCACCACCCAAGACAAAAACGATTCATTTAGCCAGTGGGGATTTGAATGCGGAGATGGATGGTTTAGGTTATTGTTATGGTTAAGTCGATATTTGCAAAACTATCTTGATCGTCAAAACAAGATGGCGGAAAAGTATCCAGATAACTATCCCAAAATTGATCAAGTTCGGGTTGAGCAAGTCAAAGAAAAATTTGGCACACTACGTTTCTACACACAAGGTGGTAACGACCGAACCCAATCTGTAATATCGTTTGCTGAATATATTAGCGGATTTTGCTGCGAGTATACAGGTAAAACTGAAGATGTGGGTTACAACAAAAAAGGTTGGATCAAAACTGCACATAAAAGTTTTGGCAAAAAAAACGATTTCTATTATGTCGATGATGAAGAACTTCGCAGCTTGTTAAAAGGGCAGCCAACTGATGTTCAACTAGAATTTAATTTCGCAGAAAATAAGAAGGATTGATATGTATACTATAAGTTATGTATACATACAAATCCCAACGCTCTCCACATGCTAACGGTGACGAATACGACGAAGAGATTATCATAACAAAGCCTTCCAAAGGGCAAAGCCAGGTTAATGGTAACGACATCTATTTCTACAGCGATGTTTCTCTCGGAACCGTTTTTGGTCTAAACAAAACAATCAGTGATTTGGAAAAGCAAATGCTTATCACCCAAATCAGTTTGGGACTGTCCAAACCTCCACACATCAATCTTTATATCAACAGTGATGGAGGAGAAATTTTCAGTGCTTTCACCACAGTTGACCGCATAAAAGCATGTAAAGTGCCAATCCGAACATACGTTGAAGGTATTGCTGCCAGTGCAGCCACTTTGATCAGTGTATGTGGAACCAAACGTTATATTGGTAAAACGGGGGTCATGTTGGTGCATCAATTGCGGAGTTGGTGCGGTGGAACCCACGAAAATTTCAAAGATGAAGCAAAAAACCTCGAAATGCTATCAGAAAAAATTCAGAGCATTTATTTGGAGCACACCAAATTCTCCAAAGCCGATCTTGAAGAACTTCTCAAACACGACATTTATTTAAGTTCTGACGAATGTCTCAAATACGGTTTGGTCGATGAGGTTTTGTAACACACTTGTAACAATAGAAATCATATATGAAAAAACTATTATTATTATTATCAATCGCATTGTTGGGCATGGCAGCAGTTGGCATTGCTGCTGAAAACTCAATCAACGTCAAAGGCTCCGACACGATGGTTGTATTGGGACAAAAATGGGCAGAGGTGTATATGTCCACAAACCCGACAGTTAAAATTCAAATAACTGGCGGCGGGTCTGGAACTGGACTCGCAGCATTGCAAAACAATCAAGTGGACATCGCCAACTCATCGCGAAGCATTAAACCAAAAGAAGTCGAGCAGTGCATAAAGACTTTTCACAGAAAGCCTGTGCAATATGTCGTTGCGTTGGATGGTTTGTCCATCTACGTCAATGAAAACAATAAAATCGACACCATCACGTTTTCAGATTTGCGTGATATTTTCACCGGAAAAATCACAAACTGGAAACAACTGGGCGGCAATGATTGTAATATCGTCGCATACAGCAGAGAAAACAGTTCTGGAACATATGAATTCTTCAAAGAGCATGTTCTCAACGGCGCAGATTTTGCAGCCAATGTTCAAACACTAGCTGGCACTGCTCAAATCATTCAATCTGTGGCAATGGATAAAACCTCCATTGGATACGGTGGTGCCGCATACGCAAAAGGAGTTAAACAACTCAAAGTTGCAAAAACCAAAGAAGAAGGTTATTTTGCGCCAACGGAAGAAAACGTAATGACTGGCAAATATCCTATTTGGAGGAATTTGTATATTTACGTCAACCCTGATCTGGATAAAGGTGACGTTCACAAATACATCGATTGGATTAAAAGCGATGCTGGTCAATCCGTCGTAAAAACCGTAGGATATTATCCAATTCCTGCAAATATTCGAACAAAATAACGTTTGTTACATTATTCCGTCGCGCCCGTGGATTTAGATGTCCACGGGCTTTTATTTATATAAAATCACGTTGCGTTCTGTGAATGGACTACTTATTAGCATGGCAAGTGTTTGAAAAAACCCACTTGACACTCTATAAAAAGCATATACACTTAAAGGAGTTATGGAACACAACAACATTGCAAATAAAGCTATCTGTTTGAACCTCAATGCCAACTGGCAGCCTGTGGGATTCAAAACCGTAAAGGACGCTATCATCGACCTTTGTGGTTGCGATGCCAACGGCACTCCGACCAGTTTGGCACTTGACATTGACTATGAGGTTGATGCGGATGGAGAACCCATCATGACCGAGCCAAAGACAATGAACCCTGTGGCTTGGAGCGATTGGATTAAATTACCAATTCGCAGTTGGGACTTGGTGATCCATAGCCAGACGCTCACGATCCGCGTGCCAACGGTTATCATTGCTACCAATTTTACCAAGATGCCCGTGAAGCATTTCAGAGGCAAGCCCAGCAAAGAAGGAATCTACAACCGTGATAATGGTATGTGCCAATACACGGGAAAAAAGATTGACCGTCACAATGCTACGGTTGACCACGTTTTGCCTCGCAGCAGAGGTGGTGCTGATACATGGGAGAATCTTGTGTTGTGCAGCAAAGAAGTCAACGGTAAGAAAGGCAACAAACTCAACAGTGAGGCTGGTTTGAAGCCGCTCAAAAAGCCTATTGCTCCACAGCCAATTCCTGTGTATGCTCTGATCAAAGAGGCAAAGCATCTTGATTGGAAACATTTTTTGATCAAGACTTAGTTTTTTGAAAGTTTCATAGTGGTGGGGGCATATGTAAATATATGCCTTCACCACGCCACAAACTATTTCAAATTACCCTCGACGGAGAAACTGTCGAGCTTTCCCACGAACTCGTAAAATTCTATCTCAAAGAAACACAACGACAGGTTCCTCGTCGTAGTTCTATGGAGAAATTTTTCAACAATATGATACGGCATTACGCCGACCGATCATCCTTCAATAAAACAGATTAAATGGAGCACGTTTCCATTTACCCGCCAGATGTAAATACAAAAAATTGTCGTCGGTTCGCAATTCTCCCTCAATACCGAACGTGTTGCTTGTTGCCGGAGGAATTGCGCCAGCATTGAAAATGATCGACGTAAACGAACCCGTATCGGCAGTCAATGGACCCACCAATGTTGTTGGACCTTGAACAAACAGAGCCGATGCACTAACAGCACTTCCAGAGATGTTGAAAGGTGGCAAGTTCTGGCTACCAATCAACACACCCGCAGTATCAGTCTGCAAAATCAGCTTCGATCCAGAAATAACCCGCTCCACAAATTTTGTGTTTTGTGGTGTTCTTTGCGGGATTACAATGTCATATTTTCGTGGCATAGTTTATCTAATAAATATAAATATCGTGCCATTGCAACATTCACCTGAAAATAAACACCATTGTTTGTGGGTTTTTCTATTTATAGTAGAATATGAACCCCTACAAACGATACGAACGGAATATCAACCGAATAAACCGTGGAACTCCACGCTTCAAAGGACTTCACGAAGCGGTCGTTAAATGGGTTCGCAGCAAAAGGCAATTAAACGAGATTTTTCAAATTGCTCACGCTGAAACCCTTCGCAAAGATTTTGTTGCGTTTCTCATGCATGAATTCCAAACTGGAAACATTCGTCCCATTCATGCGGGTCCAAGCACCACCGAATTCAAGCCCCAAGATTGGATGCCAGATATTGCCGACGATCTCGTAAACAGACTCGTTCAATATTTTGAAACGACTCGTGGACAAACCGAGCGTGACATGTATTCTCCTGTTCCAATCGAACAAAACTAACAACATCATCTAAAATTATAATAGCAATACTTCTTGCTTGATGTATATTTATATGGTAATATACATACAACAATATGAGTAACTATTATATCAAAGATGACGTAAATCACCAAATCGTTTACTGTTCAACTGTTCCAGAAGTGGTTTCGAAACTCGAAGCACTCTGCAAACGGATGATGCAGAAAAGTCGTAAAAACTTCATGATTGAAATGATTAGCCTGGGACATGGCTATGATGACACCGATGGTGTTAGTTTCACCGAACTAATGGCTGATAAGGTCGAAATCGGCGTGGTGGGCAAAGATGGTCGCCACAAACGCTGCAACATTCACGAACACGCTCGCAATGTGAAGTATCGTGATGTAATGGGTGACTAAAATATAACCGCTGCGTATGGTAGATTTGGATATAAAGTGGTCTGCTCCAATTAAGCACGAAGTAGACGGCGAAACCTATTATATACGAGAGTGGAACATACCACTCCAATATAGACCACATTTTTTTGCATGGTGGAAAATCAACAAGTTCACCATGAAAGAACGGGGTTTCGCAATAACTAAACGTGAACAAGATTGGATATTGTTAGAATCCAAAACCGATCCCACCCTATTCCACAAAAAAACGTTTGGTAGCAGCAACGCCGATGGATCGGTCCAAGTAGAACCACTTCCAAACTACAATGTCAAAAATCCAAACGGTCTGCGTCCTTGGCAGGTCAACGCCGTGAGCAAACTGGTTGCCAGCATTCAAAAATGGGGTGCTGGTGTGGATGGTAGCGATGTGGGTGTGGGCAAGACATACACAGCTTGCGCAGTAGCTAGAGAGCTTGATATGGACATTCTGGTGGTGTGCCCCAAAGCTGTGAAAGAAAGTTGGAAGCGTGTCATACGAAACCACTTCAAAATGTGGGGTAAGTGCATAGCGATCATTAATTATGAAAGCCTCCGTGTTGGTAAAAGCGATAGTTTGATTGCCAGCTACGTCAAGCGGCGGGATACTCGCAGAAAAGAATTCGTTTGGAAAATACCCAAAACCACTCTGATTGTATGGGACGAAGCTCAAAAGCTAAAAAACGGCAAAACAAAAAATAGCGAGACCTGTTTGGCTGCGCTCAAAGCAGGCTACAAGATGCTTTTCTGCTCTGCCACTATGGCAACCAACCCTCTTGAGTTAAGAACCGTAGGACAAGGTATAAAGCTATTCAAGAACAGTCAGCAATACTACGAATGGGCTTACAGACACGGCGTTGTCAGAGGTAGATTCGGTATGGAATTTACTGGTGACAAAAAGGCACTTAAAAAACTTCATGAGGATATTTTCATCAACCGTGGTGTTCGTTTGAGTCGTGACACCATTCCAAACTTCCCAGAAAGCGAAATCATAGCCGAATGCTATGAAGCCGATAAAGAAGATCAAGATAAAATCAATGCTGCATATGATGAGATGCGGCTCGAATTGCTGAAAATTGAAAAGCTCGTAAAAAAAGATCAAAAAAACTGCGCGATGGTTGCCATACTACGCGCTCGTCAACAAGTAGAAATGCTCAAAGTTCCTTTGCTCATCGAAATGGCAGAAGAAGGTATTGAGAGCGGCATGAGTGTGGTGATATTCTGCAATTTTACCGAAACGATCAATGCCCTAAGTAATCGTCTCAACACCAAATGTATTGTCAATGGTGTTGTTAGCGATAAAAAGCGTCAGCAAGCCATTGATGATTTTCAAGCCGATAAGGAGCGCATCATATTGGTAAACATCGCTGCTGGTGGAGCAGGATTAAGTCTGCATGATTTGAACGGAAACTTTCCACGATTGTCATTGATTAGTCCGTCCTACTCAGCAGTTTTAATGCGTCAAAGCACAGGTCGTGTTTGGCGTGACAGCGCAAAGACCAAAAGCATACAAAAAATTGTGTTTGCCGCAAATACAGTTGAAGAGAAAGTGTGCGAAACCGTGAACCAAAAACTAGAAAACTTAGATTTACTGAACGATGGTGATTTGAATTATGTCCAAGAAAACATCAATTAATACAGGTAATTATAAAGTGTCAACGGGGGATTGGTGGGGATTGGTCGTGGTGAACCATGATATATTCGACGATCCGTATGTGGAAGCCTGCACTCAAGCTATCGAACGCAAAGTGCTTCGCATGGACTCCGATGATGATTTGAATGTAAACCCAGTTATGGTGTGCCGAAATACAGATAACACTAGCGACAGAGAGCGTTACATCAACACCTATAAAATTCTGCTAAACGCTGGTATGCCTAGACGAGCCGAATTGCTACGAAAAGTATTTATGGCAAACATTGAAGTGGATCTGGCAACAGAGCCACTATCAGCATCATTGAAAAAATTATAATATGTCTGACCCAATCCTACCATTCGACATTGCAGAAATCAACAAAAAACTCGCCGAGTTAGAAGCACTCAAAGCCAAAGTGGAAAAACTTTACACTTTGAGTGATATTGGTGACGAAGTTCGCAAAGAGCTTGATCAATATAAAATTCTCAAAGAACACGGTGTGGAGATTCCACATCTTGACCGAGAATTCCGAGAGCAGTTATATCCAAAGCGAGAGAACCACGGACCCAAAACCAAACCATTGATGGCACATGAAGTGCAGGAAGCATTGGACAAAAGCACATCTGCTCTCAAAGCGGCACGAAGATTGGGTGTGTGTTATCCCACGTTCAAAAAATATGCCAAATTATACGGCATACATGAAACTCCAGGATGGCCCATCAAGAAAATGCTCAAAAAAGATTTGAACCGTGGACCCATCGATCCGCACAAAGGAAAATATCCAGTCAGAGACATTGTCAAAGGAATGTATCCAGACTTTCCAATACACCGTCTAAAAGACAAATTGATTCGCTCAGGCATCAAAGCTGCACAATGCGAACAATGTGGTTTTTCCGAGCGCAGACTGACCGATGGTAAAATTCCACTGTTGCTCAATTTTGAAGACGGCAACAACAAAAACCACAAACTGGAAAACATGCGGTTGTTGTGTTTCAACTGCACATTTACATCTGGAAAAGGATATATCAACCGTGGACCGAAATTTTTTGATCCCGATACGTTACAAGACAGCAAAAAACTGCTTAGGCAAAGATTCTAGAAATTATATGGGCGATTTCAATCATATACTGGCAAAACACGGCGTATTGACAACATTCAACATCGCTAAAAAAGTTAAACAAAGCGATATCACCAAACTTCGCAAAGAACTCAAAAAAACTTGCAAAGACGGCGATACAATGACTGAGCAGTTGGAGCAAATGATTTTGTTGCATGTCAACAATACGATTCAATCCGATGAAATACCAGGTTTGATTTTCGATGGTGCGTCAACGCAAAAAAACAGCAAACGACCCCCGCACGATCCGTTCAAAAACATACCATTCAAGTTGAGACAGAAAATAGTTGGTCTCGCTTTAGTGGCGCACGAACTATTACGCAAAGAAAATTTCAACAAAGAGTTGATATTGATTTTTTTGCAAATATTGTTGATGGAGACCAAAATCACCAATGCCGATATAAAATCGTTCAACGAAAAATATAAATTAGACTCGTTCAACAATGATAGCTATTTAGAAGAGGACGGTGGGGATGACGAGGGTGACGAACCAATAGTATAGAAAGTTTTTTATGGAAATATTCAACATCTCAGACGCAAAACAATTTATGACCGACAAAAAAACTGTATTTGTTACCGGTGTTACCGGACAAGACGGTAGTCATATGGTTGACTATCTACTCAAAAACACTGACCACATTATTTTTGGTGGTGCCAGACGTTTGAGCATCAAAAATCATGAAAACATTCGCCACCTTGAAAATGAACCTCGGTTTCATTTGATCAATTTCGATCTCAGCGATGCCCACAGCATTAGCAAGACAGTTGAGCAGCTTCAGCCCGACTATTTCATAAATCTTGCTGCTCAAACGTTTGTGGGATCAAGCTGGGACTTTCCAGCACAAACATGGGAGTGTAATACCACTGGAATAATTCATATCCTTGAAGCAATTCGCCTACACAAGCCTGCATGTCGATTTTACAATGCTGGCAGCAGTGAAGAATATGGCAACGTTGAGTATTTTCCACAAGACGAGAAGCACCCTGCCAAACCTCGCAGTCCATATGGAGCCAGCAAAAGTGCTGCCCGACAGTTGGTGAAGGTATATCGCGAAAGCTATAATTTGTATGCTGTGCAAGGGCTATTGTTCAACCACGAAGGCACTCGCAGAGGCGAAGAGTTTGTGACTCGCAAAATCACCAAAGGCGTTGCTCGTATCAGAGAAGCCATCAGCAAAAATCTCGCATTCACACCAATTGAATTGGGCAACGTTTATGCCAAACGAGATTGGAGCGATGCCGAAGATTTTGTGGACGGTATTTGGCGCATGATGAATCAGGAAATGTTTCGTAAAGACATTCAAAAACATGCGGGAATTGTTCCACCAGAGAACATTCCAAACAAACATATTGTTCCCCATCTCAAAGAATATGTTCTTAGCAGCAATGAAACACATACCATCAAAGAGTTTGTTGAATTGGCATTTAGAAGTGCTGATATTGAAGGTGCGTGGCACGGAGATGGTATAAATGAAGAGTTTTCTATCACCGTAACCTATGCCAAAATAGAAAGACCGCTATCATCTGTGTTGATTCGTATCAATCCCAAATTTTATCGTCCAGCAGAAGTGGATGTATTGCTGGGCAACAGCAATTTGGCTCGAACTGAGTTAGGATGGGCACCAAAAACAAGTTTTGATCATCTTGTGAAAAAAATGGTGGGAACCGACTTGACACAAACAGGAATGGGAGTATCCTGGTGGTAGGGTATCGTTATCCAATTACAACAATAATAGTAAGTTATGAAACAGAACTACACAAAAATCGTCTTCGTCATTGATCGAAGCGGCAGTATGGAGCGCATTAAAAACGACATGAACGGTGGGTTCAAAACGTTTATTGATGCACAAAAATCAGCAAACCTTGGTAAATGTGATGTGAGCGTATATCAGTTTGACCACGAACTCGAACCTGTATTTGAACACAAAAACATTATGGACAGTCCTTCTTATGCTCTGGTTCCCCGTGGAGGAACTGCACTGTATGATGCAGTTGGAAAGACAATTCTGAAAGTTGGTGCTCAATTAGGTGCAATGGATGAAAATGAACGACCAGACCGTGTGATGATGGTTATTACCACCGATGGAGAAGAAAACAGCAGCGTCGAGTTTAATGTTAAAAAAATCAAAGAGATGGTAACGCATCAAACAGATGTATATCATTGGCAATTCACATATCTCGGCAGCAATCAAGATGCTTGGGAAGTTGGAAAGACCCTTGGTGTTGCATCAGCATCGACACTGACATACGCCAATAATGCCCGTGGAGTAAATAGTAGTTGGACATCATTGTCTGAAGCAACTAAAGGTTATCGATCTACGGAGGTGGTATACACCGGATCGTTTGCATATACAAACTCTGATTTGGAAGAGCAATCAGAAGCTCTCAAAGAACCCCAAAAGTAAAAAACATGAATACATTCGAAGGAATAAATCAAACGCCGAAGCGCAATTTTGGAATTGCGGATACTACTGCTGTGGAATGCCCGGGATGCCAAAACACTGTGTTTCAAAACGGTGTTATATTTCGTAAAGTAAGCAAGCTGCTTGCTGGAACCGACAAAGACGCACTGGTGCCAATCACCATTCCGTATTGTGTAAATTGCCTGGAACCACTGCAAGAATTGCTTCCGTCCGAACTACGCAAACAAAGGTCAATCACGTTTGTCGATCCTGCGTAGAACGCAGCATGTTGCTATCCATGCAACATTGTTTTATTTGATGCAACTGGGAGTTCTTCACGAACTCCCATTTTTGTTTTTAGGAACTGCAAAGCTGCTCGGGGACTCATACGCCCACAATTAAACCCAATGATGCCATATTGCTGGCAAAACTCCTCCAAAGCTTGTATATCGGGGTGACTGTGTTGAATGACTGTTGGAGCTTCAGTCGATTCTGGTTCTTCCAAACGCTTCTTACGGTTAAGCATGGCTTGATAAGGATCAAAATCGGTAGCATTTTGATTTTTACGAATCGGCATTTGAGCAGATGTCATGGCACCCATTTGTGCCATCATTCCAAACGCCGAACTATCCATTGAGGGCCACTGTTCCATTCCGTTCATACATTTATTCGACTGCGTAGTTGAATCCAAAAAATTCACTTTGGTTTTTTGCGAATTGCGCGAATGCCAGAGCGTTTGTTTTCATTCTACGTTGAATTTGTTCTGGACCGCTTTTTGCGTTTTGATGATTCAGATATTCTCTTGCCGCCGCGCCCCAATTGCCAGTGTTAATTAGTTTGATGGTTTTTGGTCCCAAATCCCCTCTGTAGAGTGCGTTAATCACAGCATTTTTAACATATAGCGGCAATGACGAGAAATTGTCAATTTTATTGGCTGCCAGTTTTTCTTTGATTTTGACATCCACGTTGAACAGTTTTTCAACTTGTTCATCGGTCAGCGATTGCTTACCACTCAGCACAGCATCATAATCAGCCGATTTTCCAAACAAAGCAGCAAAAAGCTGACGATCTTGGCTGGTATCTGTTAAATAATGTCCTATTCCAATTGTTGGCAATCCACTGGAATCTTTATAGACTCGATTTCTTTTGCCTTCCCAATGTCCAATGTAATCACTGGTTTTTTGACGCAGCAATGAGTCTCCACTGGTGTTGGCAGATCGGTTAGCCGTTCGCGGCACAGTATATGACACACGTTTCAATGCATCTGCTGGTGCCGCATGAGATGGACTTTTCATCGTCTGCATTGCCAGGGCCCCTGTAGTGACCCAGTTTTTCCATCCTTCAACCAAATCATTTTCTCGCAAATGCTGCGTGGTCATTCCTGTGACTTGGGTGATCAAACTCCGAACGCATTCAAAATTTCCATTTTCCAAACAAGTTTCCATCTGCTTTTCTTGGTCGGATGTGGCTTTTTGATAAAATATGCTCATCTCATGGAAACCAATGGCACCTTCGTAATCCAATTCATTTAAGCCTCCAGTAGATAACTGAGACCATTCCAATTGGAGACGTAATGCTGTTGCCAATGTTTGATTCTCACGCAGCCCACGCAACCTTTGCAATTCCTTTGCATAGCCAGCTGGCAATTGCGACATTTTAACATGCGCCGTTTGAACAAACTCTTTTTCTTTGTCCGTTAGATCACTATCTTTTTTTGAGGTGAGTTTCGGCGAAAAACTCCCCATCAACGTGAATTTGCTTGAAGCTTCGCTGCCCAACATGCCCATTTGAATATAAGTGACATCTTTAGGAAACGTAGCAAGGTATTCTTTCAGTGCTGAATACTGATCTGGAGTAATGGATGTATTCCAAATACCCACAAAATAGTATTTCTTGTTTTGCAAAGTGGCGATCCACGCACGACCACTCAAACAAGTTTTTCGCATAAAAGTCATGTTGTCTTGATCAGCATACTTTTCTTTGCGAATGGCTTGCAATTCTTTGCTTCTGGCGTAAACAGTTTCATTGTGATCGGAACCTTGACCACCTTTGAGTATCAACTTGTTGGTGCCATCAACATAAACCAAAAATGCGTATCCGTTTTCTTCTGTGGCTTTGAACACTCTGGCATATTCGCCAGTTCCACGTTCAAAGACTTTCAGCGAAAATCCCCGAGCAGACGGTGGTGTCCCCAGCATGTCGCCAGGGCCACCAACCGTATACTCAGTATTACCAATTTTTAACGGATATGCCTTCAAGAAATCGTTTGGTTACTTTTTCTTTTTGAACCTGTTAACAATCATGGCGAGCTTTGCTTGTTTTGCTGACTTGCCACCTTTTTTGCCACCTGAAGTTTTCTTTTCAGATTGCTTGTTAAGCTTGCCTTTGTTTTTAGGATCAAATGCTTTTTGCATCCACTTTTTCTTGGTCTTACCAATGGCTTCTGATTGCTCATAGGTGATTTCACCAATTGATTCTTCATCCGAACCTTCATCGCCACCGTTTGTTGGCATTGGCGCACCTGTGGTCGGCATTGTTTGGTCGCCGCCAGTTCCGATTTCGCTGTCGGCTGGAGGAAGTTGATCATCGGTTTCTGTTTCACCATCCGCTGGGAGTTCGCCACCTTGCAATTGTTGAGTCAAAAGGTCCATCAACTTTTGAGCGGTTTCACGGTCCAAAGTAAGAGTGACTTCACCTTCGCCCCCACCTTCAGGAGCTTCTTCTGGTTCTGGACCTTCTTCACCCTCTGGACCCTCGGGGGTTTCTGGTGCTTCTCCAGCATCAGAATCTTCTGGGGTTTCTGGGGTTTCCATTTCTGGTGCTTGTTCGGCACCTTCTTGCTCTGCCAATTGTTGGCGAGCAAGTTTTTTGATAAGTTCTGTTAATCTTGCTTGTTTCATAGAGTATTCCTTGGTTTCTGCATATCCGACAAAATCGTATCCACTACCGAAAGTTCCCAGACCTTCTGGGCTTGCTTCGGTAGGAGATGGACCGTCGAAAACTTGTATTGGATTGCGATCCACACCGTTTCCGATGCTACCTTCCCGCATCCGTTTTAAGATATTTTCAATTCGCTTTTTGCGACGTTCTTGAAGCTCAATGTCAACAGTTTTGTTGATAATTGGATCACTGTTACGACCATCTGTGTGTCCGTCTGGCGTATGCCCCATTGTTCCCACGATGTTGTTCCCAGGTGTGGCTGTCACACTGTGCCCCAAACGGGCTGGATCGTTAAAACCTTGATCTGGGTCGCCGAACCCACTGCTGCATGATGGTTGAAATTCTTTTGCCAATCCAGCTTTGATAAGCTTGGTGTAATATTCTGGGTCTTCGGTCAAATGATCCATCGCGATTTCTTTGGCGATTTCTGGATCATTGGAATGTTCCATTTCAATTTGGACACCCAAACTCAACTGGTTTGGATTAACTTTATCTGAAGGGGTGTTGTCGCCAGAACCTCCTTTCAATTTGTTATTGGTTAAATTGTTGATCATGACTTTTTGAGTCCTTGCTGAAACTTCTCAAATCCTTTGCCGCTATTATAACCATAATCGATCATCCAACGGCGACCATGCATTGCTGGATCGCCCACCGTTGGATCGTGCAGCTTTCCGTCTCCAACATAGCTCCATTGAGCAGGTAAGTTTGACGGCTTGCGATACTGTGGCTTTTGAGTGCTAACAAAATTGTTACTCATATGTGTTATAATACTCGTGGCGATTCATTGCGTATTTGCGAGCCTTGAGAGTCGCAAAAATTTCCATGAGATTTTCAGCCTTCTCGTCTGGGAGCACACCGAGCATATGTAGCTTGCTGTAATACTTGGGGTCTTTTTTGAGATTTTTGACCACGTTGGTTCTTGCCACTTGACGATCTTTAAGCACCAATTTTTTCATTTCATAATCAATTCCCATGATAACTTCATCTGGCGTGACTTTGTTTTTGATCTGTTCAACGTCGCGAATATAGTTCCAAGGGTCTTGACCAGTATATGGTCCGAATGGAGCAATCGCTTGCATAGATTGCTTATCGGTAGCCGTAATCTTACTTTTATCAGTAAGAGTTCCGAACTTATTTGGATCTTGCGAAACATCTGGGCTGCTAAAAGTGCCTAAACCGGATGCTCCTGACACAGCACCCCCTTGACCATAAGGAAGTCCTTGCATTATTCTATCGCCCATATCACCCAGTTCATTTAGCTTTGGCATAAATATAAATATAAGACGCAGATTGAAATTGTGTGTAAATCGTGCAGATTACAAACGAATCATTTCTCACACGAATGCAAAATGGTGGTCTCGAAACGATATTTTTTATCAAAATGACCCAAATGATCATTTTTAGAAATCGCATCTGCAAAAAATTGGCTTGGACAGTAACATTTATGATGATCAAACAAACTGTAATATGCTATATCGGCTGCGCAGGTTATACGGTTTAACGCTTCGATTGTAGCATCGTATGCGATATTGCGAATTGCAATACAGTGCGATCCGGTGCCCCATTTGAACCTATACACGTTTTGGTCCACAATATCTCGGCGCAGCCAGTGCGTTGACAAATAGTGATTTCCAAGCTGCAAAAACTCCCAATCGGTCGGAACCTTTGTGACAAACTCCGCCACTTTTTTTGTAAAATCGGGACAAAACTCGACATCATCTTCGCAGATGAGTATTTGATTAAACTTGTTCAGCCTAGCGTCTATGATGCAATGTAAATGTCCCAACAAAAGACTCAATTCGGAATCGGTGACACAAGTCATCTGAGTAAACAGAGCTTTGTTGATGGAACTGCGAAATTCAAAATCGATGTTATGATTTTTGAAATGCTCGGTGATATACATTTGCCGGTCAACAAAATTGCTACATGTTATAACATAAACTTTATCAAATATAGTATTAATCGATGTGAAATCGTTTGAGATCATATTGTAGAATAATTTTAATGTCACACATTGTGATGTTTTATAGCAATATGTTTTGCACCATAAACAGAATATCCCTGTTTGTTTGCTTCAATGGAAAACCAAGTTCCGTCTGACCAGCAATTTTGTTTACCACCACATCCATCGAGATATTCCGCGTCAACGAATTTGTAACGCAATGTATCAAACACTCTGGTTTTAATCAAACAGTGCGTATCGGCTCTATCAATTTTCACCAATCCGGTTTCTGACGGATAATATTGGAACCTTTTTTGACAATCGCCCTCAAAAACCACCGAGCCACAATCATGATATCCCCATTTTTCATGCGTCAACGCGGGAATTACAATATCTTTATCGCAAGCAATCAAAAAATTGAGTGTGTTTGTGGGAATGGTTTCGAAATCGGAATCCACCCACCAGACATAATCGTTATTTTTAGCATACCGATTAACAATGAAATTTCTGGTTTCTACCAGACCTTTGATCCTCCGGGGAAATTTATCAGTATCGTATCGATGTAAATCGTGACCCAAATGATATCCAAAATCCAGTTTTAGAACCTCGACGCTGGCAAATGGATGGTCAGATTTGGCAAACTGTTGGCAAACCGAATATGTATTATCAATACTATCGCCCTCCGCCAATACAATCGTAATTAGTTTTTTATCATAATCCAATGACCATAGCTGATTGAACAGATTTGGTAAAAACTTCGCGGTGTTTTTTGCGGGAATTCCTATCAATATTTTATGTGATTGCGGGGGTGTGCAGTTCCATGTTTTATGCCATTTATGCACCGCATATGCGAGTGGGCACGTTTGTTTGAAATTTTCCTGACTGCGATTCGGCTCATTCCAAGAATATGGATAAAAATATTCCGGTGTAAAAAACCAATGATCGGAGCGAGTGTAATACTGTTTTGCAATATCACTGAAAAATTCAGGCCCACTTATTTTATGTATGTAATCTTGTCGATATTGCCCAGCCAGACGACGATACTCGATATTGATCGGCAAACGTTCGATAGCATCCGTTAGCAATTCGCACTCGGGACTAGCTGCAAAAAAACCAATAGCAACCTCGCCATTGTTTTGAATTCCGCCAAGAAATTCGAACTCTAAAAAACTATCTGGCATTCGCTTCAAACATTCAAAATCGGCATCGATATATATTCCTCCGTAACGATGAATAATATTGTATCTGGCTAAATCAGCTTTGTATGTTGGATGAAGCTGATTACTATGATATTCTTCGAGCAGCTCATCGGGAATGATTTTGTGCTGATCGATCATGACATCGTCCCAAACGACGATTTTGTAATCCGAATACATTGCCGCCCATTCAGATATATTCCTCTGGTATTTTTCTGGCATTTTGGCATTCCCTACCCAAATAAAATTTATGCTTTTTGGAATTTTTTGCATAAATTCAACCGATTAAACTTTTGAACATCACATCTGGATTATCAACGCCGGATTTACAATCGTGTCGATACGACTGCTGCCGACAAATGATTTCGTTGGGAATATAACTTTTCATGAAAGGCTCAGAGTCGGATTTGAACAAATCCAGTTTCAATGCGTGTGTAAAATATCCAAACACGAAATCGACTGGCGCCTGGTCGGTTCTAAATTTGTTTATCAACCGCGTTAACGTTTTCTTACCTTGAATCGCCACTATATGTGATGCATACGCGTATTCGCATAACGATACATATTCATCAATCGGCTCAAATTTCCACGAACTTGTTTTGCTTCCGTGATGACCGATATTCAACAATTCCCATTCGTTTGGGACGTGCTTCATAAATACATCAAATTTCGTTTCATAGTCGTTTTCAAATATAATGTCGTCTTCCAAAATTAATAGTTTATCAATTCCTCTGTAAACACACTCTGCAAAAATACTAAGATAGCATAATTTAAGACTTGTGGCACCAGGATGCAACCATGCGACAGGGTCCCAATACAGAATAAACCCTTCACATGGCTTTCCTTCAAAATACTCTTTTGGCGGAGCAATTCTCAGATTGTATTTAATCCCCAAACTATCAAGATAGTCAGTGATGCGTTTCTGGCGACCCGTATTCTCAACCGTGCTGATAACAAAGACGTGATCGAAATATTGATTGATGATGTTAGATTTCATATTTTTGGAGGAAGGAAACCTCTTCGGCTTTAGCCTAGGGGTAGTTGACTGTATAGATTGCTTTTGAAATTGACGTATGTATCTTTTACATAGGATAGCTCATCTGCGCATTTTCTATAACTCAATTGATATGCTATGTGTTCTTCTGGTATGTATGATGTCATTTCAGTTCGTTTGTATAACTCATTGAATGTATAGTCGATTGAAAGATGCCAATTCCAGTGGTTCAGCATGTGTTTGAAAGGAACATATGCTGTGTTTCTGATCATCATGAAATGTGTGGTGTGATGCCAGTTCAAAGGTTTCGAAACCAAATCGCTGATTTTTTCTTTTATTGTGTCAGTGTCGTGCATCGGATGATACCCAAGATTTAATATGTCCCAATCAGATGGAACTTTATTGTAAAACCTCTTAAACTTCTCTTGCCAATCTCTCAACAAAAAACAATCATCTTCAATGATCCCAACTCGTTTAATGCCACTGATTCGACACGATTCGGTTATGGACAGATATGCCGAAATCAGACTGATGGATGGCCTGGACTCTCGTTGTGGGGGGCTATGAAGAATTCGGTTTGGATCGATAATTTCAAAAAACGGCGCGATGTGGAACTCAAATTTGACACCACGAGAATCCAAATGGCTTCGGATATAATCCACTCTATTCGAGTCGATGGTTGTTATGACAAAAACTTTTTCACAAATATCGTTTAACATAAATTCCGGCCACTATATATGTATATCGAAATAGTCGCATGGAAGTCACAATTTTCACTTATAATAATGGTTCTGGTATTGTAGCAGACATACTCCTTTTGCAAAACCTGTTTATCAATAATGTAACAAAAACCGCAAAAGTCATATTCACCGATGCTTGTGGTTGGGAGGCTCAAAGCGGCGATCTCGGCGTTTGGGTCCAAAATCCCAGATATGACCAATTGTTCCGTTTCAAAAAAAATATCTGGTTCATCAATGAAGAGTGGGTCACCGACTATGATCTGAGCCATATCAACGATTTTGATTATGTGGTATGCAAAAGTAAATTTGGCAAAAATTTACTTACGCCATATAGGCAGGATGTTTTATACATTCCATTTTTAAGTTATGATTGTTATGACCCCACTATAATCCGAACTGATAGGTTTCTACATCTGAATGGAAAAGCCATTCAGAAAAATACAGAATTGGTTATGCAGCAAACGGTGCCATTAACAGTGTTGGACGTAACATCGAGGTTCGAGAAAATACCAAACAATATCAATTATATCACGGCCTTTTTGAACCGCAACCAAGTTAAATCGTTGCTCAATACCCACGCCGTCCATCTATGCCCTAGTATGTATGAAAGCTGGGGGCACTATTTGTTTGAAGGGCTATCAACTGGTGCGGAAATCATATGCAGCGATATAGCAGCATTTTCAGAGCATTTGGACCCAAATTTGGTGCATATGCTTCCCGCAGTCGAAGGAAAAAATTTGGATTATTGGTTTGACTCCGACAACGCTACAAACCATTTTTCTTTGCGCAAAAGCTACTACATCGATCCACAACTGTTTGCAGATTATATAAACAATTTCAAACCCAAAGGAAACCATCACGCTCGTCGCCAGTTATATTTGGATATCATGTCCCGAAGTGAAAAACTGTTGATTGAGTTTTTCCTTAACTTGTAACAAACCTGTAGTTCAATCTGTCGTTGAAATTCTGTGGTGTGTATTTTGCAAAATTGTGTGTATCATAGAGCGATTGATTGTAGGATGCCCCCTCAACGCCAATATGGTTCAGTCTCGACAATTTTGGCGTGACTGTTTTGAAATCGTTTTTGATGTAATCCATGATTGTGTCCCCAACACAACCTTGATGATTCCATTTGCTCACGCACTCCCTCCACATTTTTGCGGTGCATAAATAACCCCATGTGGCAAAATACGACATTTCTGGAAATGCAGCCGAACCATAATTGTTTTTGATTTCCAAAATTTCTTTTCCATCATCATTCGTAGGTGGCTCAATCAAATTGTCTTTGTTGAGATACGTGAAAATAGTTTTATTGTCATAATACGAAGAATTGATATAGAATTGAGTAATGTCGTTTATGTCATTGCTGAATATGCAATCATCCTCTATATAAATGGCGTGATCCAACCGTAACCGCTCAAAACTGTAATACATGGTTACATATTGGTTGAGTAACAATCCATATTTGAACTGGTTGATCAACACCCGAACGTTTGGATATTTACGCAGTGCTATGATCGGATCTAAATCCACAAACTCTGGCTCCACCAAAAACACAAAATCGATTTTGTCAAAATCTCGCTGACCCAAACAAGATTTTACATACTGGTTGAAATACCCAACTCTGTGTGGTTGCCCAAGATAAACTGGTGTGACAATTGTTGTTCTGCTCATAAATCATCGGGTGTGCTATAATTCCAAATCAAAGGCCAAAGTCGCTCAAACACGCAACATGCTGTAAGTGTCTCTCTGTTATCGACTATTTTGGTGTATTGATTAAATATTGTTTGTGCGTGTATCCACCAATCTAGGCTTTTACTGACGATAAACTTTCGAGGAACAATATACTGAGAACCCGCACTGAACACGAACTGCGTTGTGGTATTGTAACCCCAATTACCAAACAGTTTATAGCAAACTTCAAGCATGGGGAGGGACTCTCCGGCACCAGGCCCGCCAGTAAAATCTTTTGTAACTGGTCCCCAATTACTTCCCAGCCACACCACTTGATCTGGGTCTGGGTTTTTTCTTATTAAATCCAAAACATCCCAACAATGATCGAACGGGTCTGCTTGTAAGAAGACGGTTTGTGTATCTAAAGAATTGTAATTGTTTACTATGTGATGCAGCACTGTGCCAGTGTCTCGTCCGAAATTGGGCACGGATGTAAACTTTTGTTTTATATCTGGTAGTCCTTTGTTGTATATCTGAACACCACATGGTAACGAATCTACCCAATCAATATTTTCTCGGTATCTGGTTATGATCACCGTCATCACAATTTGACCCATCCTTTTTTGATAACATCTACCACATATTTGCGATCTTCTTCAGTGACCCACCAACCGACCGGTATGCACACCAACTTACCAACAATGTCGTCCAAACTCGGCAAATGCACACTATATTCAGCCACGCATGTATGTTTGTCGTTTCTTTCATGAACTTGACTCACCATAATATTGTGGGCTTTCATATGGTTCATAAATCCCAACTTGTCATGCACCAATATGCTGTAAATCCACGCTGCTGATTGGCAATTGCCGTTCTGATTTACCAAAGTAAGGTTTGGAATATTGGCGAGATGTGTGTCGTAAAATGCCGCATTCTTTTTGTGAATTGCAATACTGGCATCAATATTTTTAAGGTTCTCAATACCGATTGCGGCATTAACATCGTTCATGTGAAATTTGAATCCCCATTCTGAAATGTTGGTTTCACATCGAAAATCTTTACGGTCACTGGAACGGTCAATACCATACCAACGTAGCAGCTTGCCTCGTTCGTGATACCAGTCTGTGGGGCATATCAAAGCACCACCGTCCACGCTCGTCAAATGCTTGATTGCTTGAAAACTGAACACATTAAAATTGTGATATTCTTTACCTCCGACTTTGAGACCATCGTGAAATTTGCTGCCGAAAGCGTGAGCGCAATCTTCAATAACCATCGGAACAAAGCCAAAACGGTTTTTTGTTTTGCGTTTGATTTCCTCAATTCGATCAAGGTCGATTGGATAACCGCCCCAATGCACCACCAATATCACTTTTGTATTTTTGGTGATTTTACGTTCCAAATCATCCAAATCCATGTTAATGGTTTTTGGATCAACATCGACCCATTTGATTCGCAGTCCATTGGCTAGGATTGGCCAATTGGTTGCAGTGCAAGTCATGGGTGTGGACAGAATTTCGCTATTTTCATCCAGCCCAGGCCACTCCAAATTTGGTTTTTTCAACAAATGTAAAGCCAGATGCAATGCAGAAGTGGCACTATTGGTGGTCAGTAGATGCTTGCAGCCAATATATCGTTTGAGTTTTGTTTCAAACTCATCGACTTTCGGACCCTGACCGATAAAACCTGAATGCAGGACTTCGTTGACTGCTGCACTTACGGTGCTAGCCATTCTAACTTTGAAAAGCGGCAACATATCTTTGTGGGTAGCTTTCGACATAGCTCAGTAAATGATAAAAGGTTGTTGCCTAATTCTATTCATAAAATCCAGTTTGTCAACACTCATCTTGACCGCACTACAATCATTCAGACCGCCATAAATGTGTATTGATGAATCATCCACAGTCACACTCATGGGAAATATCACTTCGTATTTTACTGCTTTGCGATGAACAGTGTTACGCCAATTCCACAAACTATTCAATACATAATTGCTACTGTGATCACGATCCGCAACCAACAGTGGATTGGCACAATACCCCAACGGTGTAATATCAGCATTGAGCCGCATCACGCCCACAAAATATTTGTATAACAACTGACCTTGCTGCACGTAGCTATGATACAACAAAAACTTTTCTCCGCAGACATCGAATATGTTCGTGCTCAAACCCGGATTGCCGTATTTTTCAATCCACGGTTTCCAGTTGAGTTTCTTACTAAATATTTCTTGTTCATTCGAGTCAAAAATAATGTAGGGATCGATGTGATAAATGATGTGGTCTTTATGAAATTGCCAATGTTTTTCAAAATAGCTGCGTTGAGTAACAAAATGATAAAACTTTTTTTCCTCTAAATTGTATTTTTTATACACCACGCCACACAATTTGGCATAATCGTTTACATCCCATTTGCTGACACTGACGCTGATGGTGTTGTCATCAATCCAACGAGCGTCTTCGTAATTGTAATGGAACTCGTCATCGGCGTAATTTTGAAGAATGACGTTTCCGTTTTGATCCACGATGTCATTGACGTGAAAATCTGGTGTCAGTTTATATTCTTTACGGAATATGGTTTTGCCGTTTAGATGGGCGCAGTTGTAATAATTCGTGGTTCCATCGAATTGTTTTAACAACTCGACCCGTAGCTCTTTGAATTGAAAAATTGGGTTCATAATCTACCGATATTCAAACAACGTTGCTTCAGAATCGGAGCACTCACGAATTATGGTTTGGTCGGGGTTTTTGATTTTGTGGGACGAAAAACCAAGGTCCGCCGATGAATAAAATCGTCGTCCGTCAAGTTGAAACGATTCTTCGCCAATAAGCTGATTGATATGCACCCAAAACCCTGCTTTGCTGCTGATGAGAAAATACTGAATCCCGTGCTGTCTCTTTTCGAGGTTCATTGCTTTGACTATATTGCCCACGTTTGAAAAATCGTCGAGGTTCAGATAGCAAAAATCAAATGGATATTGGGATAGTTTAGTAATATCACTTTCAACGTTGATTGTGCCAAACAACTGTTTCCACATTTGAGACGAAATGGTTCCTGTTGTATTGACCTCCAACATCGACATGTTGGCTATTTGCGGCAGGTTCACAAACCGCTTGTAAACATCAAAATAAAATCTAGGGCTGTTCATGGTTTTTGTAACACATTGTTAATGACGGATAGTTTTCGATAACGAAAAAATTGTATAGCTTTTTCAGTTCCGGGGTTTCCAGAACTGGCGCAATCGGCTTGCAGTTGTAGTTGATCATCCAAGGAATATTGTCACGGCTTTTGCTACCACCCTCAAACAAAATGACTCCGTCGTCTTTGAGTTTCGAGTGATATTTTTTCAACAGATACTCTATCTTATCACCAGTATTGCTGATGTCAATATGCAATATATCGATGCTTTTATCGACGAATTCAATATTAAGATTCATGACATCGCCTCTGTGTAGATAGACATGTTTCTCCATGCCAAATCGTTCTAATTTTTCTCGGATATCTTCATAACTGGCACGAGCATATGGATATTCTTCAAACATGTCAATTGCGATTATTTTGCCTTTTTTGTTTTCTACACATCCTTTTGCAAAACTAAGCAACGAATACCCATCTAAAATACCCATTTCAACGATCAAATCGGGCTTTTTATTGAGCACCCAATTGTAAAACTTTACCCAATAATTATGTTTTTTGTATGACGAGCGCAATCCTCCCAGAAATAAAACGAATGATGCGCCAAACACTTGGGCGGCAGATTGTGCAAATTCTTTGTAGTCAAAAATTAAATCTAAAATTTTTTGTGCGTCCAGCATAGTCTACTGAATACATAGTTATTATATAGGTTACATAGTTATTATATAGGTTACTCAGTAACCATATGATACCGCTTCGTAAATTTTCCAGTAAACTTGATGAAGCGTCCGTAGTTATACTTATGCCGCATATAAAAATACCCGAAGTAACTAAAGCAGACGCGCATTGCATTTTTCAGCGATTTTCTATGCTTTTCGTATTCTTCTCTGCCCAATAGTGCAATATATTTGCTTTTTACGGCTCGCAGCATACCAAAATGAATAGTATGGGTTGACATGTGATACATATACTGACCAAAATGTGGTGCGTTCTGCATTTCCTCGTTGTATGTCTGTTTATTTTCATCGTGATGATAATCAATGTTCGAAAAAAGCGATCCGTTGAAATAATGCATATATTTCAACTCGCCACTCATATTTCTATAAAAACTGTTTATTTCACCACTGCCCTCTGGACCCCAATAATCATAGTTTTGCTCATCATAGGTGGAAAATTTGATGCTTGGATTCATCCAGCAATTGAAACTGAAAAATTCGAATGTGTCGAATCCTATTGGTTCCTGAAATCGCAATTTAGTTCCTTCGGGTCGGGTGTAAACAATATCACGATTCCAATTCACATAATCGAATCCGATCCAATCATATTTTGATAATATTGATTTGCGGATGAAAAACACACTTTCTTTTCCTGGCATGTTGATCGATCCCACAAAAATGCTTAATTTACCAAACAACTGAGCAAAATTATTGGGATTGCGAGGTGCCACCACACATACTAAATCCTCAGTCTGTAGTCTATTAAACATTTCGTCGAACATCGATTGTGCGAATATATATGCATCTTCTTCATATATGACCATTTCAGGTTCTTGTATTGTGTGAAACAGCAAATCAATGCACTGTCCATGTGCCAACCACACGTTCGATGTGTTTTCAATCACAACGATTTTTGCGAAATATTTTTCATAATCGGCTATGATTTTGTATGTGTTGTTGGTCAACTTTTGGAAATTTTCGTCACTGATATACTCTCTCGAAATATTGAGGCATACATAGATATTGTAACCGGGGCACAATGTTTTGAATTTATCAAACGAGGCAATCAATGTTATGGGATTGCCGATTGAAACAAGTCCTACTGCTCTATTAGATGGTGTTGAGTTACTCATAATAAATGTGTTCGGTGATATTGTTTTGTCAATGCAAGGTGCGATTGATAAAATTTAACATCGATGTTATGCTCCGTCAATACCTCATCAATGTTGTTCATAAACACCGAATATTCTGGGTGTTTTGCACAGACTTTCTCTAAAATTATTTGGAACCACGATAGCAATCTAAGTCCTTCAGACGGATTGGTTTGCAATTGCGATATGTATGGATACTGCGGGGATTTATCGATCATTTTGATCGTGTCTCCGAAATTGCGCATATGATAGTATTTCGCCCCATTGAACATTTCATCATCGACCCGCGTGTCGTTTGAATTATTATAACAATACAACATATTCCGCTCGTTGACCAGAACGCTGCGACGATAGTCATACATTTCTTTGACCCTCACGCTCGGCAATAACGATGCTACATTACGAGAAAACAACTCCATACTTTCCACTGTCGCAACATCACAATTTTTATCTGGCGCGGCACTGTATTTCGTATAAAAATCATAGCTGCATCCAAATAATGTCGCCGCAAAACGAGTTTTTGCCCCTCGATTGGAGATTGGTCGCATGATCGGAATTCGATACATCAAATTCTTCGAATCAGTCATGTCCGCGTTTTGCCAATTCACAAACAAAACGTGGGTGGGGTGAACACGGGTTCCCGAATCCAAATTACCCACGATATCGTAATTGTTCAAATCAGAAAAAATGTCTGTGAAAACGGAACGATCATAGATTACACAATCGCTATCCATTACAACAAACTTGTCCCCAGGTGACAACGTGGCTATACCACGCTCAATATTTTCTTGATGAATGATACTGCCACAGTCTTTCAAAATCCGAACAGTTTTTCCGTCGATCACAAACTCGCACTCATCCAAACCCATTCGAGTTGGGCAGATGAGCACTTGATCGGCATCTATTCTATGAATATTATCCATCACGTATTCAAACAACAGCCTACCCAGCAATTTGTTGGTGCGGTTATATTTGATGAATGGAATAATAACTGTGTTCATAACGTGGCGGCTAAAATTTTGCTTGAAGCATCTAGCCATTTATCATAAAATGCAACGTTGCAATTACGGCACAACTCGTAGAACCGAGTGTATGCCGTGTTTTGTCTTGCCAGTTTGTTGTGCAACGCCATAGTTAGATAGTCATAAGTGATACCCGTCATATGCTCCCACCATATATCGGGCATACGATTCAGCAACAATAACTGTTTGCCGTCATCAACCACATGCTCCATGATTTGCGTGGAAACGTAATCAAAATGATCATACACCACATCTTCAATGCCGTCAATTACACAAATTGTTTTTTTGTTGGCAATCGTCATTGGAGCACTAAGCGCAAAATCTTTGGTGCCGTCAAACGGAGGAAAAAACTTCACTGCTTTATTATATGACACCCCGCAAGATTGTCGCGTCGCAAGATTTGGCATGGCTGAAAAATTTCGATCTGTTTTTTTCAAATTCGACATTCGACATCCCCAAAAACTAGGCCATAGTCGCACATCCATGATGCGCTGCCCAGCAGTATAATTTCCAAACAGCACATATTCTTGGTTTAACATGATGTCCACAATTCGGTCCCAGTCACCTATGAAATCTGGCTCGAAACTGAAAATGTAATCCGCATTGCTATTATCTATGGCGAGGTTCATTGCTATGCTTCGCCAGTCATGAATTCCGTTACTTTCATGGCGGCAGATCGTAATGTCACATTTACCAACAAGATCGTTCGTGATAAAATCGATGTGGCTGTTTTCACTCTGAGTCAACACATGATATCGAGCGACATCGAAAATGTAATGGATTTTATTGAATCTGGAATGATACCGATGAATAAAATCCCGTATCATGGGACTATCAAATTCGGCAGCAGCAATTATAACAACATCTACTTTATTCATAATCTTTGGAGGAAGGAAACCACGACGGCTTTAGCCTCGTGGAGGAATTCCGACCAATATAATAAGTTTTTTGACATCTTCAGTATTCTGTGATATAGTTATGTTTGAAGATTGATTTCTTCAAACATCTGCCTCACGTTAGAAATAATGTCTGGACAGCAGGCCACAGTCAATTGGCCAAACGGAAACCTCACGGTTTCCAATGAATGTAAATCTTTGAACATAAGTTTGGAGTCTTTCAAGCACCTATCCCTTTAGGGTAGGTGTGGTTGACACCAACCGTTTACAAACCGTTCCATAGATATCCTCATCCAATCCCTTTGTCAACGACCAAATTCCAAATTTGTCCAGCACAGCCTGCATGTCATTTTCAGCCTCAAAAATGCCAATGATCTCGTCCAATCTTCCTTCGTAGTTGCCGAAAAATTCAAACTCCTCTGGTTTTTTAAGAGCATACAACATTTGTCGCATTAGCAACAAACGGCGATACATTTCAACTATTTCCCGATATCCGTAATCGAATTGTCGGACGTGCCGCATATACGCAACATAGCTGGAATTTTCATCCCACACGCCATCGGTTGGTTTCCACAGTCTGTTGCCCAACATGCTGGACAACGATCCAACGTGGAAATCCAGAGACGTATCCAAAATTTGTGGTATAAGCGCGTTATCTTCCAGTCTGCTATGATACAACTCATGTAGCATTTTAACACGTTTCACTTCTGGATTTTGATACAACTCCATAGAAAATCCAACCATTGTATCACCATTACAATCCTCTGTCAATACAGTCTCGGAATCTCCCAGTTTCAACGTCGTTCCCACAGGCCATGCTCTGGCACAAAAATTACGGCTTGAATTGAAAAAATGCTTTTTCTTGGTCAATAAAAGCGTGGGCCAGAAATTGAGTGTATATTCCTCTTTTCTCAGTTTGGCATTAAGATAAAAATCAGGCTTACTATAAACATATTGTCGAATGAGTTCTGCCATATATGGAGTGCAAGAGCCTCTTGGGCACCCCAAAACGTCATAGTTCTCATCAAAATACTCTTTGATTTCGATTTCAAGCAATGCGGGATTCAGCACATAGTCGTCCTCCTCCATCAACAAAATATTTTCTTTGATGTCGGGTTCAAACCTAGTTAACAAACTGTCAATATTATGACCATGCTGTCCAAGCGCATAGTTGTAATGGTTCTGCACATTTGGTAGTCGATTTAGCTGCCGCCCAATGTAATTTTTAATAAACAAAAACTCCATTGGATTAAGCTTGCCCATGCAGTCAATCGCAATATAGGTGTTGTTGACCAGATGGCTATATTTGCTATAGTTTTGTAGCCAGAACTGCATTATCAATGGCTCACCGGTTGCAGGAAGCAATAGTGAAATTTCTCTGTTGGTGCTCATATAAGATTTGCTAGAAATGATTTTATCGACATAAACTCATCGTCGAAATTACTAATGGTGTTAAACTTTTTTACAACGTAATTACTAATTTCGTCGTAATTTTCCGTCATATCTCGGATCATACCCTCTACTTCGGTAATGGTTTTCCCATTTACATCAATGATGGTTTTGCCGTCCTCAAACATCAAAGATGCTGTATTTCCAATCCACCCATTCCAATCCACTCCCATATGACTGCTATCAGTGATAACAGGTTTGCCACAAGCAAAAGCGTTGTGCATGTTGTGTCCGTAACCTTCGTCCACGATTTTGCAATGAAACAAAAATCCTAAATTGGTGATATGCTGGCTCATTTCATCCTCGCCGTTTGGAATGAACCCGTCGCGGTTTCCCGCGCCATGAGCATAGAACTTGTAATCTGGCATGTTTTTTTCAAGTCCAAAAAACAATTCTGGCATCTGCATAAAATGTTGTAAATTCCCAATACTTTTACGATCACAGTCCAATTTTTGTTTGAATTTGGTGGTGTCAAACTCCTGATGATAAAACACTTTGTTTTTGCATGGATACTGCACATAGCAGGGCCATGAGCTTGACAATATATTTTCGAACTTAACGGGCTGTGCCCAAAGAGGAATATTATTACCAATTTGAAAAATTAACTTGGCTTTGAGATTGTATTGCTTGATCAGAGTTTGCCACGAAATATAGTTCTCCAACAATGTGCATACTATGATGTCATAATGATTGTTTTTTAGTTTCTCATACGTCCCCGGTTTTAGATCAGGAAGGTATTTGTGAAAATATGCATTATTGAACTCTGGAATGACTGTGTATGTGCCTACCATTGGTGCATAAGAACTATACACCGACCCATCGTAATACCAATCCCAACCAAACGGTATGTCGAGGTTATGCCCCAATCGCTCTCTAAACAGCATATAGATGGATCGGAGCAATGAGATATGGTGGTAATCTGCTAAAACATTCATATTAGTCTTTCAATAAATACACGAACCTTTTGGTATTCGGCATCAAAATCAACAACTTCTTTGAATTTATTCCGCGCGTTTTCCTGTAACACAGGATAGTTATCGGCGCACCATTTGAGTCGATCCACGAGCGCATCGTAGTTATATCGGCTCCAATCCACGAATGCGGGCTTGTCATGATAGTTCTCAGTGTCCAACAGCAATTGTGATGTGAACCATTCTTCTGGATTACCGCCACTGCACATGTGGGTGCTGTCTGTGATTAAAATTGACCCCACAGCATACGTTTGATGCACATTGTAGCCATAACCATCCCCAACAGGTTTAACGTGGTATATGAACCCAGATTCATTCATAACTCTGGCTATATCATAATCCGTTTTCAATTCACCATCTCGGTTGGCAACGCCATATGCTTTAACCGTCCAATCTGGCAATCTGCGTTCAAGCTCATATAAACCGCCAAGAGTATTGCAACCATGCCGAATGTTGCTGATACTTTTGATGTCTTTGATACTATTGTCATTTTTGAAAATGTTTAGATCAAACTCGGGGTGGAAAAACACCATGTTACATTTTTTGCCACTGCGGCGATTCTGAAACACTTTGTGCATTCCTTTATACAAATCTCGCTTGGAAAACTTTTTGTAAAGAGAATTCATTGTCCAGCCATGCATATCTTCCCCAGAAATGAACGTGTATGTGGTCGAATTCAAAAAATTGGGAACATTGATAGGAATGTGTCCCCAGTTGTTTCCTGCCTCAAAAATGAATTTGGCTTGCGGCTGATGATCTTTCAACAGCTTCATATACACCGGAATGTGTGCTGGAACCGTTGAAATGATGATGTCAAACTTGGTCTTGCAAAACGTATTGAAATCGATGCCCTTGTATGGAAGTTTGCCGTCATTGGTGTCCACCAAAATCGTTCCGTCTTGACGATCAGTTATCTTTTGTAAACTATCGTCAACAAACATGTTGATCAAAAATTGCTGTGCCACAGCATCTTTGTTGGCATCCACAACGCCCCAATAACCTTGTTTGTAATAATCAAGTCCCCAAGGAACATACAATTCGCCACCCATTCGTCGTTCGAACAGATGGCACATTGAATTTACTAGGTCTCGATGATGAAAATCACAAAATATTTTCATAGAGTATCCAAAAACGATTTCCATTGGGGTTTGATAACATCTACCCCAAAAAGCTCGACCGCCGCTTTCTTTCCATTTTCACTGATGCGCTTGCGCAAAGGCACATTGACCATAACTTCGCGAATGCACTCTTTGAGTTCTTTGATGTTGTTGCAGCAAAACCCAGTTTCTCCGTGCTTAATGAGACTATTCACTTCGTATGGAAATTTGCCAACTTTGCCCGCCAACTCATCCCCCAACGCGATTACTGGAATGCCGCTCATCCACGCCTCAATGAAATTGAGAGTGTAGGATGCAGGCCATGTTCCGCTGTAAAAATACGCTTTGTTTTTACTCAACTCAATCAATTGTGATGCGTAATCAATTTCACCATAACTCATCGGTGCTTCAGCGTTTCCCGGTCCAAACAATTTGAAATTGTAATCCTTGGCAACATTGCGAATCAAATCATAACGGCAATGATCTCCTCTACCAATAACGTTTTGCCCAAACGACATCACATAGTTTTGATCTCCGACATATGGTAGATAATCGGATTCATACTTGGCAAAACGAATGATGGTATCCTCGCCGACATAATGCGCAAGACTGCGTTCTTTTGGACTATACCGAATGATTTTCAAGCCTTGCTCTCGATATCGCAACATTTTTGCTTCGACATCTGGGGTTGACTGACCAATCGTTCTCCAAATAACAGTTTTGTGTTTGATCCGTTCCCAGTTTTGCTCAATGAAACGTGGCAAATGCATGATCATGATAATATCAAACGCATCAATCATGGCATCTGTGAGCAGATTGTTGTATTGCTCGGGCTTTACATCTGGATTATTACTATTGACATGACACATCTCATAGAACTTCTGAAGATAGTCAGACTTGTCGGGAATGTCTAGTGGTGGTCTACGATTCACCACAGGAGTTCTTGGACGATGATATGCGTCATTTGTAAACACATCATAACCCAATTCGTTGAGAACACGAAGTTCGTCGTATTCCAAAACACAGTGACATGACAGATATAGGAGTTTTTTCATTTTATAAACAAGAAAGGCTGGGATGTTCACACACTTGGAAAAAGCACAGTCCCAATTGGCGGGTGTCGTTTTCTGGCATGTATGCATCCGTTTCAACCGTCAGTGAAGTTGTAGCGTTGCAATTAACAATAAAAGTGTATGGTTTGTTTGGTGTCAATTTTTGTTTGAAGTCAACTTTTCCATTATATATATGCACCTCACGACCAATGGGACACACAACTCTGAATCGAATCGCAGAAATGTTTTCGAATTCGATCACCGTCTTTGGATGCGCCCATCGAAACTTGTTTCCGTCGATATCTTTCTCAACTTCGTGCCAATTGCCGCCGATCAACGTCAGTGTGCTGGCACTATTAAAAGCTTTCATCGAGAATATGCCCTTGATTCGATTCCAAAACGATTGATTGATTATAATTGCGTCATCCATAAAATTTATTTAACTTTTTGTTCCATCAACATATATGCGTGTTCCAAATCAGGATATGCCCATTCTTGGTCACTGGTATAATTCGAACTGAACGATTCCATACCTTGAATACTACCCAAAGTATATTTCACCAAACCAGGATGGCTGATTCCAAGAAAATCGATCTGCCCACTATATCCAGTGGCAATCACGTCTTTTTTCAGTTTATACGCTTCAAAAATCGTCAAACCGAATCCTTCACTTTTTGTCAAACTAACATAACAATCGCCAAAACCGTGCAAGCTCAACATTTCACGTTCGTTTAGATTCATCAACAATAGATGAATACTCTTTCCCAGCTTGTTTGTCAATAGTTTAATTTTATTGACGATGTAGTTGATGTTCGTTATTGTATAATCTTTGTAATGCACTTTAAGCAACAATTGAGTATTTGGATACTTGTCGTTTAGTTTATCAAATACTTTGACCAATTCTTCGATACTCTTGCGTGCAGTCAACTCTCCAATGCTGTAAAACGTGTATTTTGTTTTGCTTATTTCTGTTCCGAAACAATCGGTGATGTTGATCGATCTTTTGTCGGGCAGTCGTTGATCAAACCATACGTGCGGCACCACTCGAATGTTGTTTTTGATTCCGCAGTTTTTGAACACCGTTTTGTTGTAAGTTGAAGGAACCCATACTTCTGGTAAAAGGTTGATGTAGTCCGCCCATTTAGCAGGTAATTTGCTGCTTTCCCAAGCACAATACCCCACCACACGTTTGTATTTGCTGCATTCATAGGTCCGAATGTATTCTGGCCACAGATCGGGTGTAGAATGAATAGTGATTTGGTCTTTACCTGGCAACAAACGATTGATTGCGCTCTCTGCAAGTGCGTTGATATAGTTAGTGGTATCAAGTTTGCTGCTGTCAAATTTCAGCGGATGCCAACTAACGGGAACACCCTTGGTGACATATTCGGCAACATAGCCTTTTGCAGCGGTTGCATAGCCGGAGGTTCCATATTGCCCAACATAATACACGCTGTCAATCGTATCCAATTCGATGCTGGATCGATTGAACAGCTTGATCATCGATATCTTTTTGAGCGTTTCTTTACGTGGAAAATCGTATTTTGGATAGACAACGATATTGCAAAATATTTTCTCTTTTTCAAAAACATTGAGTGTGCGATTTACAATGAATTTGAGAAACTTACTTTCTTCAAAACTGCTATTGACGAACACAAACGTTTTACCCAGCTTTTTGATAAGTTCATTGTAAATGCCGATACCATTTAACGCCTCCATGTCATCAATCAAATAAATCTCGACATCTTTTTCAGATTGCAGATTCTCAAGCAAATTTTTGTCTTTGGAGATCAATACCAAAGAAGTCATTCGCTCTCTAAGAAAATCAATTTGATTTTGATTGAAACGTTCCATTGCGTATTGTTATACTAGTTCAAAACCATGCACGGTGTTGTGGTGATATAAACGAACTGCAATCCAAGGGAGCGAGTGTCACTCTCTGGGTTGAAAGGTTCGGTTCGAAATACCACTTCTTCAGCATCATTCACACTCAACACAATATCATAGAACTCACCCGGTTCCAATTTAACAGTATGGTTTACTTCCTTGGTGGTGATGTTGACCTCTCTTCCCAGAGGGTCCATGATGCGCACCGCCAGTGTTTCCAAATTTTGAATGTTTAACTTGGCTACAGGATGTGACCAACGAAATGGAGCATCAACAGCTTGTTCCAAACCAAACCAAGTATCGGGGTTGCGTTCCAGCTTTCGTTCATTTTTAATGAACGAGATTTTACGAAAAAGCCGCTTCACTTGTGCCATAGGCTTGAGGTAGAACGGTTGTCTAATTATAATAGTTTTGGTGTTCTGCATAGCAAATATCTTCTATCCTACCATAACTAGGCGACAATGCAAGAGTGTTGTTAATTATATTTTAGTCGAACGCAGTTCTGTTGATATTTAAGATTATATGGTAAAACTGATTGTTTTCGATTTGGATGGTGTGCTGGTGTCCACTAAAAAGTTACATTACGATGCTTTCAACAAAGCATTGGCTGAGATCGACCCCAAATACGTTATTACAGTCGAGGAGCATTTGTCTAAATATGATGGTCTGAGCACACGAAAAAAGCTGGATCTTCTTTCCAAAGAAAAAGGATTGAGCTATATGCTGCATCAAAACGTGTGGCTCATGAAGCAATCATATACTACTCAACTGCTGACAGAGCTTAAACCAGACAGTCGTATCATAGAGGTTCTTCAACTGCTTAAAAAACACAGATACACCATTGCAGTGGCAAGCAATAGCATCCGTGAGACCGTCAAAATCACATTGTTGCGACTTGGGTTTTTGGAATACATCGATTTCTTTCTCAGCAATGAGGATGTGAAATATCCAAAACCAAGTCCAGAGATTTATCTTCGGTCCATGATTCAAGCGGGGTCCAGCCCAAAAGAGACCCTCATTATAGAAGATAGTGTTATTGGTCGTAACGCTGCCAATGATAGCGGAGGACATCTAATGGGAGTGAACGATCCGTCCGAAGTGACATATGATGCCATCAAAAACTTTATAGAAAGTATCGATACTAGTAATAGTAAACAACCAAAATGGCAAGGAGGAAAAATGAATGTTTTGATACCAATGGCAGGAGCAGGAAGCAGATTTGAAAAAGCGGGATATACATTTCCAAAACCGTTAATTGACGTTCGGGGCAAGCCAATGATTCAGTTGGTCGTGGAAAATCTGAACGTTGATGCTCGATACATTTTTATAGTTAGAAAAGACCACTATGAAAAATACAATCTCCAAGAAACGTTGTCCAATTTCTGTCCCAACAACACAATCATTCAAGTCGATCATCTCACAGAAGGAGCGGCTTGCACTACGCTGCTCGCCAAACAGTTTATTGATAATGAAGAGCCATTGATTATCGCCAATAGTGATCAATTTGTTGAATGGAACAGCGACGAGTTTATGTATGCTTGTGGTGCCGGTGATTTGGACGGCAATATACTTTCGTTTGAGTCCACACATCCAAAGTGGAGTTATGCGCGGCTTAACGACTGCGGGTATGTAACCGAAATTGCCGAAAAGAAACCCATAAGCAATGTCGCCACAGTAGGTATTTATTATTGGCGACGGGGCAGTGATTATGTAAAATATGCCGAGCAAATGATATCAAAAAACGTTCGTGTCGACAATGAGTTCTATGTGGCACCCGTCTACAATGAAGCCATTGAAGCTGGCAAAAAAATCAAAGTGTTCAACATTGAAAAAATGTGGGGACTTGGAACTCCAGAAGACCTCTCTCATTTTTTAGAAAATTACAAAAATAGTTATTGATATGCATGTTTTCGATCTCAAAAGTTTTGTGGGCGGATGGTTTGTTGGAAATTTCGATCCGTCCATAATTAACACTAAAAATGTTGAAATCGCCATTAAACACTATGTGGCGGGGCAAAATGAAACGTCACATTATCATGCAATCGCAGACGAAATTACTGTGATTGTTAGTGGTGCCGCCAAAATGAACGGACTAACATATCATACTGGCGATGTGATTCATATTCAACCAGGAGAGTCTACAGATTTTGTTCCGTTGACAGATACAACCACATGTGTAGTAAAAATGCCGTCGGTAATAGGTGATAAATATACAAAGAACTGATTATGTTTATTATACCATGCAAATATGCTGCGGGAAATTCACATCACAAACATCCCGTGTCACGCATCGTTCCATTGGTTGAATCCATTGCCAAATTTCATCCCAATGAAAAAGTAATGGTGGCGGATTCAAACTCACCAGACCTGTCATATGTTGAAACAATACAGCACAGCAATCCGAATGTAGTAATGCGTTACAACAACAACCATTTTATAGACTCGGCGGTGTGGACTGGATTTTTTGATTTTCCAGATGAAAAGTTTTTCTATGTCATACACGACAACGTCGAAATACATAAAAGCTTGGAGCCGTTCAGACAATTTGAATTCACATCGTTTATGACGTTTCCCCTTCATTACGGAGACGAAAGTTTGCGGCTCCACGCACAGAGTGTAATTGCAAAAACCAAATTCAAATACAATGAGCAGGTTCCTGGTTTAGCCGGGATACAGTTTTTATGCAATCGCTCAGTTTTGCAAAAACTATATGAAAGAGGTTTGCACTTAAACACACCCGACAACAAAATAGAAAGCGATAATAGCGAACGCATATGGGCAATATGTCTGGCGGACATTGGGATCGACATCACCAAATCGTCTATCTACGGTCCAATGACTGCGTTCAATCCTCCTTTCAAATCTGAATACCTCACAAAATATTTATCATCCAGGCCATGAAAATAAGATTTTACATCGTCACTTACAAAAATCCAACGGTTTTGAACGATTGGATTTTGGCATCACTATACAATTCGGAGTATGACCGAGAGAACGTTGAAATTTATATCATAAATAACCATAGCCAATTTTTCATTGAGGACAAATATAAGCCTATGGTCACAGTGCTGCACAACACGTTGCGACCAGATTTCTCAACTGGGCATTTAGCTAGAAACCATAATCACGCCATCATCAATGGGTTTGAAACTCTACAACCAGGCCATGAAAAATGTGACGCAGTGATTTCGTGCCAAAACGACACCAAAGTTTTGCCAAACTGGGAAGAAACTGTCAAAACACTGCTAAAAACATACACATACGCTTCGTTTGGCACTGGGGATCAATTTCAAATCTTTACGCCAGAAGGCATACGAACCACTGGGATATATGATGAACGATTCTGTAACATTGGGTATCAAGAAGCAGATTACTTCTTGCGAAGCTATATCTACAATCGAGACAAATCCAGTATAAATGATCACGCTCATGCCAGATTGTGGAACACGTCTGATCTATGTCCAATCGAAAATACTGTGGCGGGTTGGTGGAGAGAAGGGGAATCGAGGGACATTCATGGCGCGTCATATCATTTTCATGAATATTCTCGCACAGTATTTATACGTAAATGGGGGATTCCATCTGAAGGGTGGATCATCGACGAACTTGACAAGGCTCCAAACCCATCTCTTATACCAAATTTCGTTACGTATCCATACTTTGAACAATACGTAGACAAACTTCGTGAGAAAAACTATGTATACGGACCAGCATGAAATTCATTAGTCATAGAGGTAATATCGACGGTAGAAACAAACAAACTGAGAATCACCCAGATCAGATTCTCAAAGCAATTTCGCTTGGCTATGATGTTGAAATCGATATTTGGGATGTTGACTGTAAACTGTGGTTGGGGCATGATGGTCCAGAATACGAAACTAACGTGACATTTTTATTAGAACATCATCAAAAGTTGTTGATCCATTGCAAAAATGATGCTGCGTTGTTCAAACTGCATAGTGTTTCGGAACTAAACATTTTTACTCATGCCGACGATCCATTTACAATTTCCAGCAAAAACAACCTTTTAATTCACCCGCACACAAAAACAGCACGTAGATGCGGAATTTTGATCATGCCTGAGATGTCCACCTATACTGTGGATGAAATTTTGCAATTTGATGGAATAGTCAGTGATAACATAGATTTTTATGAAAATCATTTATGACTTAAAAATTGCCTATAGCACATCGATGAATTAACTGGTTTTAATGACATGTTCATGGTTTAATAAAAGTGTCGTGAATGTTATGGTAATTTATTCTACCAGAAAAAACTTGATCAAACGGAACATATATATACAATAACGCGTGTCTAACATAGACTGTATTTTGATCCATCGCGTGCAGTGCGCAATTCAAATTAAGCTTTCTTTCTGCATTGGAGTCATTTACAAAATTTTTCATGAACGCATATACTATAGGATGGTCATTTTTGTTTAATCTATCAAACTCTTTATATAGATCATAATTGTGTTTGAGACAATTTTCAAAAAATAATTTCATCGTTGTTGGTGATCCAATGTGATAATAATCACCGCCGTAGAGATGCCCCGTGCGTGCAAGAAAAAAATTTAGGTGTATGATTCGTTTTTGTATTTGTTTTAGCGGCGAAATTATAAAATTGTTTATGTCCCTGAATTCATGTTCGTTTATTTCGGTCCCATAGCACATCAATAAATCTGGCCGGGTGTGGATCACCAAATCAGCATCATCATTTACCAAGTCCACCATTTTTTCATACTTCACAAGCTGTCGGCTGGTCCAATAATCAAAATCAATAACTCTATCTTTTAATTCGACATTTTTAATATTGCGCAGACAGTCTTCGTATTGATCAAACTGCTCTTTTTTTAATGCATCTACATCGGCCAATACTATTTTTTTGAAATCGATGTGCCGTTTGAACTCATCGAGCCATTCGTTGAAATCATCCAGTGTATATTCTTTGTATAATTCTGGAAAGTATGTTTTGCCATACTTCAAAATGGCTGGCTTAAAATTAATCTCTGGGTATGTGTATAAAACATGTTCAAATTCTATTTTGTCGTAGTTGGTGTTTGCCTCCTTATTTATATAGTCAATGTCCATTTTATCAAAAAAATTTTTGAAATACGTGGCAGTGGCACTGCCACGCAAATGACCTTTATATATAACTTGAATCTTTAATACGTTTTTCATAATCTTGGAGGAAGGAAACCCCTTCGGCTTTAGCCAAGGGGAGGAATTCCGACCATTTAACTATCTTAACACAACCACCTCAATTTGTCAACCACAAAAATATTTTAACTTTTTTGATGTTTTGTTATTTTCATTACTATTTATATCGTAGTAATGATAACATACAATGTCAAATTAAAGTTTGCTAAACAAGATGATTACAATAATCTTCTTGAATCGCTCAAACTAAATCAATTGGCTTGGAATATCATAAGTGAAGAACGATTCTCAATGACGGGTGGAAGATTGAAGCTTCTTCACGACAAGTGTTATTATAAAGTAAAAGAAGCAATTCCTACAATTCCTTCTCAATTTATCATTAAAGCAGAACAAGATGTAATTGCTACATATAAAACTATCAAGTCAAATAAACATAAACTTGATTCTCCTGCAATAAAAAAGAATCTATCAATACAACTAGATAAACGCATATACAAGTGGATAGATAAAACTAATATCAAAATAACAACATTAGATAAACAAGCAATCGCTTCGTTTGATGTGTATGATAAATTAAACCAATTTGACTTCAATAAGTTAAAAGATCCAAAACTATTTTTCAAAAATGGAGATTTTTACCTAAGTCTAATATTTGATACGAATGTTCCTTTTGTAGATAACAATAAAATCATAGGAATTGATGTTGGATTAAAAAGACTTGTATCAACAAGTGAAGGTATCATAATTAAAGGCAATGAATTCAATGGACATAAACGTAAAATTCGTTGGAACAAAAGAAAACTTCAATCCAAGAAAAAATCACATTCCGCAAGAACAAAACATAAAAAACTTAAAAGGCGTGAATCAAACTTTAGCAGAAATTATATACACAATGTTACAAAGAATGTAATTGTAAATACAAGTGCAAATACACTCGTAGTAGAAGATTTGAGCAAAATCAAAAGCAAAAATAAAGGTAGAAGATTTAATAATAGATTGAGTCAACTTCCATTTTTTGCGTTTAGATCCATATTAACATACAAGGCACAACTTTATGGGAAAAAAGTTGAAACAGTTAACCCTGCCTATACAAGCCAAATAGACCATAGAGGTTTAGCTGGTGGAAAAAGAAAGGGATGTAGATATTATGGATTGGATAAAGTAATATTAGATTCGGATGTAAATGCCGCAATCAATATTGCAAATAGATATGTAAACAATTTAAGTTTGCATAAACACTCTGTTTCGTGCTGCAAAGCACTTGATGGACAGGTGACTGTCAACTCACCAATCGTCGGAAGTTTCTTCCGGCAAGCCCCTATGGCTTTAGCCTAGGGGTTGTTGACAACGATTTCGCCAGAACATTAGTTTCCGCATTCATTCTTCCTTTGTTTTGATCGAACATCGTAAACAACTTATGAAATTGGTCGTCTTTGTTGATAACTACCCAAGTATTGGTTTGCTCATCCATGCACATGACCACGGCATCCAGTTTGATTTTGGCAAGCTTTTTGTCCAAAATTTCAATAATAGTATCAGAAGCGACTTTCAATGGAATCGTTTCAGTCTCGGTTTTGACGTTTATCACAACCAAATTTTCGTATAGAGTTTCGAGGTCAATATTGGCGCGTTGCCATTGTTGTTCTGTATCTGAATAAAACACCACTGTATTATCATCAATCCTCACAACATCGGTTTTATTGATATGCCGCAATGTGCTCATTGGCACGGAATACATTTTGTTGTTGTAGTATATCTCTTTCATGCTCATAGGCTTTTGTAGATTTTCGAATTGACCAGACTTTCTAGGAAATACTCAATCTCGACTTTGTAACGAATTGTTTTGAGATACAAATGCGCAGACCGAATCAACTCCAAATTTTGGATTTTTTGCTCTAAATCATTTTGATTTTCAATGTAAAGTGGATATGACTCTCCCAAATATTCTTCCACGGCTGGAAGCCGGTTGATAAACAATGGGGTGCCACGGGCAATGCACTCGATGATGCCGTTGTTGGCACTGCTGTCATACAAATCGAGATACACCAAATTCTCGGACAAAATCTGGTCGTATTCTTCATTTGGCAAAAAATCCAGCACTTGCACAGAGTTTCGTTGCTCAATCGAAACCGTTTGATTGTTCACGACCTCTTCGATCTTCTCCAACCGCATGATCGTTTCTTTGCATTTATTGTTGGGAAGCAATCGAATTTTTTGATAACCTTGGGGTTGCACAGTATATAGTGCATTTAGCTTTCGCAGCCACCAGCCGATTGATATCAATTTTTTGTTCGGGTTGCTGGCAAATTTATCAAAATCAAACTGCACCGCTGGTATTTCAGTTGGATGCAATAAAGATTCAACTTGAACAAACGGCAAATATTGTCTTATGAATCGGGCATGATATTCGCTTAGTGTGAACAGCCCTTTGCATTTGCGCAGACTATCCAGAAAATAAGGGTCGTGTAGGATAATATTGCAAAACGCACTATTGTCACTGAACCAGGGAGACATGTTCGGTGGGTTGTGGAGAAAACCCACCCAGCTTTTGTTGTATGGAATCAATTTTTGAAGAACAGATTCGTTCTTTCTCCAACTAAAATTGTTCTCTAAAAACCCGTCACAATATACACCATTGTCGGAATTTAATGCCGACATCTCATTCAACACATAATTCCAACCTGAACGATGTGAGTAGAAACTGAGTTGGCGACCCAGATTGAGTTTTTTTGGATATTTTTGAAGTGCTACTGTTTCTTTGAACTTCAAAACTACATCGCCGTATTCGCCTTTGGTCAACACGTTGCTTTTCTCGACGATGAATCCGGTTTCATTCAACACGTCCGCTTCGAAATTTCTGTCTTTGAGAATTAGTTTGCTGGTATTATTACGAATGCCATTGACAAACAAATCAACTATTTTGATGCCATACAAACTGGTTGGGGCACGATTGATCAGATCCCCACTGAACACATCTGTTTGAAACTGTATATTTTTAGTGTGTTTGCCGATGATTTTGATGGAATACTGACCTCGTTTCAACTCAAAATTATGAACCGTGCCATCGACTGTGAATTTCAAATCACAATCTTTCATCGACTCGATCAACATTTCTAGTTTGTAAACTTCTCCTCCGACGATTAGTTCGGATGTGCCATTACTCCAAACCCCCGAACTGAGGTTTTCTTGGTGCCATCCATTTTTGAAATAGATGGGAAACAACGAGCTTTCTTCGGTGAGATCGGTATGGGGCTGATAACTGTCGAGATGTGTGAAATACACGCTGCTGCGAATACTGTCATAATATGCTGCTTTGAAAACATTGCTTAAATCGTCATATGATGGATCAATACCTTTGGTGCGGGGATCGCAAACGGCATCTGTTACAATGTTGTCTGTGATTTTGATTACACTATAATCTACCTCGTATAATTTTTTATATCCAGTGAGATAGTCCACCATACCACCGTGAAGTGGAGTGATGATTCCTTTGTTTTTCTCTTTTGCGGTATAACACGGAATGCTGAAGCCTTCTCCTCGACTGACGTTTACATACACGTCGCAATTGTCATATAAACTCTGCATCCGATCAAAACTCAATGCATCCGTTATCAACGCTATCGGAGCGTATGCAAAATTGGCGTGCTTGTTTTTGATTTTATTGACGATCAGGTTTTGAATCGTTTTGTCAAAACCCTTCAAATTAAATTTGTTGTCCGTCAGTTTGAGAACCAACAACGTTTCATCATCAAACTCGAACGTGCTCAAATAATTGTCGATCAAAAAAGATGTGTTTTTTCGACCAGCCAACGTGGTTACGTTCAGAAATTTGATGCGTTTTTCAAAACGACGATAATTTACGGCAACAGGTGAGAAAATTTTGGCACAATTCAGCGTGTCGATTAAATTGATGCTTTCGTATGGAATGCTGGGCACCGTATGGGGGTCAACCACAATTTCTTTTTTGACACCTGATTTAATAAATACTTCTTTGGTCCATTGAGACGGAACACTAACAATATTCACAATACTATCATTAATAGCTTTTACCCATTTTTCTGGCAATGGATCAAAATCCCACACGGTTCTGCCAATGATTTTTCGGTCTCCAAACAGATCGGAGTAGTTTTCAAAAATTTTACCCCACATATTGGGGGTGATATGAACTACTATTTCCGCATCTTTTAGTTTTTCGGATCGCCCAAAAAGGGGAAGTTTGCGTAGGTTGCTATGGAAATACTTTGCGAACTCCGTGTTGTTTTTGGTGGTAGCGCCGGATACTGGAACAAAATAAACATCTACACCTTGCTGCAAAAGGCTATACATATAACCCTTTGCAGCATTGGCATATCCGCTAGAACCGTCTGCACCAAAATATACAACTTGTTTAGAACTCATTTGTGAATGAATTACCCACCCGCTAAAGCAGGTGGGTTTTCTGCTCCCTAAAAGATAAATAGTGCTGTAACCAGTTTAGTGATTTATTATACAATCACTTCGATGTGGTTTTGATGATTTTGGCTATACAAGCCATGAATGTGATTTCTTTGTCAACCACCATCGAATTTTGATATAAACTTTCAGATATGTCGATGATCACACTAATGTCATTTCCGTTGCTGTATTCAGATACCTTGTTGTAGAGTTCAGAATACAACTCATCAAACATTTTGATTCCCGCATCGTTAACCAGTTGGCGAACTTCATTGAAAACTTTTTTATTGGTTTTTGCTTCCCGCAACAACTGCACCAATTTTTGTTTTAGATCATGCCCAGCACTTTGGGTCTTGATCAACTCCAAAACTCCATTCGTAGAGCTTTGCTGCATGAAATTTACAATCTTTCGAATATCTGGATAGAAATCTTTGACAACAGTTGCCACGGTTGGCATGTCGTATTTGATCTTTTCTGCATCTAGGATTTTGATTGCGTATTTCGCCACATCTTTCATTGTGGGAGGCTCCAGCTTAAACACTTGGAGACGACTCCGCAATGGGTCAATCATCTTTTCATAATAATTGCAGGTTAGAATAAACCGTGTGGTTTTGCTGTATGTTTCCGTCAGATTACGCAACGATGCCTGAGATGCTGCCGACATATAATCAGCCTCATCCAAAATCACAATCTTCAAATCGTGAAACCCCATCGATGCAGCGAATGGCTTGATTCTATCGCGAACAAAATCCACGCCCGTATTGTCGGATGCGTTTACATACATCGTATCACACGGAATATTTTTGGCCAGAATTTTTGCCAGAGTGGTCTTGCCTGTGCCAGGGGAGCCATGAAACAAAAGGTGTGGAACCTCTTTTTTAGAGATGAAACTCGTGATAATCGTCCGAAGTTGGTCATTGCAAATGTAATTATCTGTCGTCTCTGGGCGGTATTTCTCGACCCAAAGACCATGATCGTTCACAACCGTCCGAGTGATGGTTTGTTCAAAAAAACTCATAAATATTAGTCGATGTTTTTGATTTCAACCAAGAAATAGCTTCCACTGAACGTGTCAGTATCTACTTCGATGTTTGACAACCCAGCATCGCTGACTTTCCAAACTGCATTATCACACTCACTGTTGCTGGTGATGATTTCTTTCAAATACTTTGCATTGAAATGCATCGTCTTGCCCAGCTTATCCTTGCCACCAGTTGGTTTGATTTCGACGTTGATTCGATTGCTGTTGACACTGCTGTATCCCAGCGTCATTTTGATCTTTCCTTTTTTATCGGTTGTGAGAGTCAAAACATCATTGTCGCTCAAAGCATTTTTTGCCTTGATAAATGTTGCTGTAAACTCTTTGGTCAACGGAATTTCCAAATTGAAATTGGGAAGCTTTTTGAGAGGAGGAACGACTGGAATGACGCTAAGATCGGCGGTGCAATACTGAACATCTGTTTCGCCACTCACAACTGTCATGGATGTGATTTTCTCGACACTTTCCGTATTGCCGTCCAAATCTTGTGTTTCAACTTTAATTTTGTTTGGAGTAATTTCAACATCGTCGCCAAGAACCGTGAGCATTTTCTTGAGCTTGCTGGTATCATTGACACCAATTTCCAAATCTTCAAGACCAGCGTTGTCTTTCAGAGTAACAAAACTAAGAACACCACGATCATCGCTCATAGAGCTTGTTTTGATGTTTTTATCTTTTGCTGAAACGGTCCATTTGACGCTTTCAATGGTGCCGTTGAGGGAGTATTTATCGATAAACGAATTGAGTGTAGCTTTCTTCATATTTGACTATTCTACCGTATTGTTGTGTGGATGTCAACTGAATTGAAAAAATTCAGATGTGTGTGTATTTATTGTGACTTTCTCGCTGATACATGGTGTGCCGTCCGATAGGAACAGATCAGTGGGAGAGATATAAAAATTGTTGATGGCATAATCTGCATATGCCACAGTGCGCATTTGATAGTAAACCATGACGTTGCTTTCGTCATTGGTGCGAAACTCAATGTAATACACTTTCGGATCGCTCAATCGAAACAGTTGCGAACGGGGGATGTAAAGGTTTTGTTGGTTAAGTTGAGTTTTTGTGAATTCAACGTATGGTCCACGTTGCCCAATTACGACGCGTTCGTATTTGTCCGCTATAAGGGTGCCAGATTTTGTGTATAGATTGATTTTACACCCATCTTCAAAAATATTCAATAACTCGCTATCTTTTTTCATAGTTTTGGAGGAAGGAAACCTCTTCGGCTTTAGCCAAGAGGAGGAATTCCGACCACTTCTTAATATCCTATACTAGGGTCAACCGAAAGTCAATACGAAAGTGAATGCTCCCAAGGTCTAAAGACCTTGGGCGTCTGTGTTAAGTTGCCTTAACAAAAGAGTCCATTCCGACTCTCAAAATGTTTCGTGCTGCGTTAAGGTCTCGTCCAATGTTAAGATTACAAATAGGACATTTGTGCTGTCTCTCCGACAACTCCTTCTTAACTATGGTTCCGCACCCCTACGTCTTTAGCGTAGGTGTGGTTGACATATGTTAAAATCCGAAAAATTCATTCACTGTATTTTGATTCGCCGTAGGGAATTGCCATTTCAAAATTGAATAGAAATCTAAAAGTTTATTTTCTAATTCGGCCTCAAACATATGATGTCTATCCACATTTTTAGTAATAAAATCAAGAATTTGATCTGGATCAGTTCCATCTGCTTTGAGTGCGATACACTCAATTCCAAACTGGTTTTGTTTCAAATAGACATATTTGATTTTCTGTCCATGAAAAATTGGATGCACCATTTTGCCGATACCCGAATGTTGCAACAAATCGTTGTATGCTAATGCCGCTTTGGCTTGTGCTGTTGCTCCTTTGATAAATTTGAAACAATGGCGAGTTTTTGGATTGAAATCCGTTTTCTTGTCTTTGCTTTTGAACTTAACACTGGTATTCTTGGCAATATCAATAATACTCGCATTTGGAAGGTCGTTCAGCAATGCCAGAATTTTGACATCAATCTCTTCCTTGGGAGTTTTGCGAAGAATATCTTGCAGAAACGTTTCCATGAATTTGCGGAAATAAATTGGGAATGAGCTTTTAACTACGTCAATACCTTTGACTTCCAGTTTAGCAATATGATTTCCATTTTCATCAAAAACGAATTCTGAACGATTGTCGTTTGTGACTTCCATCGTTTTGACATCGATGCCGCCCACGTTAATGATGAATTGTGCGTAACGCTTTTTGCTCAACCAAAAACTGGTCTTGGCAATAACTTCTTGCTTGGCATCGAAACGGTGTTTTTCAATATTGAACATCCGCACTGCCATAACATCATAAAACTTGTTCACGAACGTCTGGACTTCTGTGGTGACTTTGAGAATTGCCTCGGTCATCAACTTTTCATCGCTCTCATCGATTTCTGGCATGTTTTTCCGAATGATCGGCAGAGCACTGGCGAAACAAGAATCCGTGTCAGTATAGATCACCCAATTACCCTCGGTTTCGTTCAACGATTTTTTGAAATACTCGTTGATCGCTTTACCAGTTGTTTTGATAATATCCTGACCAGTTATTGTTACAGCACTCGCATTATCCTTGTCATAAAAACGAAAGATAGCCAGACCCAATACACCATATATGGAATTGAGAAGCACTTTCTGCACCTTTTGGCGTTGTTCATAAAATTCATACTGCTCCCAATCTTTTGCCTTCGCATACTTCTTGGCAAGTGATCGCATTTCTTTACGCTCATCGAACCATTTTACAAGAATGCTTGGCAGCACACCCGGAACATCTTTTTGATACAAAACACCGTTGCTGGAAATACTCAACTTACTTTGGTCCAACAGTTCTTTCATTTGTGCATGTGAATAGAACGTCGAACCCATATGATATGTGGAAATTTTGTTTTGAGCAAACATGCGAGCATTGTAACTATACAATTTCTGCTCAATATAACGATCAAGTGTAGTTTCCGTCTTGGCTTTATCACTAAGATTTTCCCAATCGTCGGTTAACTCTTGCTTGCGTTCTGGAACGTGAATATCGTCGTATTCAACACGGTCAATTACTGCTACTTTTGTTTCAGGACTGAGGTTAAGACTAATGACGATATTCGGATACATTGATGTGAGGTCCAAATCAAACACCCATTCATAACGACCAGGAACAGGTTCTTTTACATAAGCTCCCTCAAATCCTTCTTCATCAGAATTCTTCTGGTTTTCATATTCTTCTCGCCCATCCACGGGTTTGTTTTTGGCGACTTGATTGTTCCTTCGCAGATACATCAATATTGCGCCCTCAATGAACCGTGAGCTACGATCATAGCACTCGTATGGAACGTGCCCTTTATGACAAATAGCTCGGACTAGATCGATAAACTTGAGTTTTTTATCGATTGCTACCATGATCTCTACGTCATTCAAATTGTATTCAACATATTTTTTGATGTCCTCTTTGTAAAGAGTATCGAGACTGCCACGATAAGTAATCTTTTCCATGCCCACTTGTTTTTTACCAATCGCGTTCAACGAATAGCTCGCCTCTTTTTTGATATTGAGCTTTTCGTAAACCTTCATGTAGTCCAAATGGGTAACGCCAGCAATTACCAATTTCTGGCTCCAATCGTTGATATAAACAATGCCGATTGGACTCAATCGTTTGGCATTCTCATACCCCACCACAGATTTGAGGCGACGATAGATGTAAGGCATGTCGAATTGATCGCTGTTCCATCCAGTTACAATCGTGGGCTGAATTTCTTCCCATTTGGATAGAAAGTGCATCAACATACTTTCTTCATTGCGAAAGCTTTTGATTTCTTTGTCGGGGCTGTCAAAGTCCGCCATCAAACCATTGCGGTCCAAAATGAATGCGGTATATTTCTTGGCAGCACTATCATATACAGCCAAAGCTGTGATTGTTTTGTCAGCCTCTCCGTCCGCAGCGATTCCACCTTCGATGTCGATTTCGATGTCCAAAAATAATACGCGATGACCTTCAGAAAGTTCGTCGCTATCTTCATAAGCATCAATCAGAATACGAGTATCAATTGGAACGTCACTTTCAAACAAAGAAGGATCGCGAGGATTGAAACTGAACACTTTCTCCAGATCGTCCCCGAACATACTTTTGTATTTACCGCCCGAACGCTTTCTATAAGCGTATGGGCGAAAAACAAAATTGGTATATCCAAGTTTGTCGTCCCACAGATGGCAGGTGTTTGTTTTACGCTCGAAGTAGATGTTTTGAAACATAGGCTGTCATTAGGATACACCCAACTTGGCAACAAGTCCATCGAAAAGTGGAAGATGTTCTTCTATTACTTTAGGTCGAGCATTTGCTAACCGTTCCATCAACTTTTTATGATTAATGGAAGGAAACACAGACGGGTCTAGTTCGACTCCAACCAATACAGGAGGTTCGATTTTATTGATACAATACCACAATATCGCTAGTTCGTCTTCGTTTAATTCGTTTAATTGCTCTCGTCTCATTGGTGTAACTTGAGACCAAAAATGTTGGTCCCGTAGTTCACAAATAATACATTAGAGAGCTTGGTTTGTAAAGCTTTAATTTCAGCAACGTGCGCTTCTCTTTCTACGTCTTCAACTTCTTTGATGCTAAAACTATTACCTAAATTGCGAACCATGGAGTCTTTTGGACTAAGAGTAGCTTGCGGTGTGATGACCAGATAGTCATTTGGTTTGAGTTCTTTTTTCTTTTTGCTTTTATTGTCAAGAACTGTCACTTTACCATCCACCAAATATACATGCGTGAACTTATCTCCTGCTTTGATAAATAGTGTAGCCTTATCAAATACAATTGTGCTCATACTGGTTGCGATGACTGACTGTTTGGTAGACTCACTGGCACAGTATAGTTCACCTTGAAACGAAAAATTGAATTGCGAGTCTTTGATTTTCAACACCTCTGGTAGTTTGAAATCGTTGGCGTATTCTGTTGGAGTGACGTTGAAAAACGCAGAACTGTTTTCTTTTTGATACACAACTATTTTATAAGGCAGTGCGTATGTAGCTGTGGAGTTGGTCGTTGTGACCACCGACAGATTGTTGTTGAGCGTATATGTATTTCCAATAATAGTAGGCACCACCACCAATTTGTTGCTTACAACGTCACCAAGCTCAATTTTCTCGGTGGTGTCGTAAAGGAACAGATCGTTCGCGGTAACAGTGTTTACCAGCACAAACATTGATATCAATAATGCGGTTAATTTTTTCATATACTAATAAATAGTTCTTTTAATTGACAGTTGCTGTTTATACTGTAGCATGATGCTATGTCGGATCAAGAACAAAAAATACAAAAGCGGGGTCGAGTGAGTTTCAGTCAATATTCAACTTTTCTGAAATGCCCCCATAAATGGTATTTGGATTACGTCAAAAACTTACGAGTTCGTGATGATAATGTAAATACTGCGTTTGGCACTGCGATGCACCATGTATTTCAAACTTATCTGACCGCTTTATACAAAGAGAATGCGGTCACAGCCGATGCTTTGGATTTGAAAGCCATGTTCATGACCAAATTCAAAGAAGAAGTTGCAAAAATTCGTGCAGCAGGAGTTGTTTTAAGTGAAGACGAGTTCACCGAATTTTGCTATGATGGCGATGATATTATTACTACATTCAGCAAAACCAGCAATCGTATCAAACATTTTCCTTCCAAAAAATATGAACTGGTTGGTATAGAATTGCCATTGGAAATTCCAATCAAAAACAACGTCAATTTCATTGGTTTTGTCGATGTGGTTCTGAAAGAAATCAACAAAGAGCAATATCGTATTATCGACATCAAAACCAGCAGCAATGGTTGGAATAAATACCAGAAGGCAGATGAAAGTAAATATTCTCAACTACATCTCTACAAAAGCGTTTATAGCAAAAAATTCGGTGTTCCTTTGAGCGCAATCGATGTGGAGTTTTTTATTGTTAAGCGCAAACTATATGAATCTGCCACTTATCCACAAAGCAGAATTGATGTATTTGTTCCTGCGCATGGACCTGCTGCCATTAAAGAAAGCATCAACAATTTCATTGAATTTTTGGATCACGGATTTCATCCAGACGGCACTTACAATGAGACCAGCGACTATCCGAAAATCCCAGGCAACGCAAAAAAGAATTGCAAGTATTGCGCCCACTACAAAAAAGCGTGTGATGCTAAAGCAACGAAACTACAACCCGTATTGAAAAAGTAAACTGGGGAATCTACTGGGGTCTTCAGGAATCTCGTAGTATGGCGATTGTCTCACCGACAGTTGATACGCAAAATGTTTGACTGGCGCAAAACAATTGAACTCTGGATTTTGATAGAGTTCAATTGTTATATGATCTATTGCTTTGTTATAGACCGAGTTATGCACCGCATCAATGATGGGCTGAAAACTTCTTTTTTTGAAAACCATGCAGTGTGTTGTGAAATAATCGGTTGACGGTCTTATTACATATTCATTGACAGGTATTCGGACTCCCGTGGCAAGTTGACTTGGATGATATCCTAAATTAAGAATATCCCATTCATTTGGTAGATTTGCTAAAAACAGACTTAACGATTCCTCCCAGTTCTTCGCAAAAAAACAATCGTCTTCGATCACAGCAACACTTTCATAACCACTAATTCGTGCGTTTTCTAAAATTGATACATACGCCGACACAAGGCTGATGTTTGGTTTATGAAATCCTCCTGACACAGAAATGCTTGAATCTATGAATGAGGTCTCTGGTGCAATGACGTATTCAAATTTGATTCCATTACTTTTGAGATGATTATCGATATACCCAAACCGTTTCGAAGCAACAGTGGTAATAACGAATATTTTGTCTACAATATTGTGCAACACATTAATACATATGGTGCCAAAATAAAAATAAGCGGTCGCAGCATATTCGCATATGTATATATGTTAATATGTTATGGAACCATTTGTTACAACAGTAAAATTAGACGACGAACTTTACACACAGTTCAAAGAAATCAACGTAAGAGGCAAAATCTCTTTTCAGGATTTTGTCAACAAGTGCCTTCAGAAATATATTGACGACGTTGAATTTCGCAACGAAATCAGCGAAGGTGTGTGTCACAAGCTGAGTCACAATCAGCCTTTCCAACTTTCAAATCCACATAAAGACAAAAATGAGCGATAAACGTAAAATTCTATTAGCGTCGGACGATCTGCGAATGCACAGTGGCATTTCTACCATGAGCCGAGAACTTATTTTCGGAACAATACATCATTTCGACTGGGTTCAAATGGGAGGTGCAATTAACCACCCAGATACGAACATCGCAGACATGAGCGATGTTGCCAATAAACTGACCGGGCGCAATGATTGTTATTTGAAAGTCTATCCAGTCAAAGACTATGGCAACGAGGACGTATTGTTTCAAATTTTGGCAATGGAGAAGCCTCATGCCATTATGCATTTCACAGATCCGCGTTGGTGGCTTTGGTTGTATGCGATTGAGCACCAAATTCGCAGCAAAATTCCATTGACCTACCTTACAATTTGGGATGATTTGCCATACCCTATGTGGAATAAGCCTTACTATAAAAGTTGCGACGCATTGTTTGGGATAAGCCGACAAACGGACAATATTGTCGAACAAGTTTTAGGCTCGGAAAATTGTATACGGATGAAATAGTGAATAAATTTTATTCATTTGAATAACACACCACTATTTATTAATATGAATACAAAATATTTCAAAACGTGCATAGTTTGTGGGTCACAAATTTTCTATAAGTCAAAAGAAAGTTATTGGGCGAATAAAAAGAAAAATGAAAATGCGCCATGTAGAAGTTGCAGTGGAAAAATACATTCTGCGAGATTGAAAGGTCGAACCAGATGTGCATTCTCTGATGAATGGAGAAAAAATATATCTATTGCACATAAAACATCAAGAATTTGGAAAGCGTCAATGAATACGCCGGAATATAAACAAAAACATAGAGAAAAAATGCTCCGCCTCATTGGCGAAAATAAAATAAAAGTGCCATTTAACAAAAAATCATGCGACTTTTTCAATCTACTCAATTCGAAACTAAATTTCGATGGCAGTCATGGGCTAAATCGTGGAGAAGCTCAAATAAGTGGCTATTTTCCAGATTTTTACGATCCAACAAAAAATATCATAATTGAGTGGGATGAACCCTATCATGAAAAAACAAAAATAAAACAAAATGATTTGACTCGGCAAAATTATCTATTGAACAAATTAAAATGCCAATTCTATAGAATAAAAGAAATCGACAATACAGTATATAAAATCGACGACGATCTATCCGAGGATTACACACAGTCAATACAAAATATATTACATGAATTTCAAAACCAAAAAACGGCGAGTTGTGAACTTTAATAAAGATGACTTTGACAAAATCAAAAAGCACTGCGATGATAACGCTCTCGACATGTCCAAATGGATCGTAAAAATCGCATTCGAAAAAATCGAAATGACGAGCACAATCTCAAATATCAACAACACAAAACACGCTTAAAATTATGCCAGTAAACGGAAAACATTTGCTTCATTACGTGCCGCATGGCATCAACAGTAAAACATTTCAGCCGCTTGAAAAGAACGACGGGGTTCTAAAAAAGTTGCGAAAAGAATACTTTGGTGAGACTCAATATGAATTCGTAGTGGGATTCAATAGCCGCAATTCACATAGAAAGCATCCATCCAATTTGGTGCTTGGATTCAAAACATTCTGCGACCATTTGCCACCGGAAGATGCCAAGAAATGTGTATTGTTGATGCACACCGATAAAAGTAGTCAAGAGGGAACAGATTTGATTGCTGTTACTGAAGCGTTGTGTCCACAATACAAAGTGATTGTGGATGACAGTCGCAAAAGTCCAGAGGAAATGTGCAGATTATACAATCTGTTTGATATGACCGCCAACATTAGCAGCAACGAAGGCTTTGGATTGAGCATTGCCGAAAGTATTATGTGCGGCACTCCAGTCATTGCCTCCGTCACTGGAGGTTTACAAGACCAACTCGGCTTTGTAGATGACAACGGCAATCCTCCAGAATTCAATCTTGAGTTCGGCACCAACGTCACTGGGCGTTACAAAAAGCATGGTAGCTGGGCTAAACCGCTTTGGACCACCACTCAAACCATGCAAGGAAGTCCTCCCACGCCATATATCATGGATGACTTCGTTGACTACAAACAGATTGCAGATGGTATCATGTATTGGTATTTGGCTGGAAACGAAGTTCGCGAGAAGTTTGGTCTGGAAGGTCGTGAATGGGCATTAAACAAAGGTGGCATAAATTCAGAGAATATGTGTAACGAGTTCATAAAAGCGATGGACTACACTATTGATAACTTTACACCACCCAAAAAGTTTGATATGTTTGTATACAGTGAGGATTTCAACATCAGACGGTTGCCTCAAGACAAGGTTGGATTCGACACTCATAAAATTAACATCGAACAGCTTGAACAAGAACTAGAACTAAAACAAAAATCGACATGAACATTAAAAAATTATCCGAAAACGCAGTGATCCCATCCAAAGGCAGTGTTGGGGCAGCTGGTTATGATCTGTATACAACCGAATCATATGAACTCAAACCAGGTGAGCGCAAAGCGTTCAAAACCGACATCAGTTTGGCTATACCACAAGGATTCTATGGAAGGGTCGCTCCACGAAGTGGATTGGCAGTCAAAAACGGCATCGATGTTCTTGCTGGTGTGATCGATCCAGACTATCGTGGAGAAATTCTGGTAGCGTTGATCAACCTTGGTGATAAACCAGTTCAACTTCCAGTCATTAAAGACGGTAAAGCAACAGCCATTGCCCAAATCATTTTTGAAAACTATTCAACTACCACATTCACAGAAGTTGATGAATTGACCGCTACACAACGCGGTGATGGTGGATTCGGTAGTAGCGATCAAAAAAAAAGAGAACCGGTCGATCTAGCTTCTAAACAAATGCGAAGCATGGAAGAAATGTATCAAACTCTTGGGTCTGCTCCTGCGACCCCCGTTAAAAAATATAGTGATCTTGTAAAAGAAAGAACCATTCAATAACATGAGTAACCAACCATTTTGTTTAATCTCTGGTCCCGTATTCAGCCGCAGTGGCTATGGTGACTGGTCTACAGCAGTTGCCAAAAGTATTGTCCGATACGGCAAGTTCGATGTCAAAATTGCTCCTCAAAGATGGGGCAACTGTCAAAGCAAACGCTTTTTGGATGATTTGACCGATCCAGAAGACAAACTATTGACCACAAAAATCTTAACAACCCAACTGCAAAAACAACCAGATTTGTTTATTCAGTTGAGCATTCCCAGTGAGTTTCAACGAGTGGGCAAATTCAATATTGGCATGACTGCTGGTATCGAGACCACCATTGCAAGCGGAGATTTCATTGAGGGCGTTAATCGTGCTGATCTGACCATTGCTTTGAGCAAACACGCCAAAGACGTATTCATTAATACAAAAATGACAAAACAGCTTCCCAATGGGCAAAAAGAAGAGGTGGCTGTGAAAAAGCCCATCGAAGTGTGTTTCTGGGGAGCAGATACCAACATCTACAAAAAAACCGACGAGCGAGTTGCGACAGTCGATGAAGCATTCAGCAAAATTCCAGAAGAGTTTGCTTTTCTGTTCGTCGGACAACTTACTCATTCCGGTTTGTATCACGACCGAAAAGATATCTGCAATCTCATCAAAAGTTTTTGCGAAGCATTCAGTAATAATACCCCGGTGAAACCATGCTTGGTGCTCAAAACATCTGGTGTTGGATTCAGCACAATGGACAGATTTGAAGTGATGAACGTTGTTAACAAAATCCGTTCGTCTGTGAAAGGAAACGTTCCCCAAGTATATGTGATACACGGTGAGTTGACCGATGTGGAAATGAATGCCATGTTCAACCATCCAAAAGTAAAAGCGCACGTATCGTTCACCCACGGTGAAGGCTATGGTCATCCAATGCTGCTACAAACGCTCAGTGGCAAACCATTGTTGGCACCAAATTGGAGTGGTCATTTGGACTTTTTGAATCCGAAATATGCCAATTTGTTGCCAGGGTCTTTGGTTGATATTGATAAAAAAGCTGCGAACCAATGGCTATTGAAAGAAAGTAAATGGTTCAAAGTATCGTATAGCCTCGCCCAAGACAGAATGAAATATCTGTTCAACAGCTATGGCGGTCAAAAACTACAAAACAACGCCGAGCTTTTGCGTGTTGAAAACGCAGAAAAGTTTAGTATGCAGGCTATGGATAAACGACTGTGGGAAATTTTGGACAAACACGTTCCAAAATTTGCTGTGGAAGGGCAATTTGTGCTACCAAAGCTCAAAATTTCTGGTGATGCTCCAGCACAACAAAACCAAATTGTGCTGCCAAAACTCAAAATCGGATAATCTATGTTTTTGTCATATCTAGTTACGTGCCACAACGAAACTCGCAGTTTGAGTGATTTGTTATCAAAACTCTACTCATCACTCAAACCGAATCATGAAATTGTTATTGTCGATGACTATAGCGATTCTCCCGAGACGCTGAAAATTTTGGATGAATACCAAGGACTGGAAAGAGTCAATATCCAAAAACACAGACTAGATAACAACTACAGTGCTCAAAAAAACTTTGGCATTGATCAATGTAAAGGAGACTGGATTTTTCAGTTGGACTCCGACGAACTTCCGACTGACATCCTTCTCAACAACATCGATCTGATTTTGGAAAATAATAGCCAATTTGAATTATTGTGGTTGCCACGGTGCAATTATTTTTCTGGTGTGACGCAAAAAGATATTGACGATTGGGGTTGGCGGATGACTGAAGGCATGGTATCATTTCCAGATTATCAGTCCAGACTATTTCGCAACAAGCCTCACATCCGATTTCGTCGCCGTGTCCACGAAAGAGTGGAAGGCCACACCCTGTATGCCTCGTTTCCCCCACAAAAAGATGTGGCGATCATACATACCAAAACCATTGAAAAGCAACGTGAAAGCAATCAGAACTATATGAAAAATTTCACGTTGGATGAAAACCGTGGAATTCCAATAGACCAAATATGACAACCCGAGAACTAAGAGCAAAATACGGGGATTTTACAAAAACCGACTATTACACATATCCCGCTCACTTTTTTAGTCCTTGGGATGATTTCACAATGCATATTCCAAACTGGAAAGCATTTCTCGCCAGATTTGAAGACCAGTCGGACTGTAAATTTTTGGAGCTTGGAACTGCACAAGGAAGGTCTGCTGTATGGATGCTAGAAAATATTCTGACGCACCCAACAAGTATTTTGGATGCCGTCGATATCGATCACACAACGTGGTTATCGCAGTCCCGTCTAAAAGGAAAATTGGACGGACAAGAGTTTTATTTGGATTGTCTGCAAAACCTAGAGCCATATACTACATCTGGAAAATGTCGGTTTAACCTGCAAACCACCCAAAACTTTTTTAGAAAACTATGCGCCGATAACTTAAACGGAACTTATGATTTTGTGTATATCGATGCTTCTCATGAGCCAGATGATGTTTTACGCGATGCAATTTGCAGTTACGACGCACTAAAACAAAACGGTTTGATGCTGTTCGACGATTATGGATGGAAAGATTGTCCCCGTGGTATTGATGCGTTTCTACACGCATTTAACTCAAAAACAAAAGTGCTACATAAAGCATATCAAGTATTAGTAGAAAAATTATGACACACGCATTTAACACATCTTATAACCAAAAACTACAATACAATTACCAACCCGCAAATAGTTTTCATCCGAAAACCCATAATTATTATGGCTCCGTATCTCAGGTTTTACATTTGTTGGAAAATAAAAAAAATCTAACAATTGCCGAAATCGGTGTGTTTAGGGGAGAGAGTTCACTGGCACTGTTCAACTATTGTGATATCAAAAAAGCATATTTGATAGATCCGTTTGATAGAGATATCGCCGATTCATTCAACGACTCCGATGGCACAAACGTGCATATATCGCAGACATTATTTTTAGAAACATCCTCTAAACTGGAGAAATTTCAAGACAGAATTGTGTTTATTAAAGAAATTTCAGATACGGCTCATATGCACATTCAAGATGATGAGCTTGATTTTGTTTTTATAGATGGGTGTCACACACACGAGTGTGTATATAAAGACCTTATGAACTACATTCCAAAAGTAAAAAAAGGAGGGATTGTTGCCGGTGACGATTTTTCAAATAAATTTAATGGATTTGGGATTCTAGAAGCCGTCAATGATGTGCTCCCAGAATTTGGATATACCGAAATAAACGTGTATAAACACCAATACAAACCGAAAGACTATTATTCAGCGTTTGCGTTTGAAAAAATATGAAAAACGTTATCGTATTTCAAGATTTTGTGGACACCATCACATACGGTCGAAACTACAAAATTGCCGAATTGTTCAAATATTTTCGTGCTCAAATTGATAACAGTTTGCGGATGGGTTGGCAACCAAAAGATATCGTTGTAGTTACCAACCTCGATTTTTCATATAAAAATGCCACCATCATTCGCACAAAACAGCTATGCCGATACAACCGATATTTTAACAAGCAATATGGAATTTTGGAGTTGCTGGAAGAAAATTTAATCGACGACGATTTTTGGTTTCACGATTTTGATGACTGGCAGATTCATCCATTCGAATTCCCTCTGTTTGATGGATCAATTGGTATGTGCAAATACATCGACGATTCGCAATGGAACACCGGATCAATCTTTATCAAAAAATCGAGCAAAAACATTTGGCGGTTGATCGTGGATTTCATGGATGCCAACCAAAACTTTTTGAAAAACACAGGCGACGAAAACGTTGTGAATTTTGTATATCAAACATACCACGACGAGATTAAAAACTATTTTACTCATCTAAACAATCAGTTTAACGTTGGAGTGACTGGTTTCATATATCGACACGATACCGCCGAAAAACCAGTTTGCGTATTGGCATTCAAACCCGATGATGACACAGGTTACAACTTAATGGACCAAAACAATTTGTTGGATGCTGGTATCAAAACAATTTTTCAACAACACAATCTAACCAATGATCCTTAAACATAAATACGCAATTGGAGTCCATGTCATGTTTTATGAAATTAATATGGTATCGACATACATTGATGGGTTGTTGAACATGTTGAGCACCGTCGAAAACAAAGAAACCGTGTATCTGGATTTTGCGTTTAACGTGTCACAATTTTTCGAAAAAATCGACACAGCACAAATTAGCAAAAAAGAACTGATTGCTCGCTTCTATGCCGACATGTCCCGTTTATCAGGGCATCTACACCAAAACGTCAGAATTATTGACAACGATGATGATTGGTATACTCAAACCAGTTACCGTCGAGAATTCAATGCCAACTATTGCAACAAAGTTGATATACTGATGTGGGGTGAAACGGACAGTTGCTTTCCAAAAGAAGCGTTTATGGCATTGGAATCACTAGTTCCGAGCGTGAACAATTTATCAGTATATAGGTTTACCGCATGTTTCGCGGATCGTAAAATGTGGGACAGCAGTTGGGACTGCACTGTGCATCCTAATTTTATCGATCATGTTTATGACGACAATGACGTTGACAACGTAAATCAAGCCAAATCTAGCATTCCAATTAAAATAATGAATGCCATCAATGCAACCATCGATGACCTACAAATCACCGTATTGCGAGAACCAAAAATTGACGGCAGCTGTTTTGTTATCAGCAGCGATTTGGTGAGAAGTGGAGTGAACATTCCAGGTTGTTTCATTCATAACGACGATGAAAGTTTTGCGTTCATTGCGAAAAAACTAATGGGCACCAAATATGTGCAATATGTATTCAAGAATTTGTTGAAAATTCATGCTCGCAGATGCCCTGATAAACGAGCATTTGTTCGTGGAGAAAATAACAATAGGGGTTTTTGCGGTAAAGAAAAAGGCGAATGGTGGACGTTGTTCAAAGAACTCTCCCAAAAAAATATGAACGTATTGACCAGTGGGGACGGGAAATTTCTGACATATCAAGATTTCAAATCCAAATTGAACGATGTGAATGCTCCCCTACCCTAAAGGGATAGGGGCTTCTATGCTTCTTTTGGAAGCAAAAGAGTCCATTCCGACTCTCAAAATGTTTCGTGCAGCATTTAAGTCCCGTCCAATGTCCAATCCACAAAGATTACATTTGTGTTGTCTATCAGAGAGTTTCTTTGTCTCAATGTTGCCACAACCAGAACACATCTGACTCGTATAGGCAGGATTTACGTCATTCACTTCACAGCCAGCTTCTACCGCTTTACTATGTAGCATTTGTCTAAACGTAGTCCATCCTGAGTCTAATATGCTCTTATTCAAACTTCGCCAATTGTCATTCAACATCTGACTTGGTTTAATATCCTCTACACAAATATGTGTGTATTCGCTCACGAACTTCTTGCTCAACTTGTGTAGGAAATCTTTTCGTTGGTTCTTAATCTTACAGTGAACCGACACCAATGCTCTCTTGGTCTTAATCTTCTGCTTATCATCCCTTGGTTTCTTTTTTAGTTTGGAATACTTACCTTGGATTTTGGAAAGTTTCTCGGAAGATTGTCGTAAGAAATGAGGATGAGAAATGGTTGTCCCATCGGAACAAGTGGCAAAGTCAATACATCCAACGTCAATTCCAACTGCTCGCTTCCACTTCTTCACTTCTGGTTTAATCTCAACCTCACAAGAGAAGATAGCATACCAGTGGTTGCCTTCACGTTTAATGGTCAAGGTCTTAATCTTGCCTTCCATTTTACGATGGAGGTTAATCCGAACATCACCAATCTTGGACATCCATAATTTCTTCTTTCCTATCTTAAATCCTGTTTGTGGAAAGGTGAATGAGTCGTATCGGTCATATGACTTAAATCTTGGAAATCCTGCTTTGCCTGTCTTATCCTTCAATCTTCGGAAGAAACCAAGATAGGCAAGGTCAACTCTAGCAGATACATTTTGGAGGATTTGTGAATGGACTGGCGTTTTCAGTTTCATCTTTTTAATCACTTTACAACAATCAAAATGAGTGAGTGTCTTCTTGGTTTTCTCATAGTGGTCGTTTCGCTTCTCAAGGAGTTGGTTATAGACGTAGCGACAAGTTTCTCTCGTCTGTTCAAGACGGGTCAACGTTCCTCCTTTGGGAGACAACCTAAACTTGTAGTTTCGTTTTACATTCACAGACATACATATCATTGACTTTAAGGAAAATGTTATTTTATTTTTATTTCCTTAATATGGTCGTCATTCATCCCCTTGGCTAAAGCCGAAGGGGCTTTCTGACTCCAAGGATGTAAAATAAACTCTTTACATATCAAAATACCTGTGATAAACTGATGTAATGGAAATTTGCTTTATCACGCCAAACAATCACTTCGGGCTTTTGCCCCGAACGTTTGATAATTTGCGCACCGAGTTTGCTTGGCAAATAGCACTACAAGCAACCCATTACCCAATCCAACACATATTGGATCTTCAAGCATATGGATATGGTCCAGACACATATGATGTCGGCATCATCATTCTGCCAAAAAAGCTAGAAACCATAAACACAAACGCTCTATTATTGCGAGCGAAACGCGTGTGCAAAAAACTGGCTGTGATGCAGGAAGGTCCGGCGTGGTATTTTCAAGATTATGACTGTGCGAACCAGATCAATTATCTAAACTTCCTTGGTGAAATGGATTTCTTGCTGGTTCACAATGCGGCAGATATTCCATATTTCAGAGGCATTTTCAAAAAACCCACATTCCATCTACCATCTTTAATGCTCACAGATGGCATTGAAAGTGTTAAACGTGAAGATACGGGAAACGTTATCATTGGAGGAAATTTTTGCAGTTGGTATGGTGGCATCGACAGTTATTTCGTGGCTCAAGCATTCAAACAACCAATCTATGCTCCATCGATGGGACGCAAAATCGCCAATGAGGATCAATTCCCAAACTTAACGCATCTGCCGTTTCTGTGGTGGAAAGATTGGATGCACCAACTTTCCAAATTTCATGTCGGTGTGCATTTGATGCGAACTCATGCCGCCGGAACCTTTGCGCTCAACTGTGCATATTGGGGAATCCCTTGCATTGGTTACAGAGGATTGGACACCCAAGAAACACTTCACCCATTGTTGACGGTGAATATTGGCGATATAGAAAAAGCCAACGATCTGGCAATAAAATTACGTGACGATAAACACTTTTATAATTTTGCTTCGGAATGCGCCGTAGATAATTATACTGTGTATTACAAAGAATCTGTTTGGTTACGATATTGGGAAACAATATATGGACAAATCAAAAACTAAAAAAATAGGAATCATCGGATATGGTTATGTAGGAAAGGCATTTGATGCTTTTTTCAAAACTCATTATGACGTTTGTATTTACGATCCATATCTGCTTATGGGTAGTAAAGAGGAAATTAACACATGCGACGTTGCAGTTATTTGCGTCCCAACTCCATCCAATCCAGATGGCAGTTGCAATACGGATTCAGTTGAGGATGCCGTATCTTGGTTGCAAACTCCAATCATACTTATTAAATCCACCGTTGAAATTGGAACCACTCGACGGTTGAGCATGAAATACAGTAAAAATGTTGTGTTTAGTCCAGAGTTTGCTGGCGAAAGCAAATATTGGACCCCACAAGGTTTTACTACCGATGTAAAACAGACTCCATTTTTCATTTTCGGCTCCGACAACAAACATCTTGGACACGAACTCGTCAACATTTATATGCCCATTACAGGACCGAGTAAAACGTATCGTGTGACAGACAGCATTAGTGCCGAGATTACCAAATACGTTGAAAATACGTATTTCGCCATGAAAGTTGCATTTGTCAATGAGCTATACGATTTATGTCAACGTAGCGGCACCCATTGGAACGAAGTAAGGGATTTGTGGCTGCTCGATCCACGCACCAACAAAAGCCATACAGCCGTATTTTCAAACGAACGTGGTTTTGGTGGAAAGTGTCTACCCAAAGACACTAAAGCTATGGTTGCGTATGGTGATAAAATTGGAATCGATCTGAGCATTCTTAAAACGGTGCTGACAAGCAATGATAGCATGACAAAGCGAAACGAATAATTTATATGCGCCTCCACATAAACTATTTTGATATTGGACTCTGGAAAACTGCTCCGGAGATAGACATGATGATAAATAAAGTGCTTATCGATTTCCCAGACATAACTTATTCTGTATATGGTATTGAAGCGCACCCAGAATACTGCCAGACAGTCCGGTCGCAGTATGCAAACAACTCGAATGTGAAAATATACAATTTGGCGATTGCGGACTCAAAATCACATGTTAATTTGCATTTAGAAAAGCAAACGGGTCTGGGTAATTCGATTTTTCAAACTAAAAATAACGTCGATCCAAACACTTATATTAAAATTCCGGCAAACACATTTTCCGGTTGGCTAATCGAGAACAATATCTGTCTAGAAAACTCAATCAATATACTCAAAGTCAATATCGAAGGGGCAGAACTATATCTGTGGGAAGACTTCGATAAAAACAATCTTCGTTGTAAATTTCATATTTTTTGCGGACATCCTTCTCACGACATCTATAAAATAAAAGAGTTGAGTGGCAAAATTAGTGAGTATCATAATTTGATGAAAAAACTAAACATCCAGCTTGACTATTTCTGTCATACAAACGTAAATTTGTCTGTGACTTCTATGAAACAAACACTTGCCACAAAACTACACAATTTATGCCTATAATTGATGAACTACTACAAACTGACAAAAAAATTAAATTCGTGGTGCCTACGCTTTTCCACAGAAAAGACTCCGAAATTGCCTGCATAGAATCGCTATGTTCTCAAGCATTGGCGCATAACAAAAAAAATGAAATTCATGTGGTTTGTAATTACGAGAATGACGATTTTGTAAAATGGGAGCCGAGTCGTCCTCAGATTCAAAAACACGTTTCCAATTTAATGCATAATATTTCGAAAGCATTAAACATCGTTGCTTCACAAAATAACACGAGCGATTTTGATTATTTTTGTTTTTTGCACTCAGATATGCTTTTTACAGACCACCATTGGATACAAAAATGTATTGATATTCACAACACAAATAAAAACATTGGTATAATTGGCTCTCGCGGACACTCCACTTTCAGTTTGTATCACAAACCAATTACTGATGTGAACATATCCGGTGTGGACAGGCTATATGAAGTTTTATGGTCGGACGGAATAATGTTTTTTGCAACAAACCTATTTGAGACTATCGGATATTTTGACGAGCAGTATTTTGGTGATTGTGAAAGCCAAGATTTTTGTTATAAAGCATTCGAAAAAGGTTTTATCAATCTGTATGTTCCGATTATTTACCTAAACGGAACTCATGGCGTAACTGGATTTGGAGGAAAATCTCCCAAATCAAGCCCATTACTCGATAGTGTCAAACAGTCCCAAAATTTGTTTAAGAAGAAGTGGGGACCCATCTCTAACTCTTGGATAAACAAACAAAAACTCTAAAACTGACCGATATTTATGCCTATAATTGACGAGCTTCTACAAACTATTCCCGATAAATTTCAACATCATACAACGACGAGCCATCGATTCAAACGGGACATATTCGAATTTTTCGACCGCGAGGAATTCAAAAATAAAATCTGTGTCGAATGGGGAAGCAACCTTGGATACACAACGCGAGTGCTGAGTTATTTGTTCAAAGAGGTGACTGGATTCAATAAAGAAAGAATCGTGGAAGCAGTCGAATTTAACAAAGATCGTCCAAATATTCGATACTATGCCCAAAATATTTACACAACGGACATACCAATCAACACAGGGGATGTGTTTTTAGTCGATGCGCTTCACACTTACGATGCTGTGATCGATGATACTATGAGATCACTGACATTCAAATCATCTGGGAAAAAATATTTCATTTACGATGATTACGGCGCATATCCAGAAATCAAACAGGCCATTGACGATTTGATTTCGTGTGAAAAAATCAAACTCGTCAAAAAAATCGGACACGCTCCAAACGATCCATTTATACGTAAATTGACGGACTATGAGGGTCTGATTTGCGAAGAGGTCGTTTCTACAAATGAATAAAAACTGCATAATGATGGTGGCGATTGAGGATGAGCTATCAAAGCATTCTCACAAAATCTATTTTGAACACACCATAAACGCTTGGCAATATTATTGTAATAAGAACAGCATCGATTTTATTGTGGTTCGGGAAAAAATGCCAAACGTTAAATACAGCGTTTGGCACAAAGAGTTTGTGTTCGACTATGTTGGGGACAAATATGATAAAATCGGCATTGTTGATTTCGATACAATGATTAAATGGGATGCCCCAAACATTTTTGAATTATACGATGATGAGTTTGTTGGTGTATTGGATCAAACATCCATTAACTGGATGAACCTCAGTCAGACTGCATATCGAAATACATTTCCACAATTCAAAAATATGCATGTTGGATTGAGCGAGCACATTAATGGTGGAGTTCTATTTTTCACCAAAAATCACAAACCGTTTTTTGAAACACTCAAACAGTTTTATTTTGATAACAAACCAGTTTTGGACAACTGGAATATTCCAAACACAGGAAAAGAACAAACTCTTTTGAATTTCCACTTGAAACGAGATGGCATTAAATGCAAATATCTGCCATATGCGTGGAACACTGTTGGTATGATAAAAAAAGGATTGTTGTGGCACAACGATAAACTAAACGATCCGATTCCGTTCTTTTTCAAATACACCTATATTTGGCATTTCACTGGGTTTCCAATTGAAGAGCGAGTTCAACTGATCAACCAAATCTGGTCCCAAATCCAAGGATACTATCGATGAAAAACGTCATTTTCATTCCTGCGGTAATTTCAACGCAAGGCGAGAAAAAACTGCGTAGCACTCCACTTCTTAGCAAAATATTTGATTACAGCATTCGCAGTTGGAAGCATTTTGCTAAAAACCATAACTGCGAAGTTGTGATTTTGGATCAGCCTTTGATGGATAGCAATATTGCCAGCATGGCATGGCAACGTTACTACGTTCTGGATTTATTGGAAAACAGCAATATAGCATACGATCAAGTTTTGATCGTTGATGCCGACACAATCGTGCATCCTGAATGTCCCAATTTCTTTGAAATGACAGACGGGTTATATACTGGTGTTCATGACGGTGTGGTATATGAATGGGTGATGCGTAGCGTGGAGTGCTATAGCAAAGCACTGTTCAATGATTACAAGCTTGATATTTGGAGCTACATCAATGGGGGCTTTCAAATCATAAATACATCTCATAAACCTAATTTGAACAAATTTAAGCAGTTCTATTTGGATAACCGTGATCTGATATACCAATGTGAAACTCAAATCAAACTTGGAACTGATCAAACTCCCATGAACTTCTTTTTGCAGATGAACCGCGTTCCGACCAAAATATTGCCATATGAGTTCAACATGATGGGGTTAAATTTATTGGAGGGTCTGACCGATGACCTCCCATTCACAAAATTTGGATGGGTGTATCACTTTAACGGAATCCCGGATACTACTTATGGAAATAACGTTGAGTTCTGGATGAACAAAACTTATAATAAACTCTATACTGTATGAACCACACACGACTCTAAAAAAAGTAGTCGAACTAAAAATACTAAATTATGAATATTAGCCTGGTTATACCTGCAAGAAACAACCTCAAATACCTCAAGTGGTGTTATGACGCTATTCGCACCAATCTGAGCCACCGCAACCATGAAATTTGCGTGGCGGATGATGCTAGCACCGATGGCACTTGGGAATGGTGTGAGGCGATGCATAAACAAGATCCATATTTCAAAGCCGTCCGCAATGAGGGTCCTGCTCGCAAAGGCATGACTGAGCTTTACAATATTTTGGTAGAGAAGGTCGCCACATGCGAAGTGGTGATGATTTATCACGCCGACATGTATATCAGTCGCAACGCCGATCTTTTAATAGAAAAGCACCTCAAACCGCAAACAGTTGTGTGTTTGACCAGAGTTGAACCGCCATTGCACCCAGGAGGTCCAGAAAAAATCGTGATGGATTTTGGCGTGGAACCAGAATCATTCAAAAAAATGGAGTTCGATAAATGGCTGTTGGAAACAAAAGCAACTCGTAAAGATAAAACCACTGAGGGTGTATTTGCTCCTTGGGCGATCTACAAACAAGACTTCCTTAGCATTGGAGGTCACGACTTATTGTTTGCTCCCACAAGCAAAGAAGACAGTGATATTTTCAACCGATTCCTTTTGAGTGGATACAAATTCGTTCAGCTATGGGAAGCGTGTGTGTATCATTTGACTTGCCGTGGAAGTCGTTTCAATCCAACCATCACATCAATAGGCACCGATAGCACAGAATGGCAAGAGCAGAACGTCAAAAGTGCCAGAAATTTCATTCGTAAATGGGGTCATTTTGTCAAACACAATGACATGATGAAACCGGTTGTTCCGAACCGTTACAACGTTGGTTTTGTTGTTCTCAATTGCGACGAATATCGTGTGGCATTACTGGAGCCTTGGTGCGACACGCTATATACAGACGTTCCCTATAGCCGATACATCGCCGCCGAACAAAAGAACACCAAATTCGATCTTGTTAAAAAGTTGAAAACTTACGAAGAACCAAAAACCAATGACGTTCTGGTTACATTCGACGGCAATAAAGTGACCAACCAAAGCTTTGAATTTTTCAACATGCTGCAAATGATGTTGGAGGACAGTGGAACGGTTGGTGAACTTGAATACGATATCTTCAAACTTAAAATCAATCGTTTGGTTGATTATAAACAAAGCCTAATAAACGTCAATGACGACGACTACAAAAAACGATTGCTATGAACAACATGTGGTATTTGAATTTTGGGCTTGTATGCTATGTTGCATTTTTCTTGATACTCTGGTTTAACAGCGACATAGTTGAAACTGTGGCAAAACTGACATGGACCAAGAAACTATTCAGAATCGAAGAGTTCCACACATATAAAATGGAAGTCGATGTTATGGCTGAATATCCAGATTTTTTGATTGGACAATATCGAGGGTGGATAACGATGCTGTTGTCATGCCCAGTGTGTTTGACATTCTGGTCAACATTGATACACACATGCATTTTATGGCCCTGGCAAGCCGCTCTAGTATTGTTTCCCGTCAACTATTGTTTGAGTCTGTCTATTTATTTACTGATACGTAAATTGTTATGACCGTTGGAAGCTATCAAGCATTCTATAACATGGTGAAAGATGACCAACCCGCCATTGGAAAGCCTCTTGGCGACTGTCTGCGTTCTTTGTCCGGCATTTGCGCATGTCGCAAACAGCAAAAAACTCAAAAATCCAACGAGTGTAACCAGCTTTACATTAACTTTGTAAAAACAAGTGGCGAAGCACTCAAAGAATACTTCGCCACGAAAACTACTGATGCTGAGATTTTATTTAGCCACGACTCGCATCATGAGATACTTAGACTGAAACTTAGGTAATCACTCCTATTGATTTGAGTGCTGTTTTTACGTGATCGATGATATACGGAGAGTTTCTCAATGATTCGGCAGTTGGACACTCATCGCTCACATCCACCCATTCAAACGCATAATCTGCTCTGGCTTTGACTTTTGGATTATTAAACTGTTCATGGTCGTTCGGTGCTGCGTCATATATTTTCACTGGAGTTGCGGTTGTAACGTGACGCTTGCTGGGTGCTGGACCCAATTTGAAACGAGTTATGTGAATCAATTTCCCCATCATTTTGTTTTGCACCCAGTAACACTCATCCTCTGGATAGCTATCATATCGAATATCTGTGATGATATCAAAATCAATCTCATTACTAACTGACGCTAGGTAATTAATTCGATCTTCTACTTTTTGGGTCCAATACTTACCATGCGTTAATTTTCGCATCATGTCCCCATACGCAACCAATAGTGGACGAATGATATTTTTCTCCTTTGTATTTTCTGTGAATGCGGAGATTAGTGCTTTGTCAAAAATCAAATCTTTTAGATCACTTTTCAATTCGGTCGCCAATGCGTGTCGAGCAACCCTAAGACCACGTTCTTTGAGAATGTCGGCGGCGACAGTTGCAAACAAATCTTTGCCGCTTCTTGCAAGACCAGATATACCAATAATTTTCATATTTTTGGAGGAAGGAAACCTCTTCGGCTTTAGCCAAGAGGAGGAATTCCGACCATTCAATTATCTTAGCACAGTCTTCTTGGATTTGTCAACCACAAAAATAGTTTCTCTGTATGAAAGATTTTTTGTATCTTGGACGTTTTTAAGTGTATTTATATGTAGATGAGCAAATTGACATACAACACAAAATTGATATTCAAGAGCGACGATGATAAAAATAATATCATTAAAATGCTTGAATCCCAACTGTTTGCATGGAATGAGTGCTCGAAAATCCAATTTACTCTTCCCAAAAACTCTATCATAGACCTGCATTCTAAGTTCTATTCTAGTTTTAGATTAAAAAATCCTAATATACCCTCCCAAGTCGTAATATCTGCCGAACAGTCAGTTCTGTCCTCGTTTAGATCGATTAAATCAAATAAGCAGAAGGTAAAAACTCCTCCGATTAAAAAGAATTTGTCAATCCGACTTGATAAAAGGACATTCTCTTTTAAGAATGGGAAATTTAGCATAATAAGCCTTGGAAAGCGTATCAAATGTCATCCGCTAATCTTCCCCAAACTTAAAGAGTATATGGATAAATATACATTTTGCGATCCACTTCTTTTCGTTCGAAACGGAGAAGTCCACATATCTTTAACATTTAATATTCCAGAAATTAAATCTCAAAATAAACTTGCGGTTGGGGTCGATTTGGGGTGCGTTAACTTGGCGGCTACCAGTGAAGGAAGGCTGTATAAGGATAAATCATTTAACTCTAGGAAACGGCAATTGAGGTATCTTAAATCCGCTCTGAAATCGAAAGGCTCAAAGTCTTCCAGAAGGCATATTAATAAATTACATCATAAAGAACATAATATTAATAAAAATTTGTCTCATAATTTAGCAAATAGGATCATTCAAGATACAGATGCCGACACGATTGTTCTTGAAAACCTCAAATCATTAAAAGTCAAAAAGCATAAATATCAGAATAAAAATAGAATTTCTCAAATTCCAATTTTTGAATTGAGAAGAATAATTACCTATAAGGCACTCTTAAACGAGAAAACGGTTATTGTAGTAAATCCATCATACACAAGTCAAATTGACCATAGGACAGGCAAACTAGATGGCAAAAGAATTGGTGGTAGGTATATCGGAAAAGATGGTCAAATACTCCATGCGGACGTAAATGCCGCTTGTAATATTGCCATTCGATCCAAACTCCCATGTTCAATAAAAAATTATTATACATGGCAGGCGACAGTCAATTCGCCAATCGTATGTAAATCTTCTGGTTCGTCGGAAGTATTACAAGCACCTATCCCTTTAGGGTAGGTGTTGTTGACGTGTTAACTTTCAAATAATTTTTCAATTTCCGTTTCTGAATATCCGAATGATGAAACCAAAGAAACCAGTTCAGTGGTTCCGCGTTCAGTCTGAATAAGTAGTTTGTAATAATCGGATGCATCACCACTACCTATTTGAAAATTTTTGCATATGCAACTCAATACAGTTGCCTCCACATCTTTGTTGCTTTTTTTGATGTATGGATAGAACCTATAGTCTTTCGGAATACATTTGATAAGCAATTGATAAAACTGTTTGTCTGGTAAAACTTCCATGTATTTTGAGATGTAAGAGATTTCCTCGATGATTTTCGAATCCATGCTCAATACACGCAGAATCATAAACTTGTTGAAAGTTTTACGTTCAGCTTCCGAAAACGTATCGTAATAATCTGGACTTTGAGCTTGTCGTATGTGTTTTACGTGATCAAATAACCCTCTGGTTCTAACTACGTCGTCTTTCGACAGTGTTCCTTTTCGTTTCATTGCTAGTCATTCTAACACGGCGTTTCAATTCCGCAAGGTCTTTAATCATCTGGGTGCGTTCGGTGTTGATAAATTCAAATGCATCCGTTATAGTTTCGAAGATTTTTGTTGTTTCAGCTTTATGCCCTTCGATTCCCTTTGCATTTACCGTGTCGTTTGTATCGCACAATTGTTTGTGTGCTTCCAAATCTTTATGCAACCCCACCAAATCACTGTTAAATTGTGCCTCCATTGCTTTGGAAGCCTTATCCAATTGATTTTGTTGTTCAAACTTCGTCTGCATTGGTTTAATCCAACTGCGATAAACAAAGAAAAGCGTGGCTCCCAGTGATAGGAGCCACGCTGCAACAACAATTAGAATTGTTGTTTGTGCAGTCATAGCTTGAGTTAGGCTTTATAACCTGCTGCAAGAACTTCACGCAGTGCTCGAATCTGGCGACCATTGAGATCGAGCCGAGTTTGCCCAGCGCGAAGCGTCAAACGTGCCGCCTTCTTGGTTCCGGGCATTGGGGTCGAGAGGTAAACTTCAACGCCAGTTGAATTGTGTCCGACGAATTTGGTCTTGTTCTTGCTATTCTTACGCGTATACATATGTATGTGTCCTTTAGTTTTGTGTTTTTTTGTTTTCGTTAGTTGTTCGCTAACTTGATATCAATTTACACCCGAATCTTTGACTGTCAACAGGTTACACTTTTTTTAATTTTCGAGTGGCAACTCGCGCAGTAAATATTCATGACAGTTTTTAGCCATCTGAACATATGCATCGGAAAATTTGTTGGGCTTAGTTCCCTCTTGGAACAGAACGTGATTTTCAATCACCATTTCAAAAAAGTTTATAGCGTAATCTTTGAGTTTGAATTCAAACTCCAAATCAACGTCGAGGTCCACAAATTCAACTGGGAATTTTAATGGCGTGTCGCGATGGCTACGCTTGTCGATACCAAACTCACCTCTACTTTCACTATAATGAAACAACGGGCGATACTTGCCCCACGACGACATAGCCAACGCAACTGCATTTTTAGCAGAAAGATGACCTGGGTTGCATTTATGATGTAAATTGTCGTAAGTGATTGGTATGCCGATACGTTGATGAATATGCTCGTAAAGCTGCTCAACATTCCAACTATTGGGCTTGTCCTCGTTCTCCAGAACCAAACGACTCTGAACACCCTCAGAAAGCGTTTTATACGCCTCTATAAAGCGTTTGGCGATATCGGGGAGTGATCCCTTGAAACAATTCATGTGAATGTTTATAGGGGCATTGTAAGAGCGCGGCAGGCCCATTCTGTCCATAAGCAAAGCGTGATGCTCCAATTCCACTAATGATTTGGCAGCTACAGAAGGGTTTGCGCTGGCTGGGACCACAAACTGGTCGGGGTGCATACTGCACCTGATACTGTTATTTGCAATAGTTTGCGCAATGTCTGCAAATGTGGCGTTGATGAGTGCCTTGTCTGGAAGAACGTCGAAGCTAAGATTAGCATCTGGTAGAGTCGCTAAAGGAAACAGACTGCTGCTGATGCGATAGTTCCAATTATTGGCAATACAATGTTTAATCGTATCGTGCGTCAGATCCAAATTATTAACAACCCGACTACTTAATATCGATAATGCTTTGGTGCGCTCCAATGCCAAAAACCGTGTTTTGGTCATTGTGCTGGCTCTACGCCCAGATTTTTGCAGTTCGAGTGATATACAACAGAGACTTTTTTTCATATTTTTGGAGGAAGGAAACCTCTTCGGCTTTAGCCAAGAGGAGGAATTCCGACCATGCATTTAATATAATACATATTCTCCGATTTGTCAACATTAAAAATATTTTTCATTATTTTTCAACTTTTTGTATTTCAAGTGTATACTTATATGAAGTGATAAGCTATAATACACAACTTTTAATGAAAACTCAAGATGACTTTGATAATCTCAAGTCAATTCTTGATATGCATAAAATTGTGTTTAATTTCGCTTCAAATCTACAATTCAATGAATTAAAAAATAGTTTAGTTGTTTTACATTCAAAAGTCTATTACAATATTCGTAAACAATATCCAAACATTCCATCTCAAGTCATAATCAAAGCTGAACAGGAATGCCTGTCAAGTTATAAAACTACTAAATCTAATAAACATAAATTGAAGAAGCCGATTGAGAAAAAGAATCTCTCAGTGAGATTGGATAAAAGACTTTATTCCAAAAATAAAGATGATAAATACTCTATTCGTATAACGTCTGCGGTTGGAAGACAGTCGTATAAATTTGTAGTATATCACAAATTAAAAGAGTTGTTGGATAAGTATGAGTATGCGGACCCATTGATTTATGAAAATGGTGGCAAATTATTTATATCATTTTGTTTTGATACTAAACCAAAAGACAAAATCAAGCAAAAATTAGCTTTAGGAGTTGATATCGGAATTCGTCGTAGTGTTGCTTGTAGCGACGGAAGAATCGTTATTGATAGAAAATTTAATGGTGACAAACGCAAGTTAAGGCATCTGAAAGATGCCCTAAAATCAAAAGGATCAAAGTCTACCAGAAGACATCTTAGTAAATTGAGACGCAAAGAGCACAACAAAAACAAAAACCAAACTCATCTTGTTGCCAATGAAGTTTTGAGAACAAAAGCAGACACCATCGTTCTTGAAAATCTAAAAGGCATAAAGAAAAAGAAACACAAATATCAAAATAAGCGTTCAATTGGACAAGTTCCAATGTTTGAATTTCGCAGAGTAATAACCTATAAGGCAGAGAACCAAGGTAAGACGGTTCTACTAGTTCGCCCTTATTACACATCACAAACTGATTGCGTAACTGGCAATCGTGAAGGTGAAAGAAGAGGTTGTAGATTTTACTCTAAGAATGGGCTTATTTATGATGCGGACATCAATGCTGCAATCAATATTGCAAAACTGTCCAAACTTCCCGTATCACAGACTAATTATCTGACTTATGGGCAGGCACTCGTCAACGTGCCAATCGTATGTAAATCTTCTGCTAGTAGGGAAGTATTACAAGCCCCTATGGCTTTAGCCTAGGGGTAGTTGACTCTCCGAATATACCACGTTCTATAAAAATGTCAATTAGGCACTTCCGCTGATAAACGAGCCTGTGGCGCAACAATTAATGCCCAGAATAGGACAGAAATATCCCAGTAGTTTCCATGTTGCTGGACCCGCTGCCGTTTTGACCCAAGATGCCTTTTTATTGATGCCTTGAGCCAATACGTATGAAGTTTGTCTGGTGAGATTTGGAAATTGATCACTCAACGAATTGAAATCAGCGTCGCTATTGTTACGATAATAAATGGTGTTATCGTTTTTTATCAACAAATCCCCAGGGTCGCCAGTGAAAATACCGTTCGGACTCGCATCGACTTCTTTGTTTGACCTAGCCTTTTGGGCAAACTGCGTCAATTTAGATACGAACTGTTGGTATCGATCTGCGAACGTATAGTTTACTGATGGATTTTTACTTTTGCCCATGTGTTTACCTTATAAATAGTAAAAATCTCATCTTCCAACCGCATCAATACAAAGTTTTTTCCAGACTATCTATATTTATGCATAGATAATATCATGCAGTTAAAAAAACTCAATCCAGCCGAAACAACGTTTTATGTGTTTGAAACGTCCAGCACAACATTCAGCCTTTTTGATAGTCAGCTGGATGTTGCTATTTATTATGGAAGCTGGAACATGTGCGAAGGCTTGATTAAAAATATAAAAAAGCACATGAAATCTGCTTCGATCCTCTACTACACAAAAAACAAAAGCGGAACTCTTGTTTCAGAGTCCGCTTGGTCACACAAAGCTTGAAGCTTTATATCGAGGTTAGACTGTGACGGATGTTGGTTTTGAAAGGACCGTTGCAATGTTTGGCACAGCAACAGAATCGACTTCGGGTGTTTGAATATTCATAACATTGATACTCAATGCGGATTTGAGAAGCACACCTCTACTCTTGGCATCCGCAATATGCTCTTGAGTGATGGGACCATGCACCATAACGATGCGGGGACGACCTTTACCGTTTGGTAAATACCCAAGCTCATTCACAATTGCTTCTCGAACGGCATTTTTAATCCGAACCCGCAACGTAATGTTGACGAAATCGGGATTTGCCGTATGACAATCCTCGACAGTAAAAAGGTTTTTGGGCCAATTCACTGTGAGTCCAGTTTTGTTTTTTCTATCAGTTTTCTTCATATTTTGTCCGTTTGTTTGTTTGTTTTTACTTTGTGTTAAGTAAAGTCTACTTTCTAAATTATATCACCCAAATGCTTAATTGTCAATGCTTTCCAACATCTTTTTATTGAGAGTTGAAACGATCTGGTTAATGTTTCCCACATTGATATAGATGGCATCTTGACCATACATCATTTTGAACAGTTCAGATAGTTTGTTACCGTAACCACCCGAATCGCTAATGAAATAGGAAATGACATTGTAATTATAATCACGAATCTTTTTGGTCTGGTTACGAGTGTGACGGGCAGCAGCTTCGCCGCTATAACTGATATGTTGATCGCTACCGTCTGGCGCGAATGTGTAGCAAGGCTCGCCATCGCTAATATTGATGAAATAATTATCAGTATTCTCTTCTGCTTTCGGCAGAACCCGCATAATTGCTTCAAAAGCCAGTCCTTCTGGAGTCAAACCGTTTGGTTGCAAAAATGAAAAAATGCTTTTGATTTTGACAAATTTATCCACGGCACTATCATAGCCAATAACAACATATGGAAGCTTATCCATAGTGGTTCGGAAACTAATACTGACCCGAATGTTTTCCAACATACTAGCTGCCTTGGCAATTGCCGTGCAGAGTCGCATAGTTCTATTCCACTTGTCGCCGCGCATACTAGAACTTGCATCCACACTGATATGGAAATTCATTTTCTTGTATTTATGGGCAGAAATAGAGTAGAAAACGTTTTCCGTTTCACAACCCAATTCATGCAACAAACGCTTATCAATCTTGCCAGTCTCTCTACGGCTGAACTTGTCAATATTCACTTCGTTGCGGAACTGAAGACGCTTTCCGATTTTGACTCCCATCGAAATTCCTTCATCAATATACCGCTGCAATTCCACAACCGAAGAAACCTTGTGTGGATCATTATTGGAACCATATAGATAATGCACGGACGACCCCAAAGGAAACTCTACAGTGAGAACCAATTCACGGGTCATATTTTTGACCAAAACGCATTCGATTGCTCCCACACCATTTTGGCTTTTGACATACTCACCACCAACGTCAACCAAATCAATTTTGCTCTGTTCCAACACAGTGAGCACCAACGATTCTTTTCTGGCGATTTTCTTTTTCTTAATATCACCAGACACAAAATTTTTCTGCTTTTCGAATGCCTTTTGGATTCTCTTCAATTTGCTTAGGCTGACATCTTTATCCTCACCAATGTCGGTTACTTGTGCATCTTGGTTAACGTCCGCCACGTTAGTTGCATTACCACCAAATATCGAATCCAAGTTGCCGTTGCCGGGTTTAGAGTCGTCTTTGTCAGATGAATCAGCCTCGCCTTCTCCAGCTTCTCCAGAACTGCCAGAAATGCCAGAAATGCCAGAAATATCAGAAATGGTTCGCTCGTCCTTGCGCCCAGCAGCAGGGTTCTGCTCCTGTGAATCATACTCGGTGACGTTTTTGAACATCTGTGTAGCAATATCCAGAGCAACCTCAAGTCGCTTTTCTGGTGTATCCAGACGAATCATGTTGCTAAGATCGAGTGTTTTTGCGATATCATACAAACCAGGCAAAGCATTCAAATCAGTATGCTTATTGGTAATGTTGATCAACCGATACATGTAGGATTCGATACTGGGATTACGATATAATTTGCTTTTCAAACCGTCATCAATCGCGGATGAGTTGAAATACTTATCGTAAAGGCTCTGATAATACCCACGGTAGCCCGGAGCATTTTTGTAGATCATGTAGTCGATGTATCGATCTTCAACGAGATTGAGCATCATGCGACAAATATCAGCAACCGACTCCTTGTTGATCCCTAACTTTTCGGTATAATCATAAATTTCCCGAGGAATGCGCTGCCAAATTGTTTTGAACAAATCAAAATTACTATAACGAATGTGACTACCTTCGTGTAGAGCCAGACCCACTGCAACGTCGAAATTTTCCTTTTCGTTGATGTCAGCACCAATATAAACCGTTTTTCCGTCAGTCATGCTCACATTTTGATCATTAAACATGACGGGAATGGTTTTGTTGGTGAGAATAGTAACGTAATTCGCCACGGCTCTGCGAGCCGCACTCATGCGAATCAGAGTAGCAGTTCGCCGACTCTGTGAGTTCGACACATCAACAAAGTTGGAATTTTCACTAAAATCCCAATCGATGTCAAACTCGTCCAACCAAAAATCGCTACTGTGCTTTGTTTTGTCCATATTGTTATTGATATTAAAACGGAACTTCGCCGACCTTTTCTTTAACAGGATCATTAAACAGATCGGTCTTTGTGTCGATCCTCACATACTTCTGAACCAACTGCTTCATATAGGTGCGCTCGCTGTCAACGCCACCATCTTCCGAGAAATTGGGATAAATCGTCATTTCAGCAATCTCAAGAAGGCTGAATCCATCCACAATAAGCTCGGCAATTTCAACCGTGCTACGAGTGGGAAGGAAGTTGGTGATTTTACTTTCATCTTGCTTGACCTGCTTGCGGGTGTGATCTGCGATATCACACACAGCCATCAATGTTTCGAGATGGTTATTGTCAGAAATGCTGAATCGGCTTTTTAGCAGATTATATTCACTGTCCTTGTCAAGGGGAGTCATTTCAATTTTGACAGGAAATCGAGACAACAGAGCACGGTCCATGACTCGGGTTGCGGTATATTCATTACCCACGTTGGCAGTGGCAATGAACGTCACTCCTTCAGCAACATTCACAATCTCATTATCTTCCTTTTCATCCAACCGCAAATAACGTTGCAGATCATCCAAAACCGTCATGAGAATATTCACACCGTCATGGTGAGAACGGGAAATTTCATCGAGCAGAATAATAGCATTGGGAGTGCGAATTGCTTTGACAAAGCTGGACTCTTTGAAAAATGTGCCAGAGCTTTTATCAAAATGTGTGTTGCCGATCAGTGCCGATCTTGCATCTTGGGTCGCGCCCAAATTGAAATAGAAAAACTTGTTGTCCTTACCAATTGCCTTGGCAACAGTTTGGGCAGCAAGAGTCTTTCCGCAGCCGGTTGGTCCGAGTAACAAAATGTTCTTGCCACGGACGGCACTGCGAACCATATATTTCCATTTCACCTCATCCATGATGAGTGAGGGAGGAAGAAGCTTTTTACAATCGGCAAGATACTTCTTCATATCGAAGTTCTCCGATGTCGTGAGGTTGACGTTGTTTTTATGTTTCATAGATTGTATGTTCTGCAACTAAGATTATTCTAACACAGCTTGTTATACTGTCAACAGGGGAAAATAAAAAAACCGCCAACATTGCTGCTGACGGTTTGTTAAGTTATTGAAAGGATATGTTTACTTTATCGCCTATGATGCCAATGGGATTGGCGGTATTCATATCTCACCACAACTGGGGTCGGCGGGGCATAATAGTAGTAATAATAATAAACCGGAGTTGGTTGAACGTAAACCACTGGAGCAGCCACAACCACTGGTTGCTGATAAACTATGGGTTGTTGAACAACCACTGGTTGCTGGTAGATTATGGTTGGTCTTGGCGGGTTCACAATATGATCAATTGTATGAATTACGGCAACCCCAGTTAAAATCTTACCTGCTGTTGCCCATTCTCTGTCTCCAGCCGAAACAGTTTGACCCAACAAAAACGATGCCAAAAGAGCACCAACGATTAATAGTTTCTTCATATATTTTTATAGTTACACTTTCACTAGCATTCTAACATACGTTAGAAGCAGAGTCAAGTGGTCGTATTCAAACGATGAATACGTTTACTTTTTGCGAGCTTTACCACCTTTGGTGTATTTAATCACCAACTTTTGAAGATTTTTAGGCAGTTTTGGTGGCTCGTAACTGGGTTTCTTAGACTTATAATCGATTTGTTTTTCAGTCTTGCCCATTGGACGCATAGGTTGAGTTGGATCATCCTTTTCGTCGTTCATTTTTTCTGCTTTGATGTTCTTGACAATCTTATTGTCTTTTTCTGGGTTTACCACGTTTTGCTCATCAGCAGCTTTATCGGATTTCTTACCACCCTCTTTATCTTTACTGTTCTCCACGTTACGAGAATATGCAGTATCAACGTAATTCAAATCTTTGTTGGTCAACCACCCCTTGACAAGCTTCTTGGTCTCTTCAAATGGAACATACAGAACCTTTTTACGTTCCACACCGTCTTTGAAATATTGCAAATCGAAGATGTCGTGAACAATAGGGCGGACGCTTATATGATGTGGTTCGCACTCACACACATTATAGTTGCCTTTATCATCGAGCTTCACTGGCTTTTTGATATCTTTCTCAAGCTCGATCATCATTTCAGCCCAAGAATCTGAAACGTCAGTCTTCTTTTCCTCGATGACCTCTCTAACCAATTTGCGAAAGCCTTGAATAATTCGTTGTCTTTTGTTCATACAATAAGTCTAACATATAAATATGTGCTACTCTTGAAAAATAGCACATATTTATCGTATTATTGTTATCGGATTGGGCAGGCCCCACCTTCACACTCAATACCAACCAAAACCTCGCCAGCATTGATATTCAAATTCGGCAACGGCTTGACTCGTTCTTTGGCTTTGAGGTAGGTGGCTTCATCAATTTCTTGATAAGGAGCTTGTTTGAATCCATGTTCTTTGTGCAGCAGAAAACTCACGCTCTTGATACTATTTTTGTAGTTTTCTTTCAACCACTCTTTGATCTCACCCAGTTCTTCGGGCTTGTAATACGCGGTGATGCTCACAGCATTATCACTCCAAATGTTCTGCACTTTCTTGACCAAATTCAATTGATCAATAATATTGGCATCTTCCTTCAACAAAGCACCGGCTGGCGTTTCGCATGGAAAATACACAACCATAGTGTCGTGGTTTTGACTTCCATCAAAATTCAAAAGGAACTCTGTATGATAACCAAGGTCTTTGCATATTTGCACCAGCTTATCACTGCTGCTCATGCGAATGGTGCGGAAATAGTGCTTGCTATATGCGGGATGAATTCCAGGAGTAGCACCTCCAAGCAAACTCAATGTATTATGACTTACTATACCATTTTCCAATTGATAACAATGTGTATCCTCAACTTCACAATCCACTGTGAAATTTTCTTTAACTTCTTTTTTGATCAATTTCATATTTTAATTGTTCTTTTATTAGTTCTTTTTTAGGTTTTTTTGTAGAAACTTTCATCCAATTCATCATCACTAGATAATAGAGATGCTTGTTTCCACTCGCCTGTTTTTAGCAAAAATTTATGGTTTGGTGTGCATTCAACTATAAACCCGTCATCGAAAGTTAGTTTTATAGTTTGCTCATATCCGTTGATAAACAATTTATTGACGGATTTCCAGTCTCCGTTCATGTCCAACACTTTAATTGGCGTTTTAACTTCATACCACTCTCTATATTCTTGCGTTTTTTTAGACAAATCAATGCCGTTTAACTTAAACACCTCTTCAAATGACAGGGTTCCTTTATTTGTTTTTATTTTAGTTGTTGGAACGACACAACCACTTGGCTTCACCGTGGTCAGTTTGATGCTCTCAGGCCAGCCCCTTTGCTTGCTCCATTCTTTATCAAACTTACGCAGATTGACATAGCACTTATCCAACCAATCGATTTTATTAAAAGATTGACAAATGCCAGTCACGCCCAAGCCCAAACGCATGTTCTTGTGAACGATCTTGGTGGTCTCTTCGTGAATGAACGGTAGTGAAGCAATTGCTTTCTGCGATTTATAAAGAAGTTTCGCACACTCATTGAGTTCTTCTTCACTTTCAATATTGTTCAAATACAGTTCGCAAAGATTACAGCACTCGTAGTTGCTCAAACTAATTTCCCCACAATTATGCACCAATACATTATTGGCAAAAAAATTGTTATTTTTGGTTACACTTATGTCATATACATCCGCATTTTCTATGACTCTAACTCTTTTAATTTTTGATTTTTTAATATTTCGATTTTCCATAATTTCAAGTCCCGATTGTAGTTTTCACTATAACACGTTATGTCATCTAACACAACAATTTTCACAGTGGGATACTCATTTCTCAGCATGTCTATTTTGTATAACCTATTTTTGAAATAACCTTTTATTTCAACAATATAATTCCCAAGCTCCGATTCTATCCAAAAATCGGGTCTATACGATTCTCCGTTACGAAATTTATATTGTTTTCCTTCATACTCCCATTCTATGTTATTTTTATCCAACCATTTCGCATAAATATATTCCCATGTCGATCGTAGCCAAACAAAACGATTGTCTTTTTTTCTATAATATCCTTGTATCCCTCTGCTATTTTTTACTATATTAGTATTCGTCCAATCATACCAAGGATTTTTTTCTTTTTTTACACGATCACTTCTAAACTGTTTAGTTGATTCCAATATGATTTTATACCCTTTTCTTGTTGGAATTTTCGCCCAGTTATTTATTAAGCTTCTACAGACAGTATATGTGATTCCTATTGATGCAGCAATTGTTTTATATCCATATTTATTATATAATTCCGATAAAACCAATTTGCTGTTCTCATCAATAGGAACTCTATTACATACTTTCGTTTTTTTTCTATTGTTAATATAATTAATGATATTTAACTTTACAATTTCATCAATTATTATTACATTTTTAATATTCCACGGTTTAGTCATATCAATATATATGAATCCGTGTGTCATTTAATCAACTTTAATTAAAACATCCTCTGCCGTCAATTCACATGCTTTAATATAACCACGGGTTTCTGTATATACCAAATGATCCGGAGTCAATTTTAATATCTCTCCATCTTCCAATTCCAATTCTATAACATTCGAATCCTTTTTAGATAATTGGCCAGATAATATCTGTTGATATTCCAGTTTTTCTTCGTCGGTGCAATAACTTAAACAATTTACAATTTCGCCATTTTCAACCAACTCAACTACAGATTTAATTGAAATTTCACCTCTATCAGTCATTATTTTTGTATCAGCTGATAGACAGGGATTCGTTCCAACCACATTATCCATGTCGGCTGGATACAACAAACTATCTTTCATTGGACCGTCTTTCAACCGTCCGTATTTTTGTGAAAGTGGTAGATTGAAAAATCCATAAGGTTCACCATTGGCACTACCCGTTTCGGGATTGATTTCATACCCATTTGTCCAAAACTCATCCATTAAATGACTATAATCGTCTACATACAGCGTGTTATTACTCATACCGCGCCAATTTGGAATATTGGCGGTAGCCCAATTTTTGGCTCGCATATACAAAATGTCGTCTGGGTCGCCCAACGCAATCTCTGCGCTGCGACGAACATTACCAGCCACAACGATGCTTCCGATAATATTGCAAATGTCCAGTGCATCGATGCTACGCAGCTTTTTACCTTCACGGCTTTGGAAAAGAGAAGTAATCTTGGTCATGCCCTCTATCAAAATTCCAGGGCCGCTTGCCTTGCCGCCAAACCCATTGATTTTCTCACCAGCACCTCTGATCAGAATGGTGGAGTAGGTGAAGCTTTTGCCAGTGACATAAAATGCGCTCAACACGTTCTCCAGCAACTTGACCCACCCCTCACGGGTATCTGGAACAATGAAGTCGGCATCTTTTGCAGCTAAATGTGTAATAACAACATCTTTTTTGATTTTTGGAAGTTCCATCACATCTTCACGGCGAATGCTGAACCCCACACCTCCGCCCAACATCAAATTTTCAAATAAAAACAAAAATGCTTTGGGTTCATTGATACTGGTAAACCAACAATTTAACAAACTATTTGCTCCGAATCTATCAACCGTGCTGGTTCCCAATTGCCAAAGCATACGCCCCGCAAAATTGCACTTCAAATTGAAAATGTAATCAAACAGTTTCTCCGCTTCGTCCTTGGTATATCCCGCGCCAATTTTCTGAGCACCGTTGATGCACCTTTCAATAGTTTCATGCCACTCTTCTGTGTTGCCGTCATCTTTCAATCGGGCGTATGTTCGTTTATAGACGATATATCCCAATCCATTGAAACCCCATTTGGGTTGTTTATTTTTATATTTACGGACGAACTCTTTTGAGAGAACAGTGTTACTATTATTATTCATATATTTCTTTTTCGTTTAGGCAGGAGATAACTATGATCAGTTTACGTTTGATTTCAAAAAGAGCCAGAAAAATTGTGGAAAAATTTCTGGCTCTTTTCTATATTCGCTACTATGGATTTTTACGACGCATCATCATCGTCGGACGAATGTGCATTCCATTTGTTCTTCAAAACATTTTTTACTTGGTTTTCGCCGTTCATCATTTCGTTTTGCAGAGCAACACCTTCTCGGCTATTCTCGCTGTATATCTCGATATGTCCACAACCCGCGTTCATTTTGCTCGGAAACGTCAAACCGTCTGGTCCGAAACGATTCTTGATGATGTGGAATCGTGCGGTGTGATTTACTTTGTCTTGAACTTTGCGAGACAGTGAGATTACAAAATCCGCTGTCATGATTTTACGATAGCTGTCAGCAATGTTGTTTGCTTGAATAATGTCTTCATCCATCGCAGCACGATTGCTTTGTGATGCTGTCCAAATCGGAACTTGCAACTCACCAGCGATACTGCGCAGTTCTTCGTAAATGCCGCCAGCCTCTTGATAACTATTGCTGTTACGATCACTATGAATGGGGCGCAGAATATCTGCGTAATCCACGACAATCATATCGATTTTGGTTCCCAACATCTGAATACGCTCGCAGTGGTTTTTAAGACTTTGCGCGGACACCGTTTTGATCGGAAAATACTTGATTTTCAACTTACCTGGCACTTCCGCAATCTTCTTTTTAACAATATCAATGTTGTTACGAATATTCTGGAAATCGATTCCAGTGAAACACGCGTCATAGCGCAGGCCCACATAATTTTCGTTGAGTTCGAGCGTAAAATGCAAAACGTTTCTGCCTTGCTTCATTGCCTCTGCACCAATTCTGGACAACACCCAACTCTTTCCACTACCAGCACACGCTGTAACAACGCCAAGCTCGCCAGGTCCAAGACCACCGTCCATTAAAGAATCAACGACTTCCCAGTTTGTGGGAATTGAATCACGAGCCATGAGCGTCATGCGCTTGTCGATATCATCTTCATAACTGTGACCAAGGTTGCGCTCCATACCAGCTTTGAGAGCTTCATCAACCTTGCTCTTGATTTTCTCGTATTCACCAGTGACCAGCAAATCCATACTCTCGCTGATTGCATTTTTGAGCTTTTGATTTTTACAAAATTCCAAAAACTGCTCTTTGATAAACGTAAGATCACCATCGTTCATTTTCATGTAAACAACTTTGAGGTTGTTGACAATACTCTGCTTCAAAACATCGTTGTTAACTTGATCAAGCTTTACTTTGAATACATTCAGTGTTGGTAGGTCTTTATAATCCGTGAAATACTGAATGCTTTCTTTCACGATCCATTTATGCGCGTCACTTTCAAAAAAGTCCGCTTCAACAATATCTGCCAGCCGTTCAATAAATGGACGGTCTGATACCAGTCCAGATATGCATTTGATTTGGAATTCACTTCCAAACTTCTTTAGGTTATCGATTATGTGTTTTTCGTTCATTTATGTTTTTTTCGTTTTAGAGTAATTGTCGTTGATGTCATGATACACCACAGGTGTGAGATGTTCAATCTATATGAAGCCGGAATCCTAATTTAGAGCACGAAGCTGTTTATAGTGACAAAAAATTACACTATAAACGAATTAATTCTAGAATATGTCTCATTCAACCACACAGTGTAATTAGGAATATTGTTCCACATTTTATCCTCATTGATCAACTTGCTGAATGCCATTTTGTTGATACGAGGCACTGGTTTCTGAATGATCTCTTCGATGCGTAGTTGCGTAAAACTCTGAATTTGTGTGCTTTTCAGCTGCATTAATTCATGATTACGCTCCATTGTCAGCTTATCTGCCAACACACGCTCGTAGATTTTGTATTTCCCGTTATTGTTCTCCGCATAGTTGTAGATTTCTTGCAGATTTGTTACACGTTCTTCGGCTAGAAATGGAAACCCTTGTAGAATTCGTTTGATCCCCGCGCCTTCGATTCCAGGAATGTTATCACTATTGTCACCTTCCATCACACGATAAAAAATGAAATTGCTGCAACTGATTCCGTATTCGTCCACGATTTCTTTGCAACCGAAAATCTTTTTCTTGGTTGGACTCCAGATTTTCACTTTATCACTGGCAAGTTGCAAAAAGTCCTTGTCAGATGACATGATGGTGACATTGCTGTCCTTGAAAGTTTGTTCTGCCAAATAAGCAATAGCATCGTCAGCCTCAATGTTGTCGATTGCCATTGTGGTCAATGGTAAAACGTCCAAATAATTGATCAGCCGCAGAAGTTCCATTCTGATGTTTTTGTGTTCGATATCAGAACTGGTCATTTCTTCATATGATCGGTTGAACCGAATTCGAGTCTTGCGACCCTTTTTGTAGTCTGGATAAATTTTGCGGCGTTTTTGCGAGCCACCGTTGCCATCAAACACAACAATAACTCGGGTTGGATTGAGCAATTTGATTGCGTATCCAACACTTTTTAGAAATCCTGCGATTCCTCCGGTGTGCAGCCCATCGTCGTTCATTGACGGAACTGCCATGAAAGATCGAATAAACGTATTCACTACAGTCCGTCAACCAACAGGACATCACTATTAAGTGATTTTCTTAGCCCCATTGTGACGGACTCTCCTTTCACATTTTGGAAAATTGAAAATAATTTTTTCATTTCCGTTTTACTGAATTCAGTCATTTAGTATTCTTTCAACAAATTCTGATTTGTTTTTACAAGTTTCCCAATCGTGCTGCCATATCGCTTTGATGATATAGCCATTAGCTTCAGCAGTCAACTTTTTATTTTCGTCTCGCTCCCAAATAACTTTCACGGAGTCGTCTGATTGATAAAATCTTGGGTCTCGATGCCAATAAGTTCCATTGAACTCTATCAACATATTTTTTTGAATTACGAACACATCATACGGTTTACCACCGACAAAATGTTCATCTTCCACAGCATACCCTTTCTGTTTCAGAATATCTATTAATTCGATCTGCCCTTTTGATTTATACACGGGCTTATGAATCCCGTGCAGCCATTGCGTTTTAGTAATAGACGAAAGTGTCTGTTTCGTTTCCGTCGAATGTCTGAATCCAAATCTTTTAGTTTTTTTAGGCTTTTTCAGTCTAGATATGTGTTCGTCGGATAGCCGTTTTCCTTTTTGAGCAACCGAAATTTTGTTTTTTGTAGTCTCACTATGAACAAATCCAATTCGGCTATTTTGTCGGTTTCGGCGAGCTATTTCTGTTTGTGAGTTTGGTAAGCAATGCTCTATCATCAACTTTCTACTTCGCTCTTTAGCTTCTGGGTGGTCGGCGTAGTATTTTTTAATACCCACTATCATTTTTTTCCGTCTCGCATCTGAAATTTGATAGCTTTCTTTCGATCTATTTCTATGGGCGGCGTTGGATGTTCTAACCGCACTCATTTTTTTAAGAAAATCTTTTCCATACTTTCGATACATCAGATTTTTTAATTTCTCCCCGGTTTTACTACCAATGCCATTCAGCTTAAAAAGACTTTTCAAACCGCAGATTTTCTCATCTCTAATATACTGGTTATACAGCGAATCTATTAATACATCACATTCATTTTCCATATATACATAACTATATGGATTCCGCCGAAAAACACCGCAGAAACGTATTTATTTTGAGTCAATCGGAGTTAACGGTTTTTTGAAGTCCGCTAACTCCGATCTCTTCTTTGACGTTCTCAAACAGAGAGAACAGTCGCTTCTTCTCATTGGAAGTGAAACCACTCATGATAATTTACGGCTCTTCTATTACCACCAATTCGTCGGTCGATACTTCAACATCTTCAACAATTTTGCTGTTTGGGTCTTTGTATTTCATGATCAGCGCATCGCAGATTCTCAAATAAATTTCTTCCTTGAGAACACCATCGCTTTGCAACGTCGATATGAAATCTTTTGATTGGAATTTCCATTCAGTGCCGTCATTCTTAACGTAGGTGTAATAAGCTCCACCTTGCTTGAGGATGTTATTGTCTTTTAGGACTTTAATCCAACTGCTATAGTCCGCAATTCCGCTATCAAAATAGATGTCGAAATTTGCAATTCGTTGTGGCGGTCCCATTCGGTTCTTCACAACCACGGCTTTGCACTCATTTCCAATGACCTCGTCACCCTTTTTGAGTTTGCCTGCGTTGTTCAGCCGAACACGAACGCTACAATGATATGCGAGAGCTTTACCACCACTTACCACATACGGATCACTAAAAGCCATCGCTTTGAGGTTCTGACGTAGTTGATTGGTGAATACAATAAGCACTTTCTGCTTGCCAATCATGTTGGTAATCTTACGCATCGCTTTACTGATAATGATACTCTTACCAGTTGCATATCCGTCTTTGCCGTGCTCGCTTTCAATTTCAGCCTTGGTTGATGCAGCTGCCACGGAGTCAACAATGATCGTAAGAATACGGTTCTTGTTGCTTTTTCTGACAATCGCGACCATACGTTCCATCTGCTCAAAAATATCTTCAACCGTTTCGCATTGAACATACAAAAGTTTCGATAGATTAACGCCAAGACTTTTCCAGAACTCCGGTGCCGCCGAATTCTCGGTATCAATAACTACAGCGATACCGTTTTTCTGCTGTGTTTCTGCGACAACGTGAGCACTCACAAGACTTTTACCAGTTCCTTCCAAACCATTGAACTCTACCAATTTCCCCACTGGCAGTCCACCGTGCGGGCGATTGCTAATGGCGAGGTCCAGAATAGATGAACCAGTGCTGATCCAGTCCGTAACATCGGCGGGACTATCTTGTTCGTCCAACCTATACGCAATCTTTCCGCCATCTTTATTTGCTTTATTAAGCTCAGTTTGAAGCAGATCAATTAAATCGTCTTTGTTGGAATCTATCCCGCTGGTATTTGTTGATTTTTTTGCCATAACGTATATTTGAATAGTTGGGGGAATTTTTAGGCTCCCCCAACTATTTTATTTCTGACTAGGCGTTGAATAGATCGCCAAACATTTTATCAACGTCTGATGATGCATCTGCCTTTGCTTTTGCGGCTGATGGGGATGCCGCAGGTTTTGATGCCACTGGTGGCTTGACTGCTGCCGTTGGCACCTCTGCGTCATCGTCGGTGCTGTCAGCAACAGCGACAGGAGCACTTTCTCCTTCAACGGTTTCTGGGTTGAGCCACTTGTCCATCACATCCTTGAGTTCATCATAACTCAACTCTGGAAACAGATCCAGAATATTCGTCTGATTCTTCAGACTCTCGACCAATGTAGGGTTCTTTGGATCGACCGCAGTAGATACATTCGGACGAGGACGAATCTTGGTTACTGGGAAGCTCTTGCCAGTATCGTCGCCAGTTGTGAATTCAACAGTAATATCACGTCCGTTCATCACGTCGGTAATATCTCCATATTCACCATCAAGAATGAGCGCACCAATTTCTTGATACACAGTCTTGCCGAAGCCCCAAAACTTGACTCCTTCTGTCTCTTCGCCACGAACGATGACGGGAGCAAAAGTTCTCATCTTAGGTTCCATCTTGCGACCCATCTGCCAATCTTCCTTCGAACCCGTTTTCTTCAAACGGTTTGCAAATTCCACGATTGGATCGGGACGACCAAAACTATCTGGAGACAGATACGTCTTGCCGTTGATATTATAATGGAACTTGAGTTCGATGAAGGGATTCTCTGGATTGAACTTGTAAGGGACGATTCTTACAACTTGCTTACCAGGCTTTGGTTTCCAAATGAGGTCTGACTTTTTGTTGCTGCCTTGATTCTGAAGGGAGTTAAGGCGACTCTTTAATTGAGCAATGTTTAATGCCATAATTATGTATTGTTTGTTTTAATTATCTAACGTTTTAATTAGCCATCCAAGTTCCTCAACTCACGAGAGCAGAGACTTGTGTAACTAACTTGAGTCCAATTTACACTATAGGTCTAACTGGGTCAAGCTATAATAACTATCACAGAGAAAGGATAGAGAATAATTTTAATCCGACTATTTTTACACCTGGATCGGCGACCAGAATGATGCTATTCTTATACAGATCCCAGTTTAATTGGAAAGTTTTATCGAACACACCATTGTTCTCATCTGAAATGAGTCGATTCATGGCGTTGAGAGTATACAGTGTATTGGTGTGTTTCTTCCTATGCACACCAATCGTGTTGGGGTATTTAACCTTGCAGTCTGGATTTCTGACCACGTTGAAAGTCATATAGACCTCACGCAAATTCTTTTCGTTAACAAAGAGAAACACTCTGTTGTCGATAAGCTCATACACCTTTTTGATGTCGTTCACCGCACCAGAGTAGTTTTCACTGTTCGTGAACGTGCAAAGAAGTTGTTTTTGCGGAATCATGGTGTTGTCGTTGAATCTGGATCATTGATGGGTTCTTCAACTGGAACATCAATAGCTGCTCCAGAGTTTGGCATTTGCCAAACCCACTGACCTTCAGCATGACCTTCGAAACCCAGCCAGTCTGTAAATGTCGTCCATCCTTGCAAAGTGACTTCTTTCAAAAATCTTCCAATTTTGATGATGGATTCGTAAATGCTTTGCAGACCGGATTTTACATCCTCCCACAACTCCATAAAGAAATTTTTGAGTTCTCCAGACAAAGATTTGATTCTGTTCCAAACGTCACCAAAATATTTTGTGATACTGGCTCCCATTTGATTGATTACGTCCATTGCACCCTCATCAAGCTGGTTTTCTCCGATATACTCTTTCATTTTGGATTTGATATCACCTCTGATCGAAATACCTCTGGTTCCACCACGGTTCGAAAACCTAAACGAAATGTTTTTATCATTCGCTTTGATAAAATCCATCACCGTATACATGTGAAAATTCCCTCCGCACATCCAAGTCATCATATGGTCTGCAACGCAATCTGGCGGTTCAGACGAAGATGCGAATCGACGCTTTCCAGTGGCAAGTTCTTCGATGATCAAAGTTCGACGGGGTTGTTGAACAAACAAGCTGTTCAGCTTCAACATAATTTTTGTCACATCAACTGGAATATCGCCACCCTCAACGAAATCTATATTCTTGCGAATAATCTTTTTTACATCTTCGGCTTGTTTTTTGATGTCATCGATTGATGCCTGACCTTTAATAGCCGATGTCAACGCTTTGTTTAGCGTTTCTTTGGCTTCATCTTGCAGAGAGATGTAATAGCCTTTTTCCAGACCGTGCATGATAAACGAAGAGACCTCATCCATAACCGCTTGGGACTCGTTTGTTTCTTTCAGCACAGAGGACACTACCGAATTGATTTCTGCATTTTGTGCGCTGCAAATTTGTGCAGCTTTGTCTTTCAAACTAGCTTTGACTTTGGAGCCTTTACCATAAAAAATCAAATCCGTTTTGGATGTGCCTTTTATGTTGGCAAAAATTGGATTGGTAATTCGGCATTCCAAGTTACCCAGTAATTTTGAACTGACTACTCCGAATTTCGATTTCAGTCCGTCCACAATAATTTGAGCGGTTCTATCGCCAGTATTCTGTCCACCAAACTCTTGGTCAATGTGAATTTCCATTTGCTGGGCGTTACATTCCATATTGGCGACGACTTTATCATTATTAGCCGCCTTTTTTTCTGGTGGCTTTTCTTTAGTAGACTTTTCTGCCGACGGTTTGGGATTCTTTCGCCTCATGGGAGCACCACGCTCTGCTTGAATTGTGACGCTACCAGTGGATTCATCGTAAATCTGCTCGCCCACCAACTTGCCATCGGAATCAAACCAATCAAAACCTCGATTGACATATCCCAAAGAAACTGCCTCATCAATGCTGAAATTCACCAATGGCATATCGCCAGTGAGCATCGACTTCACTGCTTGAGCGTCTTGAACTTTATCCTTTGCGGAGCGATTATCATCCGCATCGTCCCCAGCAATTTTTTTGTTCAGTTCTTGGTCGAGAGAGACTGTGCCAGTTTTGGTGGCATCGGCGGGATTTTCTTCAGCGCCTGGCTCGGCGGGTTTTGCTACATCGGCGGTTGCGAGTCCTCCAGCATCATCTGGTGAAAATAAAGTCCCCGTGTTCTTTTTTGGGTTCTCCGCAAAATGAGTGCCTTTGTCAACAGCGCGGTCTCGGTAGTCTTTGCTAGGAAAGGTTACGAGAATGCCATCTTTATTGTATGCTTGACGGTCTGGGAAACGACCCGCTTCAAACAATTTAGCGGTTTTGTCAAGAATTTCGTCCAACGAATAACCCGCCTTTTCCAAATACTCCTGTAGAATAAAAACATGATCGGCGTTTTCTAGACGAAATACACCATCTCTGATTCTAGCGTCACAGCAAACGTCATTTATAATCGACTTAAATTTCATCAATTATAAATATGAAAGACTTCACACTAACTGCAAATCATTGTAACTTTTTCCCACGTAAACCTTAACCTTGAACTTGTTGTTGCGAATAATACCAACAATGTCGTTAATTTCGGACTGGGTAACACTGTCAGCGATGTCAAACAGAATGCTGTCGTAAATGTATAAAATCGGTGTAATTGGTTTGCCCGTCGAATATTTTAGGCAATTGCTCAAACTGTTCAATCCATACTCGGTTTCAGCAGCTTGAATGATGTATGCGAACAACTTGTTTTTGTTGGGATCGGAAATGTGTTCTTTGGTAATTTTGCGTTTATAGACTGGGGTTTTCACATATCCTTTGTCCAAAAACGTAGCCCAATATTTGTCTTTCAGTTTATCAGTTTGCTCAAAATACGGAATGTGAATATGCTGGCTGGAAATCTGTCCATACAAATTGATCATTGTCAGTTTTTTGGCTTTACCCAACAATTCCTTACTTACTGTCTCAACATTGTAATATTGCTTTGCCAAGTGCTCATAAACCGTTTCATCGTCTGGAACTTTATACCCAATTAAATTGGCGACGATATAAGGATGAAACCCAGTGAAATCGACCATCAACAATTTTCCGTTGGAATATCGCGAGGTGAAACTGGCTCGGCACCCATCCTCTTTATTGAGAGCTACATAATTAACACCGTCAAATTTATTGCTGGGGCGACCAGTTGGATTGTAAATATTGTATTCACTGAACACTTTGTTATCCACGATTCTCACATCAAAAAACTTCGTGAATATATCTGAATCAACATGCAGACCGACTCGTTCCACTTCAAACAAAGTATCAGTTACCACGTTGTTAAAAAATTTGTAGCAATATGTTTCAGTTTTTTCGAGGTCGTAATTTTTTATATACTCAACCTCTGTGTCAAACTCTGTTTGATGAATCGCAAACGGAGTAATCATTCCCATGCGATTCACGTTGCTGTGAGCTATATGTGAGCGCGTTGTAAACGCATGTTTTGGCACTTCTATAATATCGCCATCTTTTAAGAATTGAAACAGATTGAGATCATACAAAGCGAACTCTGGCAACTGGTATTTGTTGCGCTTTTTGTTGATTACGTAAACCTTTTTTCCAGTTATGATGTTTTTGAATTCATCCCAAGAACAATTGGGAACAATATCTGGATGAGAAAAATTGCAATATATCGACTGTTGGGTGTCGAGTTCATAAACAAAAGCGGCAATAACCACATCTTGAGACGGATGAATATGTCCGTCCTGCAAAACAAGTTTGAGGTATATTTTTCGCTGTTCTATCACAGCTTGAGTGTAACTCAAACTATTCGGAAGTCAACCTGCTCAATATCCGCGCCAAAACTGCAATGGATTTGTCAACACGTTTTCAATCCCCGGCATCGTTTTTTTAAGATTGGAAATTTGCAAACGATTGAACTCCTCCACCCCAGACTCCACGAGCATAGAGCCTTTACGTAGATTATTTTTGATCCCACTGATTTGCCATTTCAATTCGCCTTTGATAAAAAAACCATCATCGGTGGCTGAATAATCTCTTGCGTTGGTTTCTATGATTTGATTTTGGTTACGCTTGGTGACAAAATATCGTGACATGAACCCGACCTCATACATATTTGGGCTTGGAGTGGGCAAATATGTGGCCGGTATCAGAAACGAGAAATTATCCAGCCCCAATCTATATTTCAATTTTGGATCGGTATTGAGAATCATATTGTTGTGTATTTAAGATTTCGTCCGCCAGTGGTTTTCAACATCGCGGTCACAATGGTTTCCCATTTACCAGCATTGAGTTGATGCTCCACTTCACTGATCATAAATATGACGTTACCAGGAACATATGGTTTTGGCAAATTCGAAATCGCAAAATGTTGAAACATTCTAAACCCGAAAATACCGTCGAGTGACATCGTTATTGTAAAATTGTCAGCTGGACCAGCATAACGAGCAGTGTTGTTCTGCAAGTCTCCATCATCCAACATTTCTCGCAATTTTGGCTTCAACGTGGGAGGTAGATTTAGATAAACCCAACCGAAATAATTTTCAGTTCCTGGTGGGATTGGACCGTATGGGTCTTCATCGGGCTTCATGGCTCTGATACGCATCACCAACACTTCTTGGTCTTGCTTGCCTTGTGTTTGTAGCTGGCGTATTTCTTCATTTTTATCCATCAATGGACCGTGCGGCACACCTTTGTCGTGCTCAACGGGTGCCGCATCATTTTCTTTTGCGAGCTTTGCTTCGGAAGCCAATTGGTTGATTTTTTCTCTGACCAATTTTTTCAATTCTTCATCGTCGAACCGATCCACATAAGAAACAGCTGGAACACCACGACCAATTTGGGTGATCTTCTCAATTTTTTCGGCTGTATTTAGTTTGGTATCACCAGCAACTTCGGTTATCTGTCCCGCTGCTGTTGCTGCATTCTGACCACTTCCATACAATACTTGATTGACTTGATCGTTGGTCATGGTCACATCAAAATTGATTTTTTTGATCACGTTGGAAGTTGACCCGAGTTCGAACTGATAAATTGGTGTTCCTTCCGATACCGTGATGTTTTTATCAATGATGGACAATCCGCCCAAAGGATTGTTGACCACTTCAAAATTCCAAAAATTGTCAACCGATTCATTGATCGTGTTCAAAATTTTATTGACCATTTGCTGCAATGTTTTGATCGAGCCATCCTTGCCAATTTCGATCAACTTGCTTTTACTCATGTAAATGTGTTTGAAATAGCCGTGATAATATCCACGATACTGTCTTGGTCCCAGAGTTTTTGTTTCTTTGAACGGAAACGCCGCCGATGCTGCTTTCTTGCCTCCACGCATGTAATACAGTTTGTTGATGAGCATATCCAAATCATCACGAACGGCTCCCAATGTTTTGAATGTGTTTCTTGCTTTACGGGCTGCTTTCCAAATTGAAAACGACTGCGTTTTGTTTGGATTGTTTCCAGACTCTTTTTCAGCTTTTTCGCCAGCAGTAATCTCATGATTGAGATTCTTGCCATAATATTGCAACAAAAACGAATTGTTGGCTGCATCGATTGCTTCCAAATAACCATCTCTAGGCTTTGGACCGTTTGGATTCGGTGTTCTTCCAATGTTGACTTTTGGAGCAATGGAATTTGGGATCAGCACATTCTTGTCACAAGAAATTAGGTTGGGGTGAGCACTCACAACAAAATCCGAAATATCGATCCTATTATTGTTGGTCGTTTTTTCAGAACAGAAAAGATTGATCAACTCAAAAACAAAATCCATCTGGAACCACACTTCATCGTTGCCGCTATCATTGTAATCGAAATCCACATCTTTGTCGGCAAATGAAACAATCTTTCGACCTGCGAATGTCGGTTCGGTTGCGGCTCCATATTGGATCGCTGGCTTGGTTGACGGCTCCACCATGCTTTGAGTCAATGCGTCTTCTTGAGATTTGGAAAAATTCGACGCAATTGCCATTAAACCTTGGACGGATTTTTTCACTATAGTGTCTGCTGTGCTGGCTTGTTGCGGCAGTTTGTATGCTCCATAAACATCCTCATATCTTCCCATGAAAATTCGGTTTTCCATTTTGCCATTGTAAAAAACCTTTCCTGGGTTTTTCGTATTGGCCGGGGCTTTCATTATGGCAGCAATCGCTTCGCTTTTTTCTTTGCTTTGAGCCTCTTTTTTATTTGATGACAATAAACGCTCGGCGTTTTTGATAATATAGTCGATGAAATTACCATTGTCCTTCACCACTTGTTTGATGAACGAAAGATATGTGACGAGGCACTCTTTCAAATTAATATATTCGGTGGTGCTACCGTCTTTGTTTTCTGTGACCGTTGGGTTGTCAACTCTAAATCCAGAATACATCGCTTGTCTAGAAATGAGTTCAGTATTACAATTGTATACAAATCCATCTTCAGTTGAAAAATTGTATTTGCTGATGATACCAGTTATAAGCCCATAATTACCCAAAGATTCGTAATAACGGTTCAATGCCAATTCTGGGCGTTGAATCAGTTCCCAACATTTTTCTTTGTTGTTGAAATCCAACAGAGAATCGTTGTTGAACAAATTCCAACCGATTTCCAGAAATACATTGATTTTTGGACTCAGCCAAAACGGCATCATATATTCCAACTGAGCAAGACTGTAGCATTTCCACTGAATCGTGGCATTGCTCATCATATCTCTGTTGGTTTTGATCGATACTGATGTGATACCTGGGGGAGGCAACACAGACGGCACGACTGAATTTTGCGGAAACTGTGGATTGTTTTCTTGGTTGTTATACCAAGTCAGCGATCTATATTTTGGGTCAATATAATGTGGCTGACCATCGGCTTGATATCCAATAATGGCTCGGTCTTCTGACAATACTCCATTTTTTTGTTGAAAGCCATATGCGTTTGCAAAGCCCTCTCCACCTTGCAGCAAAAATCCTTTGTAGATCGGCATTTTCCCGTCTTTGAAAAGATAGCTGCTCATTGGCACCGCTGGATTGATAATGTTCCCCGTGCCGTTGGAAAATGCTCGAACCCAAGGAGTCATTGGACCTTTGTATTTTGCGTGGTCCACTGGAAAATTGAAAGTTGCTTGTGTGGTGCCAAACTGTCCAATATTGTTGGTATTGCTTCTGCGTCTCAATTCTCGCACTAACTGCCAGGGAATGTTTTGAGCCTCCCACCAACGAATTTCTTCAACGATATCGTTTCGGTCTGGCGTTGCCCACGTTGGAACTTTGCTCACATCAATCTCTTTTGCCATAAAACAGTTTTTTAAGAATTGGCTGCTTTCAAACGTCGCATAATCTCTGGTAAATTTCCAGGGATGCGCAACTGTTTGCCTACAGGTATCGATAACTTGCCCTTGCCAATGTTATTGGCATTGGCTATAATCCAATAATATCCCTCATCACCATAATACGTTTTTGCCAAACTGTCAAGATAATCTTGCTCACTCGCAATAATGTAAATATCGGATGGGTCGGTTGGGATGACTGGATAATAAGTGGTTTGATACACTCTACTACCGTCGAACCGTTTTTCAATTGGTGTATACTGATATCTCATATTTGTTATTGTCCCATGCCCCACACTTCTCTATCGGCTGATACTCCTAGCCCTCCTGTCTGTTGAATTTGTGGACTGTAATCGATACGGTTTTTAGGGTTGGTATCAGGATCGCCTCCCAGCATCGCATCGTTATCATAACGAATCTTTGTGGAGAAAGTTTTGGGACGTTTCAATGAAGTATTTCCAGATTCTCCCGGTAAATATCCATACACATCAAGCCCATTGTCATTCACGACTGGAGCATCTCCCCAGATTGCTCTGCCAGTTTTTGGGCGATCCTTCTCAAGCACATTCATTTCAATTTGAATGTCTGCCGTTCTTGGAAATTGTGCAAACCGTCCCTCAGAACTAGCTCGATTTGAATTACCGTCATTCGAAAGAATACTTGTCAACAAAGTATTTTCATCTTCCCATGAAATTTTAGCTCGGGGACCATAACTCCAAATTTTTGCTTCTTCTGGCATCGTTTCCCAACTAGCCTCATCTGGAATACTTACATTACAACTATTGATCACCACGTTGTGATTTTTGTAAAAATCGCCCAATGTCAATTGCACCATCGGACTGATCATAAAACCTCCGGCTGCTTGCATAGTATAATTTGCTGGGCGAGTCAAACCAACAAGATAGTTGATTCTACTCCACATCGGCATCAACTCTTTGATACTATGTGCGTTGACTGTGAAATTGAAACTCACACTACGAGTGAACCCTTTGTAATAATATAGCTTGTCAGGACGACCCAAATATTCAATCGACTCCCACTGTGCTTGATTGTTGTCGGTCAAACTTTTTACTGTGGCATTGAACGGAATGTAATTTTTATTGACTATATCATAAAAAAAGAATTTGATGATATCGGGACCATAAACGCCATAAGTGTCGGTTTCTGAATACAACGTTTTGAACTGACCGATACTCAATACTTCCAACGCATTGACGTAATCAACATCGTTTGTAGGACGAATGAATCGAGCATTTTTTCCGACGCGAAGAGGAAAATTAGCTAACTCATCATTTACAGTGGCTCTACCATCTACATATTTAAGATAATTAATATTATCAATAACTTCGTCCATGCCCACTTTGTCAGTGCCATACTTGGCAAACTGAATCGGTGCGAGCATTTCTTTATTCACGGAATATTTTGGGTTCGAACTTTCAAACCCGCCAATATTGGATGCCAGAATATTATTTCTGATTTCTATCGCTTGAGCTTCTCTGCTCTGCGGATCACTGAACTGATCTTTGAAATCTTTTACATTTTGGACCAAAACTTTATAATTGAAAAGTTGATCACTTCGCTCTGTATCCTTCTCATTTCCAAATGACGACCCAACGACTGCGCCATATTTAAGCGTTCCGTCTTTAGCAAGGTCTTTGATATTACCAACTGTTATCGAGGTATCTGTTGCCAATGAAACTCCATCGTCAACCAAAATACCAACTTGATTTGATTGGAATGTTGCAACCGATGCAACACTTGGCGCATAGTAATTTCCGTTGATGATCAAACGACTATAATCTGGTGGGTTTTTGCTTTTATTATAGAACCGCTGCGGAACCGCAAGCGAATAACTAGCTTTCTTGCCAAACCCAATTGAATTTAACAAACCGCTTACGATTCCAGCTTTGGCTCCAGCAGGAGATGTTTGACTAAACATTTTGCCAGAGTTCAGCATCATGTCGTAGGTTTCTTCGTCGGCACGATAATTTGCAGCCCAAGGTTGCTTTGGTGGAAGAATGCCGCCAAGAAGAGTTTTATTTTGAATGAACTTACCCGCCGCTGTGAGCAGCTTGCTAAAAAATCCTCCTCCACCACCACTATTGATCCAACGACTGTATCGTGGCGCATTGTATGCATTTGTGGCAGTATTACCACGCAGCAAATCTTTGACATCGTTACGAGCAATTGATGTGACCACCTCATCGGAACGATCTCCACCTCCAATTAAACTACTAAACGTGCCAGTATTGATTCCCAAAAATCCACCCGGGCGGCTTGCTGTGCTTGCCACAGAACTGCGTGGCGGAGGAGGCACGGGTGGTCCACCCCCAAGAAAACCTCCGATTGTCGAAACAACACTGCCCAAACCCATGCTGTTCACAAGACCACCAATAATATTGCTAGTATCCAAATGGCGAGTGGGCGAATCGAGCAAACCAAATGATGCTGGCTTGAGCGCGGCAATCAGTGGTGAAGCCGGATTGTAAACCTTAGTTTCATCAAAAGCTTGGTATCCTTGTAAAATCAATTGTTTGCCAATGAACTGAAAACCTTTGTTTGACCCCAAATATTTGCGCACCAAATTTGCATCTTGAGCAGCAGATGACATCATGGTGTTGGCTTTGCTTTTCTGGCCCTGATTTGGGTTTTTGTAATCGAAACGATGTTTTAATACATTGGAAAGACCAACATCTTCTGGTTTGTTGACGCTATACAACTTCTCCGCATTACCGTTATTGGAAAACAATGCTTCGATCTTACCAGGGGATCTGATATTAATAAAATTGCCAGACGGCAGTGACAAACCCGACCCTTGCACTTGTGACAGTGTAGTTACTTGTTCTCCACCGGACGTAAAGCCCTCAACGAATGTATTGCTATTTGCCATTGTATATAAATAGAGATATTATCCGATTGTTACTTGTCCGAATGAACCTCTTTGTGAAGTTGTTTTAGCCAATACGTAACTAACTTTGACTCCGTCCAAATTGACAGCGATGCCGCCGCTTGCCATCATATTGGCCAGCACATCGAACTTATCTGCAAGAACTTGAAGACCAGCTTTGATGTCGCTATTGTTATCATCCTTATTATTTGAGCCAGCAGCGAGCACTCCAGACGATCCGGCGGCTCCTCCTCCAAAATCAAGTGCTGGTAATTTCATAGACCCCAATTCTTTCAAAGAGCCAACTGCCACTTGCAAACCTTCGGCAGACTGACTGAGCATATCAATTTGAGCCGTGATGCTTTCCAATTGCGCCGTCGGGAACGCGGTCAGGCTTTGTCCCAACTCAACCATAGCCGATGATATTTGCCCAATTCCTATGGCAGCTTTTGTCAATTTTACAAGCCCAATATCAGCAATAATCGATAAGCCAGTTGCTACACTCATTATAACTTCGGGTAAAGCTTGAAATACAGCAAGCATTGTATCAAAGGCTTTGACAATAACTCCCCCCACAACCGTTGCCAGTGCGCTAATGGTTTTGCCTATGGAGTCGAGTGCTGGTGCTGCCATTTTAAGAGCAAAACCAACTTCCATAGCTGCTAATCCCATGCCCAACAAAGCGACTGTCAAAATAAGTAGACCCGGAGCTATAGCTTCCGCCATCAAAGCAAATGCTCCAAGTGCCAACATCATAATTGACATACCAATAGTAAATGCGAGGATTTGACCCACGCTCACAGTTCCTAAATTCTGAAGGGCTTTGCTTACTCCCCATGCAGCCGCTGCCATAGCCAACATCAATACTGCGATTTTGGCGATACTACCGGGGGAAATTGCATTCATTGCGTTTCCCAAATCTTTCAGCCCAGTTGACACTGCACTTAATGCTGATCCAACTCCCTGACCCGCCGATTGTGCTGCTTTTGCAAACACATTTCCAAGAAAGTCAACGAGTTTTGATAAACCGAATTTCAATCCATAAAATGCCGTAACGAGTAGTCCGATTCCAACAACCGCAGTCATAGACCATTTTGCGAGAGGATTTTCCAAATTAGTAATATATGAAATGAATTTGAAAAATACTGTCTGAATACTCATAATCAGTCTGTAAATTGGTTCCAACAACTTACCAATATTAATCAGTGCTTCTTGTTTAGATTTGTTTAATTTTTCAAGTTCGGCTTCCGCAGTTTTTTGTTTGAGCATCAATTCCAACTCTGCTTTTCGAGCTTCCGGTCCCTTTTTTTGCAGCGCATTTAACTCTTCTTGCGCCTTCTTCATTTTCTTTGCTTCCTCTGGGAACATGCGCTCGGCTTCAATCAAATTTTTCTTTTGGGTTTGAATTTTCAACAATTCACCAAAATCTTTACCCGTTGCATCTGCCAAAGCTTTGCGCTGATTGTAGTTCAGCTTGTCGAGATCGCCAACTCGTGCGATTTCTTTTTGTAGTGCCTTTTCACCCTCGATGACGTTTCCTTGGAAAAACAATCGGCGAGATTCATTGAAATTGATACCTTGCCCCAATAATGCACTGGCTTTGAGTTCCGCTCCAATACTACTTTCGAAATTCAACAAAGAATCTGCACTTTTTGCGGCGGCTTCCAAACTAGTTCCCAATTTTCTTGCTTCGGCAGCCTGTTTAATCAACTCAGTTGTGTTGCCTTTGAACACGACTTTTACAGCGTTGCTTGCATTGGCAACGTCCTTCATCACCATGCCCATTGGAACACCAGCAGCTTCAGCCGCTTTTGCAGCAATCACAGTCATCGCCTCTTGCGCCATGACAGATGTTCCGCCTACTTCAGCAAGCGTGGTTTGAAATTTTACTGCTTCATCGACAGAAAGACCGGTGAGACGGCTAATATTTGCGGATTCTTTACCAATGGATGCCAACTGCGAATCTGTCATCGCATATTCTTTTCGGATCGCCGTTACTGCTTTTAGAATTTCTTGATTAGATGCTAGGTTCGATGCTACACCAGTATTTATTTTCTGAATCGCTTCATATTGACGATTGATCTCGTCTTTGGTAGTGCCCTGCGCTTTGGCTTCTTCACTTAACAATTTATCATATCCTTCGCCCAATGACATCATTGTTGAGTATATGGAATGAATCCATTCCAGTGTTCGTTTCTGTTTTCCAAGCGATTCCAATTGACTATCAGTGTCAGCTTTAAGCTTGTTGGCTTCGCGACCGATATCGGCATAGATTTTTATAGAATCTATTAAATTTGTCTCTTGCGATTGTAAATGTGATAATCGTTTAGCTTCTATAGCGGTTAATGCAGCGCCGCCAGTGGTTGCTGCCGCTGTATTTTTCTTTTCTAATGCCGCTAGCTCTAAGAGCTGATCGCGAATAGCTTGCTTCGAAGACAAAGCTTGCTCAATTGTCTTATTATATGCAGCAGATTGATTTTTAAGAGCGTCATATTGAACACCCATGCGGCTCAACTGTTTTTCCAACATTGCCGCTGGATCGACGGCACTGCCCATTTTCTTTCCAAACTCTTCAGCACTTTTGGATAGAGATAATAATTTTTTATTTCCCGCATCCACTTCTTTTTGGAACTCGGTCATAACCTTACCAAGTTCCGTTCGAAGATCCCGTATGTCTTTGGTATAATCAGCCATATGTTCCTAAATATATTCTATAATAATAAATATCCAACCTTCTGAAAGTAGGAGTATCTATTTTAGAAGGGTCTATCAATTTTCCCGGAACGAGACTGCTGTGAAGATTGCTGTTTTGACTGCTCAGATTCCCTGTCTTTGGCTTCTATGAGCTTTTTATAGTAGAAATTGCGGAGATATATGGGTAATTCATATACCTCCGATGGAAAGAATCCGCCATTGCCATAATAGCAAAGGTCGAATATTACTTGCTGAATGTAGAGTCTATACTCCGGCGTCAGGCCAAAAAAATGTGACCGTCATAGGAACGGCTCCCCTTTCTTCAGCACCGCATTCAGAGCATGTGAACGGAAATTCCGTGTTGATGTCTGGCGTAATTGAACGAGCATACTGCCTAAATGCCAGACTGTCGCGACTTGGCATGGTGTCAATAAACTGTTTGACTTGAGCAGGATCACTGTCACCATTAACTTCAACAATCATCTTTTTGAGACGAGTTGTAACTTCGGTGGATGATGCTTTGTTGATCTTGGTCAACGTCACCATTTCTTTTTCAATAGCTTTCTCATCACCGTCTGTCAATAGCTTGAATTTGACGGTGACTTTGCTTACTGGCAGTGCGTATTCAAAAAGATTTTCTCCGGGCTGATATAGGCTCATATCCAGCTCTTTTTCTTTGAGTTGCGACAAATCGATTGTGACTTTTGTTTTGGCAGCGCACTTGGGGCAAGCAATCTCAACTGGACCGTAATTATCTCCGTATGCCAAACGACGCACAGCAAAAATAACAGCGTTTTTGTCACCAATCAACATATCACTGAGCTTGATACTTTTATCAACCACCAATGATTCCACCAATTTGTCGATGGCAAGACCTTTTTGAAGCAAATTTCTGCTGCTGAGAATATCTTCTTCCTTGGCAGTCATGAGTTTCAACTCAATCCGTCCACTGCTGAGTGGATTGTCGGCAGAATATGAAACCCCTTGGCTGGGAAGATCAATAACTTCGGTTGGAAATGTGGATGCCTTTGGTGCGGCACTACTACGCTGTAAAATAATTTGATCGCTCATAACTTGCTATATAACAATACATATGCTCATATCCAAATTCTTGGTTATTTTATTTAGGTGCATTTTTCTTGGTGGCATCTTGAGCAGTCTTTGTCAAGATAGTAGCACGTTGATTAATTTTGTCAAGTGCCGTCTTAAAATCCTTTTCTGGACCCACCAATGCACTCATAAACGAGTCTTGCTCCTCTTGAATGAGCTTGATAATGATTGCTTTCAATTTTGATTTTTTTGATTCGTCCATATCTGATTTTCTCTTGGTTAAAATTTTGTAGATACTTTTTACAACCCCGGTTTTTACACCTGGATAGTTGGTCTGAAATGATTCATAGTCTCCATTTGCCAAATCTTGTCGTAGTGTGCTGGCACTGATGCTTTGACCGTTTTTGCTGTCTTTTCTACCAGCGTAATTACTTGGAGCATCGTCGGTCATTTCCGCAGAATGAATCCCAGGAGGTGCTGTCAGACCATCTTTGGTTGCTTTGGTTTTGTAGCGTTCAACCGATGCTGCAAAAATCTTGCTGCGTTTTGCATCTTCTGGACTTTTGGCACTGGCACCCAATGCAATGGTGTCGGTGCTGTCTTTTGGAAGATTGAATACATAGCCAAATGCTGCATTCATGGGACTATCGTCGTTAACAGGAACAACTTTGATTTTTGGATTGATTGGAAGTAGATTCCATATGGCAATGCTTTGTTGGCGATTGATTCCATCACGCTCGCTTGGACCCACCATAACAATCACTTTATCAACATCGGAGCGACTGGCAAATTTGTTCGCCAACCCCAAATGTCCCATGTGCGGCGGCTTGAATCCTCCTGGTAATAGCACTGTTACTTTACTCATATCTAATAATAAATAGCGATAAACAAAAAAACCTCTGCATTTTTGTGCAGAGGTTGAAAGGTATAAAAGGTTTACCCTAGAAATTCAAACTCGGATGCAATTTGTTGTGACAAACTCTGCATAGAGTGATACCAGACACAGCGGCGTTAACATGGTATGCTATGATTTTATCTGTAATATGCTGCTTCGTTTCGTAATTTTCTATGTGCTCATAGTCTTCCAGCGTCATTACTCTTTTAATAATTTCACTGAATGTTTCTCTATCATGGTGGACATGCAAATCGTCCGATGATCCACAATTTTTGCATTTGAACCCATCTCTTTGCAGTATTGGTCGTTTCCATTGCTCATATAACCGTCGATCATTTCTTGCCACATTTTGTATTGTAGATACGCCACCTTTCCACTGCGACGACATTTCTTTGTATAACGTTGGAATAGTTCCATCATTTCTATGTTTGGCCATTCGTTCACTGCGTCGTTTTAATTCGTCTGGGTTTGAATTGATTGATAATTTTGTGCTTTCTGCTAATTTTTTTACTCGCTCATCTGTATCAATAGATAAGCCATAGCACCATCCGCGTCTCTCTCCACTCGCATATTGTTTACGTCTTGTTTCTGCCGATTTGGTTTGTGCTTGTTTGTTATGACCCCAATTATTGATTACTCTGTTGTTGTGCCCATTTATATATGGATTGAACTTGCCGTGACCTTTATTTTTGCCGTGCCATTTTGTTGGCTGACCACAGCCACACGCACATACTGGATGAACACCATCCAACAAATAATCTATACACGTTTGCGACGAGTGAATTGTGTGTGTTTTGCTGCAATGCTTTCGCAGCGATTCATATTTTTCAAATTTGACACCACATTGTTTACATATATAGTTACTTAATATATTGAAAATTTTCAATATGTAAAGTTTTTTGAACACTAGGAACTATAGGTTCCTTGCTCACAACATTCCAATAGAAACCGTTTCTATTTTTCTGCTGCAATCGTTCCTGTTTCGTTATTGAAACAAGATTGAGACTTAAGTTAATTGAAGCATTCAAATCCGCATCACATGCATTCGCACATTTATCACACTTGAACTGCTTTCGCTTACGATTAAGCTTCCGAGTCCAACCACATTGTGAGCATCTTTGACTTGTGTATGTCGGATTCAACTTGTATACAAGGACACCTTGCATTTCAAGTTTTTGATCCAACACATCAAATAGTTCACTATAATTCCAATGCTTCATGCGGCGAGAAGTATTGGTAAATTTTCTTAGGTGTCGTATGTTTTCTCTGTTTACAATTTTAACACCATCCAAATTAAGCGTATTAACAATATAACGAAGATAGTTGCTTCTATGCGCAACAGTCTTATTGAAGTTTTTGCTATTCTTCTTTTTTCGGGCAAGTTTGTTGCAAATAGAAGCGTAGGTATGGTTATGTGGGCACTTATCTAATAATTGACCATCACTACAACTCAAAGTTGTTGTCTGTCCAATATCAATTCCAAGTGTTTTTCCTTCATTTTTTAATTCTACATCAACCAAATCAAACATAAATGTGATGTTATGTTTGGAAAGTCTAATTCCTTTTTTTAATGTTCCACTTTGCAACATTTTATTGAAATGTTTGTGTTTCTTAAATGGAATTTGTAACTTCAATTTATTACCTAAACTGCTTAGTGTCAACCAACCATCAAAACTTGTTTTTTGATCTAAATCAATCTTAACAAATCTTTCATCCAATTCACATTCAATGTTTTCAATGTTCGGTTTGGATTGTTTAGT